CATAACGAAAATTCACATGAGGACACAAATTAAAGTTTTTATCCAACGAAAACTTTTTTAAATCGTTTTGAATGAAAAGCTCTTCATTTTTATTTCGGATTTCATCTTTTTTTTTAGATGATTTCCCTTTTTTGTCATGCTTTTTACTTTCCTGTATTGACATCATAAAATTTGGAAAAAGCTTCTCCATTTTAAACAACACTATGAATTCTCGTAACAAGTCTTCTGATTCATGAAAAGATGTTTTATCGCTTTCAATCTCACGATTCTGTGTCAAAGATAAAGATTTAATTTTGTTTTACGGTAAGCATTCGTCTCTTCAGAAACAAGGTTTCGAATATGGTTCCAATCAAAGACTTTTCTCTCTGAAAAGGCGCTTTCAGTTGCTTTTGGTTTGGCTTTTGATGAAAAACTCATTTGTTTCTTGAATAACTATATATATTTTTGTTTAAATATATATATATTTCTTTTTTATACATATATATAATCACACTTTTGTATTTCGAGAACAAATTAAACAAATCACATAGAAGTAAGTGCAGAATATTAGAAAAGAAAAATGCTGCAAAAAAAATGCTGCAAAAAAAAATGGAAACTAAAAATAACAAAAAAATGACAAAAAAATGGATGGTTGAAAACAAGGGAAAACCGTTGTTGATCCCGAAATCTGTGTCAGTTTTCAGGCGATGAGACAATCGTTATTCATTGCTCTATTAGGAAGTCTGATTTTTTGTTGAATTATGAATCTTCAATTTATAGTATATTTATTTATCGCTAATTCAAATTATAGAAAAACAAGAAATGGATGAACAAAAGCAATTAACTAAACTATCTGTTTTTGATTTTGATGATACATTATGTGAAGCTGTGGGTACAGAAAAACAAGAAATGGATGAACAAAAGCAATTAACTAAACTATCTGTTTTTGATTTTGATGATACATTATGTGAAGCTGTGGGTACATACGAGTCAGACCGTAATTTGGCTAAATTTAAACAAGATAATACTTTTGTGAATAATTTGAAGACAAAAACATTACCCACTCTTAATATTTTATCGTCGGACTTGAAGAAAAATAATTGTAAAGTAGTTATTCAAACAGCTCGTGAAGAAAAATGGTGGTTACCGATAATTTTATTCTGTAAGGGTATTTCCTATCATCATTTAATTCAAAGAATAAAAGGGGACACAACATCTTCAGATTTGTTAAAAAAAAAACAATTAGAAGAATTTATTGAAAGTAACGAATTGCAACAAGTACAAGTGTTTTTCTATGATGACCAAAAAAAAAACTTAGAGGCAGTTAAAAAAATCAGAAACACATTTGTTTTTGATTCGAAAAATATCAATAAAACTCGATCATTATAGATCGTAGTAATACACCACACGAAGAAAAACAGACACAAAAGAAAACAACACCAGTTGTAGAAGAAAAGAGAAATCACAATAAAGAAAAACAAAAGAAAATGTAGAAGAAAAACAAAATCACAATAAAATAAAACAAAAGAAAATGTAGAAGAAAAACAAAATCAAAATCAAAAGAAAAAGAAAAAGAAAAAGAAAAAGAAAAAGAAAAAGAAAAAGAAAAAGAAAAAGAAAAAGAAAAAAAAATCTTTTTTTTCTATAAATAAAATATGAACAGCAACGCAACTGATGAAGATAATTCAAGTAAACAAGAAGATAATTCAAGTAAACAATTTGTACTTGTAGATACGACAGAACAAGAAGAAAAAAACTCAAGATTATCTTATTGGTATAATTCGAAAGGTAATATTGAAGCCGAGATAAAACAATTGGAAGAACAAATTAACAGTTACTATGATCCGGATGAGATTAATAAACAGGATGAAGGACCACTCAACTTAACTAATCAAGATGAAAAAGCAGAATTAAAAGAAAAGTTAGAAGTATTGGAAGAAAAGAAAAAAAAGGTGGAAAAAAGAATTAGTCAAATTGAAAAAGAACGAGAAGAAACAAAAGACAAAGAATTAGAAACTGTATATGATACTCAAGAAGAATTTTCGGAAGATATGACTGGTAAACCAAAATACTTTAAAAAAAATATGGTTTTAATTGGAAAGTCAGCATGCAAAATAGCACAACAATATGAAAAATATATGTTCATACAATTCGATTTGAAAGACTATAGTAATGATGAGAACGCAGACATTTTAAAAAATATTAATAATATAATAGATACAAAAAACATTGAAGAACAACCAATTGCTTTGTTTAGAAATGCACAAGAATATACACATATAAATAGTCTTGTTTCTTTCTTAGCTCGTGATCACCAGAAATATAACAATTTATATTTATTTGAAAAAAATTTCGATAATATGTTACAATTTAAGAATCAATTTCAAGGAGTGTATAATAATGATGATTTTAAGAAACACGTACCAGCCTATTATTTGATAAAGCTCGAAGAACCAGACACTGAAAATGAATGTTCGATAACAATTAAAGATCCTCCTCAACTAAAAGCAAATAATGTGGGTATTGGATTTGTTATATTGTTATTGGTTATATTCTTAAGTTTATCGTTTGGATTTTACAAAGTTTTGAAAAGAAAAAAACATGTTTCATTAAAAAAACAAAAAATAGGAAGAAAAAATACTTGAACTTATCAACATTCCTTGTGAAACAAAAGGAATATTGACCTGCTAATGAAAAAACAATATGAAAAAATAATAAGAAAGCAATATAAAAAAGTAGATAGGGAGTATTATTTTTTCATTTTTCTATAAAGTTCTAGCGTTTCATCCTGTAAGTCAATTATTTTTCCTTGTAGATTATGTATCTTGATCTTCAACATTTCCTCACTTTTTTGTAATTCTTCAATTTTTTGTTTCTGCACTTCTATTTGTTGTAATAATTTTGTAGATTGTTTCGTTTCTTGTTCTTGTTCAACTTCTTTTTTTGGTTCTGTTTGTTTTTCTTGTTCTTGTTCAACTTCTTTTTTTGGTTCTGTTTGTTTTTCTTGTTCCTGTTCAACTTCATTTTCCGTTTCTGTTTGTTTTTCTTGTTCCTGTTCAACTTCATTTTCCGTTTCTGTTTGTTTTTCTTGTTCCTGTTCAACTTCATTTTCCGTTTCTGTTTGTTTTTCTTGTTCTTGTTCAACTTCTTTTTTCGATGGGGCTTGCTTTGCTTTTGAAAAACATGTCTTACAATAAAAGTTATCATAAAATCTCCTAAATGATTTAGTCAATTGATTCGAACATAAATTGCATATACATTCTATTCTTGTGTCTCTCGTGAGATTTACATTTTTATAGTCTTTCGACAATTTTATATTATTTGCAACACAAAATGCATTTAGTGATTCAAAATTATATTTAGACTTCGACTTCGACTTCGACATAGTATTTTCATATTCATTTGTATCAAGGAATAAATCAGACTTGTAAATTATTTTTGGGTTTTTATTTCTACTTATATCATTTATACTATAGTTTTCCAAGGCTTCGTAATTAAAGTGAACATGGTAATATTCGTGTTTTAAGGGTTTATGAAAAATAAAATTATGTATTGACAATCCTTTTTTCAATTTGATTTCCCCTTGATTAATTAATCTTTTTGTTGTTTCAAAAGTATAATCATATCTTTCTTTTCTACCGATATCTTTTGCATTCTTTTTATAAATAAATGTTGAATTTCCTCCATTATCAATTCCCGATGTATACTTGTGATAAACAATATGATTGAAACACAAATTTGTATATCCTTTGGAAATGTATTCTATTGATATAAAGTTATCTTCTTGATGTTTGTGTTTAAATCTAATTTCATTATTTGTAAGACATAGAAGACTAGAATAACATTTTGTATTTTTACACAATATATTTCTAATACCATTCTCAAAAACAAAAGGAGAAAAGTTATGACTTGCTATTCCTACATTAGTATATCTATCTACATAATTTTCAATCGATGTGAATATTTCTATATCATGAATCACATTCTTAACTCCTTTATATAATCTTTTGTAACTTTCAATATTGTCATCTAATAACCATACTCGTTGATGATCATTTTTAAAAAAATCCAAAATATAATTTCGAATAGGCGTAGATCCTAATCCTGCTTTATGAAAATCGGTTGGTGCTATTATTAATCTACAGCAACTATTATCATACCAATTTTCATATAATTCATACTCAAAAGGTTCAACAAATAAATAATGAGGAATATTAAGTTTAGTCAGAAACTTATGTGTTCTTCCATAATCGTTTGACCTTTCAAAAGATAAAATTGCTATGGGAAATTTTGTCCTACTTATCTGTTGATTCTTATTTCTCCAAACACCTCTTATTGAAAGAATACAATCTATTTTTAATGTATAAGTATAGTCAGATGCTTTTCTAATGTAATGATTATGAAAATTACTTTTAATAATGTTAAAAAATTCTTCTACATTATCTTCCGAAGTAATAGCAAATGAAATATAGTTATATTCATCTCCATAACATGAATTATCATATGGTGTTAGATCCCATTCAAATAGATTCACCTTTTCAGGATCAGATCTTATTCTTTTTTTTCTGGCTAATTTGCACCCTGGAAATAGCTCTTGAAACAATTTTACATGATCTTCATGGTCAGGGTTTAATCTTGTTATGATTTTGATATGGTTGTGTCCTTTTATTTTGTACTCTTCTTTTGAGAATTTATAGAACCATCTATTGTCTATATTTTCAGACATCTTTTTATTTCAATATACTATTTCGTTTAAATGACTTTTTAGGATTTTCGGATTTTTCGGATTTTCGGATTTTTCGGATTTTCGGATTTTTTGGATTTTTGGATTCAAACACGTCATTCACTAAAAAATGCAAAGACGAATGGAAGATTGTCGAATCAAAGATACGTATTGAAAAGAAAAAAGATTTTTTTTATCTTTCTATATTAGTTTATGTATTTACTTATATATTTTGTTTAGAAAACTTATATATTTCTTTACAAAACTTATATATTTGTTTAGAAACCCATGAGTTTTTCTTATAAAGAGCCTAGTGAATTTACAAATACTTGGGATTTTCAAAATAATGTAGCAGAATTGGAAGAGTTTGATTCTTTAAACAAATACCAGGATTTCATGGAACATCAAATATTTGTGCAAAGGTATTTATCACCGTATACACCGTACAATACATTATTGTTATTTCATGAAGTTGGATCTGGTAAATCTGGTTGTGTTGCTGCTTTATACGAATCCTTTTACAAGTTTTATTCCGATAAGTTTGTATTTATTTATCTTGTAAATAACCATGGTGCAAGGGCAAACTTTGAACAGGAACTACTCAAATTGTCACCTTCTTTTGTAAAAAATCAATCGTCAGATTTGCATTTTATTGACTTATACTCCAAAAGAGAAATTGATAATATAGAAAGACAAATCAAAGAGTTGATAGATAGACAAAAGCACTTCTTACTAGTGATTGATGAAGTACATAACGTGTATTCAAATAAAAATGTTTTCGATCAGTTTAAAAAGAATGATAAGGTCTATTTTAAGGATCATCAATCGGATAGTCATGTAGATCGTCCACGATATATTATTGAGTCACTTAATCATGGAAAGATCAAACTTCGGTATCCTGATAAGATTTACTATTGGTTTGTTTCTGATTTAATTCCAGAAAAAAAAGGACGTCCACTTCATAAATTTGAAAAAATAAGAATAAAAAAGAAAAGTAAACGTCCAGGAGGTTACTATCTTGAAGAGGAATTAGAATTAATTGATAGTTCACATTTTAGCGAGAATGATAGGGTAAAAATCAAAAATGAAAGTGAACACGACGAATATATCATACAAAGTCTTTCAAATAGTAATGGAAAATGGATACTAAAATCAGTAGAGGTATATGAAATAGCAACAAAAAATGTTTCTGGAAGGTTTAAATTTCTGCCATCTTCTTTCTTCAAATTTCCACCAGTTTATCAATTTGACGAAAATGAAATAGATCAAAGACAATTTGTACGAACAGTTCGTCTGAAAGGTAAAACACTCAAAAAAGAGGGAACATTAACAGATGCATTATTTAGACTTGATGATATATATCGTATCGATGATCGCTATTATTGTGTAGAAAATTTGATTAAAACTATTCCCAGTCATTTGAGAACAATGCTATTGTTATCAGGTACACCGTTAAGACATGGTCCGTCTGATATTATTCCTATTTTGAATTTGATGCAAGATCGACATGAGCTCGATGAAGTAAAAATATCAGAAAGTGCTTTGGATGGAAAAAATAGAGACTGGAATTTGATCCGGACACAAATGAATGGAAAAATTTCATTTAAAAAACGACCAAAAGAAAATAAATGTATCAACATCAAATTTCATACAGGCGATCAAAAATTTAAGGAATATAACAAAAAAATGTTTTTTGATGTTTATTTTGAAGAAATGTCTGAATTCCAAAGCAAAAAGTATTTGGATTCAGTCTTTAATGAAGAAGCATTTAACACTACTTTTAAAAATCCAAAAGAAGCTATTGTTGTCGATGATATAAATCTACTGCAAAAACTTGAAGAATTCCGAGGACAACAAGAAGAATTGCTACGAATTTTGAAACTACATTCAATTATTTTTTATAATATTATCAAGTATATACTTGACAATCCAAAACAAAAAATATACATTTATGGAAAGTATATATATGAAGAAACAGATAATACATCCGGTGGAAAAGGTCTCTCAGGATTAGCGAATATATTATCAATATTTGGATTGGGAGAAGTAACAGATGTCAATAAACATTATAATGAAGGCAACTATTTTATCAATTTATCATCAAAAAGTGGTGATGTTAACAACAAGAAAATTCAAATGGTGAATCGTTTTAATCTGGAAAATAATATAAATGTAATTATTATCAGTGATCGTTCGTCTGAAGCGTTGACTTTCAAAAACATAGAATCTCTTCATGTTATCGATGGATGGTGGAACCTCTCAAAATTATCACAAGTTCTTGGAAGAGGCTATCGATATAAAAGCCATGATAAATTGTTAACTGATAACAGGTATGAAACATTTCAACAAACATTCAAATATAAAAATTCTACCAACAGCCAATTACATGATTTTCTTCTTGAAAATTTGAAACACAAAAATATGATGAAGAAAAGCTTTAATGAGATTCGCGAAGGTCATATAATGTATACTGAACTGGATGAAGCAAGTTTGGAGTCAGTCTTCGAAGATAGAAACGATCTTGAATTATATATTATCATGAATCCAAACTACATAAACCAATATAAAGATGCTCAGACTGAAAAAAGCTTACAAATTGGACAATGTTTTCTTGTTCATAATAAGAGAAAAAGTCAACATTATGAGTTTAGATTATACGAACCATTTAATATCAATAGTATGTATATTTTTTACAAATCAACAACTGAGGTGGAGGGAATTTCATTAAGAAAACAAACAAATACAATTCGAAATTACCTTTTAGAATTCATCTTCAGAACAATCTATAAAAAAAAACTTGGTGAAAGTCAAATGAATCCAGATGATATTCAAGCCTATCTTGATAATCCTGACATTAATTTACGTCGTGTTAGTAATGACTACGATTTAGATGTAGAACCAATTGATTTTAATGTTTTTTTACATTGTGCTTGTCCCAATCAAGATAGATATTGGCAACGCAAACATTCAAACAAAACATTGACAAATAAAAACTTTCAATTATATCAATATCAACATGCATCCAATAGAGAACGTAACATTTCTGACACAACAGCATTTTTCCTTACAAATTCTGTAGATTTCTACTTGAATTATAATAAAGAAACATATACAGATTCTTATTTTAGTAGGAAAGACAATTCACTCAAGACTAAGATGTGTACTCATATGAATAAAAAAACAAAGAGAAAACAACTCCTTGAACTAAACAGTAGCGTCTTATACCAAAAGGAGAAATATATGAATTTACATAAAAAGAAATATCTTTTAGATTGCGTTCATAAGTATACTTCTGTTCGCGTTTTTTCAATAACTGAACGATATCTTCATAATGATAACATGAACTTTCTAATGTTTTTATATAGAGTTCTCAATCATGGGCGAGACCACAATGATGTAAGTTACTCCCCAGGATATATTTTATTCAGTCAAGAACATAAGACTGCATCATCCATACAGATAAATGAATTTATCAAACCATCGTTTTCCAAAAATTACAAAACTCATCATTATCAAGAAGACATCGATTTGGATTCCTTTGATAACAAAAAAAAATCTAGAAAAAGAAAGAGAATAACAAAAACAAAAACAAAAACTTTGGTCAAAAATAGAAAGGATCTGAATTCAACAAAAAAAAACATGTTGAAGCTCTTACAGCAAAATGATCAATATTTGAATATATCAATTCATACTATTATTATAGGAATTGTATACTCGAACAAATACTTTATCTTAACTAATAAATATGAAGAAATTGAAGATGAAATTATCGAAAGTAATGTTGAAAAAAAACAAAATGAACTATATGAACACATGATGAGACAACATTCTGTACTATTAGGATTTAGCCCTTCGAAGATCAATACTTGGAAAGAAAAACTGCAAATTATTCGAAAATTACTTGTTAAACTTGAGTCACTCAACAGAATAGACGAACCTTCTTTTATTCTGGACAGTTTCGATAATCAAATTTTACGAATTAAACAAGACTTTGATAGACTTAAAGAAATCGATCATGAAAATGAATCTATTAATTCAGAGGAAATCATATTTCATCGGTTTAAAAAAAAGTTTTTGGAGTATCGTTCATTCGATTCTAGAAATGATTTTATCAGATTTGCTGATGTAAATTTCTCGATTCAAACAACATACACGTATGTAAAAGGTATTTTTCTGTCGATTTTGAAAATACAATACACTCTAAGCGAAAAACCACTCAATAACAATACAAATCGACTAATGTACATGAAGTTTTTCAAACAATATATTATGGATAAACGATTAGAATCAAGTGGAAGAGATATAACAACTTTCTATTTTCCTGATCTGTACAATCTTTTTTCAAATTATTTTTCAATAGAAGAAATAGAAAATGTTGGAATGAAACAAGAGTTGTATCTGTATGAAGAATACAAAAAAACGAAGACGAAAAGACATAGAGAAAAAATTGAATTCTGGAGGAGCAGACTACAATATCTCATTGAAAAAAAAGGTCATAAGATAATTCTTGAATAAATAAATTTACTTTTGTCTATCCAGAGTGATCTCTATTAATCTTTTAATTACATGTCCCTATGTTGTTTTGCGGATGTTCCATTTTTCTGCAATTTCTCTTGAATTTCGAAAAAAAAAATGATTATTATTTGTAGCATATTCTAATTCAATCAAAGACAATATGGAAAACATATCTAAACAAAATAACGAAAATAAAATATCACCTTTGAAAACAGCAGGCACACGCTTGACAAGAACAGGAGTTCAACAACGATTTGATGGGAACCGTTGGCGGACATTATGCAAATGTAAAAAAGCACGACCAAGCTATAATCTTCCGGGGAAGTCACAAGCCATTTGTTGTCGTCATTGTAAAACCCCAGAGATGATTGATGTTAAACATAAACGTTGTATATGTGGAAAAGCAATACCAATCTATAATCTTCCGGGTGAGACAAAACCCATTTGTTGTGTTAAATGTAAAACCCCAGAGATGATTGATGTTAAACATAAACGTTGTATATGTGGAAAAGCAATACCAATCTATAATCTTCCGGGTGAGACAAAACCCATTTGTTGTGTTAAATGTAAAACCCCAGAGATGATTGATGTTAAAAATAAACGTTGTGAATGTGGAAAATCTCAACCAAGCTATAATCTTCCCGGTGAGACAAAACCCTATTGCTGTGTTAAATGTAAAACCTCAGACATGATTGACGTTAAAAATAAACGTTGTGAATACGACTGTTGTATTTTCTTAGACATTCCTTCTCGTGGTTGTTTTAAAAATTATTACAACCGATACCAAAATATTTGTTGGGCTGCTGCAAAGAATCAAATGTATGATCAAAGTCTTACCATTCAACAACGTGAATCAATTGGAAATTACTACGGATTTGGTAACGTAAACCTCGTGTTACGCCAAGAACATGCTGTTTTACATCTAATCAATGCAACTCAGATTGGGAACATTCTCAGAACTGAGACTTTTGGGCATAGTTTTGATACAGACCCAATCGCCAAAATATTCGGAAAGAATAAAAACATTCATCATAAACAACCAGATTATTGTGTATTGGTGAATAAATATTCTATAATAATTATTGAATATGACGAAAATAGTAGTCATGAAAAGAGTCGTGCTCGATTAAATGAAATTCAAGATATGTTTCATTTAAATGTGAAACAACAAATACGTGATATTGAATCTTACACTACGTCGACATCATCGTCGTCGTCACAACCGTTTCTTAAAAATGTCCATGTAATTCGGATAAATGGACGAGATGATGATAATGAAAAACGTGTTTGTATTAAAAAAGAGAGAAAAGAATCAGATGGAGATTACACGTATAAAAAGAGATATTATGAATTATCAGAACATGGAATGACTGTTGTTATGGAAGTTATTCTGTTATTAGAAGAAATTTACAATCAGATTTTAGATTCGGATGTCAATGAAAAGGGATTGCAAGTATATGAAATTAATTAGTTATCTATATTAAATGTGTCTTATCCTTATTTTTTTCTGTTTGTCTTTGTGTGATGTCTTATCATTTTTACTCATTTTTCTTTTGTTTTTTCTCTTTCAAATAATAGTTGAACAATATTGTTGATAACTTATAGAACCAAAAAAAATTTAATGCAAGTAAAATTGAAATTAAACTAATACCAATCAGATACAAAGTATTAGAATTCACAATCTCATAAGCATCATTCAAATACAAAATATCAAAAAAACACATACTTAATTCGATTATTCTATATTTAAAAAAAGTTATATATAAACAACAATTTGTAACATTAAAAATCATTGACTTTTGTTGTTTTTCTTTTCGTAAGATTTGTGATAATGCGAGAAAGAAAGAAGAATACTCTGTTTTTAATAAAGGTATTGTAGCAATTTGATGTAACTCTTCTTTATTTAAAACAGCAATTAGAATAAGTAGATGGATAGTTACATAATGATGTAAAAACATGTCTACTCTTTGATATGGAATGAATAGAGTATCCATGATAATATACAAAAGAAAGTATGGAAATAACTTTTCAAACATAAATTCTTTGTTCATTTCAATAAAATAAAAACACAATAAAGATATGAATCCTAGAGAATATAAATTCACCTTTTCTAGAAATTCAGTCTTTTCCAAGTTTTTATTAAATGGTGATAGAAGCTTATTAATTAGCATTGTGTTTGTTTTTGTTTTTGTTTCTGTGTTTGTTTTTTTTTGTTTTTGTTTTTGTTTTTGTTTTTGTTTTTGTTTTTGCTTTTGGTTTTGCTTGTATTATAAACATATTAGTATAATTGATAAATATATTATTATAATTTTGAATAAAATAGGTACACTTTATGATGAAAGAGGAAACAAAACGAAAAATATCACAATGTGAAGAAATTACATCGTCGAAACGAATCAAAACACAAGAATTTAAATCTTGTCATGTTTGTTTAGAAGATTGTAATCCCAAAAAAAGAAAAATAATTTCAGTTTGTTCGAATGATCATCAATTTCATACTACGTGTTTTCAAAAATGGTGTAAAAGTTCTTCTAACTTAGAATATGTCAAATGTCCTGTTTGTCGTCAAAACATTGATTATTCCATATTTGATCCTTTACGATATAAGATATTAACATCACCAAATTTCTATTGTCATTCTAGAAAGTTTCCTTCACGATTCAAAAATGATATTCCAGTCTTGAAAATTTTAGTGAAAAATAATCCAAGAATATTAATTAACGCTGATGAAGCTGTTTTCGAAAATTTAGAGATCGCAAACATAGTGCTTAACAAAAAAGCATCTTTTATTGAAATGTATGGGCAAACAGTTAAAAATGATAAAAATATAATGTCATCCCTTATCAACAAAAATCCGAACTTATTTATCTATCTTGGAAATCAACTACGTTCTGATAAAGAGTTTCTTCTATCAATCTTTTCTGCAAATGGTGCTTCTCGAATGTTTCATCAATTGTTTTTCAATGGAATAGAGAATAGTTTACAAACCGATAGAGATTTCATTTTTGAATGCATTAAGATTTCTCCTCATTTTTACAGAGAATTACCATCAGAATCACCCTTTACATCTGATAAAGAAATCTACATGCATGTAATCCAAAACGATCCTTTTTTGTTTCGCTATTTACCAGAAAATATTAGAAAGAATCGCGATGTACAAGTAACAGTCATTCAGAAAATCCCCATGACTATCAGTGTCTTCTCCGAAGATTTATTTATTCATAATAAAGAAATAATTAAAATGGCTCTTGAAAAAAATGGAATGGTACTTCAACACATTCCAAGAGAATTTCGCGATTATGATGCATGTTTATGGGCTGTTCAAAATTGCGGATTGGCTTTACAGTTTGTTCCTTTTCAATTTTTTCAAGAGCTTGTACCAACTGCTGTTTCTCAATGTGGATATGCTTTACGGTATTGTCCGAATGACTATAAGAATAACGAAGAAATTGTAAGACTTGCTGTGGACAACAAACCAGATTCTGTTCTTTTGTCCAACAAGAGATTTCGGAATAATAAAGAGTTTATGAGAGATATTGTTACAAAAGATCCCAGTTGCATTTCTTTGTGCTCTTATTCTCTCAAGACTGACATTGCATTTTTAGAAGAATTTATAGATGGATGTACAAATATTTTTGGTTTCGTAAGGGAATTACCGTCGGTTGTTTACAATCAATATGACTTTATGAAAAAAATATTATCTATCGATGGATTGTGTCTTCAATTTCTCAATCCTGATTTAAAAAATCAACACCATGAACTCAATGAAATAGCAATTCGTAATAATAAATATGCAATCCGATTTGCTAGTAATCAATGTATCAGAAACATTAAAATTGAATTTCAATAAATATACAAACAAGAAGACAAAGAAAATAAAAAAAGAGAACAAGAAAACAAAGAAAAACAAGAAAACAAAGAAAATAAAAAAAGAGAACAAGAAAACAAAGAAAAAACAAGAAAAAACAAGAAAAAACAAGAAAAAACAAGAAAAAACAAGAAAACAAGAAAACAAGAAAACAAAGAAAACAAGAAAACAAGAGAACAAGAGAACAAAGAAAACAAGAAAACAAGAAAACAAGAAAACAAGAAAACAAGAAAACAAGAGAACAAAGAAAACAAGAAAACAAGAAAACAAGAAAACAAGAAAACAACGACAATAAAAAAATTTAAATTATTTTTTATTGTTAATTTATTAATTTGTTAATTTGTTAATTTGTTAATTTGTTAATTTGTTAATTTATGCTCCTTCTTCTGGGGCTTCTTCTGGGGCTTCTTCTGGGGCTTCTTCTGGGGCTTCTTCTGGGGCTTCTTCTGCAGGCGCAGTGAATTTGCCATCAGCATTCCATGTAGTAATCAACCCTTCATCATTACCATATGCTTTATCTTCTACAAACTCCTTTGAAACATTGTATACTTTGTACAATAAATCTCCGGCAGTTGAAGTAGCTTCAGAACCATCAAAATGTGTAAGATAAGATGACAATGTAGTTTTAATACTACTGTCTTCGTAAAGTGGGTCACCATCTTCGCTATCTTTCGCGATATCAATATATTCTTCAACTTTGTCGACTAATTTCTCTCCTTCTGCTTGTAAGGAAGAAATGAATTTTAATAAGTCAGAGAAGTTAGTTGCACCAGAACCAATACCCATACCATCACTCATTAAATCACTTGCAGTGAATTTTGCAAGAGTTTTGGTTAAAGCAATACTAGCAACACTCCAATTTTCAGATACAAGTTGTACCATTCTCTTGAATGTTCTAATTTGTTGCTTATTCATATTAGCTACATTGGTAGCACGATTATTTCCACCATTACCATCATCATCAATTGGGGTAGTTGCTGGGTTTCCAGCTATGGCGGCTCCAGCGTTTGTGACAGTATCTAATGCAGATTTAATAGTTTTTTGAAAAGTGATATTTGCAAAAGATGCCAACTCATGAGTTAATGGTACAAAATTATCTTCATGAGAAAGGAATCCACTAACCATCCCATTTACCATATCTTTGTAATGAGAGAAAAACTCATAACTTAGAGCTAATGTTCTTTGATAGGTGGTTTTATAGTCAGTAGTATCAGTATATCTTTCTGAACGTACTTTAGTTTTTAACTTGTAAATTTCAGCAAGAATTAATTCAGCGTTAACAAGAAACTCGCTTGCGAAATCGTTAGCAGATGTTCCAGCGATAGCAGTAGTTTCGTCATCTTTATCTGTCCAGTATAAAGGGTTTGCATATGGTGCATGTTCAGCAGTCATTGATTTGATAGACTCGAATTTATCAATACATACTGCCATTAAGGTAGCAATAGTATCTAAGAATGAAAGGTTTCCACCGACTAGATCAAAAACCTTGGCTTTTTCTACGTATAACTCAGGCATTTTCTTTTATTATATCTTCTACTAATAGCATATAAAATATTTTTTTTTTATTTTTTTTTGTAGTGTTTCTTTTTTTCTTTTTTTTTTTATCCATTAATAATAAATCAAAGTATCATGGAATCGATCCGAAAAACACTTATCGATCTATCTATTAATAAAAATATGATTCAATTTTTGTCGTTGGTTCAAAAAGAGTGTACATTTACAATAAACAATATTGAGACTTTGTATACATTAAATAATATAACAAATGATGTGAATACAAATGTAGGACATTCACATACTTTTTTGGAAATAATTAACAGAACGAAATCTGTATTTGAAAATTTACAGGAAGCGGAAAATTATCAACAATTTGAAACAGTAAACTTGAACCCTTATCATACATTTAAGCCTGTAATAAACAGAAGTGTGAACTATAATAATGAGCAGGAACTGTTTCAAGCTGTTAAAGAAGAAGTTAAAAATATCTTTCTATGTTATCGACAATATATGCATTATTATAGTTCCATTTTTTATGGGTCTCCTATTTCACAATATAATGTCGATGAAGTATATAGTATAAATACCGATTCAACACAAACAATTGAAAGTAATTATAAAGGATTACTAAATTTTATGTCTTTAAACGAGAAGAGAAATTTATATAAAGGCTTTGCCTTGAATTTATTTTTATTTCAAAAATTGTTTTTTCATTTTTCCCACATCTATAACAGTCTTACAACAAAAAACGAGAACCTAAATGATGTTCGACAAAAACATAAAGAACTGTATATATCTTTGGAACGTCTTACGAATCAAACAGAATTAGCAAAACTAGAGCTTGAAAAACTATTGGGAGAAGAGATACAAGAATATTTAGTTCGAAATCCACTTCGTACACAATTCTTTCAAAATAGTATTATTGATATATCAACTACACTTGTTGACGTACAAAACAAGATGAATGAATTATTAACTTGTCTAGATATAGACGTGATTATCGAGGAAGACAATATTGCACCTGATGCTCCAGATGTCACCTTTTTACCTGACTATAGCAAAGTATCTGTTGAAATTCCAGAAAATGGATCTACATTTGAGTATTCTCTTGACTCCGGAGAGTTTTTCATGACAGGATCCAATTTTGACCCAATCTTTTTATTAGAAAGTAATACAACATATCTTGCGAACCAAATCCAAGTTCGAACTAGAGATAACAATCATAATGTATCAACTGTTGTGAGTAATCAAAATGTAATTACTACATCTACATCGTAGAACCATTTTTCAAATTTGCTAAAGGACTTTTTAACAACATATTTTTTAGTTTGCGTAGCTTCAGTTCTTTTTCCTGTTTACAATTTATTGGTTGTTTTATATTTATTGTATGTTTTATTCTTTGTGAAACACAATAATGTTGTTTTTGTGCAGTTTGTTGTTTTTTTACGCGCATTATGTTTTCTTCAAATTAGATAAATAGATTCATAAACATATTCAAGAATATTCAAACTTCAAGAAGGTCGTCAACGTCATTCCAGATTTTTTTTTCAAGAAAGACGTTACGAAACGAATTTTTTGTTGTGGGACGAAGTTGAAGTTAAGATTTGTTTTTGTTGAGGGACGAATTTGACGTTTGACTGGCGAATTTTTTTATGAGCGAGTTTTTTTTGGGGGAATTTGAAGTATGTATTTTTGTTTTTTTGTAGGTATACATATATAAATAATTGGTTATATTTTTGTTTTTTGTAGGTATATAAATAATTAATTTGAAGTATGTATTTTTGTTTTTTGTAGGTATATAAATAATTAATTTGAAGTATGTATTTTTGTTTTTTGTAGGTATACATATATAAATAATTGGTTATATTTGTAATAAAGCCACATGTTTACTCAGTTTTTCTATTCGTTGAAGCGTCTACCAGTTTCAATTTTGTCGAGATCGACAATTAACCCGCTTGGACGATGGTCAGTCATTTCAAAAAATCCAAATGAAAAGGAATTAAAAGCTTACATGGCTAACTACGACAACGAACAGAGTCAATATCTCTACTCGAAAGAAGAAGCATCTTCTATATTAAACAAAAATAAGATTACAAACAAAAACAAGAATATATTAGAACAGTTTTATCTTACATGGTTTTAAATACTTTACGACAAAAAGGACAGGTAGCTTTCTTTTTGAACCATTCTAGAATACAATTTTTGTGATATATTTTATCATTACAATTACACTGTAATTCCATTCCTTCATTTTCAATATTTTCATAACAAATTTCACACTGAGAATTCGAAACTGATACACTAGTGATAGAAGATAAAAGTATTATCTCTCTTTGTTTTTCTAATTCTATTGACAACTTTGAAAACAATACATCATAATTGTTAAATATCAATGTATACAATATAATACCAACAATAATCGCAGTAAGAGTTGACAATATCCTAGATGTTTTCAGAATGTAAAAAAACGAAAGGAAAAAGATAATATCTGAACAATTGGGTTTATTTCCACAAAGCATATTATTAATTGAATGTCTTTTACAATGGTATTTTTTTTTTTTAAATCGAAGAAAAAACATGAGTAAAAGTCTAATAATGTCGTCTTCCAGTATGCAACCAAATACTAGAATAAGCCCACCTTACATTACAAAATTTGAAAAGATTAAATTAATTTCGACTAGAGCAGTACAAATTAGTAAAGATGCACCCGTATTTACGTCTTTAAGTACCTATGATGATAAAAAAACATTAACAGACGCTATTCAAATTGCAGAAAAAGAATATAGAGAGAAGAAACTTCCTCTTGGAGTAAGACGTGTCTTTCCTGATGGAAGAACAGAAGATTTTTTTCTAAAAGATTTTAAAAATATTGAAACTTAGATAAAATTTTATTTTTTTTATTTTTATTATCTTTTGTTAAAGAAAATACTATTAAAGAAAAATGTTGAACCAATACGAATCATTACACGACTTGAATACACCAAAAGGTTTCTTTGATACGTTTATTGTGTTGATAAAGATTTTCATGATATTTTTAACCGTCCTTATGGCAATTTTATACTTTTTTGCTTATTACCACAAAAACTCCAAAGAACCTTCTCCTCGTTTACTAAAAGATATTGATCGAATTAATAACATTTTATATCACATGATTTTAATTGTATACATGATAATCGCTGTATGTGCAATCATTGCTTTTCGTCCCTATATATGGGAAGCCGTTAGTGCAGGAAAACACAAGATGGCAGCCATCTTTAGAGATATGCATAAGGCAGTAGGCTTAAGTTCAGATCATATAACGGCACAAACGGCAGCATCTGCAGACTCACCTTCCATGATTAAGTCTCTTAAAGGTCTCGCAACCACAGAAAAAGCAAGGAATCTTGTTAATGCAGGTGCAAAACTATTTAAGGAAGCTAAAGAAAGTGAAATGCAGAAGTATACAATGGGATTAGTGTTTTGGCAACAAATCTTTTTAATACCACTGTATATAGGCTTATTCTCAACTAAATGTAATTCTGAATTAATTACAACTTTTGGATAATAATTTCCTTTCCTTGCTTTTTTAAAATTTCAATCTTTTCAAAATTTTTCAAATATCCTTTTAGTTCTTGTCTATCTTTAAAATCATAACCAATATCACATGTCAAGTGAAATAGCATCGTTAGTGAAATTTCATGATTTCTTTTCGAAAATTCCAAAAGAAATAAAATTAATTGTTCATCTATCGTGTCATTATCATGATGCACATCGTCGTTATATTTAAAACATTCCAATTGTCCTTTTTTATATATACTTATATTATTAGACAATGCTAAGACAAACTTTCGAAAGTCTTGTTTCGTTTTTACCGATGATGGTAACTGACCAAGGTCTTTCACTATTGCAAAAAAAGATCGTAAAGGTACAGAAGAATCTCTAGAATAACATAGTAATCGCTTCATAATTAAAATTGTTTCATTTTTATCATTTTTATCATCTTTTGGCTGTAAGTCACGACGTAACTTCATTAATTCAAATTCGAGTCTCATGACTCTTGTTGATAGTTCACCTTTTGCTTTACGCACATCCTTGCATTCTTTTTTTCTTTGTTGATTCTCTATTCTAAGAATATTTATCAAGTGATACAGTTCCTCGATGTTTTTTTTCACAAGTAATGAAAACGAATTGGAAACACCCAGATTAATCTGCGTATTGTTTATGTTTGTACTTGTATTTGCGACTATATTATTTCTTTTGTTTCTTTTTACCTCTAGTGACTTGTACTCAGTTGTTGTTGTTGTTGTGTTCATCTTTTTTTTACAAAATATTATATATATAATTATAAAATGCGTACATTTTGTGTTTTATCTACAAGTTTTATGTTTTTATTTCCAGGAATAGTTTTGTTTATTGATCCATCTGGAATTCTTACTTGGATTGTTCTCGTAACCTACCTTTCTTTACATCTGTTCAAAAAAGAATACGTCTATCTATTTCATCGGTTGGATAAAATTTCACACCCTTTGAACTTCCCTCTTTTAAAATAATTGTAAAAATAAAAAAGGATTTTTTTTTTTTCTAAATATTTCTCCGTTAAAATCTTCTGAAGAAAAAAGATACTGTTCTGAAGAAAAAAAGATACTTTTATGAAGAAAAAAAAAAAGATACTGTTCTGAAGGAAAAAAAGATACTGTTCTGAAGGAAAAAAAAGATACTGTTCTGACGCGAAAAAAGATATTCCGAAGACTGGTGTTTTTTTTCGATTAACGTTTATTTAATAACTTTGTTTATTTACAATGTAATTTAGTTTGTCTATTTGGTCTTTTGTTTATCGTTATTTGTTATTTGTTATTTTGTCTATTGTTATTTTGTCTATTGCTATTTTTCTATTTTTATTTTATTTTGTTTATATAATTTAACTCTTGGTTTTGGTTTTAATTGATTGGTTTTGTTTTTGTTTTTGACGTTTGTTTTGTTAATTGTTTTGATTTGTAATGTAGTTTTACATGTTTATCTTTTTCTATATATATCTTTATCAAATATCTATGTTTTTGCATTTTATTTTTACATTTTGTTCATTAATTATATAGTTTTATCAATAAGTTACATAGTTTTTCAAGAAAATGAATGGTTATGTTAGTGATTTAGATGATGTTGAATCTTCTCTTTCTGACGAGGACTATGATGGACAGCCGTACGTACCACAACACCCCCGGGCAAAAGCTCAATCTAACGCTTTAGTTTGTCAACATAGTCTTTCTAACGAAGATCATGATGAACAGTCGTACGTACAAGAACAACCCCGGGCAAAAGCTCAATCTGACGCTTTAGTTTGTCAACAACTCAATCGTTATATGTCTTCACAAAACCAAAATCATTCTCGAAAATCACAGTCTTTATCATTATTTACACAAATTGCTTCACGAGAACAACAAAAACAAATGATTTTGTATTATGCTCAAAAAGAAATGGAGAATCAAGAACTCTACAATACCTTAGCAATAAAAGAGAAAACTGAACATTATCACCTCATGAATAATCTTTTGAATAATAAACCCCTTGACAATCTTCAACAACATTCCAATTTTAACTCTGGATTTAATTCATCCACATTTATTAACAATTCGTCCATGTCAAACTTCAATTTCGATAATTCACCTAATCAGTTGTACCATCAATTTTTACAAAAAAGAATGTACCAAACATGTTTGGAAAAATATCAAACAGTGACTACCGAAAATTTCAATCATGTATTAACTATTGATAAATCTCAATTTGTAAACGGAGAAAAGAATGTTCTTCACAATGCATACCAAATGCTAATTATTATCTGGGAGTATTTTGAAGATAATCAACATACGTGTGATAATCAATATGATACACAGCCAAGTAGAATTGATGAACCTGGACTTTTTTTATCTGGTGGTGTCAAACCAGAGAATGTTTTGTATAGAGGTTGTAATATCGATTTAAATCACACTATTCAACCTGATGTTTCTTTGGTTGAAAATCTTCGTCGATTTCTGTTTTATTTCCCTGAGAATTATGCCTTCTTCGTATTTGAACAAGGCAATAACGATAAAGTAGACGAAATGGATGAGATCGATCGCAGTTTTTATCATGAACATAAACAAGATGCAAAAAATGCCAAGTGTGCAAATTTGAGTAAGAAGTTGAAACTTTTAAAAAAACATTTAGGCTCTATTCCAATGCTTTTAGATACAGTTGATTATGGGGTAGAAGTATATCAACCATCCCACCATGGACAAAATACTTTTGATAAAAAAGAGAGAAACTCCATTTTGACCATGTTTCAAGGAAAAAGACGACTTAGTTTACCATTCATCAGACTTCTCTATATGTGGATAATTGAGATGCAAAAGTTTCGTTCCAATATAAACATTGGAGACCACACGACCATAACTTTGGGTAATAAGACTTTACCTGTGATCAAAGAGAATTTACTTGGAACAAGAAAAGGAACTAGGATGGGGTACTATGATGTAATAAGCAACATATTAGACGTTCTTGATCTTGAACTTGACTTTCATAATAACAACGATTCTCTTGAATATATTGGGGTGTCTAGAATTGTTATTCCAAAAGCAGCACCAAAAAGAAAAGCAGATGATATTTCTCATGGGGAAGAATCTTCATAAATTATGAATCTTGATATCTTGATATCAAAACAAAACATTAATTGAAGAAAAAACAAAAAATAAAGTTAAAACAATTAAAAAACAAAAGACAAAAGACAAAAGATTTACAAAAGACAAAAGAAAAAAGACAAAAAAGTTACAAAAGAAAAAAGACAAAAGATTTACAAACGACAAAAGATTTACAAAAAACAAACGACAAAAGAAAAAAGACAAAAGAAAAAAGACAAAAGAAAAAAGACAAAAGAAAAAAGACAAAAACGACTACAAAGGACAAACGTCAAAAGACAAAATACAAACGAAAAAATAAAATTTACAAAAGATTCACAAAAAAACAAAAGAAAAAAGACAAAGACAAAAGACAAAGACAAAAGACAAAGACAAAAGACAAAGACAAAAGACTAATACAAAAAACATAAAATTATAATTTTCATTTTAATTTTCAACTATCATCCAGTCCTCTTCTCCATCAGCAATTGGTGTTACTGGAATTCTTTTTTTTTTCTTTTTTGCTTTTGCAATTTCTTTCGCTTTTTGTCGAGCTTCTCTTTTTAATTTCATCTGTAAAAAATTTTCATCATCACTATCAATACTAACATCACTATCATAGTTTTTTTCTTTTTTTCCCATTTCTCTTTGTAGTTTGCGCATGGAATAAACATTTGGATTTCGATCATATATTTCAGGATGACTGACTCGTTTTTTTTCTTTAAAGACTCGTAGAATATGATTTTTTTGAAACTTGTAATCAATTGATAAAGTATAGTATTGATATAATTTCTCTAACTGGTCGTATTGAAAGCCTTTTGTCTGGAAGAAACATAAAAAATAGATCATATGTTCCTCTTCATCTTCATCTAAATATATTTTTTCGTCTGTTTCATCTGTGAATTTATCCAAATAAATATCAACTATATTTTGATCTTCAGTATATTCATCAACTTTTACTTCAAAAGTACTCAAAGACGACGAAGACGAAGACGAAGACGACGAAGACGAAGACGAAGACGAAGACGACGAAGACGAAGACGAATAAGACGAAGACGAAGAAGACGACGATAAAGACGAAGATTGATTTTCATATTCTTTCTTAATCACATTATTTAGGTCTAAAGACGAAGACGAACACGAAGAATACTCTTTATGAATTATATTATTTAAGTTGGAATACGAAGACGACTCAGGAAATTTCAATATAAAGGCTGTCGTATCCATTTTAAAATCATCACTTTTTATTTTGTCCATAAGTAAAGTGTGGTTAATCATTAACTGTTCTTTTTTATGTATATCTTCATCACTTCGAAGCCTATTATCAAAAACAATATTTATCAGACTTAATAAATATCCTAAACTTTCTCGGGTTAATTCTCCTACCCATTTATAGCCTTCTAGATTTTCTTTCTGTTTATACTTTTTCTTAAAATTTGTTGCTTTGTCAGTGTGACTTCTCTGGATGTACTGTGTTAAATCTGTCACATCGATGTAATTTATAGTCGTTATATTTGCAGTCCGATTGAAATCTTTTGATATCAAGATGTTCCATGGAGAAGAGTTCCCTTTTAATTTATTCTTGATTGTATACACTGGTTTCGAGTCATAGTGAAAGTACGTAACTTCAGTTGTATTTTGATGATCCAAATAAAAATATGTTTCTGCTTCTCTAGGAGTAGTAGAATAACTATTTTGTATTACGTTTCCTTCCTGTAAAATATATTCTTTACAAATAACAGTACGTTCCCATTTATGGTTTGCTACATATGTTGTCATATCTAATTCATTTATCAGGTTTGATTCATCTCTATTGTTGGACATGAATTCTAACTGATTTTTATCAACACAGTCTCGAATATTATGTGGAACGCGTAGTTTTTCTTTTCTTATTGACTTTAAAATGTTGTCGTTTTTTTCTTTCATTTGATAGAATTCTTTTTCTATAGATTTCTCTTCATTTGGATCTAAACCAATAATTTTTTGACCTCCATTCTCATTTATATACACAATTCTTTCACTAATAAACTTTTTCGCTAACCATTTATTTCGTTTTCTCTTCCACTTATAATTTTCCGTTCGAAAAGATCTTACATCTTGACAACTAAAAAATTCCCTATGACGATTTATTTCATCTTCATTTTCATCAATGTATTTTTGATTTTTTTTGAGAAAAGATTTATAACTCGATAAGGTCTTGTACATTGATTTTTTCTTTTTTCGTTTCTTTTCCAATAATTTCATTTGTGCATAGAGAAAACCATCCATTTCATCATCATTTTCGGATTCTTGATTATAGTAGATAATCTCATCACAACATTTTTTCATTTCTTCTCGTTTTTTATCTGTCTCAAATACACATTGGTCTAGTAAATGATCTCTTAGTTTTTCTCTTCCTTTATCTTCTATTTCCTCTCGCAGTCTAAATAATCTATCTCTCTCCCAAAAATCCGGTGATTCTTTCTCTTGTTCTAATAACGTTTCTACGTAGTCCTCATATTCTATTGTTTCTAATGTACAAGGTTTTTTTTCATCGACAAATCTCATCGTTTCATTATCGTCTACAATAGGCGGAAATTTACTCAATTCTTGAAACTTAAATGTCTTTGACCTAAATATTACTATTACATTTTCTTCATGATTTAGATTCTTTAGTTTCGCTTCTAACAATACTACTTGGTACTTTGGAATAAGCCCAAACATTATATTCTCATTCATTTCAAACATGTTTCTACAGCTATCAGGTAACAACTCGCTTGTACATTCTAACACAGGCAATGTTTTTAAACATATTGAAGTTTTTACATTTACATTTCCACAATTAATACCTTCTTTCGGTAACATTAACATACATTTTGGAAATCGAATAAATCTCAAGTACCCTTCGGCATTTAACATTTGATATACCATGTCTTGTTTTGGTAGTATAGTATGTATCTTTGATGACACAAATTCAGGCTTGTCACGACAAATGTATTTTACAAAAAATGAATGTAAAATATCGTAAAATTCCTTATTAAACGATTCATCGAACTTCCATACTTGGTTTTCTATCGTTTTTACGTACTGATACACATAAGATAGTCTTGTAGAAGTACTTCTCTCATCTGGATATTCTAATAATATGACAATCCTCTTATAATCATGCACCTGAAAAGGAATACTTCTAATATTCTTAAACTTTGGATCGTCTTTTGCATTAAAAATGGATATAACAAGAATATTAGCTTGAAGACATCGACAACAATGATTGTAAATATACTTGATGTCATTGAAATTATTATCATTATCAATATCTCTGTTAAAAACACGTAACTCAGGGTAAGATACTTGTAAATCATTAACATGATAAGTAGATGAATTCCTAAATATATCACGTAAAGGTCTTTTGAATGATGTTTCAAAAATATTTACATGGACATCTTCGTCTTCGTCTTCGTCTTCGTCTTCGTCTTCGTCGTCACTATCACTATCACTGTCACTGTCATAATCACTATCACTGTAACCGTCGTTCTCTTTTTTTTTCAAACATTCTTCATAGATCTGTGTTAATTTTCTGATAAATTGTCTAGAATCAATAGCATTCTTTTTTTTCAAATAAGATAAATTATTGCTTGTTACATTAGTCTTGTCTTTCAATGTAATAGATGGTAACCAACCTGGTGATGATGGTGTGACAGAAAGATACCTGTCATCTTCTTTATCTGTCCAAAAGTAAATAAAAGGAAATTCAACTTTTTTAATATCAGTAAACCATGGTTTTTGATGATTCATTATGTTCCCTAGTTTATGACTACATAATTTTCTTTTTACGATTTCATTTCCAGTCCATAATTCAAAATTTGCTTGATCTCCATCTTTTCCGTTCCAATAAAGTCTCAAAGGATCTTCAAATCGCCTCTTTGAACGAAACTCGATATAATTCTCGGAATCCTTTGTGAACCTTTCAATTGGAGGATATCGTATTAATTGATTATAACTACCCTCCGGTGGACACTTAAAACTAAAATGTGGAATTCTCGACTTTTCACAATATCTTGAATACTCAAATAGATTGAGGATGGCTTTTATTTTAATCTCATCCTCTTTTTCTCTTTGTTTTTCTTTTTGTAACTGATCATCTGTTTCAATATCCATCACAGAATAATCTTTAGCCTTTGAACCTACAAAATGTTCATTCGGGATCTCTTTGATAGCGTTACAATTAGTTTCATCCAATGTCGTCAACGTTTCTTTTTTTGACCACCTATCTATCATATACATAAACAACAGCACATAATCATAACACTGATACCTTGAAGCGGCTCTTTTAAAATTAAAAATAATCCGTGCTTTTTCAACAATTATTTTGCATTTTACAGAGCTATTAGCCATTCTGAATCCATAATGTCCAAATGGGTTTTTGGTTCGACCTTCTCCTGACGTAACATGACCATATTTATCTCTCAAAGTTTTTGCACCTGTTTCTCTCGCATAAGAATTTAGTTTGATACAAGTTTCATCACATCTAAATAGATGTTGAATTTCAAAAGGAAGATTAGTGTGATACACAAAATTGAGGGGGAACTCGATTGTATCTCCTTTGTGCTGTAAAGAAGAAGAATTCATCAACTCAAAGAAGTGTGTAACACTTTTATCGACAAAGCAATTCTCAATTGTCTCTTTCACACGCTGTTGTAAATCGACATATTTAGAGGCATCAACACTTATCGTTGCACAGAAGAAGACATCCTTAATACACTTAATATTTTGTTGATTCTTTGGAATTTTAAGAAAATCAAGCATATTGTGAACAGAACGAAAACGATGTTGATTCTTATCGATTTGCATTTGAATTTTAAGTTGCTCATCATTAATTTTTTCAATCATAACTTTTTTTGTTAGTTTCAAGGATGGTAAATCAACGTATTGTTGATGACCTAGAAGTCCATGATTTCCAACTTTCTCTGGATTATAATTATTACGAACACGCAGATGCTTCAAATCTGAATACCCTGTGATATGTGAATTAGTTTTACTATCTCTTGTATCTTGCATTTTTGTAGGAACAGTCCAGTCAATTTCATATAACACTGTGTGATCATTATCGTCTTTGACACAACAACGTTCATGAAGACCCGTATTAAATTGCTTATCTTGACAATATTCATTCAAACTATGATAATATTGCTCAAGCGAATCTGTTTTTTTAAACATTACAGCGTAAGGTGTAAATGGATCAAGTACCATATTGTCAAAAATAGATTCCAATGACAAACAATCATTATCTGTTAATGACGACGACGAAGACGACGACGGAGACGACGAAGAAGAAGTGTTAAATTTTGACAAATTCATACTGGATTGTTTAAAAATACTACTTAATTTAGAAAGAAATACAATATTATGTAATGAATAAAAAAGGAAAATAAAAACAAAAAAGAAATAATACAAGACAAAAAATACAAAAATAAATACAAAAATGAAGACAAAAAAAAATACAAAAATGAAGACAAAAATGGTTACAAAAACAAATTTTATCCATTAAAATAAGTCGAAAATTAAGCCCGAAAAATATCCTAAAATAACGTCAGCGCAACAAAATGCTGAAAAAAATCGTAAAAATAAACGTCATCGCAACAAAACGTGAAGAAAAATCCTAAAATAACGTTATCGCAACAAAACGTGAAGAAAAATCCTAAAATAAGGTTATCGCAAAACCTTCCAAAAAAATCTTCGAAAAAACAAATAAATTTTTTGATTCATTTTAAAACTGATCTATTCAAAACACATTTTATATAACTAATTGATTCAAAAAACATTTTATATATAATTAAAAATAATCGAATATGAACACTGTAAAGTAAATGTCGCCATTACAAAGTAAACCTATTATTAAAAGTTCAAATGCAAAATACAAGAAAAATGATATTCGTATTTCAAAAACATTTCTACAAAGATTCAATGGAAAGTCATGGATGAATTTGTGTAAAAATATCTCAAAAGATGGTTCTTCATGTAAAAATTGTGCTATATCACCTACCGACTATTGTAAAAGTCATGGAGGAGGTAAAAGATGTCAATTCAAATATACAGATGGCTCTTCATGTAGAAATGCTTCTAAATCACCCACCGACTATTGTATCACTCATGGAGGAGGTAAAAGATGTCAAGCTAAAGAAAAAGATGGTTCTCCATGTAAGAGTGGTGCATTATCGCCTACCAACTACTGTTCTCGTCATGGAGGAGGTAAAAGATGTCAATTCAAATATACAGATGGCTCTTCATGTAGAAATGCTTCTAAATCACCCACCGACTATTGTATCACTCATGGAGGAGGTAAAAGATGTCAAGCTAAAGAAAAAGATGGTTCTCCATGTAAGAGTGGTGCATTATCGCCTACCAACTACTGTTGCAGACATGGAGGAGGTAAAAGATGTCAAGCTAAAGAAAAAGATGGCTCTTCATGTAAAAAGGCTGCTCAAGGTGGAACGAATTATTGTTCTGGACATGGAGGAGGTAAAAGATGTCAAGCTAAGGAAGAAGATGGATCTACATGTAAAAGTGGTGCAGAAGGTGCAACGAATTATTGTTCTCGACATGGAGGAGGTAAAAGATGTCAAGCTAAGGAAGATGATGGATCTGCATGTAAAAGTGGTGCAGAAGGTTCAACAGATTATTGTTGTCGTCATGGAGGAGGTAAAAGATGTCAGGCTAAAGAAAAAGATGGTTCTCCATGTAAAAATAGTGCACAATCAGCAAGCGACTACTGTTGCAGACATGGAGGAGGTAAAAGATGTCAAGCTAAGGAAGAAGATGGTTCTCTATGTAAAAATAGTGCAGTATCACCTACAGACTACTGTATCACTCATGGAGGAGGTAAAAGATGTCAAGCTAAGGAAGAAGATGGTTCTCTATGTAAAAATAGTGCAGTATCACCTACAGACTACTGTATCACTCATGGAGGAGGTAAAAGATGTAAAGCTAGGGAAGATGATGGTTCTCTATGTAATAAAAGTGCTATATTACCCACCGACTTCTGTATCAATCATGGAGGAGGTAAAAGATGTCAATTCAAATATAAAGATGGTTCTCCATGTAAAAATGCTTCTAGATCACCCACCGACTATTGTAGACGACATGGAGGAGGTAAAAGATGTCAGGCTAAAGAAAAAGATGGTTCTCCATGTAAAAAAAGTGCACAATCAGCAAGCGACTACTGTTGCAGACATGGAGGAGGTAGAAGATGTCAATTCAAATATACAGATGGTTCTTCATGTAAAAATAGTGCTGCATCAACTACAGACTACTGTATCACTCATGGAGGAGGTAAAAGATGTCAATTCAAAAATACAGATGGCTCTTCATGTAAAAATAGTGCACAATCAGCAAGCGACTACTGTATTAGTCATGGAGGAGGTAAAAGATGTCAGTTCAAATATATAGATGGCTCTTCATGTCAATATAGCGCACAATCACCTACAGACTTCTGTATCACTCATGGAGGAGGTAAAAGATGTCAGTTCAAATATACAGATGGCTCTTCATGTCAAAATGGTGCACAATCACCAACTGACTATTGTAAAAAACATGGAGGAGGTAAAAGATGTCAAGCTAAAGAAAAAGATGGATCTCCATGTAAAAATAGTGCGTTATTACCTACCAACTACTGCTCCCGTCATGGAGGAGGTAAAAGATGTAAAGCTAAAGAAAAAGATGGTTCTACATGTGCAAGAGCTGCACAATCAGCAAGCGACTACTGTATAAGTCATGGAGGAGGTAAAAGATGTAAAGCTAAAGAAAAAGATGGTTCTACATGTGCAAGAGCTGCACAATCAGCAAGCGACTACTGTATAAGTCATGGAGGAGGTAAAAGATGTCAATCATGCTGTATTTCATTAAAAAATCCATCTCTAGGAATATTTAAAAATTATTACAACAGAAATCAATATATTTGTTCGTGGGGAGCAAAAAATCAATTGTTTCAAGAGACTATAACAGTACAAGAAAAACATACAATTGGAAATTATTATGGATTCAGTAGCAATAATATTCAGTTAGTATTAAGACAAGAACAGGCTGTATTACATATGATAAATGCTTCTGAAATTGGGAAAATCATTCGACAAAATAGTTTTGGGCACTCATTTGATGAAGACCCGATCAAAAAAATTTTTGGAAAAAACAAAAATATTCATAACAAAAAGCCTGATTATTGTGCTTTAGTAGATAAATCTAATTGTATTATAATTGAATATGATGAAAACAAAAATCATGAAAAATCAAAGGAACGATTAAATGAAATTTGTGAATTATTTCATTTGAATATAAATAAGGAGATGAATGCTTACCATTCTTCTTCAACATTATCGTCACAGTTGTCTCCATTACCTTATTTGAGAAACGTATATGTAATTCGTATAAATGGGCATGAAGATGACGACAATAAAAATGTATGTTTTAAGAAAGAGCGGAAGCAAACAGAAGGTGAGTACAGTCATACAAATCGATATTTTGAGCTGACTGAACATGGATTGACAGTCGTGGAAGAAACAATAGTGTTATTAGAAAAAATTTATGAACAAATTGTAACAGAAGACGATGAAGAAGAACATGGATTGCAAATATATGAAGTCAATACAAAAAAGTAAGGTTTGGTCAGTAAAATGTCAAGTCTGCTTGGAAAATATCGAGTTTTTTTTTTGAAAAAGATGGTATTTTCCCTTTTTCTCTCTCTTTCTTTCTATTCCTTTAATAATAATGTTTTTTCAAAAGATATAGAAAAGACACCCACTTTTTTCCAAGTTTTTAAAAAAAAAAATAAAGCTTTGTTACCGTAAAAAGGTAAGGTTTTGGACATTAAATGTCAAGTCTGCTTGGAAAATATCGAGTTTTTTTTTTGAAAAAGATGGTATTTTCCCTTTTTCTCTCTCTTTCTTTCTATTCCTTTAATAATAATGTTTTTTCAAAAGATATAGAAAAGACACCCACTTTTTTCCAAGTTTTTAAAAAAAAAAAATAAAGCTTTGTTACCGTAAAAAGGTAAGGTTTTGGACATTAAATGTCAAGTCTGCTTGGAAAATATCGAGTTTTTTTTTTGAAAAAGATGGTATTTTCCCTTTTTCTCTCTCTTTCTTTCTATTCCTTTAATAATAATGTTTTTTCAAAAGATATAGAAAAGACACCCACTTTTTTCCAAGTTTTTAAAAAAAAAAAATAAAGCTTTGTTACCGTAAAAAGGTAAGGTTTTGGACATTAAATGTCAAGTCTGCTTGGAAAATATCGAGTTTTTTTTTTGAAAAAGATGGTATTTTCCCTTTTTCTCTCTCTTTCTTTCTATTCCTTTAATAATAATGTTTTTTCAAAAGATATAGAAAAGACACCCACTTTTTTCCAAGTTTTTAAAAAAAAAAAATAAAGCTTTGTTACCATAAAAAGGTAAGGTTTTGGACATTAAATGTCAAGTCTGCTTGGAAAATATCGAGTTTAGTTTTTCAAAAAAGTGGTTAATGGCGGATAAAAGACAAAGTTATTCATAGTAAAGATGTGTTTGAGAGTATAAAAGTAAGGTCTTGTTTGCGAAATGTTAAACTTTGGTTTTTGAAAGAAGGATCTTGTTTGGGAAATGTCAATATAATGAGAAAAACTAAAGAAAGTAATGATGATCCGTTATTAAGGAAACAATTTTAAAACATCGTTAAAGGTTAATATAATTTATTTCTTTGTTTTTTGACTCTTTGACTTTTTGTATCTTTGTTTTTTCTTATTTCTTTGTATGTCTTTCTTTTTTTTGTGTTTACCAATCATCGAAGCAATTCTTATCACATTCAGAATTCTTATTATTTTCATCGCTTTTATTTTGATCTAGACTTACTAAAACGTTCACTTCACTATCTTGGTGTTCTTGTTCAACTACAGTTGGTGCTTTTCTGTCATGTGATTTTAATTTGTTTTTGTTTTTGTTTTTGTTTAGTTTATGTTGTCTTTTCATGAATCTTTTGAGTTTCTTGTTTTCTGCTTCAGCCTTATTCAAACGATGTTTTAATTCTAAAACTTTTAGGCTTGTTTCATTGAGTCTTTCACAAGTCTCAACATTTCTTTTAAATAAAGATAAAAGATCATCATTCAAACTTTCACAAGTATTTGACAGTCCTTCACAAGTAGAAACATTATCTTTGAGTAATCCTAACACAGTTTCATCTGTAATTGACTCTTTTTCTTTAGCGCAACTAAAATTCGAATTCAGTGACATTTTCTTATTTTCATTAATACACTATATACTTTGTAAAATACATAGTACATATGAAAACATATTCCTGAAAACAACGACGAAAAATCAGAAAAAAAAATAACGACGAAAAATCAGAAAAAAAATAACGACGAAAAATCAGAAAAAAAAATAACGACGAAAAATCAGAAAAAATAGATCCCCTTTTTTCATCAATTCGAGAGCGAGAAAAAAAATCGTGCAGAAGGATCGATCGAAGGAATTTTGGGTAACTTCAAGCTCGATTTTCGTCCTTGATTTTTCCCCTCGATTTTCGCCGTTGATTTTTCCCCTTGATTTTTCCCCTTGATTTTTACCCTTGTATCTGTTGTATTTATTGTGGCTGATTGTGGGTTATCGTGTTTCTCTATAAATATACGCATACAACAATTTAGATAAGAAAGGAAAAAGGTTACAGAATTAGATCAAATATGGAAAAATCTACTGAAGAAGTAAAGGCTATGACATATGAAGAGTATTGTAAATATTTATGCGATTTAGAAGAAGAGCGCAACAATACAGAATATGATGAATTGGAAGGAAAAGATAGAACAAAATATTATGTATATGGAGACCTCTGTATGTCAAACGGAAATTGTGAAAACTTAATTCAATACTTTTGGTCTGATTCCATCCCGACTTGTTCGAATATAATCAAATTTAGAAGACTCTTTCAGAAATTCTATACAGGAAATTATGATTTCCCAAAAACCGAACATGAAAACGATGCTTCTTTCTTGAACGATGTAGATCAAGATTTATTGCAATACTTGAAAGAGAGTCCCATTTCTATCCATCATCATATCAAGAAGTTCTTATATCTAAGAACCCAGAATGAAAACTGTATCTTTCATCATTATGAAAATACACATTACGCTAAAAAATTTTCTGTAACTGCTCTCGTTGATTTAAATCTTTCTGATTTATTACCCGAAACATGTGAACAAAATTGATAGAAGACTCCTTGGGAATCAATGATGATCCGTTATTAAGAAATGAACAAAGAAAAAATCATAGAAGGAATCAACAGAAAAACGAGAAAGTTACTCCTTCAGTATCATCCAGATAAAAATAGAAATCAATCTGAAGAAAAAAAAAAAGTAAATCAAGAAAAATTTAATGCAATTATTGCAGCCAAAGAAAAATTATTAGAGTTTCTTAAATACGAAGATGATTATAATTCTAAAGTCAACTTATTTTATTCAAGATACATTCTAATATTACTTGTATTGATATTGCTTGTGATTGTTTGCTGTAGATTATTATTTGTTTCTAAACACGTCGTATATAAAATTATATATATAGTACTATTTGATAAAATTTCTTTTGATGTTTTAAACACACTTAGACAATTCTATAATAAAATACCTAATATATTGGGAAAAATGCTGGAAAATAAAGATGATTATCCTTTGTTTCAGTGATTATCCGATTTTTTATCAATTCGAGAGCGAGAATCGTGCAGAAGGATCGTCCGAAGGAATTTTTGGGAACTTCAAGCTGGATCGTGCAGAAGGATCGTCCGAAGGAATTTTTGGGAACTTCAGGGAGGTAAACGATCTTTTTTGTTTCTTTCTTTGTTTCTTTGTTTCTTTGTTTCTTTGTGTCTTTGTGTCTTTGTGTCTTTGTGTCTTTGTGTCTTTGTGTCTTTGTTTCTTTGTGTCTTTGTTTGTGTGTTGTTTGTGTCTGTTGTGATACAGTACAATGAATCAATGAAATAAACAATGAACAATGAAAGGCTTCTACTATACTTCTATTATACCTCCTCTTCTATACTTCTACTATACTTCTTCTCTATACTTCTTCTAATACGTAAAAGACTATTTCAAATATGATTCCCACCGACGATGTTGACTGTGCTGCAATTACTGAAAATAACAAATTTGCCCAAATCAACCCTTTATTAACTTCCCTTAAACATAAAATTGATGAAGATACTGCTAGATTTCAAAGGGAATATGATTTTGAGGGTAACGATCTATCATTGTTCCCTATGCATAAACAAGATTTTAAAAATGTTCTCATCCAACTATTCGTGAAAAGCTATGAGAAGGATAAAGATAATCTATTTAATGGATTACAAAATTACCCTATTGACTTATTTTATGATGAAGACGATAAAGACACTGGTATTATTCCATATGCGAAAGGTCACATTTCTGATTATATAACCGAGAAAATCAATCTTATTCATATTCCAAATCGATATATTTAGATTTAAACTTAATCAAAACAAGCAATACAGTCAGAAATACGTAGGGGAAGATAAAGTATAACAACAACAAAAGGATTCTTCTATAACGATGAGAATCCAAAACAATGGAAGGATTGAAAAAAAAAAGAAAAAAATGATTGTTATTTAATTGTAAAACAATTAAAAAAAAATGAGATTAAGAAGCTATTTACGTCCAAAAACACATAAAAAAGACAAAAGAAAAGATGAGAATTCAATTTTCTCCAAAATTGAATTGAATATAAAGAATAAAATGAAGCGACAAAAGAAAAAACCTGTTAAAGGATATGAGTTTTTCGAGAGAAATTCTGTATCTTTTGAAATGCTTAACTCTTATCTTATGAAAGTCGAAGATATCAATACAAATCTTGAAATACTTTCGAACAGAAAATGTAGGGACAAATCAAAGAAAGGAATATATTTAATTCGATTTAAGCATTATGATAAAATTGGAAGAACAACGGACTGGATCAAAAGAAAGTATCAATATCACCGTGAGGGAGAACAATTTAATGGTGTTAAAGTTTATTTTTGGAATATAGAATTTAAGCAGTGTTGGATTGGTTAAAGTAAATGTGTAGAATTCCACAAAGAAGTGATAAATTTGTTAATGCTTGGATAGGTTTATTATAATAATAGATGAGTGTGACAGATACCATGAATAAAGATAAATACATAAAAGTCAAGTTTGTCAACCAATCTGGTAAGCGATATACAGAGCGAATCATGGCACATACACTAAACAAAATCAACAAAACATTCACAATTATAATTAAACCTTTGAGAACTTCTTTTGATCTATTTTTGAATAAATACTTTTTTTGTAAATTCTCTACTTTTTCATTTAGTCTTGTGAATGATTCTATTCCACTATACAAATATAAAAGGAAGAACAATATACCTACCAATTTCAATTCGTAGGACATTTTGGATTTTCTTTATTTTTTATTTTTTTTTATTTTTATTTTTATTTTTATTTTTTTTTTATTTTTGTATCTTTTTTGTGAATACTATTAGGATTAATTTTACCTTTAGGTTTTACTTACAAAACTAATGGTTGTATTATTTCCATCTATGTTCAAATTATAGAAATATAGGATATTCTTTGATAGTACTCGTATGTCCAAACCATTGTTATTTTTTCCAATTTGAATTCTTTCAACTTTATCTCCATATTCAAATGTCTTGTTCATTGGATCAAACAAATCATACTGTACTTTTAGGGTATTACCATCGTTATATACTAAAACTTGTTTTCCATTATAATTTTCAATTGCTACAGCATTAGAATTACTATTAACTAAATTAAAAACCTTATTTTTTTTTTTGTTATACATTTGTAGGTTTTTCGATGCATTAGAAACAAAAATGTAATTTTCATCCTCCGCAAATCTTGTAGATTTCAAATAATACTTTCCAAAATTATAATATTCTGTTTGAAACCTTGCTTCAAATAAACTTTTATTAAGATCATTTGCATTGTAAATAATTACTTGATTATTAGTAGCATATTGATTATTAGTAATAGCTACAAGGCATGTTTCATTTTCATCATTTTTATAAAACTTAACACTGTTTATTGATGGATATTTGCTTTGTAACGATGCTATAATATATAAATTTTGATGAAATGTTGACATGATTCCAAACAATATTTTTCCTACAACAAATTGATAACAAGAAATTAATAATAAAACGCATGCGAAATATAACCATCTACATTTATGTCGACACATTTTAAACATAATAAATACAGGAGTTGCGACTATAAAAAGAAAGTAAAGAATGATATAAAGATTCATTCCATTTTTGTCATTTGTTTCAATCTGTGTAAAAGAATTATACATAATATACATCAAGACTAAGTTAAAAAAAACAAAAGATGCTATAAACATACTGCATAATATAGATAAGTTTGAACTTTTAGAATCACATGAGTTTACTTTTTTCATTGTTTGTATATTTTTAATAAATGAAAACAAAAAAATTATTGAAAAAAAAATTATTGAAAACAAAATTATTGAAAAAAAAACCTATTCTTCTTCCCTCTTTTTATCATTTCTAGCAATTTCGATTCTCTATATTTTTCTTCAAAGTCGCCCGAGAGATAATTCGCACCGAACAAGTGTCCGTCTTCTTCTTTTATTATTATATATTTACCATCTATATCAATAAGACTGTTGTTTGATGAGAGCATCCCAAGTCTGGACACAAAATCGTTTTGATTGCTGATATTCTCAATATAGGGAAGCTTCTTTTCTGTGTTGATATATTTTGTCTTGGTAGAACAGTTACTAAACAAATAAACTTCCAATTTTTGAAGATATTTATCATCCATGCAAATTTGTTTCAAATTGTTCAAGACAGACGATAATAGTATTGTTCCTTGAGAGTGTCCAATACAAATTAATTTTTTAATCTTTGGATTCAACAATATAGAGAGAATGCTCATGAATAATTTTAGAGAAGCTTCTGTAAACATATTTGTCGATTTGTTTAATAAACATTCAAATAGATCTGGAATAATAGAATCAGATGCATTATAAAAGAGACTTATGGGACGATTAAATATGTTTCTAAGAAGCTTTTGTATATGTAACACTGCATCCATATCCATCAAAATACCATTTACAAATATAATTTCAATAGACTTATCGTTATCATCTTGTATAAAACAAGAATTGTCACCAAAACAAATGTCTCCAATAAAGCCTTTTACAAAAGAAGGTCTATGAAGGGGTAATTTTGGTAAAAAGAATTTACTTATGATTTTGCATAATCTTTGTCTTGTTATTGATTCTTTTTTATATTCCGAATTTTCATCATTCAACAAATTAGTAGTATCGCCAACAATAGATTTCAAAATATTGTTTTTTTTGGTGTCTTGTAAAGAGGCTAATACCAATAGTAATACATTCATTTTACAATTAAATACAAAAAAATTTTATTGATTTCTTTTTCCCGGGATTGGCTGTGGCTGGAAGAGGATATTCAATTACTTTAAAAATAAATTCTATTTGTTTTATTAAAATCAAGGTAACTTTCAAATAGTTTTGATAAATTATGTATTGTTTTTAACTTATCTTTATTATTCCCTAATTCTAAATTAAGTTCAGTAATATCTATATTACAAACATTTGTTTTTGCTAAATAGTCTAAAATAATTTTTGTATTTAAATTTAGTCCATATTTTGATTTTGTACCAGTGCAATTTATAATTGTAGGGTCCATACAATCGACATCAAATGATATATGAATGGGGTCATTATCAATAAAATTATTTATTTTTTGAATACTTTCATATAAATTATTATTAATTTGATTTACCGAAATATATTGAATATTATAATCTTTTATAATTTCTTTCTCATAGTGATCAATATCTCGAATTCCAATATACATTAAATTTTTTAAATTTAATTTATGTTCTATAAATTGAAACTCGTTTTCTCCGTGTCCCGTTAAATAACTTAATGACATTCCATGATAATTTTTTGTTAACGATGACTCGTATGTATTTATATCTGGATGAGCATCAAACCATAATACTTTTAACTTATCTTTATGTATATTTAGTGAATTTGCAATCGTTGCAATTGCCATGGAATGGTCACCACCAATATTAATTTTTGGTGTCATAATTTTACTATTCGTTATATATAGATTATTTAAATTAGTTTTTAAATTAAATTCTTTATTTGTGAATGAGTTATTACAAGTTACATCTACATATCTATTACTTAAAATTTTTTTTAAATATTTTGGAGTATATTGAACACCATTTTTTAATTGTCCAAGTTTATGTGGAAAATAGATTATCATTAACTTTTTCAATAAATTATATTTTTTGATAAAAATCATTTTTTTTCTAAAGAATATAGAAAGAAAAAATTATTATATAATTCTTATGGATGGAATTTTTTTACAACCCGGTTTAGAGTTGAAAATGAATTACAATTGCCTATGTTTTGTAAAAAAATCTCGATTTGCCTGGACGTTCTAGAAGAAAAACCCAAAAAAAACGGTTTGGCTAGAATTGGTTTGACTTAGTTTTTTGTCTAGAAGAAAAACCCCGACTTGACAGGGAAACGGGACTCACTTGATTTTTTTTTCACTGAAACCCCGGTTTGGCTAGAATTGGTTTGACTTAGTTTTTTGTCTAGAAGAAAAACCCCGACTTGGCAGGGGTTGGTTTGACTTGAATTTTTTGACTGAAACCCCGATTTGGCTAGAATTGGTTTGACTTAGTTTTTTTGTCTAGAAAAACCCCGACTTGGCAGGGGTTGGTTTGACTTGAAACCCCTGTTTGGCTAGAATTGGTTTGACTTAGCTTATTTTACAAGAAAAAAAATCCAAGATTGGCTGGAGTTGGATGAACCTCGTAAAGATGAGTGAAGTTGAAAGCGATCTTTTTATCAAGGACGACTTAAAAAGACAAGCCGACTGTGAAAACAGGACAAAGTAGATGATGTGAATTGATGTGATGATGTGATGATGTGATGATGTGATGATGTGAATAGATGTGAATAGATGTGAATAGATGTGAATGGATGTGAATAGATGTAAATACATGTGATTGATGTGATTGATGTGATTGATGTGATTGATGTGATTGATGTGAATAGATGTGATTGATGTGAATAGATGTGAATAGATGTGAATAGATGTGAATAGATGTGATTGATGTGATTGATGTGATTGATGTGAATAGATGTGATTGATGTGAATAGATGTGAATAGATGTGATCATGTGATGATGTGATGATGTGATGATGTGAATAGATGTGAATAGATGTGAATAGATGTGAATAGATGTGATGATGTGATGATGTGATGATGTGAATAGATGTGAATACATGTGATTGATGTAATGACGAATCGATGGGAATATGACTATTTTATATATACAAGATAATCACGACAATGGATAGAGAAGCTTTACTACAGTCTATTTTAACGTCTACTTTAGAGCCAGTGTTAACGCAGAATGAAAATGAGTTGAAGAAAATGAAGGAAGAAAATGATAATTTGAAGAAACAAGTAAAGACATGGTCAAATAGACTGAATCAGTTATACCAAAATGCCATCGAAAACGAAATGATGCTTACGAAAATGGTAGATGAAATGAAGGGTTATGACAAAAGTACTACAAGGTCCCCTCAAACTAATTCACTTGCGAAAAAAGCTAGGGATTCTACTATTAAAAGAAAGCGAATGAAAGAAAAAGAAACAGATCAGAATGAAACAGAGCCTACAGAAAATTTGAGTACCACTTTTGTTGAAGAAAAAGTCCAATCACCTAAAAAAAAGCAAAAGCAAAAGCAAATTCAATTATTACCAGAAGGAAGCGATGAGGACAAAGACGAAGACAAAAACGAAGACGAAGACGAAGACGAAGACAAAGACAAAGACAAAGACAAAGACGAAGACGAAGACGAAGACGAAGACGAAGACGAAGACGAAGACGAAGACGAAGACGAAGACGAAGACGAAGACGAAGACGAAGACGAAGAACAAATTATAGAAGAAGACGATACTGAATTTGAAGAAGATTATGATGAAGAATTGCGATCGAATCTAGTTGAGTTCATAAAGAAGAATTACATCGTTAATAAGAAATTGAAACTAGATAAAACTACTTTCTTTAATTCTTATATAAGTAGTGTCAAAAATCAAGGTTTAAAGAATGCAATATTAGCAAAGGGTAAAGGTGGTCGTGGTGCACATAAAAAGCCTATTAAATATATTTTTAATACGGTACGTTTTCTGAAAATTGGCGTTACCAATGCAACTGGATCAACGGAATTTTATTACTTGCAAGAAAAAATATCAAGTAAATAAACACCGAGAAACAAAGAAACAAAAAAGGAATTAAAAACGGGTAAACAACGACACAACAAAGGAACACAAAGCAATAAAGAAAAAAAGAAATCAATCCAAAGCAATAAAGAAAGAAATCCAATGATCAAAAATTGTAATGTGTGTTTATTCGAAAAACAATTACAAAAGCAAAATATAAAGTGAAATGAAATCGTCACAAGAGTTAAATGAAATAATGACACAAAACGAAATAACAATCCAAAACAATAAAGAAAGAATTCAATCCAAAGAAATACAGAAATATAATGAAGGATAAATTAATGTAGAAGAAGAAACAAAAACAAATGAAACAAAAAACGGAAGACACAATGAAACAAAAAACGGAAGACACAATGAAACAAAATAGGGACACAAAGGAATAAAAAACGGAAGACACAATGAAACAAAATAGGGACACAAAGGAATAAAAAACGGAATGAAACAAAAAACAGAAGACACAAAGGTATAAAAAAAAAAGATACAATGAAACAAAATAGGGAAGAGTTAAATGAAATAATGACACAAAACGAAATAACAATCCAAAACAATAAAGAAAGAATTCAATCCAAAGAATTCAATCCAAAGAAATACAGAAATATAATGAAGGATAAATTAATGTAGAAGAAGAAACAAAAACAAATGAAACAAAAAACAGAAGACACAAAGGTATAAAAAACGGAAGACACAATGAAACAAAATAGGGACACAAAGGAATAAACAAAAAAGAAAAAACGTAAGACACAATGAAAACATGACTTAAATAAAATTAAATATAATTTAAGAAGTTTCTTTTCTTATAATTATTCCATTCGCTTCAATATAAACTTTCTTTCGTGAATACCAATGCTTTTGTAAAATAGGGTGTCGATCGACAATATCAACAATCACTGGTGTAATGTCTTCTCTTCGAAAAATTCTCCCTAAAGTCTGTAGAAAATAATTCTCAATGTCACACCCTAGTATTAATCTACTAGCACTTGGAAAGTCAAAGCCAGTGCCTGCTTTCTGGAACGTACTTAATAATATTTTCTTTTCTTTATCAAATTCTAAATCGTCACCAAAAAATGTAGCCGCTTCTATATTCATCTTTTGTTTTAATTTGTCCTCCAGAGTTTTAATTTGCTCTATCCTTTTGCAAAGAACAATAGTATGAGTATTATCTTCAACGAATTCTTTGCAGAACTTTATTATTAAATCATTTCTTTGTTGACTCTTTGTTTGATGAGATATGATAGCAGACCAGTTGATACTTCCATTCTTTGTCATTTCACTTTGTATATGTTCACCACTCATAATATGATAAACATGATGCTCTCTTTTTAAAGGACAATCAAGTCGTTTCAATCCAAAAAAGAGGTCAAATAATACATTGAATCCATCATAGCGATATGGTGTAGCTGATAAAGCAATCACTTTAGATGCTGTTAGAGTCAATAGGCTTTCACTGAATCCTTTTGTTAAAAGCAGATGTGCTTCATCCGTTACCTACACAGCCTATTTGTAACTCATCCAAGTCATCATGCTTTGGGATATTTGTTGCATTTGATATGTATACTTTACTATTCATTATTTTTTTGGAGTTTTTTCCTTTGATTATTTCAGGTTTAATTTTCAGAAACTTTTCTATTGCTTCTTTCCACTGTTCTATCAAAATTACTTTGTTCACTATTATAATGGTCCGCATTTTTAATTTAGATATTAAAGCTAGAGTAGTAATTGTTTTCCCAAAACCAGGATAGGCTGAAATTAAAACTGAATTATTTTCTTCTAATAAACTTAAACTCTCTTCCATAATTTCGTTCTGCTTTTCTCTTAATATTCCATGAAAATCAATACTAATAGGTGTTACTTTTTTCACATGTTTTTTTCCAAAATATTCCTGCCCAAAATAGAAAGGAACATAGAGGTAATCATCTTTCATTTTAAAAAATCCATATTTTTCTTTGCTTCTATATAAATTTTGCTTTTTATTATCATTAATTTCCTGTTGTACATACAATCTCTTCTCAAGAAAGTCTATATTCTGACTAGTAATTTGCTTTGTAGGAATTCTTATAGACATGTAATTTTATTTTGTTTAAAGTTTTTCCTTCTAAATTCAATTAAATTTGAATTTTCTCATCATTATTTGTATGGGATGAATTAATTACATTTGATAGTGGACGAATAAGTAAATCATGATATTTCAATATTTTGTTTATATCATGTTTTGTTTTAATTGTATTGATGTCATTTATGTATGGCTTGATACAATACCATCTCGTAATAAATTCTTTTTTGATTAAATTTCTAGAAGCGAGCAGGTGTAAATCTCTATCTAAGTATAACTTTTTATAGACCTGCTTGAAATACTTTAGAGAAATATCTAGCATATTTTCTCGTTTCCAACTCTCAAAAGTATCACTCTCAATGTTGAAAGTAGTTCTTTTATTTTGTAAGTGCTGATTACTATATATCCGGAAAGAAATAAACATCAAAGAAATGATAGATAACCAATCATTTTGACAAAGAAGAAAAAAAATGTCATGATTCTTGTCATCGATTAACCTTTTGAATTCGATCAGAGCATTTGTACATAGAACTATTAAAGTAAGATCTTTCTTTTCCATCATGCTCTCTACACACAAATGAGTAATAATAGAAGAAGGTGTAGAAGAAGTAGAAGAAGTAGAAGAAGTAGAAGTAGAAGTAGAAGTAGAAGTAGAAGTAGAAGAAGAAGTAGAAGAACTGGATGCAGAATCAAAACAACAAAAGTCCATCCTTATCTTTAAACACAATAAAACTCATTCAACACATAAAAACTAAGAGATGTAGAAGCAAAATGATAGTATATAAAAACATAGAAGTAGAACATTCTTATCCATAACTATCTCAACACACATACATGTAGATATTCACAATTCCATACAAGGCAACTATCAGTGGAACCCAAATTATGGTGGAACCCAAATTATGGTGGAACCCAAATTATGGTGGAACCCAAATTATGGTGGAACCCAAATTATGGTGGAACCCAAATTATGGTGGAACCCAAATTATGGTGGAACCCAAATTATGGTGGAACCCAAATTATGGTGGAACCCAAATTCTGATGGAACCCAAATTCTGATGGAACCCAAATTCTGATGGAACCCAAATTCTGGTGGAACCCAAATTCTAGTGGAACCCAAATTCTAGTGGAACCCAAATACGGAATTAGAGTACGTAGAGACCCCAAATTCTGATAGAAACTAAAGTGGAACCCAAATACCGATTAGGATGGTCTCATTTTTCTTTCACGGTTGAGAATGTCTCCCCCATTTTTCTTTCTCGGTCGAGAATGTCTCCCCCATTTTTCTTTCTCGGTTGAGAAAGTCTCTCCCATTCCTCTTTCTCGATTGAGAACCTCTCCCCCATTTTTCTTTCTCGGTTGAGAAAGTCTCTCCCATTTCTCTTTCTCGATTGAGAACGTCTCCACCATTTTTCTTTCTCGGTTGAGAAAGTCTCTCCCATTTCTCTTTCTCGATTGAGAACCTCTCCCCCATTTTTCTTTCTCGGTTGAGAAAGTCTCTCCCATTTCTCTTTCTCGATTGAGAACGTCTCCACCATTTTTCTTTCTCGGTTGAGAAAGTCTCTCCCATTTCTCTTTCTCGATTGAGAACGTCTCCACCATTTTTCTTTCTCGGTTGAGAATTCAGAAAAAATTCTGTAAGAAAAAATTCTGTAAGAAAAAATTCAGTAGATTAACTTCCCTCTTTATTTATTTTTTTCCGAAAATTATGGGCTGGGAGAGATTTAAGAGAACCCAAAAACCAAAAAAGTATCCGTAAAAAAAAGTTGGGAAAAACCACGAAATATAGTAGATAAAACGGTAGAAGACGAGCAGAGAAGCGGAAACTCGATGCGTTTTGAAAAAAAAATTGAATTAGAACTAGATTTATATAAAAAAAGGATAAAAAGTTTTTCTTTTCTCGTTTTTTTTCGCTGATGTTTTTCTGCACGTTTTCTTTCTTCTTTTGTCTTTTTTCTTCTTCTTTTTTTTTATCTTGTTTTCTTTTTCTAATTGAATGTGTTTAATTTCAGGGATCGCCGATTTTTCTCACCGTTTTCTTTTTCTTTTTTCTGTTGTCGTTTTCCTTCTTTCTTTTTGGTCTTTTTTTCGTTTTCAAATTGAATGTTTGGGTTTCTATTTTTTGGATCGTTGATGTTGTCAAAAAATGAATGGCTCTCGTTTTTTCCTCTCGACTTTTGTTTTTTTTTTGTTGTAAATAACTGATGGTTGGGTTGATGTTGTCAAAAAATGAATGGCTCTCGACTTTTGTTTTTTTTTTTGTTGTAAATAACTGATGGTTGAGGGGTTCTATTTTTTGGATCGTTGATGTTGTCAAAAAGTGAATGGCTCTCGACTTTTGTTTTTTTTTTGTTGTAAATAACTGATGGTTGGGGTTTCTATTTTTTGGATCGTTGATGTTGTCAAAAAGTGAATGGCTCTCGACTTTTGTTTTTGTTTATGTTTATGTTTATGTTTATCTTTATGTTTTTGTTTTTGTTTATGTTTATGTTTATGTTTATCTTTATGTTTTTGTTTTTGTTTTTGTTTTTGTTTTTGTTTTTGTTTTTGTTTTTGTTTTTGTTTTTGTTTTTGTTTTTGTTTTTGTTTTTGTTTTTGTTTTTCTTTTTCTTTTTGTTTTTGTTTTTGTTTTTGTTTTTGTTTTTGTTTTTGTTTTTGTTTTTGTTTTTTTTTATGTTTATGTTTATGTTTATGTTTATGTTTTTGTTTTTGTTTTTGTTTTTGTTTTTGTTTTTGTTTTTGTTTTTGTTTTTGTTTTTGTTTTTGTTTATGTTTATGTCTATGTTTATGTTTTTGTTTATGTTTTTGTTTTTGTTTATGTTTTTGTTTATGTTTATGTTTATGTTTTTGTTTATGTTTATGTTTTTGTTTATGTTTATGTTTTTGTTTATGTTTACTCTAGTTTTATTTATACTTATTCATTTTATTAATTGAACAAGCCATGATGGTATCTGGTACTAGAAATGATAATATTCGACAAAAGATTTGTCAGATCAACACTTTGATTGATAGTCATTATCAGCTTGAAGTCAAAAACAACCTTGAAAGAATAAATTTTTTGAAAGGCATCTATAAAGATGTGATCGTAGAATATATTGTACATATTCGTAATAGCAATTCAATATTGCAAGATAAGTACAATTCTTCAACCATACGATCGACCAAAAAAAAAAAAGAATACGTGAAGATTGTAGCAATTAAAGAGTGGGTTGTTAATAATGATGAAATCGATTTTGACAAAATTAAATTAAGATTTAGTAGTCCGGATGAACTTCCATTTATGTTATCGAAATCTAGCAATGGTTCGTTATCCAACTTCCAAAAGTTTCTGGATTATCCTAAAGAATTATCTGATTCACAAACCAGATATAGAAACGATGTTTGGCAAAAGATAAAAATGCTTTATAATGATGAGGATATCGCCCCAGTTAAACGCAAGAAGCAGATGAACGATAAAGATATTTTGAAAAAAATGTTAAAGTTTGGGTTAAATGTATTATCACCAGAAGAGCAATCTTATTGTTCAAAGCTGAAAGATGAAGAATTAAGTGATGAAGAAGAGCAAGAGCAAGAGCAAGAGCAACAGAAAGAGCAACAACAAGGACAACAACAACAACAACAACAACAACAACAACAAGGACAACAACAACAACAACAACAACAACCACAAGAACCACAAGAACAAGGACAACAAGGACAACAAGGACAACAAGGACAACAAGGACAACAAGGACAACAACAACAAGAAGACGAACAACAAGAAGACGAACAACAAGAAGAACAAGAACAACAAAAGGAAGATGGAAATGGAAATGAAATGGAAGAAGTAAAAGAAGGAGAAGAAGAGGAAGAAGGGAAAAATGAAGAAGAACAAGAGGAAGATGGAGATAAAGATGGAAATGAAAGAGAAACAGATGAAGAGGAAGAAGTAGATGAAGAAGAACAAGAGGAAGATGGAGATAAAGATGGAAATGAAAGAGAAACAGATGAAGAGGAAGAAGTAGATGAAGAAGAACAAGAGGAAGATGGAGATAAAGATGGAAATGGAAATGAAATGGAAGAAGTAAAAGAAGGAGAAGGAGAAGGACAAGGACAAGGACAAGGAGAAGAAGATGGAAATGGAAATGAAATGGAAGAAGTAAAAGAAGGAGAAGAAGAGGAAGAAGGGAAAAATGAAGAAGAACAAGAGGAAGATGGAGATATAGATGGAAATGAAAGAGAAACAGATGAAGAGGAAGAAGTAGATGAAGAAGAACAAGAGGAAGATGGAGATAAAGATGGAAATGGAAATGAAATGGAAGAAGTAAAAGAAGGAGAAGGACAAGGACAAGGACAAGGACAAGGACAAGGACAAGGACAAGGACAAGGACAAGGACAAGGACAAGGACAAGGACAAATGAATTTAGATGGAGAAGGAGAAGGACAAGGAGAAGAACCATATAGTCAAGATGGACAAAGTGAAGTATGTTCATTAAGAAGAAGTACAAGAATTTCTCCTTCTAGTTCTACTTCTAGTTCTAGTTCTACTTCTACTCCAATAAGAAGAAGTGCAAGATTTTCTCCTTCTAGTTCTACTTCTAGTTCTCCTTCTAGTTCTACTTCTAGTTCTACTTCTAGTTCTACTTCTAGTTCTACTTCTAGTTCTACTTCTAATCCAATAAGAAGAATTTCAAGAAGAACTTGTAATAGTTCTAATTCTAATTCTACTTCTAGTTTTCTTTCATCTTCTTATGATGATGATCTAGAGGAAGAGTTTCAAAATTTTGAAGAAAGAGAATTCCAACAAAAAGATGGTTTTGTACATGTCCTTTTTAGTCAAAATGAAAACACAAATGAATATTATTTATTTGTGTTATCACCTGAAGATTCATATGCAGATTCTAAGGATTCAGGTATGGGATTGGAATGTGAAAGACAAAATAAATATGGGAGATCAGTATTTTTTACAGCAGACAGTTTTAAAAAGCGATCATTCATCTGTCCATATAAATTAATAGATGAACAGAAGAACCTAGTCAAGATTAAATCAGTTAATGATGAAAGAAGAAAGTCAGAAATTGTAAATAATCTTTACAAACTAGAAATGAATGAGTCCTGGAAAAATAAGAACTATTTAGAGAGCAACCAAGAAATGTTGACAAAATACTTTTGTCTCTATATGGGCATGTTCTTTATTTTTAAAGACTTTGAGCTATCAGAAGATTCCTTTAAGCGATTTTGTTTAAGAGATGAATATTCTGAATACCGGTTAGAAGCGAGTAATAGTAAAAATGCTTTTAAAAAAAAAATTGTATTCGTTAACAGAGACGTCTATAAACATAATAGTACTAATAAGAAAGATAATAATAAATACAGTTTTGAAAACGTCGACGACAAAAAAGTACAAAATATCTTAACTGGTGACAGAAATCATAAAGACAAAACCATTTTGCAACTGTATAGCGATTGGAAAGATAGCAAAATCGTCAATGATACCGAAAATGATATTGAAGCGATTCGATATTATTTTAGTCCTATACATAAGTTTTCTTATGAAAATATACGTGATTATTTGCAAGTTTTACATGCTAATAGTTCTGTCAGTATTGAGACAACTAAGGATATGCACTCGGCAATAAAGAAATTAGGAAATATTGCAGCAGACAGAAAGTTGAAATCTATACCGTGTTGGAAACGTATCGTTCTAGATAAATTGGAAAAAGGTAAATACTTTATCAGCGTTGGTACAACATCAGGTAAAAGTCAAAGTAGAAGTCAAACAACTGAATGCAGTGGGGGACGGGGTGATAGTCATGTTGTAAAACGAGCGTACATGAATCGATCTCGTGATGTAAGAAAACGAAAAAGAAATGACAGTGTACATAGTGTACAAAGCAAAAAAAACAAAAGAAGAAGAAAGTCAGAACCAAAAGATAAAAAAGGAAGAAAAGTGAATGAAGAAGAAGAGGAAGAAGAAGAGGAAGAAGAAGAGGAAGAAGAAGAGGAAGAAGAAGAGGAAGAAGAAGAAGATGAAGAAGAAGAAGAAGAGGAAGAAGAAGAAACAGAAAAAGAAGGAGAAACAGATGAAGTGGACGACGAGGAAGAAGAAGAGGAAGAAGAAGAAGAGGAAGAAGAAGTGGAAGAAGAAGAAGAAGAAGAAGAAGGGGAAAATGGAGAGGAAGAAGAAGAAGAGGAAGAAGAAGGGGAAAATGGAGAAGAAGAAGAAGGGGAAAATGGAGAAGAACAAGAGGAAGAAGAAGTTGAAGAAGAAGGAAAAAAAGAAGATGAAACAGAAAAAGAAGGAGAAACAGATGAAGAAGAAGAGGAGGAAGAAGAAGAAGAAGGGGAAAATGGAGAAGAACAAGAGGAAGTACGAGAAGAACGCGAAACCTACTTTACGAAGTTTAGGTTGTTTTTACATGATCTTTTCAATTCAGAAAGGCATATCAGCGAAAAGACATTTGCTGAAGAAGTGTCTTTGAGGATGCTAGATCCATATAAAAATAAAACTGCTAGTCAGTATATTATTAAGAAAAAAAATATTCCGGAATTTAGTGAATATATTAAAGTTCTCTTGCAAGAAACAAAGAAATGAAAAAGAAAAAGAAACAAAGAAATGAAAAAGAAAAAGAAAAAGAAAAAAAACAAGAAACAAGAAACAAGAAACAAAACACAAAACCAAAAGCAAGACAGAAAAGACACAAAGAAATGAAAAAGAAAAAGAAAACAAGAGAAAACAAAAAACAGAAACCAAAAGCAAGACAGAAAACAGAAAACAAAACAAAACAAAAGCAAGACAGAAAACAGAAAACAAAAAACAAAAAACAAAAAACAAAAAACAAAACAAAAGCAAGACAGAAAATATAAAACAAAACAAAAGCAAGACAGAAAATATAAAACAAAAAAAGAAACAAAGAAATGAAAAAGAAGACAAAACAAGAAAGCAAAAAAACAAAACAAAAACCAAAAGCAAGACAGAAAACAAAAGAAAAAAAGCAAGAAACAAAGAAATGAAAAAGAAAAAGAAAAAGAAAAAGAAAAAGAAAAAGAAAACAAGAGAAAACAAAAAACAGAAACCAAAAAAAGATAAAACAAAAGAGAAACCAGAAGCAAGAAATAAATGAAAAAGAAAACAAAACGGAAAACAGAAACAAAGAAATGAAAACAAGACCAAACAAAAGCCAGAAAAATAGGAAGAAAAAAAAAAAATAATTAACAATTAAATAAAGTATGACAAATAAAATTAAAGATATTTTTTTAGAAATAATTTATTCAAATCTTTCAACCTTTTTACTAAACATCTTATTAGAGATTATCATTCCGCCTTTGGAAATTTATCTATTCACATCTCTTAGTAAAACTCTTTTAAAAGACATTCGTGAAAAAAAGCTCTTATCTTGTAAAAATAGGAAATACATTGGCTATCTGTTTTTACTTCAACTTCTTAATTATTATAATAGACAAAGTTTCAATCAATTGCAGAATCCAATTCGTGTAACAGTAAGAAACAAGATTACGACGATTACAGAAAATGATGCTGATGTAAAACAGTTGCTTCTATTATTCATGCCTTTAGCCATATTGAATTCATATAAATATATATTAAAGTACATATTACCCATCGTCGTATTGTTTATTTACCTTATCTTTTTTATGTGTAAGTATCAACCGAAGGTTGGTTTAATATCAATTTTATATGTAGTTATTTCGATTTCATACATATATAATAGAGTAACAGTTTTATCGTGTCAGGCAAAGGAAGTATTTAACTTGCACGGAAAATGTCTAAAGGAATATAGAGGGACAGATGATAAGAAAGTTAGTAACATAAAAGAAGCTGAACAAAATTTTGAAAGAGAGAGATATAATTTTATCAAAAACATCAATTGCGTAATTATGTATCTGAATAACATGTTTTATATTTTTTGTTTCATCACGGTTTATTCATTTGCTTTAATGAAAAATTGTAATCTTGAGTCGATTGTAACCATGTTGCTTTTCACAGCAAGGTATTATTCATCCTTACTTTTACGAACAGGTTTGTTTATAGAATCCATGGGGCGATTGAGAATTTTGAATGATACATTATCTTCTTCCTAGAGACTGTTACAGGACCGTGTGGCTCTCTCAAAACTAGTTTCGAAAATTTTGAGAGCGGAAAATTATTTAAAAATCATCTTCGCTATCACTACTAGTATCAAAATTAATAGTCGAAGAAGAAGCCTTTCTATATTCAGAGACGCGTGATTCAAAAAAGTTAGTTTTTCCACCCAATGAATTCTTTTCCATGAAGCTATAAGGATTTGACGCTTCATATATTAAATCATAACCAAACGATTTCATAAGTCGGTCAGCTACATATCTTATGTATTGCTTCATTTCATCCTTCCTCATACCAATCATATCACAAGAGATTGAATCACATATAAATTCTTGTTCGATCGACACTGCTTCTTTCATAATATTAATAGCATCTTTCTGTGATAACTTATTGTTAACATATGTGTATAAAAGTATAGCAAATTCACAATGGAAGCCTTCATCTCGTGCGATCCACTCATTACTTTTAGCCAAACCATGGAGAAGTTTTCCTCTTTCTTTAAAATAAAAAATAGATGCAAATGAAGAACTAAAGAACAAGCCTTCAACAATTCCGAAAGCGAAAATTTTTCTAGCTAATGCATCCTTTTGATCTAATTTTTGCTCAATATATTTTATAGCCCAATCACTTTTCTTTTTTACCACTGGAATAGTGTCAATTGCACGAAAGAGTTGATGTTTTCTTTTTGTATCTTTTACAAGTGTATCGATCATAAGGTTGTAGCTTTGTGTATGAACTCCTTCAATACATGCTTGAAATCCATAAAATAATCTAACTTCTGGAAGTTGAATTTCTGTAGAAAGAGATGATAAAAGTCTTTCGATAACAATATTGTCTGAGCTTGCAAAGAAACCAAGGATATTCTCTAAAAAATATTTTTCATTGTCTGTTAATGAGTTATAGTCGTTGATATCTTGTGTAAAATCTATCTCTTCTGTTGTCCAAAAGCATGATTCATTTTTTTTATACATGTCATAAATGTCTTTATATTGAATTGGAAATAAGCAAAATCGATCTCCATTGTCTTGTCTTCGTGTCAATAACTCTTCATCCGGATTAAAATAACTCATTTTAGATTTATACGAAAGAAACATTTTATTTTATTTTCATTTTTTTTTTGATTTTTTTTTTTGTTTATGTTTTTTTTCAAGATTTTTTTTTTTCTTTTTTTTTTTCCATTTTTATTATGTTTTTCTTTTTTTTCCATTTTGCTTAAAGTTTTTTGTCACAACATCTTCTTATTTTTTGTGTAAAATAGTGTTAATAACAGCACTATTTTACAGTGGCTTCCCTCTTCTTATTTTTTGTGTAAAATAGTGTTAATAACAGCACTATTTTACAGTGGCTTCCCTCTTCTTATTTTTTGTGTAAAATAGCTATTGTAAATGTAAAATAGTCTGTCAGACTTTTTTTGATTCTTCCTTAATCAATACTTTTTTGTCGGTTTGCAAACACATAGGTACATTGATTACATGTATTTACCATCAACTCTGGAGTATCATCTTGTTCTAACAAATCAAACATTTCTTGTGTTGTTTGTTCAATCCAAGACCAATCTAAATCAACATGGACAAGTGTCCTCTTAAAATGTAAAGTAAGATCCATTGAATTTCGTGTTTTATCAGCGTTATAATACATTAAGAAGCCTCTACTGGAAACATTAAATCCATTCTTTTCAAACAGGTATGCATAAATTTCCAATTGTCTTTTGTAACTTTTACCTTCATTATAAACATCTTGCAAAGTATCAATAGAAGATTGTTTCGATGTTGCTTTGGTATCAACCATGTGAAGTTCGCCAGTGTCTTTATTTACAAGGCAATCATCGATTCCACCGTACCACTCAATATTTTGTTCATGATTATAATAGGAAACACCTTTAAAACTGTTTGTCCAGATATCCATATCTTTATGTGAAAAGGGAATCAGGTTGTCAATACCATTTTCTAAACAAATAGGTGGACAAGTTTTATTTTCTCGATAAATATTAAATTCTTGCTTAACCAGATGATCCACTGCTATATTTAAAGAAAAGCCTGGTGAAGGCGGAAGCTTATGTCCAAGTTTTTGCATTTTATAGAAACATGTTGGACAATTTAAAAAAGCTTCTATTTGTGAACGTGAGAGTCTCATTTTTTTATCTCTATCATTAGAATATCGACTTCTTTTCAATTTGAATGCTGGTTCTGTATGTTGTTTGTCTTTTTTGAATTCTTTTAAAAAAACCAAGTCTACATCTTCAAGATTGAGTTTTCTTTTCGTCGCCATTTTGACAATCTTGACAACATGTAGAGTTGTGTAATTTTTTGAGAAATATAATGTAATTTTTTGAGAAATATAATGTAATTTTGACAAATATATATGATTTAAAAATATTTTCTTTTATGTAGTTTTATTTTCTTCATTTCCATAAGGTAGCTTTTCAATCCAAGATTACAATTGTTTACAAAATGATTTTCTAACATATCGTTGATCGGCTTCCATACAATAAATTCGATTTCATCACTATCAGGAATAGTTTCGTGTGTTTGGATAATGTAATCTTCAATACGTTTACTTGCATTAATGATAAAATAAATGTTATTCTCTATTTCGTAAATAAGCTTTGGTTCTTCAACGAGCAATTTATATCCAGTCTCTTCTTCAAATTCACGTGCAGCTGTGTGAAATAAGGATGTGTCTTTTGATTCACATGAGCCTTTAGGAAAGCCATATTTCTTTGATTTTTTGGAGAAGGTAATTAACACTTGTTTTTTTGAGTCGATTAAAATGATCCCTGCTTTATGTAGTTTATTCATTATTTTCTATAGTGTATCAATATTTATTTATATCTATATCTATTTTATATCTATATCTATTTTATACATAAATCAATATATTTTTTAAAGAATGTTTCATCAAAATGATCAATATATTACATTTTATGATATAAAGTTGGGCTTACAAGGATCTTTCTATGATATTGTTTTTCCTCAAAAACGATTTTCGCTACCAGAAACTAAAATAAAAAAATATGAACAAGATAACATGGTTTACATGAAGTATGTTGCCAAACATTTTCCCTATCAGATTAGAAATCCAACATGTTCAATCTATAATATATGTTTTGATAAATGGAATCATTTCTGTTTCTTTCCAAATAGTAGTATCTATACTACAATAGTTAATTTAAATATAATACCGTCTTCGATTGTTACACATAAGAAACCTAAAGAAGAACTCATTTTAGTTTTTTCCTCTACAACCACGAATGATAGTGGCGATCGAGACATTATTCGATATATTGTTTCCCGTATCTTTGGATTTGCTCTTGTTCATCAACATGGATTTCTTTTCATCAATGAAAAATATCAAATAAGCTATAAAGCACAGCAATATAACAAAATCAAATTGGACAATATAGTGACAGAAATTACGTTATTAAAAAAGAATAAATTTTCCATATATAACGGACTACAAATAGATGACAAAAAATATTTACCAAATTTATCTGATTCCTCAGTTTTTCACTCGAAGGATAAAATGAACGATTGTATTAAATATGGTGAAATTTCACTGTTATTTAATTGTGGGAGTGCGATACGAAACAAAGCACATTCCTTAGGTATTTATTCTTTTCATGATAGTCGCTTTCTCTCTTGTCTTAGTTTTAAAACAAGTAAGATTGTCAAAAGAATTTTAGATATTAACTCTTCAACAACAGATTGGAAGTATGTAGACCCATCGATAAAAGAAAATCCAAATTATCAAAGATTAGTGAAAGCATATAAAGAAAATAACATTTTATACTTTGATTTGGAATTTGTGAAAGATTGTATATATTTGGGAGGATTTTCGGACAATAATGAAGAATATGAATACTTATGGAATGATCGCAGTAATAAGGCTTTCATGATTGAACTAATAAATTATCTAGATCTTTATAAAGATAAGATTATTGTTTATTATTGTGCAGAACTACGTAAGTTAAGAGAATATGTTCGTAAACTCAATATTACTGTTGATAACAATTTCTTTGATAACTTTGTCGATTTATATGTACTGCTAAAAGATTTTTGTGCATTTAAAGGAGCTTATAATTTTAAGTTGAAAAATGTAGAAAAAGCATTATCTACCTATGTCAATCTACAATCATCTACCTATGAAAATTTGGAATGTCAAAATGGTGTTGATTCAATAGAAATGTTTGAAGAATTCAAGTTATTTCGAAAAACAAATATAAAGAGACAAATAATAGAATATAATTCAGTTGATTGTTACAACATGAAGACTATTGTAGAGGCAATTCTCAACAATGAATGTTTGATTAAATGACTTATAAAAAAAAAAAAGAAAAAAAGAAAAAAATATATTATTATTTCAATAAAAAGACACATGACAAAACAAGAACAGATATTGAATAAGATTAAAGAGAAAGAAAACCAATTACAAGAAATACATAGAATTCCAGATAGACGAATGCATGGTAAGCTTATGTCTAGACAAGGGTTGTCACCTATTAAAGAAAAACAACAACAACCACAAACAATTAAAAGACTACAATTGAGATCGGAACTATTGAGAAAGCATATTAACAATCTAAAACAAAATCTACAAAAATTAAAAAAGGAATCAAAAAAAAACATTGTGATTATTGATTTGAGTAGTCAGTCACAACAACAACAAAATATTTCTCATACATATCAAAAAATGACAAGTGATGAGAAAAATAAATTCGCTAGACAAAAACGCTTAGAGAAAATGAAAAAAGACAATCAAGAAAAAGAAAAAGAAAAAGAAAAACCAAAAAACAAAAAAACCCAAAAAAAACAAGACAAAACAAAGAAAGAAGATAAACAAAAGGAAACAAAGAAAGAAGATAAACAGAAAGAAACAAAGAAAAAACAGAAAAAGATGTAAAAGTATCTAAAGTATTTTAACTTCTGTAATAAAATAATAAACGGAGTATCGTTTCATCTACTTGATGTATGATAAATTCATCACGTTCATGTACAGGCTTGTTATACGCTCTTGTTAGAACGTTATTAATATCATTTATGGCAAATTGATCTAATGTATGCGAAGATGTTGTTGTTGAAGTAACATATTCATTGATATACTTTATTATGTCCTTCTGTTTCTGATTACTAGCTACATTAGAATAATAATTTCTAATCACAAGTAAACTCACTATTTGTGATTCAAATAATCTTTGATTTTGATCACTCATCACCTTTATGTTAAAAATTATATAATCACTTATCATATCTACGATTATAAATAAATTAGAAATTATCTTTTACAGTATCTTATCAGACATTTTTTGCTATAGATTTTTATGTGCTATGTTCACAGCCTGTATCTGTATCTGTATCTGTATCTGTCACTTTCTCTTTCTCTTTATCTGTCACTTTCTCTTTCTCTTTATCTGTCTCTGTCTCTGTCTCTGTCTCTCTCTCTGTCTCTCTCTCTGTCTCTCTCTCTCTCTGGATGAAATTTTGCTTACTTCGGAAGTCTGTCCAGCCCCGTATGGGACGAAAAGTATGAAGAAACAACAAAGAATATAATATAGAAAGAGTATTCGTAGCCTCGAGATTGAAGTAATTTAAAAGATGAAGCCACTACAAAATAAAAAAGAGGGAAGCCACTACAATTTAGTGCTAACATTAACACTATTTTGCAGACACACAAAGTAAAAAAGAGGGAAGCCAAACTAAAAAAGAGGGAAGCCAAACTAAAAAAGAGGGAAGCCACTGTAAAATAGTGTTAATAACAGCCATCTGTAGTTATGGTTCCTATGAATGGTAATTCACCAAACTCACAAAATTCTGTTGCTGTTAATAGAACAGGAAATAAATCACCAGTTATTGTCACTACCACTAATGCAGTGTAATATCTACAAGAGGAAGAAATAATACAAATAAAGTCCCATCCGTCTTTTCATAGTTTTTGCGGATGGACTAAGAAGTATTGAGAATCAACAATATACAAAAGGAAGAAGAAAAATAAATACAAATTACAATATACAAAAGGAAGAAGAAAAATAAATACAAATTACAATATACAAAAGGAAGAAGAAAAATAATTTCAAGAATCCACAATATATACAAAAGGAAGAAGAAAAATAAAAATAAATACAAATTACAAGAATCAACAATATATACAAAATGAAGAAGAGAAATAAATACAAATCAGTCCCATCAGTGGACGATACACAAAAAAGTCCCCATAAATCTTAGATGGGTCGATAAACTTATTTATCTTAATTAATTTACAATTTATTTATTGTATTTATGTTTATGTTTATTTTGTTACATTAAGTTGTTTATTTTGTTACATTAAATTGAATATCTTGGGATGAAAGAAGACATTCTATTTCTCTTATAACTTTTTGGTGTTGAATATGATACGAATAGATTTTAGAAACTGGATGCAATGGATATTGTGGAAACACTGCTGTGAATAGTTGATCAACACACAAAGTAATCGACTTCACATAATATAACCTGTCTAATCGAAGTATGTCAGCAAAGGAACAAAAATACTCTGGATTTTCAATCTTATTAAAAAGTTTGTCCGAATCTTTATTCTGTGTATATACAAACTCTATTCTTGAACCACTTGCTTCAGGTTTGCCCCTTCTTCCTTGTTTAATCGCTAATTGTTTATGAGCTGGTAAGCATAGTTCTCGATATTTATTTATCGTTTCATGTTTACAAGCATTTCCTTTTTTAAGTTCGTTATTATATTCAACAATTTGATTTTCAGAAGTAATCTTATGGTTAATTCCAAGGTCAGCAAATCTTTTATTTAATTTCGAGACATCATTGGGCAGTTCTTTGATCTTGTAATCGTCATTTAATAATTTTGTAATAATGAAATCGTTTATGTTAGAACATTTGGTATCCCATTTCATCAAGTCAAGAATTTCACTATTTACGTAAGCAACAATTTCACTATACGACCAATTATCCATCATGCTTCTGACTACTTGTTCGTATATTTTTCGGCACCAAAGAGAATTATCTCGTCTTGCCAAAACGACCCCACGAATACTCAATTTGTCATCGATAACTCCATCCTCACCAGCTGTGTAACATACATATCTCTTTTTTGTAAGAATTAAAAAGGAAACCTAAAAAAAAAATATACATTAAAGTATAGATATAAAATTATATGATGTGATATGATATATGTTATTATATGATAAGTTAGTATATGATATCTTAGTATATGATATGATATGTTAGTATATGATATGATATGTTAGTATACTTACGTAAATTTTTTCCTCAAAGCAAAGTTTCATATGTGATCCAAATAACTTGGCATCTTGGATTAGTTTTTCAACTTGTAATGCGAATTTCCAGAGTTTTCTACAATCATTAATCCCATCGAAATGAACATAAATAGAGTCTGTGTTTTTAACGATAAGTTCACCATTCGAGCAATGAAAATTACCAACCGATGTCTCTATATCGTATACAAACTCATTGTGGTTGTGTGAATACTCTTCTACTTTCAATACAAGTCCAGATCTTCTTTTTTTTCTATTTTTCAAATCAATAACATATTCAATTTTTCCACTATCATGACGAATAAAGTCAAACACACAATCTGGGAACTTTTTTTTGTAAGTGAAGAAATAATAGCCAATGTATTTATCTTCGACTTCTGGAGAGAAGTGAACAAATCCGTTTTTCTGACTATGTATGGTGTTCCATTTTTCTTTCTGATAGACAAGTTTGTCAACCATATAGCTTCGATTCTCATCACAGATGGTTAATAATTCGTCTTCATGAACGGTCAAGTGTTGTGGTTTTATTTCTGTTTTGTGTCGTTTTAAAAGAAGTGAGTGGTCTTCTGTGCAAATTACAGATCCACTTGTAGTGTATACTTTATACATTTTTTTGTTACATCGATGACGTATAAGACGTTTCATGTCTGTTAACCCATCCGACGAGAAAATGTTTACACTATTTTTTAAATTCAACATAAGAATTTGTTCTTTATTCAGCAAAGTTTGATCATCAAGTTTAAATTGAGGATAGGGAAGTTTTCTATCATCATGTAGATTCCAAAAGTCTTCAATGGTATATATTTTTATATCTTCCTGTTCATCGCAAATATAGATTGGAGTGTGTGCTGCAACAGAATCACCGTAAATAATTTTTCCATTTAATTCTTTTTTTACAAATGCTGCTGCTTTTTGAATTGATTGTCTTCCCATTGCAGTACATGACATAGCACTGACCTTATTGGGAAGATAGCCAACATTGACCCCAAGCGCACCATATACTGAATTCGCCGACAGTTTATAAGCTAACTGTCGTTTATCCAATATGTTTGCCAAGAATCCATCTTTTGTATGCTTCAGCAATTTTTTGGTAACATTTCTTTGCTGTAGTAAGTCTTGTAACAAAGAAGGTATTACACCTGTTGTTTTTTTCGAATAATGATAACAAAAGTTGTTGTTATTTTCATCTTCCCAACTGATAGCATGGTAGTCATCTTTTTGAATATTTTTTACTTTTTCTTTTGGAATTAATGTAGAATAACAAATATTGTAACTAATCAAACAACTGGGATATAAACTTGAGAAATCGAAAGGTAAAATCATCGAATGTCGTCCAACGATTGGATCGAAGACAAACGCCCCTTGGTATTGTTCGAAATCAAGAAATTCCTTTTCTTTATCCGACAAGGAATCAAAAGAATCAACTAAACGCTTCTCATTATAACATTTTCTATATACCATACTATAGACTTTAAATTGTTGTCCACGTAACATAAGATCATCCATTTGCACGGAAACAAGTCTAGCCATTTCGATTAACTCAAACAAAATACACAACTTTTTGTAAAGTAACAAACAAAGATTCGCATCTTGCACGCAGTATTTGGAACACTTTACTAGTTTTGGCATATTTTTTTGATGAAATCCTAGTGAATAAGCATCAAAGATATCTTTGACTGTCATTGGATCTTTTGTAATATCATCTCCTAAGAAATAACTACTCACAGTAGAAAGCTTATAGTTCGACAATTTATAATTCCGTTTGACAATAACTAACAAATCAACAATAATTCTTCCATCAAACTGATATAAATAAAATTGCTGGACACTATATGCGGATGAACTCCATTTTAGTTCTTTGTATGGTGCCTTTCGATCAATGGACATTCCACGTCGTTCAATATCAATATTATACATCTCACAACGTGTCTTTAAATAAGTAATATCGAACCCGTACACATTATACCCCAAGAGAACAATTGGATTAAATTCTAATATGAAATCCAAAAAAGACAAAAGTAATTGTTTCTCACTTGTAAACGTATGAACAATAATTGCTAAATTGTCCATTTGAAAATTTTTCTTGGACATGGTAAAAATGTGTTTTTCCTCTTGGTTTTTCTCATCTAATGTCGATACACCAATCTGAAAGATGAGGTCCGTTTTCAACTTTGCATCTGGAAATTTACTTGGTATTGCACTATAACATTCCAAATCAAAGGCTAATGTTCGAAAAACAGGAATTTGATACTCTTCTTGATTTTCTTTGTTTCTGATTTGATCAATTGTAAAATTAAATTCAGAAGAACTCCTTGTAATTTTAGGAACAATCGGTTGAGAAAAAATATCCGAAGAACATTCTATCCACCCAACACTTGGTAAACGAAGAGATGATAGAAATTGTAAAGTCGGAGTTGTCTCATATCCATGCACTTTATAGGCGTTTGATCTTTTATTTTTATATTTAATCTGGAAATAAAACTGCTTTCTTGCCTCAATACTTGGAAAAAAGATGTGATACACTTTAACTTTTTTATCCTGATAGAAATACAATTTCTTTTCGATATCAGTTCGCTTAATATAGATTCCTACTTCATTATTGTTTTCATTCATACCTAAAATTCGTGGATTCATTTCCTCTTGATTCACTAAAGACGATACATGGTGTAACATTTGACTCTCACTATGATGAGGTGACAATTCTAATGCAAGCCACGGTGAAAATTCACCATCGAAAGCTTTTAACAACACATTGTTTGAATCCACATCTACACAATAAGACTGCACATTTACTACTCGCTCCTCCTTACCAGTAGAAGTAAATCCACTAATATCCTCAATTAACCATTGATATACAAATAATGACTTGGTTGACGACATCTTTTTCTTTGTTTTACTCCTTTTCTTCTTTTGTTGCTATTCAATTTCTTTACGAACTCGTATTGGTCGATGTTGACTTGGATGTTGATAATATAAATTGGGTATTTTTAGATTATTAGTTAACTTATGGAAAGATAGATAATGCTTTACAATGTCTTTTTGATTATTTTCATCAAGGATATATAAAGAACGCCCTTGTAAATTCAATTGTTTTGTGTAAAATAATATGAACAGAGTAATAGACCAATCAATTATAATTGTATCTTTTTCTAATTTCATATTTGTTATAGATAGTTCTTTCTGTTCAAAAAGTAAAGACATCCAACGAATACATTGAAAAAATGTTAGATATAACATTTTACTCTTGTATATTAATGGTTCATCATTTACATATAAACATATCTTCTCATCATATCTACTATATACTAACTCTTTCTTTACTTTGAAAAAATCTTTATAGTGATCCCTTACACAAGAAACAGTGTCAAACGAATAAAAGCATATAATATTGCTTATTTGTAATAATATTAACACAAAATATAATATTTTCATTTCTTATTTATATATATTTTTTTTATATATCATTCTTTTTTTTTTCCTTTGTAAAACAAAACAACACAATATGAAAATAAATATCAATAGTATTGTTGCATTCATTTCTCTTCTCGTATTTATTTATATCTCTTATCGCATATCAGGATTTATTAGCATTCTTGAGTCAATCGTACAAAGAGAAGGAAATGAAATCGACGACTTCTTGACAACATTAAAAGATGAAATACAAAACAATTCTGCATCATTAAAAACGAATTCGGAAGACTTCAAACAAAATCTCCTTAATAAGATAGATGCCTTTAATAACATCTTCAAAAATAAATCATTGTGGTCATGAATCATTTTTTCGGATAAAAAAAAAAATCTTATAATATAAATGAACGAAACACTTACACCAACTCAAAATCAGAAATTACCTTTTTACAAAATTGAAGATGTAGCAGCAGTCAAAAGAAGAATTCCAGAAAAAGGTATTCTCATGAAAACTATTATGAATCGAAACGCAGATACACGAAATAGAATCATAACAGCTTTTAAAAAAGATGTATATGTAATTAAATTTACAAAAGATACTATTTCTTCCGTTTTAAAATACGCTGCCAATCAATGCATGGAAGGGAATACAAAAGATGAGAAAATATGTCGAGGTAACTTATCGCAAACTTATTTTAAAGAAATTGATAGCAATGGTAGAGAATACAATGCTGTATTAATCTTTTACGGTCAACGCATCATTGGATTTTGTATTTATAAAGTTGAAATTGATACGATTAATATTGATTTATTGTGTACCAATAAAATTGGATGTTCAAAATTAGACAAGTGTCCTTTGGGACAAATTCTACTTGAATACGTAATTCATCTTGTCAATGGAAGAAAAAGAAAAATAGATAAAAAAACAAAAATTACAATTGAAGCAGTTCGTAACGATGATACATTAAAATTTTACTATGACAATGATTTTGTGAAAATGAATACGAATGATAAATTGCAAGGTTCAACAAGTGATTTACTAAAAATGGTAAGAAGATTGGAAAACACTAGTCAAATCACTCAATCAAGACAAGCACAAAAATTACAATTTAAAAAATTCTATCAAGAAAAAGCAAAACATAGAAAATATCTCCAAACTAATCCAAATTATAAAGATGCGATAATTCCCATTCAAAATGACAAAGGTATAATATTACACTCCAGCTTTCAAAATCAACAACAAAAAGCATCTTACTCAGGAAATATTAATTACATTGGAGACATAAGGCAGAATAAAAAAAATGGCGTTGGAAAAGAGTATGATGTATATGGTTATCTTATTTATGAAGGGCAATACAAAAATGGAGTAAGAGACGGAGAAGGAACCTTATACAAGTTATATCATAATGATAGAAGAAATACGTTCAAAAATGGCAAATTATTTAGTGGAAAATTTACTAAAGGAGAATACACAGAAGGAAAAAAGTATTATGAAAATGGTCACCTCATGTATGATGGTATCTTTTTGAATGAGAGATTCAAGAAAGGAAAGAAGTATAACATAAATGGACAATTAATTGAAGAAAAAAAATAAAATCCATCATTTTATATACTTACTGTAAATCTAAATGTAAAGTATATCTAAACCTAAAGTATATAAAATGTAAATCTAAATGTAAATGTAAATCGAATTATTTTTCAAGCTCTTCATCAATATTATCTAGTATACATAAAATAGATTCATTTGTATTACCATACTTATTGATCGTTGTTATATCAATCGATTCGTTGTTTTGAGAATCTTTTATGGAGACATTATCAGCTGACATGAATCCTGATCCAGGATCTACTAATTCTATTTCCTCGATATGATCGTTGTCAATTTCCGTGAGTTTTAATATGGTTGTAGTTTTGCTATCTTGTGCATCTCCAACAGTTATTTCCTGATTGAGCGTAAAATCTTTTCCTCCATTTGAGATTTCCACTTCTTCAATGATTCCATTCTTTATCGAATTAACTGTAAATGTAGCTTCAGCATTGTTGTCTTTGGTTACTGTAATAGAATTATCATTATTGTAATTTCTACCTCCATTCAATATTTCAACGGAGTAGATTTTTCCTTCAATCATTTCAAGATTACTAAGAGAAATATTTGAAGGTGCTGAAGAAACCACAGGGGTTGCTTGACCATTAAATCCACTACCTTGATCCATTATCTCATAGTCATTATTGTCGTTACTATAATTAAGATATCCTGTCACAGAAAAATCGATAACATACAAGTCTTGTCTATTATCACCATCAATCTGAAATTCAATTGAATCATCATCGAAACTCACCAACCCACCAGTCGTCAATGTAACGCTTGAAGTGACAAAGCTTTCAATTACTCCCGTTGGATCAATAATTAGACTTTGACTAGCTAAATCAGTTGATACTGTGTGGGTGTTAGTGATATTATCTTTAGTAATAGAGTCAATTTCTAGAACGAAATTATCATCCGATTTTAAGCTTGTTGCTTTACCAGTGTGTGTTTCTAGATTTATGCTAAAATCAGCTGCGTTAAGTCCTACTGGTAAATTAAAAGTTAAATTTGGATCAGAAATTGTAGTTGAATCAACAGAATATGATTTATCAAATTCATTAGGTGTACCAAAAAGCGTTTCTAGAGATGTCGTAAAATTAGAAGCATCAAGACCAGTATCATCAAATTTAAACTGTTCCGTAGTAGAAGAAATTGTAGTTGAATCTACTTCAGAATTTGAATCTGTAGAACTTACATATGATTTATCAACATCATTAGGTGTTCCAGAGTGGGTTACTGGAGGTTGTGGAATATCAAAATTATTAAGGTCAAGGTCGCCAAAAGAATATTCCAATCCAGTTTGAGACACAGTGGTTGAAGTAAGAACAACATCAGAGTTATCTACATATGATTTTGTAACATCATTAGGGGTTCCATAGTGTGTTATAGGTGTATCTGGAATATCAAAATTAGAAGAGAGAAGCCCAGTATTAGTAAATACAAATACTAATTCCGTAGAAGAAATAGTAACTTCATTAAGTTGATCTCCGTTAGAATCTAAATATGATTTTGAAACAGTTGGTGTACCTGTATGTGGATTTTCAGCCTCTAGAGATGTTGTGAAATCATCAAGATCAAGATTCGAAACACTTTCATGATTAAATACAAAATTTAATTCCGTAGAAGAAATTGTAGTTGATTCAACAGAAATTCCTCCATCATTTACATATGCTTTTGAAACACTATTGGGTGTGGGTGTACCTGTATGTGGATTTTCAGCCTCTAGAGATGTTGTGAAAGCATTAAGATTCAAAACACTTACATGATTAAATTCAAAATCTAATTCCGTAGAAGAAATTGTAGTTGATTCAACAGAATTTCCATCATTTACATATGTTTTTGTACTATTGGGTGTACCAGTATGTGGATTTTCAGCATCTAGAGATGTCGTGAAATCATTTTCGTGAAGACCATCAGGAAATACAAAAGCTAAAGTTGTAGAAGCAATTGTAGTTGATTCAACAGAATTTCCGCTAGAATCTACATATGATTTGGAAGAAGCAACTATTGTTCCTGAAGGACTATAGTTTTCAGTGACATTGACAGGAGAAGATTCAGGAATATCAAATCCAGTATAATCACTTTCTAGACGAATAATTTCAAAAATATCAGCTATTTTTAAATGTGATGTTGGTTCAGTAAGAGTTTCTGTGACATTATCAGATGCATTACTTGCATCGTCATTATTATTTACTTCTGCAGCCTTTTCAGCCATTTGTTGTAAAAGAACAACTACAGCTATATAATATGGAGACGACACATCATATTGATTTTTCAATGCTGTTGTAAAACTATTTGCAGTAGCACTTATATCAGACCAGTCAATGCCTAGAAAATCGACACCATTGCTATCAATTTGACCATTATTTTCATTTTGTTGTTGATCTAATAAGTCCGTATTTAATATCCATGCTTTTAGATAATCATCAGTAAGATTTCCATTATTTAAGTCATCTACGATGGTGTTAACATCTCCAAAAAACTTGGAGAAGCTATATGCATTTAATTCTTTCGTAATATCATTACCTTCTTGTGGAACATCGATCTCAATGTCAACCCCATTAAATGTAATAGTATAAGTACCTGGTTGTGTGTTCTCTGCTACACTTATTTGATCCATAATATCTTTTACTTGAACATCAATTTTATCGACAGAAAGTCGAACTTTATTATCATTATCATATCCGACATCGTAGTTTTGAATCGTCGAAGTAGTAAAGGATTCAGCGAAATCTATTTTGTCGACAATTTGATCGTAAATTTGTGTGTTATTTAAATTAATAGACTCCACGGTAAATTTCACATGATTATCATTATATTCGACCAAATAGTCTTGAATTTTTGCTTCTGAAAATCCATTCGCGAAATCAATTTTATTTAATATCTGACTCTCAATTTGGCTCTCATTTAAATTAATAGAATTCACGTCAAATTTCACATAATTATCATTGTAACCCACCAAGTAGTCTTTAATTTCAGCCTCTGAGAAGTTATCCGAGAAATTTATTTTATCAAGGATTTGACTTGCAATTTGATCCTTATTAAGTGTAATTGCCTGTACATTAAATCTAACAATATCGCCAGCGTAAGCAACAGTTAAAGTATAGACACCTACATATCCGTTACCAACGTTAGGAGCACCTATGAATACAGTGTTTCCGTCACCGGATAAAGACACACTTGTACCGAACCGAGCATCTCCGGTTTTTCCATCAAATGTATCTTTTAGTACCCAATCATCTCCCTCATATTTATACACACGAGCCTTACCGGAGTTATCACCATCAAAATATACATCCTCAAGAGGAGCCCCAATGGCTAACACTCGCCCATCTTCTGATAGAGAGACATTATATCCCGACTGGGATTCCTCTTGCCCATCTATATCAGAGCCAAGTTTGGTGAATTCAAAAATACCATCGTTTTCGCCCATTTGATAAACCCTCACTTGTCCTGATCGATTTCCACCTCCATCATTTTGAGGAGCACCAATGGCTACAATCGACCCATCGGCTGATAGGGAGACAGTATTTCCGAATTTATCATCATTTGCCTCTCCCTCGACTTGACCCAACTTGTACCATGTATAAGTGTTATTGTTATATCTATAAACCCTCACGTATCCATTCTTAGATATGGCACCAATGGCTACAATCGAACCATCGGCTGATAAAGAGACGCTTTGTCCAGACACATCATGTGCTTTATCACCATCTATGTCATCGCCAAGTTGTTTCCATTGATCATCTTTATATTCAAAGACCCTCACATGTCCTGAACCAGTTCCATGCAATGTGGAGCCCAATGGCTACAATCTTGCCATCGGAAGAAAGAGAGACAGTATTTCCGAATTTATCCCCATTACTTGCACCATCTATATCAGAACCTAATTTAACCCAATCATTAGTAATAAATTGATAGACCCTCACGTGTCCTTGATTAGCGTGAATTGCTGCTGCTGAAGTTCCATCATTTTGAAAAGCACCAATGGCTACAATCGAACCATCTGAAGAAAGCGAGACACTACACCCAGACTGATCTGTATATTTTTCTCCCTCTATGTCACTGCCAAGTTGTGTCCATTGATTATCTTTATATTCAAAGACTCTCACGTGACCTGAGTTTTGTCCATTTCCATCATTTCCTGTGGCACCAATGGCTACAATCTTTCCATCGCTTGAAACAGAAACACTTTGCCCAAAACTATCACCGTCTGCTACTCCTCCAATATCGGAACCGACTTGAGACCATTCTGTATTTTCTACCTCAATGAGATTATACGCGACATCGTAGTCTTGTATCGAAGTAGTAAAATCATTCTTGAAATCAATTTTATCTAATATCTGACTTCCAATTTGATCCCCATCTAAATCAATAGACTTCACGGTAAATTTCACATTATTCTCATTATATGCTACCAAATACTCTTTAATTTCAGCATCTGAGAAATTACCAGAGAAATTTATTTTATCAAGGATTTGTTCTTGAATTTGAGTGGTATTTAAATCAATAGAATTCACGTCAAATTTCACATCATTTCCGTTATATCCGACCAAATATTCTTGAATACTTGCCGTGTCCAAATTTATTTTGTCAACAATTTGTTCTTGAATTTGATCCCCATTTAAATAAATAGACTTCACGTCAAATTTCACATTATTCCCATTATATCCTACCAAATATTCTTGAATACTTGCATTTGACAATTCATCCAAATCGAAACTAATTTTGTCAACAATTTGATCTTGAATTTGATTTTCATCAAGTGTAATAGACTTCACTTGTAATGTTTGATCATTTTGATTGTTATCAATAACTACATAATCATTTATTTTACTATCAGTTTTTGTATTTTCTGATAAATTAATTTTTGCGGGATCAAATCTCATTTCTTTTATATCTAATGAGAAGTCACTGTCTCCGAGAGACATATTTATTTTTTGAGTATCATCAGCATACATATCTAATGTATGATCATAATCTGATGTGTCTAAATCATCTTTCGGCGAAATACTTGTTATTGTAATATCATCTGAAGTTTGTGGAGTTATTTTTTTAATTTCTACTATTGCATTTGCTGAATTATCTTGGTTTGTTTCTGGTGATATCGTTATTGTACGATCATCGTTTACATATTTCTTCTCAGCACTTCCTAATAATGTTACATCTCCTAACTTTCCGTCAACATCAGTAACTTTTATTTGAAGGTCCGTTCCATCATCATCATCATGAGTAAGAGTCAGATTGGAATCAGTAGAATCATTAATTTCAAATCCTGTTTGCACTGATGTAGGGCTACTTAAGGTTTCAACAAATCCATCTTTAATTGTTTTTACTGACATTGTAAACGATGTATTATCATCATCTTTTATTACTAATGTATCACCAACCGAGTAAGTTTCAGCGTTATTACCGCTACCAACACCATCTAGATTCTGTACCTCAGCATTTCGAATATGTCCAGAGATAAGACTAGTAACTCTAACTTTTACATTTTGTTGATGACCTATGTCCGTGTTTGGTTCAATTTCAAGAATTTCACCAATGGTATGATTTTTTCCACCTTCGTTAATCGATACAGAAGTAACAAAATTACAATCTGCAATTAATGTGATGACCTTATACAAACGATTTTCAAGTGCTTGTTGATCTTGTAGTATGGAGCCAACAGCATATCCTTCTGTATCTACAATGGTAAAGATGATTTCATAATAATCATGTAAAGATTCAATATACTGTATAATAGAATCTTTAAAGAGAATAGGAAAGTCAGAAAATTTTTCCAAATAATCAACAAGGTTGGATGGAATGGAACGATGTTGGCTAATGATTTCTCGAATCATCAAATCTTCATAATTCATTGCAATCGAGGAGAAAGCTTTTAATAAAACTTTCCATAATCGAATATATGCTTTGAATTGAAATGTAGTCATGTTTCTTAGATTCGTTTTTAGTAATAGGTCTTTTTCCATTAATTGAAAGCTTCCAGCTTGAAATTTCTCTGCCACATCCTGACTTAAAATTTGTTGTACACCAAAAACAGAGAAAAACACTGCAGGTTGAACGGTCATATCAGAAAAGTATAAAAAGAAAGAGAGGTAATTGGATAAATTTTTGTAAAAATCAGTTTGTGCATCAGAGAATCCTTGATGAACTTGTACTTTAATATCTCGAATGTCCGTATTAAAAGTTTGTCTACAATCTTTTAGTGCTTCAACGGATGAATCAATAAATCGACTGGTAACTAGAATCATTTTTTCAGTAAGTGTATGAATATCACTATCTGATACAAATTCAACTGTATTATCGGTAGTGAGAAGATCTTGTGTAAAAGGTGATTCTTCTGTTAATTTTTTAATGGTGTGCAATGATGTTTCAAAACCCATTGCTAAATTTAGATTGGACCGGTAGTAAGCTTCTAACAGACCAATATTTTTGTAATGTTCGATATTGTCTAAAAATAAATTTGTTGGCATAATTTGATCTCTATATATATAGCAACATTTTTTTTTTTTAAAATAATGATTTAAAGGGATAGAACTTATATTGAAAAAGAAGAAATGAAAAAAGAAAGCATACATTCTTATTATTTCGACCTTTGGAAAAAACATTGCAAGACTGAGAAAGATGTCCTTTTATTAGAAGTGGGATCATTTTACGAAACATATGAATTTGAAGAACAAGGTTCAGCGAAAATTGTATCAAAGGAGTTGAACATAATACTAACAAAAAAGAATGGGAAACTTCCATTGTCGGAAACGAATCCATATATGGCAGGATTACACGTATCTAGCATTGAACGTCATATAAACTTATTGCTTGATAATAACTTCAATGTAATAATATATAGTCAAGACCCAAAGAATCCTAAACAAAGAAATTTTAAAGGAAGATATACAAAGAATATTCGTCTGGACATCTTTGACAATGATCGATTTATGTCAACTTCGAGTCAAGAAATGAAAATTTATTCTATGATCGTAGAGAAGTATCAATTGAGTCGAAATAAGATCAAGTTACAGGAATATAAGCTAACAATGGTCATGATTGATATGTATACGGGAAAGCTTTTTTTTTCCGAGACTATTGATTCCAATTATTTATCGTTGATTGATAGATTTTTCATTCAACATAATGCAAATGAATTAATTGTATTTTTAGATAAAGAAATAGAAAAAGAAGAGCGTAACGACATAGAAAAAGTTCTTCACGAGAGGAAAAATCTAAATTTTAGAATGAGGGATTACAAAACATATTCTCAAGATCATTTCGAAGTTATGTTAGAAAAGATACATTCTGTGGTTCAATCATCGAATGATATTACGGATCTTCACTATTTTCCGATGGTGATCCTTAATATATCTTTTTTGATTCAGTATATCGAAGAACATGATCCAATACAAATTCAAAAGCTAAGTATAGAAAATCCTTGGTTATCGCGAACGGAAACAAATATGCAATTTAATCGAGATCTCTTTAAAGAACTTTTTTTATTTCAATTAGAAGAAGAAGATCGTGGAAATCAAAAATCAATACGATGTATGTTTGATTTATTATCAAAAGATATGAACAAGATGGGAAAACGAGTTCTTACAAGTAGACTTCAGGCTCCATTAATATGTAGCAAACAAATACAGGAACGCTATAATGAAATTGAATCTATTAAGATACAACCATCCATTCTCAAAGAATGTATCGATATTGAATCTTATTATCTCAAATGGAAACGCGGACAGTTATCCACACGTTTAGTTGCTAAACTGTTGAAGGAATTAAAATTACTACAAACACATTATCAAGAATTAGTACCATTTTTGGATTACATTGATCTTCATTTTGATATTGATAATATGATGTTACCAGATGAAGAATATCTTTTGAATCCTTCTACCGAATATCTTGTCTATTTGCAGAATTATAAAGAGGAATTAGAAACAATGAAAAAGTTGAATTCTTCCTTTACTTTTGTTATTGACAAACAACATGGGATAGAAAATAGTTATTACACAGTTACAACTTCCAAATGGAATAAAGTAACAGGAAAGGAAAATTTTAGAATTATTGCTCAAAAATCAACAATCAAACATGTGATGTACATTGATTATGAAGATAAACTATTCCTCTTAAAAGATTTAGAAGATAAAATTAAAGAATATAAGGATGCATATTTCAAAAGGATATCCATGGAAATTATGGATGGAAGCTTTGATCATTTAATTACTTGCTTTATCAACAAAGTAAAAATAGACAGTATGAATTGTTGTCTAAGAGAATTCTTTCTCAAATGGAATTACACAAAACCAAATTTGAAAGATAAAGATAATGATAAAATGGGATATCATGAAATTGATTCCATGAGACATCCGCTTATAGAACGTATATTTCCAGATGAAGTGTTTGTTCCTTTTTCGTCACACAAAAATAAAAATGTATCTGGACAATTAATTTATGGTATGAATAGCTCGGGAAAATCAACCTACATGAAAAGCACTGCACTCAATCTATGGCTTGCACAATGCGGATTCTATGTTTCCTGTAAAAATTTAACCTTCTATCCTTATAAAGCAATGTTCTCTAAAATGAATAGAAGTGACAATTTATTCAAAAAACAAAGTTTATATTTCAGTGAAATCTTTGATATTAAATATATTCTTGATCGTGCAAAGGATTCCTGTTTATTATTTTTCGATGAAATCTTTAGTGGAACAGAAGTAAATTCAGCATCCTCCTTACTGATTGCTATCATACAAAAATTTTGTCTACAATCATCCTTACATTTCTACATCACCACACATATACATCAAATTGCAGATGTCGTTCAACAAATATGTGGTAATAGAGTTCAAATCAATCATTTTGAAATGAAAGACTTGAATTTACTTTCCACAAACAATTTAGTTAGTACGTCTGAAAATATCTTCTATAATCGCTTGATGAAAGATGGTTCAGGACCATCACTCTACGGTATCGAAGTTGCTGAAAAACTATTAATCAATAATCAAGATATAATTCAAAACGCTTATTCTAATAGACAACATATAAAATTCTCTTATCAATTTATCGAAAAGAAAAAAACATCCAAATATAATAAAAAAGTAGCTATTGAAGAATGTCAAATTTGTAAATGTAGAACAAACTTACATACACATCATATAGTTCAGCAACAAAATTTTGATTCTAATTTAAATTTAAACGGGTTCCATATGAACAGCAAACAAAACCTTATTGTTTTGTGCGCATCATGCCATAGAAATGTTGAAAATCAAATTAAATAATTAAATAATTCTCTTTTATTTATTGTTCAAAAATAAAAGATGTAGTTCTACTTGATTGATAAAATGACTAATCGCTATATCATTTCTCTTATATATTCGATATTCCCTCATGAATTCCAATGGTTCGCTAATTTGACTGACCCAATGCTTTAAGAAAATAGGATGCTGTTGACAAACTGAAAAAAATTCTTGTTCTTTTGTTTTTAATATAGATTCACAATCCACACAACTTACAATCTCTTTCGCTATCAACATCCACTCATTTATTTGTTGTTCGTCTACCTCTACAATCTGTTCGGTCATATTTCGGAGTAATGAAACACACGTTTTTTCTGTTGAATACACGCTCTCTTACTGAATACAGGATCTTCTCCGATTTCTCTAAATATAAAATAACTATTAACTTTATAATTACCTTCTTCAATAACAATTTTAGTGCTTTTTTATAAAACCTCATGTGTTTATCTTAAAATATTAGTATATTCTTAAAATATTAGTATATTTATTACAAAAATGCAAATAAATCGTCTCCTATCAATCTTACAAGGACATACGCACAAACGAAAAATCCTACAATGTACCAAACTGGTAACGTTGAATGAGAAAAGTATTTACACAATTGCAGTTCATCTAATGGAATAAAAAAAGTTAGAAATAAAACAAATAATGAAAAGATAGATAAAGAAATAAGTGCTAGATATACATAGAAATAAGAATCGATTAATATTTCATATTTATCAGCTTCAGCCAATACTGTATACTTTCGATACAACAATATTGATAAAGTATACACATAAAAAGAAATCAGAAAAAGTTTCATCTTAGTAGGATAAAACAGTGCAGATCTTCGGTAATCTATGACTAACATGAGACACAAAAATAAAATAGACAAAGAAAAACATATCTTGGATAAATGATGAAAAACCAAGGAAGAAACATCCTTATCAATATTCTTTTTATGGAAAACAGTATACACTAGTGTATCAAGTGAAAAAAATAAAAATAATGAAAATAAAATTGCATTTCGTAACTTTGTCTGGATATAGCTTTTTGTTATAGATGTAATCACAGTAGGATTATTCTTGAATAGATCATTATATTGAATTTCTAATGGAGTTAATCCAAGTGTTTCTATCAGTTTTTTTACTCTTTTCGGTGTGTAATTTTCTATTAATGAAGTTCCAAAAGATATATTCATTACTATGTTTTATCTTAAGAAAAAATATCTTTTTTTTTTTTTTGAAGAAATCGTTCGTCAGACTTATTAACGGATTTCAATTGATAACAAGACGAAAGATCTTTTCTTGTTTTTTTTTTGTTTCGAAAAGATTTTTTTTTAATAGAATTCTAGTTAACGGAAAAGATTTTTTTTTGTTTTTTGTTTTTTTTTTGTGTTTTTCATGGAAAGATTTTTCTTGTTTTTTGTTTCTGAAATTTTTTTCAGTTCTTTCTTTATTTGCTGATTTTTCTTTTTTTTGAAGCTCTTTCGTCATTTTCACTGAAAAACATATCATATTTTTTATGGACAGAGATACAATGCTCTTGAAAGTCTTCTTCATCTAAGATTTCTCTTGGTAAATATGACAGATTAAAAACAGCATTTTTAGATAAAGTTGCTAAAGCTTTTTAAAGAAAATCAAAAGAAAGATCAGTACGCAAATGAGTTGATTATACAAAACAATAAAATTCATGGAGAAAGCAAGATCGACAAAAAAAACATTTTAATTAAAGATACACCTAAATACAAAAAAATTCATATTCTATCTTCTTTTTGTCAGGATAAGAAAAATACAGAAGATACAAAACAACCCTTAAAGTAATATTTCGGCAGTTAACGGAAAAGATTTTTTTTTTAGAATTCGGCAGTTAACGGAAAAGATTTTTTTCTTGAAGAATTCTGCAGACGGTAAAGATTTTTTTTTTATGTTTTTTCCAAAATATTGACGTCATTATTTGTAATCTAAGAAAAATTATCGTTTAATTTTATTTATTCCAATTGATGATGAATAGTATGGAAAATGTCGTTCAAAGAAACAAATTAGATTTTATTTTTTCTTTAATAAGGAATGGTTATGTCGATGAAATAAAAAAGCATTTACATCATGACGATCTGAATTTAAACTACAGTTTTCGTGACAGAGATTCAACATTTTTTCATACTCCTCTCACGTATGCAGCTTCACAATCTGTTCAAACTCCTCTCACACTAACAACTTCATATGAAATGAGATCGATCATAAGATTTTTTGTGGAAGAGATGGATGGTGATTTAGAGAATATACTAGAAAGAGCAACATATACTCCCTTAATCGTTGCTATCGATATGATAAATCCATGTATGGTAAAATTTCTTGTCGAGAAGCTTCATGCAGATGTTAATAGAAAAGATACAAAAGGACTTTCGCCTATCTTTCATGCATCTATTCTTAATAGAAATTTAAGAATGGTTGAATATATAGTAGAAAGAGGTGCCCATGTGAACGAACCAGGGCTTCTTTTGAGTGCAGTTGAAAACGTCTTTGTTTTTCATGGAGAATCAGAGACAATCCAAATCCTTCAATTTCTTGCAAGACAAGAGTATATGAACTTGGACACCATTTTGGAAAAATTAAAAAAATACAATAATAATGATCCAATTGAGACCTTGGTTATTCAACTCATGGAAAAGGAACGGAAAGATAAGAGACAAATGAATATGAAGAAGTTATTACTGGTATATAAAAAAGCAAAACCAGTAATAGACGAGGACGTCGTAAGAGAAATAGCAAGCTACATCTAACAAAGAAACAAAGAAACAAAGAAACAAAGAAACAAAGAAAAAAGAAACAAAGAAACAAAGAAACAAAGAAACAAAGAAACAAAGAAACAAAGAAACAAAGAAACAAAGAAACAAAGAAACAAAGAAACAAAGAAACAAAGAAACAAAGAAACAAAGAAACAAAGAAACAAAGAAATACTTTTCTTTTTATAAATGCTTGAAAACTAAATTAGTAACATAATTTTAGAAATTCCATAATATCAACATACTCTTTTTCATCGACTTTCATACTGTTGTTGTAAAGAGTATCACATATAACATTAATATGCTTACTTTTCCACTCTTCTGAGTCTTTTGGTAAAATCTCATGAATATCAATGGATAATTTTTCTTTAAAAATATCTCTTACTTTTTCTTTTGTCATTAACATATTTTTCTGTAACTCTCCATGTTTGAATATTCCATTTGATATATTTTCATGATTGAAGTCATATAGTGACCCATATCCATGAAATCTTCCATTCACAAATTTTCCTTCATATTTTAGTTTTTTCCCATCATTGTGAAACATCTTTCCTACACCTTCAAAACTTCCATTAGACATTTCACCTTTGTATAGTAAAGTTCCATTACAAGAAAAACATTCACCTTGACCTTCAAATGTACCATTATTGAAGTCTCCTTTATAGATAGGTTTCGAATCAACCGTGAAAATTTCTCCATGTAGAAATTCATCATCTTTGAAAGTCCCGATGTAATGAATTGAGTTACGATTTTCGTGGTAGAGAACACCGAAGCCTTCGAAAACACAATCTTTAAAATGTCCTCTATACATAATAGTACCACATTCGCCAAACATTTCACCATAACCATCCCAGTCTCCATTTTTCAAATAGCCTCTATAGAAAATACCTCCAGAATCATAATAAGCGGTTCCATATCCATGGTATTTATCGTCAGCAAAAATACCTTGATATTTGATGTTTCCGTTTTCGTAATAGAGTGTTCCATATCCACTTTTAAGAGAAAGATTGTTAACAAGCCCTTTATATTCAATTTGTGTTTGATTTTCGAAAAATATTACTTTATATTCCATTTCTTTTTTTTTTTTAATTTTTATGTTTTTTCAATATATTCATTTTTTTAAAACACAGACAGAACCGAAAGGTGAAGTTGAACAAGAACAAGAAACACAAAGAGAAGCAAAAAGTGAAGTAGAACAAGAACAAGAAACACATACAGAACCGAAAAATGAAGTTAAACAAGAACAAGAAACACAAACAGAAGCGAAAAGTGAAGTTGAACAAGAACAAGAAACACAGACAGAACCGAAAAATGAAGTAGAAGAAGAACAAGAAACGCAGACAGAACCGAAAAATGAAGTAGAACAAGAACAAGAAACACAGACAGAACCGAAAAATGAAGTAGAACAAGAACAAGAACAAGAAACACAGACAGAACCGAAAAATGAAGTTAAACAAGAACAAGAAATAATCTACAAAATTATTACAACAAATAGAATTGCAGAAACAAAAAATGAAGAAACAAACAGAACAGCTTAATAATCAAATTTATCAACTTTTTGATGCAGCGATAAAAAGATAACTTTACATAATGAAGACTTAGAAAAAGTTAATGTGATGAAAGAATGAAAATTATATCGTAAATTGATGTGATGTGATGTATAAATTTTACTTTTTTTTTTGTTTTTTTCTCTTTGTTTTTTTTTTTTCTTTGTATTTTAAAAGAATCTACGATACAATGGGTAAAGAAGACTTAGGATTATTAGTAACAACTATATCCATTTATAAAACGATAGATGAGTCATATTTTATTGGAGATAATAATGGACATCTATTGTTAGAAACATTGGAAACAAGCAATTACAGTAACAATAACTTAAATACTAGAGGTAAACAATTTTTTGAAGATATCTTTAATAATTTTGTATGTACAGAGAATCACATTCTTGATTTAGATATGATTCGAAGAAAGATTTATATTCTAAAACACATTTCGATAACTATCGAACAATTTTTCTTGAAAAACACTTCTCTGTTTACAAAAGAAGAGATTCAAGACTTTTATACAAAGTCGTATAGTTGTATTATTAACTTGGAAATGTTGATAAATTATATTGAATACAAACAAGAAAGTTTAAACACATATGAATTCAATAAAATAACGGATATACAAAACGACCTACGTGATTATGTATTGTATCTATTTTGGGATCGATATTTTACATCACTATCTTCCAATACCAATTTATATGAAGAACTAAATCAAATCAATAATATTTCCAATATCATCAATCCAACTATCAGAACAGTGGTAGAACATCACACGATCAATGATTCAATCAAACTTGATATGATATCGATATATAACAAAAAGAAAACTCCTTATTTTGATTTCATCAATTATAATAGTTCCATTTTGAAACATCAAGGACAACTGTCCGCCAAAAAGGCAATTTATCTCTACAGTTATTGTGGTATTGATAAAGTGCTAGAATTGAAAAATCCAGTTCATAGTCATAATCTTCTTTGTCATGCTCTTGATAATAAAAACGATTTTATATCGAATAGTCAAGAAGAAATTTACCATGTAAAATACGATGACAATGGATTGCGCGAAAAAGATATACACAATATATTCATCTATGGGTATTCATTAAATCAACAAAAGAAAATTCTTGTTGGGTTTGCATTCTACGATAATACACACTATAATAATTCATTCAACAATTATAATGGTTATATTAAAAATGATAATATTAATAATAATTTACTTTCTAATCTTGTGTTTTCTTTTCAGCCTTCTACTTTCATATCAATCGATAATCAATACAAAGATACCACCTTCGATTTTGAAAACAGAGAACTTACCTATGAAAATACTAGACTTTTGATTGAAAATGATAATATTTATACTTTTTTTGTTTCTAACAGGTATAATAAGACTTTAGGAATAATACAATATTCTACATCAGATAATCAAAGTATACTTGTTTCTGTAGCAAACGGAATCTTCAAAAACTTTCTTGGAAAACATGTTGTGATATCGAATTCTGAATCTGATCTAATAAAAGTTTTTATTCAATAAAAGTAAGAATTACAAAAAGATTAAAAAAGATTTTTTTTTTATCTAATTAAAAAAAAATAATGCTAAAACTATCAAAAGTTGTTGAATTAGACACATTACATTCTACCTTACCATTGACATTTGCTGAAAAACAAAAAGTACGCAAACTTCGAAAAACAAAATCCCATTCGACAAAACGGTATATTGCTATTTTCAGTGATGGAGATATGACAATATTCGGTCTAAGAAATCCCAAAAATGGAAACTTTTTAGATCATAATGATAAGAAACGTAAACAAAACTACCTAAATAGAGCAAAAAACCATTTAAAAACCCTTGATTTCAAAAAAGCTGGATACCTATCTATTTTCATTGCTTGGAATAAAAAAACTATAACGTCCTCTATTAAAGATTTCAATTCCAGAATAAGTAAGAATGATTTTACGCTTCCATACTAATTTTTTATTTCGCTTTTGATAAGTTCAAGTAATAGACGTAAATAAAACAAATCAGAAATGTCTCCATAAATTTCTATATTGTTACGATTGAAACACAACTTATTCATCAATTTGTTATCAGTTCTATTATTCGGATGAAAAATTGCTGGAAGAAGACAAATACATTTATTTTTATCCATATAATAAATCTCACCTGATCTTTGTAAACAGGTATTTGATTTCTTTGTTTTGACAAAACTAACAGTGTTGTTAAATGTAGAAATGTAATCATTTACGTTTTCTTTTAACTGAATTTGATTTGTAAATTTGAATATACAGTGTTCATGAATCGCAATACTTTTTTGTGTAGATTTTATCAACTCTTTTTTAATATTAGTTCTTTTTAAAGCTGACAAATAATATCTTTGAATAATCAAACTATCTTTCAATGTGCAGAATAACATCTTCTGGAAAATATATATTTGTTTTATGTAAATATATATTTCAAGTATCTAAAGATGTATATGTCAAAAAACGAAGAAAAATCCAAAAACGAAGAAAAATCCAAAAACGAAGAAAAACAAAAAATCCAAAATCAAAAAAACGAAGAAAAAACAAAAAATCCAAAATCAAAAAAACGAAGAAAAAACAAAAAATGAAGTCAGGGAACATTGAAAAAAATAAAAAAAAAAAATCATAAAATAAACGAGCGAATGATTTTAACATTTAACAAAAATATGTTAATTCCAAAAGATGGGACATCAAACGTATTGTCTGGAATCTATCATTTCACTGATTCTGATACAAATTCTTCTGATCAAGTAATTGAAATTTTTTCATTAGGAATCTCTTCTACTTTAAAAGAGTACCAAAAATATACTTTTTTTTTAGATGACTCACATTTATGTATATATTTGCTTAATAACAATTCTAGTGTAGATAACAAGTCTGGATTTGTTTTTTCCAAATCTGGTTCTTTCAGTTCTTATGGTGACGAAATCAAAATATCAAATACACCTACAAATGATATATATGTTGAAATTTCATGAATATTATTTTACTACACCTTCTATTTTCTGTATTTCATCACCATAAATTTTATCAAACCAACCTTTGATTAAACTTTGTTTTTCTTCATTGTCTTGTATAGTTTCATTATCTGGACGATATTTCAACAAAGTTGACAAAGCTATAAAATTCTCATGTTTTTCTATGAATTTTATTTGTTGCTTTATTTGTTTATTCATGTTAGTTTCTAATGTTCCATTCATAAAAGCGTTCATATATAGACATAGACTTAATACACAAAACATGAATGAATCTACTGTCATTTCATTCGGAAACAATTTTATAATCACAGATAATCCTTTTCTCATGTCTAACTTCTTTTCACCAAGTATACCAAAAACATAGTTATGAAGTGTTGATTCTTTATCTTTATCGATATGAGACTTATATTTATTCAAAAAAAACATTATTGCTTCTTCCGTTTTGATGTGACAAAGTAGAAAGAACTTTTTAAAATCTCTGGTTTTATCACGATGAAGAAGCCAACCAAAATCATAAATAACCATTGCTTTTTTACTCGGTACAATTCCAAAATTTCCTCCATGTAAGTCTGCATGAACAAGATCTTGTATAAAAATCATATCCATAAAAAAACACTTCCCTAGCATTTCATAGTAGTTTTTGTCATCTACATTCATTTCTTGAAATGTCTTTTGAAAATCAACTGATTTAATATAATCCATGACAATAATATCTCGTGTAAAATAATGAACAGTAGGTATAAGAATATTATTATTTTTTCTATATCGTTTATGAAAAATTTTCATGTTTTTTACTTCATTCTCAAAATCAAGTTGTAAATGTAAATAATTATAGAATTCATCTAAATCTAAAATATTTTGAATGTTAACATAATTACACAATGTATTCAAAAAAGCCTTCCATTTTGTGATTTCTTCTTCTAAACCATCATGCTTTACTTTGACAATCAATGTTTGTGATTCATCAAATGATTTCGCTAAATACATTTGTCCAACACTAGCACTTAGTATCATGTCTTCATTAAAAGTTGATATGATCTTATGATTTTTTAACTCTTCTATATGTTTAGAAAGTTTTGTTGTTTTTTCTTTCTGACAATTTGAACATAAGTGTGTTAGTGAATTCAATATAAGTTGTAATGAATTAGATTTGCTATCTTCAAATTTAATTTGAAGGAAAAAACATAACCATTGAGAAAGCTTGATAATGCAAATTCCTAAGCTTGCAATTTTTTTGGCTAGCTTTATCTGATTTACTAAATTATCTTCATGAAAGAGAATAAAGATACAAATGTCCAATATCTTAATTATATCATAAATATCTAGATTAGAATAAAAAAAGATAAAGTAAAATACTTTAAATATATCTTCATACATAGATGTTGTTTTGAATTAGTTTTTATAATCTTTAAATAAAATTCATTTTTTTTTTATTTTTTTTTATGTTTTTATGTTTTGTTGTTTGTCTTCTTCTTTCGTTGTTTTTATGTTTTTATGTTTTTATGTTTTGTTGTTTGTCTGCTTCTTTCGTTGTTTTTATGTTTTGTTGTTTGTCTTCTTCTTTCGTTGTTTTTATGTTTTTATGTTTTTTTGTTTGTCTTCTTCTTTCGTTGTTTTTTGGTCTTAATCACTATCACTATCATCATCGTTGATCTTCAGATAATTGACGATTTACGGAAAAATTTTTAAATTTTTTTTTTTTCTAAAAAAAAAATTAATTTTTATAATATTTAAGAACAAAAATGGAAAACTTATATTCTTTAGAAAAACAAATTAAAGAAATGCAATTATCGCTTCAACTCAAGAAAAAAGAGCTAGAGAGTAAAAAACTTGAAATCACAAAAAAGAAAGAATGTCCTTCAGATAAATTCTTAAATGTCAAAACAAAACGATGTGTGAAAAGAAAAAAATGTAATAATAAAAAATATGATTATGATTCTAATTCAAACAAATGTTTATTTAAAATGGTAAATTCACCAAAAGCAATTAAACAGAAAGAAGATCAAGGTGTGAAAACGACTCTTTTTTGGGATAAAGAAAAAAAAGTGAAAAAATATCAAGGATTTATCAAGGATTTAAAGAAGGACGGTCAAGGTATATCGTATAATAGTGATGGAATAAAAGAGTACGAAGGTCAATGGAAGGATAACAAGAGAAATGGAAAAGGAACTAGCTATTTTTCGACTGGAAGTGTATATATACATGGTGCAGTCGAGTACGAGGGGATGTGGAAGGATAACAAGAAAAATGGGAAAGGTATCACGTATACATATTTTGAGAGCAAAATATATCAGGGAGAATGGAAAAATGACGAGGAAAATGGAAAAGGAACCATGTATGATTACGACTCTGGTATCAAAATATATCAGGGTGAATTTAAAGATGGAAAAAAAAATGGTAAAGGAACTAGTTTTTCTTCTGAGAGCAAAATATATCAGGGTGAATGGAAGGATGACAATAGAAGTGGTAAAGGAACTAGCTTTTATCCGTCTGGAAAGAAAGAATATGAGGGTGAATTTAAAGATGGAGAACGAGATGGAAAAGGAACTAGCTATTTTAATTCTGGAATGAAAGAATATGAGGGTGAATTTAAAGATGGAAAACGAAATGGAAAAGGAACCATGTATGATAATGGTAGTAGTAACAAAATATATCAGGGAGAATGGAAAGACGGAAAACGAAATGGAAAAGGAACATCGTATGATTATGCTACTGGAAAGAAAGACTATGTAGGCGAATGGAAAGATGGAAAACTAAATGGAAAGGGAACTAGCTATTATGTTACTGGAAAGAAAGACTATGTAGGTGAATGGTTAGACGGGACCGAAAATGGAAAAGGAACTAGCTATTTTTGGTCTGGAAATAAAAGTTATGTTGGTGAATTTAAAGATGGTCGCCCAAATGGAAAAGGTACTCTATACAAAGAAAATGGACAGATAGTATTCAAAGGAGATTTTAAAAATGGAGATAAACAATGTCCGTCAAATAAAGTATTCAATCAAAACAACAAGTGTATAAAAAAAAAAATATGTGGTGAAAAATATCTTTATGATCAAACCAAAAACAAATGTCACAAAAAAAGAATTTTATTAAAAAGTAATCAGTTAGGAGATGTCAAATGGTTTAAACCTACTTCTGATTCTGATGCCAATAATCTAATTGTACCATTAAAACAGGATAAGGTAACTGCATTTGGCTCTGAAGTCATTGATAACAATTGGATATCAGAACAATATGAATATTGGAAACAACTTGATGATATTGATAAGCTATTTTTACTGGTTTATACGGACTATGGAGACGTATTAATCAATAACTTTTTGTTGAAGGGAGTAAATGGACTCGATATAAATGCAATTATTAAGAAAGACTATGATGACTACTTTGATGATACGATCAACCCATTTTTCCCCATTTTTTTAAAGCATCCAGAAATTTATACTAATATTAATCTAGGTTCTGAAGAAATTTATACTAATATTACTCTAGGTGATGAAAATGAAAGTGAAGACCTATGTAAACAAATAGTGGATAAAAAACGTCCAATTAATGAAAGATACAAAGTATTTCGTAGATTGTTTGAGAAATTTTTCACTAAAAAATTGTTGGAAAAGACATTGGAGAAATACATGAATGCATTTAATGAAAATCTAAATAGAATCATAGATAACAGTCCAAAATTAAAAAAAGAAATGTTAGTAGCAAGAGGGTCAAAAACAGAATTAAGTTATGATGATAAATGGACAAAAAGGTTTACATCAACAAGTATTAGTAGTAAAATTGCTAAAGGTTTTTCATATGGTATTATAGATATATATATATTAAAGCCAGGAACACCATGTATTCCATTATTCTTAAGTAAATATGCTAATGAATTAGAAATATTATTAGGATCTGGTTGCTGTCGTTATAAAATAGAAAAAAAAGAAACAATGAAAGAAGTACAAGGATTAGCAAAGAAACAATTTTATCATTATGGAAATCTTAACATGAAATATTATGAAGTTTCAAAGAAAAATTCCAAAGCAAAAGCAAAAGCAAAAGCAAAAGCAAAGCAAAGCAAAACAAAAGCATAAAAAATCAATTATTGTTTATTTATGAACAATATATAGTCAAAAATAAATATATATTGTTATACTTTACAACTATTTCTTTTTCATCAAATGTTTCTTAATTTTTATTTAGAAAATGATTTGAAATGGAGAAAAAACTTCCTTCAATTTCTCAAATTCTATTTTGTAAAATTCACCATCAATATGTTCACATAAATTCAAAGACACTTCATTAAATACATTTTGTTCGAAGACATACGCTTCTTTTTCTGTTTTGAACTCTTTTTTGAAAATACAATGGAATAAATGATAGTTTTCATCAAACTTATTAATTATATTTCCAGTATTATTAATGCTTTTTAATCTTTGAGAAATATTGCTTGTGTATCCAAATTTATATAAATCTGTATTACCCCATCGCATTATATAAAACCAAGATACTCTATCGATAGATTTTGATGATACAGTGTAACCTTTTTTTCTTGGTGGAGGTCCTCGCTTTGTTTGTTGTCGACATTGATTTACAGTGTCTTCTTTTTCACTTTCTATTTCTTCTTCAATTTCTTTTTCACTTTCTATTTCTTCTTCAGTTTCTTTTTCACTTTCTATTTCTATTTCTTCTTCAGTTTCGATTGTTTCATTTATTTCTTCTTCCGTTTCAATTTCGATTTCTTGTTCATATTCATTTTCGTTGTATTGTTCACTTTCAATTTCTTGTTTATCTTCGATTGCGTCTTCATTTACATCCTCTTTTTTATGGTTCTTCTTTTTTAATTCAAGTAAATACGTTTCCATTCCTTTCCAATTTTTTTCTTTCATCATTTTCTCCACCGTTTCCCATTTTGTGCGAATATTTATATTCTTCATGGCTTTTGCTTTTTTAAGATTTCCTTTTTGAAAATGATTATGGTTTTTATTTTGAGTATTAATCCATTGCCCTTGTTTTTTGATATCCGGATCGTTATCTCTTTGATTTGGTTGTTTTTTATGTGTACACATACATTCTAACGCTAATATTAATTGATCTTCCCAATGTTGTTCCGGAGTTTTCTTTCGATATTCTTGTAAGTTTTGATAATTCTTGGCTAGATATTTCGATTCTTTAATACATTGTTGTAGATATTTTTTATGACTTTCTTTACTTTTATATTCATTCCAATACCTTCCCACTTGAACTCCATTTTCTAACACTTTTGATTGAACAGGATGTGTTTTATTTTCATTTGCATCTTTAATGACCATCTTGACTATTTCTTCGGGTGGAAACGTTGGCTTCCCATGCTTCGCTTGTCTTCTTGCTTGAAATTGTTGATAATCCTCTTTTAAATAAGAAGATCTCTCCAGACATTGAGGTAGAAAGGACGCATTTCCACCGTGTTTCATGTTATCCCACATTATTCCATATTTTGTTCCTTTTTTCGGATGTGTTTTCTTTTCATGTGTATACTCAATCATCTCATTAACTTTTTCTTGGATCGGGTCATGATTGATGGTATATTCCAATTTACTTACCATCGTTGAACCTAGATTTTCAACATCTTCTAGACTAAGATTATAACCAAAATCATTTCTGTCAAAATTGACATGTATTCGTAATCGATTCAAAAATTCTTTAGGGTTTAAATTATTAGTATTAGTATTAGTATTAGAATTAGCATTATTTCTGATTTGAGGTGACGATGATTCCAATGATGATGTTGTGTCATGAGAAGGACAGAACTCTAGAAATTTTACAATTTCAGGATCTTCTTCTTTCAAGGCATTGATAAAATTAACTGCAGGGTTATACAATTCTAAATTTTGCTGTAGAAAAGTTGTTCTTTCTTTTCGTGATTGACATTTGTCATAAAGGTCTCCATCTACGGTTACTGGAATGATAACCGACCCTGGTTTCGTTTTATTGTGTTTTCGCACGATCCTTCCTACATTTTGAATCACCATAGTATGAGAATATCTAGGGTCTACCCATATCAAAGAATTAGCTGTTTTGGTATTAATTCCTTCTCGCAAAGTAAGACAACTTGATAGAATATAGAGACAATTCTCATCCTCGTGATCATCAAAATTTTGTAATATTTCGATTCTGTCCTTTTCTTTAATATCTTTATGTAATCCTTTAATCTTAAAAGAATGTTTCCCTTTTTGTTTCGGAAATTCCGTTTCAATAATAGTATCAAAAACCTCTTTGAACAAATTCTCGTGTTTAAGAAACGACTTGACTGGTAGAATGGATTTTAAATTTTCTTCTTCGACTCCATTGTGAAAGCTCATGATTTTATTGTTACCTGTTTTCAGAAAATTTCTTACCATAAAGAAAAATATTTTTTCGCTGTTTTTTCTTCTAATTCTTCCTCTGTTTTTTTATCATCATGATTGTTTTCTTTGTTGTCTAATTTCTCACTTTTTGAAACTTCTAAATAAATATCAAAGGGGTTTAAAATTTTATTTTTCAAACCATTTAAATAACTGAATGTAAAGGCAATATGTTTTTTCTGATCTTTTGAGGGGGTTGCTGAAAAATATAATTTCATAGTATTCTCATACTTTTTCATTGTTTTATTTATTTGTTTTCCTTGCTTGGTGGTATTCTCATTGAGTTTATGTGATTCATCTGCAATGATGAAATCTATCTTATCAATACCAATGGAATTAGAAATGATAGTTGTTAAAGTTGACAACGAGTCATAGAGACAAAAGATTAATTTCTTTTTCTCTGTATTTTGACTCAATTGTTCATTGATTTGTTCTTTATCAGTTGTAGCATATTTTGAAGAACATACATTGATAATATCAAACTCAGAATTGTCGATATTATCGATATATTCTTTGCGAAATTGATTGAATAATTGTATGGATGATAATAGTAGTATTGAATAGTTTTTAGTATATTTTTTCATAATATCGATTTCTTTTTCTGATTTTCCACACCCACAAAAAATTTTCCATGTAGTTTCTATTATTTTCATATTGAAAGTGTTGTCAACATTAGGATTACATCGTGTTTGCCATTCATTATATCCACAAAATTGTAAATCGTTTACCAACATCTTTTTTTTTTAATTCAGATGAAATTTATGATAATCATTTTTTTCTTTTTTTCTTAAATAGATATAAAAATACTGACAGAAAGAAAAAACAAATTAATAACTACTTTAAAACTTAATTTATGAACTTTAAAACTTAATTTATGAACTTTAAAACTTAATTTATGTTGTGTTTGTGATATCGATCAATTCTTGATTATTATTAAGTTTTTCAACAAGTCTAGACAAATCAAATGGGGAACTTTTTGAAGTATTAAAAGTTGTCATTGGATTGAGATAGTTTCCACCAAAACAAAATTGTATAATGTCTTGATTTCTTGTTCTAATGCTACCATCATACTGAACACAATGATCTTCCATTATTTTTATCATTTTTCTTTGAATATAGCCAGATGAGCTTGTTTTCAACGATGTATCGGTTATACCTTCACGTCCAGTTAATGAATGAAAGAAAAATTCCCGAGGTGAAAGACCAGTTAAAAAAGATGAAAAAATAAATCCTTTCGATTCATATTCTAGTTCATCATCTAATGTTTCTTGATATGGATAGTGAGGTAATGTTCGATTATATTTGAGAATTGGTTGAACACGTTCTCCCATAATTTCCATTTGACCAAGACATGCTGAAATTTGAGCAATATTGAAAAAACTACCTTTTGCTCCGGATTCTACACAAACACGAAAACCGTTTGTTTCTTTCAGATTTTTTTTGGCTAAAGATAGACCAATGTCTCGGGCTTCACAAAGGCTAAATCTTGTATAAACTTCTTTAATTTTGTTATTAACTAAATTCATATTGAAGCTTTTTGCTTTCATGATTGATTTTTGTACTGTTTTTTGAATCGTTTCTTTTCCATTTTTATTATCAATCATACAATCTTGTAAACCGATAGAAAATCCATGATACAACAAAAAGGCATAGCTTAAGAATTGAACATTATTAATAAACTCTTTGACAATGTCTATATTTTGATAATCTAAATATAAAAGAGATATGATTTTGTTGATATCACTTTTAGAAACAATTCCTTTTGTTAATATTCCTTTACTAATAGTGAGATTGTTGTTTTCAAAAGAAAAATCATTTTTTAGTAATAATGAAAAAAGAAAATCACCAGTGAAAATATTTTCTTCTTTTTTTTCTTGTTTAAAGATCAATATTTTTTCTTGAAAGTGTTCATAGTTAAAGTTTTTCAAAGCACCCAAAATTTTCCAGAAGGAAATCTTATTTATTGGATTTTTGTTTTTTGTCATAATGTAGATTGCTAATGGTGTATCTTGAACAACTTTTATATTTGCTCTATTACTAGAAGAAGAATTAATAATATTGTCTACAGTGGATAAATTTTCCAATTCAAATTGTGAAGGTATATCACTGGGTAGATAACAATTCATCTCATCACCATCAAAATCAGCATTTAAAGATTCAGTAATGGCAAGGTTCAAACGAAACGTTTTTCCTTTTAAGATTTTCACTTTTTGACTTATCATACTACCTTTATGTAAAGTAGGTTGTCTATTCATTAAAATAATGTCTCCATTTTGCATTTTTCTTTCTACAATATCTCCAATTCTGAGTGAAAATTCTTTTCTTGTATTGTTGTGCTTGACATTTACAATTTTTCCATTCCTCATAATGACATCGTTATCAAGTAAACTAAATTTATCAGAATCATTTCGAATGATTTGATAAGGTTTTTTGTTTCGGAAAATAATGTCACCACTTTCTAATTTTTCTTCCATATTTGAACAGTCATGAGTAGCATATTGAAGATTAATTCTATTTTCTTCAAGGTCATTAACTGACTTTCGAATTACATAATTTGCTTTATTGTCTAGTATTAATTGTTGTAATTCCTGAATGTTATATTGATTTACTTCTACTGGCGAACATAAATTATTTGCAATCTCTAATGGTACACCTACTTCATCAACATTTAAATCAACATCTGGACCTATAACACTCCTTCCACTTTTTTCAACTCGTTTTCCACATAGATTGGAGCGAATAATACCCTCTTTTCCCGATAAACGTTTTTTTATTCCTTTTAAAGCTCTTCCAGAACTTGTTTTTTGTTGTTGATTAGTGTTATCAAATAATGAACGAATACGAAAACGTAATATTGCTTGAAATTTATTTTTTTTCACTTCAGACTCATTTTTTTCAATCTGTTTATTACACTTTATTATTTCTATATATTGAAGACTCAAATCATCATCGGATGTCATTTCATCCGTAACCACATAAGGTCTACTAACAGTAGGAAGGACTAACAAATGTTGAAGAATTAAATCTTTTGGATGTGAACATTCTTTTAAGCCCAATAATTTGATATCACGATCATTCATATTCGCAAAAATTTTATATATTTCATCGTCTGTTAATTGAATTCTCTCTACATGATTGTTCTCTTGTAATCGAAAACACATTTGTATTGTTTTATCTGTATTGTTAAAGACATATTTTGGTTGAAATGATTTGCAATGTGAGCAAATGTCAACCTTTTCTAATTCTTTACTGAGATTTTGAAATCGAGTCACATTACCACTTTTATAAATATTATTTAAATGTAATTTCTCCTCTGAATATTTTAAACGTGAACAACAATAACATATCGATTTCAAAACACTTACAACTAATCGATTATATAAAGGATTCATTACACGAGTATTAAGTTTTATATAACCGAAATGTCCAGTACATTGTTTTGTAGTTTGTCCACATGTTTGACATGGAGTTTCATCTAATGTTCCAAGACGTGAATCATAAATAGAATTTGGTCCAGAAAGTCGTGTTGAGTTGATTTCGCAAACAGCAAACTTTAATATGTCATTTGATGACATCAACCCAAACTGGAGCGAATCAATATCATTTAATTCATGTAAATCGTTATTCATTTATTTTTCAGAAAAAGAAGGATATTGTTGTCTATTCATTTTATATTCATTTTTTTGTTTAAAAACAAATTGAATAGCATACAAAAAAATTTATCAAACAAAAATAAAAAAAATGAAAGAAATCGTTTGGGACTTAGAAACTACAGGTTTAGATTATAATATCGACAAGATTGTTCAATATACATTCATGGATTGTAACTCTGGTGAGACAATATCAAGCTACGTAAATCCATTACATCCAATGACATCAGAAGCAAGCAAAATCACTGGTATAACTGATAGTAAATTACAAGATAAACAACCATTCTCAACACATGCACAATCTATTTTAGATTTTATCTTTCAGAATAAGAATAAGAATAAAAATAAAATAAAAATAACAATTCAAAAGATACTATTTATCTAATTGCTCATAATGGTGATCGTTTTGATAAACTATTTTTATTGAAAGAATTTCAACGCATCCAACTTCATTTTCCATTACAGGATATTAGATTTATAGATACACTTAAAGTAAGTAGAATTGTGTTTAAAAATACATTAAAAAAGTTTGATATGGGTACTTTACGAAAAAAATATGGATTAGACGACACAAATTCACATTGTAGTAACAAAGATGTGCTTGATCTTTCTATTATCTATAAAAACTTGAAAGAAAGTCACAGTAAGGAAAAAATGTATGACATATCAATCAATACATGTTGTTTTGGAAAATATAAAAACATGGATTTTCGTAGTATTCCAACTTCCTATTTAGACTATCTTCAAAACAAAAATACACATTTATATCACGAAGATCTTTTGAATTATTTTATTAGAACAAAAAAAATCAGTTAAGATGTTGTAATTCCTTTTCAATTTGGTGTGAATTAACAATAACAAGTTGTTGAAGTTGCTGAAAATTAACAAATATAGAATTCATAATTTTCAAAAGCCTTTCCATTGTTGCTCTATTCAATTCGTTTGGTACGCTTTTTAGATAAATTAGATATTTAGATAAATCATAAACGTTTTCTCTGGCAATATCACATAAATTCTTCGCATACCGAAGATCTATCTTTTCATTGTATAGGCAATATAAAATACATTTGTCCAGTTGAGAAAAATATTCACATAAAGAAGATCCATATTTAATGAACAATGGATTGCTTATTTTCTCTTTCTTTTTATTGTGACTTTCACATATTTGATGGACTAATTTCATCTTTTGTTTTGTTCTAGATGTATATATATAATTAAATTATGTTTTTTCAGTAGAGACAAGACAATAATACTAGAACTACAACAAATACAACAAATTTACACCACATATTATCATTTTGTTTTTCTTCAACATACACAAGGAAGGTGACTCTCAAAAAAAAAGCGAAATTTTTCCCCCGATCTTTTTTCACTCAAAAACCCTGAAATTTTTTTCAGAGAATCAGAGACAGACGTCAGAGGATCAGAGGATCAGAGACAGACGTCAGAGGATCAGAGACATCATAGCTTGTTTGTAGACAAAAAATACGAGAAAAAAGAAACGGAAATCTTCAACTTCAACATGAAATAATATATTTTTCTGAATATATTATTTATTTATCTATTTATAAAGGAATTTACACATAGGTATCATAATGAAAGTACCAATACTAAGCTTTGTAACTTTATGTTATAAATTTCTGTTTGTAAAAGAGTTACACAACACAGTTCATGACTTTTATCCAAATGAGAATAACAATAATAACAATCTACATTTTTCCGATGTTAAAGGAAATGTATTTTCTATCTTGACAAACGAGACAACATCTCAAAACACTAATTTGTATTTAACAAATGCAAAGAAGATCTATTCTGATATAAAATATATTAATAATTTCAAACAGAATGACAATAAGTATAATATATTAAATTTCCATGGGAAAAATGAAACAACTGTAATAGATACACCTAATAATAGAATCTTTTATGAATGGAAAGATACAACTTGTTATGAGATTATTGACAAGAATAACGTTTATTTACGAATGAATTATTTTGGTTCAGTTTTCCAACACGCAATAGATAATAATCATGTGAGTTATTTAAATTTATGTCCATTTTTTATTCGTAATGAGTTTATTCAAATGGTGTGCTATACTGGAGACTTGTTTTTTGTTATTAATAATAATAACATATTAAAAGTCTTTATTGTTGAAAATAACAAAACAAAGCTTATTTACACCTATATTTTGAAAGGGAGTTCTATCGTGAAGAAATTTGACATAAGAAAGTATGGTGATTTTTTTCAACTGTTAATTCTCTATAAAGATGATCGAATAGATTTATTCACATTTCAATACAGTAATTGCAACTTGTTCAAGTTTTATAATAAGAACACCATTGTTGAAAATGATGTTGTGGATATTGATTTTATTAGTAATGTAGTTGTTTGTATGAAGCGAAAGGGAATCGTGATGTATTACTACAATCCATATAAATCAGAATCACAAGTTATTATATCACAAACAATACCACATTTACCATGGTTTTCATCAATTGTGTGGTTTCAAAACAAGGTCTTTTTGAATGGAAATAGTGAAGGGATTCCATACATTCAAATCGATACTAATTTAAAAAAAATGAATGAAACAGTTAAATACTATCATCGTTGATTAGTTAGTAAAGATGATAGATGATGATAGATTAATTAAAGAAATCCAAAATAAGAGAGATCTTAATTTATCAATTGGTTTTATGTTATCTTTTGGTAGAAATGCTTTATCATATTCATTCACAACAATATATAAATATAAGAAAAACATAACCCAAGAATAGATTTCCTTAAAAAAATTTTCAACACTGATATGGAAATTTTCCTGTAATAAATAATCGATCATAGACGTAACTGTCCATGCAAATAGAAAAAGGATAAAAGTATATTTAATGAGAACAGTAATAGGTCCTTTCATTCCTGATTCTTTTTTCAACTTATCAAGAAAAGTCCCAATAAAACTATTTTGTTTTTGTTTTTGCTTGGATTGTTTTTTTTGTTCTAAAGATTGTTTTTTTTGTTCTGAAGATTGTTTTTTTTGTTCTGAAGATTGTTTTTTTTGTTCTGAAGATTGTTTTTTTTGTTCTGATGTCATGTTTTTGTTTGTTTTAATTTATTATAGGTTTAAAAAAAAAAATATAAAAAAAATTGGTAAATAATAAAGAACTATGCAGCCAACCCAACAGATCAAAAAAAGGGTTAATAGAATAAAAGAATTGGAACAATTAAAGAAAGATATATATTTGGAAGAAAAAGATAGAAAAAGATTGGATAAACAATTAAAGTCGCTGCGTGATCCATTATACCAGAGTAGATTGAGTGTAAACCAACGAATGTCAAAGCCAATCCAAAAACGAAATTTTAACAAGGTAGACCAAAATCCTTTTTTAGCATCAATAAATTCAAAAGAGGATTTCAACAATGTCTTATCTCAAATGAATACATCCAGAGCAACGTTATCGAAAGAAAATCAGGTAAAAGGAATAATAGGAAAATTACAGTCTTTGAAGATAAACAAAAATCAACTTCAAGAATCTAGACAATCGGTCTCAACAGAAATGAATAATCTACAAAGTAAAACCCAAAACAATATAATAAAAAACGAACTATTGAGATTGAAACAAGAAAGAGAAAATAAATCCTTTGATTTAAATGTGTTGAACAACCTTGAACATAAAATTCGAGATGCAAGAACTACCAATCAACAAAAAAATCAGTTGTTAGAACAATATGAAAAATTACTTGTAAAGCAACAAAATAAAAATAATTCGTTCATGAGTAGCCTTCAAAATATTTCTTCCATCAATTCGATACAACAACAAAAAAAAATAGAAATTGCACAGTATTCTCTTTATGTAGGATTCATTTGTTTAGGACTCATTACAATGTTAAATATCGTAATTTTGGCATCTAAAAATCAGAGAAAATATTTATCAGGAATTACTTATGTTGTTGATAAAGTATTATTTGGACTATCTTTTATTTCGTTTTATATTTATATGTATCATTTAAACATTAGAAAACAAATTACCAATTTGAATATTATTACGATTACTTATACCTTGATTTTAATTTTAATGATTTTGATTCACAAGAAAAAAGATAAAGAAACGTTTTCTGAAAAAGATAAACAAAATTTTATGATTGTTCTTTCTATAAAAGTAGCTCTTCTTTCTTTTTTACTTTTATATTTATTTATAACATCACGGATTTATAAAGATAGTGAATCGTTGAAAGAATTTATTAATGTGGCAATAATAAAACCAGTTTCAACAAACGTTAAAAACGATTTCGTTCGATCAATAACTACGATGATTACGACAGTTATTGGTCTGGTCGCAGCAAATGCATTTCAATATTTATAATCAGATGCGTGTTAACATGTAATATCAAATATTGAAAGTAATATCAAATATTGAAAGTTCATTTAGAATAAACCAAAAAAATAACTCTTTTGACCCTTGTTTGCTTCTTTAATCTTTATATTTGCAGCTTGAATTTCGTTTAGTGTTGTTTGACAAAGTTCTGCTGTTTGGTCACTATTTTGCTTAATAGCTTCATCGATTGCTTCTTGTTGTTCTTGGATTGCGTCTTGTTGTCTCCTTTGACCTAAAAATATAGAAAAGTTATAAATAAGTTGAAAGATGGATAAGAAAGATATCCAGAAAATTAATGTCTTAAACTTTTTGTAACTATCTTTTGTGTCGTCACCAATAGACCAAAAATCTCTAAATTTAAATAATGTAAATACAAAGAATATAAATTGAAACGCTGGAAAAATAATATTAAGAACATAATAATCTACATTATTATTCCAATCTTTACTTTGAAAAATTAATAGAATAATTTTTACTACTATTAATAATAGGAATGAATATTTTATAATTCCTGCAATATATCCTTTCTTTCCCACATCTGTTTGAATCATCTTCAAAAGACGTTTGGCTGATTCACTTGCTGTCATGTTTTTGTTTGTTTTTATTTAATTTATCATATGTTTCAAAAAAAAAAAAAAAAAAAAATGTTTATACAATATTTTTTTTTTCTTCAATTTTTGTTTTCATTGTCTACTTTCACAGTGAAGAAAAATATTTGAGAGTTTCATAGTTTTCATGTTTAAGAGGTAATAACACAATATATACATCTTTATTTTTGTTGATACAATCATCTAAATTAATTTTTTGTGAAATTTGAATAATGTTTTTCGTACTTGAATCACTTTCTTGTTTTTCTCCTAAAACACCATCACCTTGATAGTATTTTCCAGATTCATTTTGAATTCCCAACGATGTATTTGTAGCGATTGGTTTTCCTTTATTTTCGCCAAACTGTGGTATCGTTGTTGAATCAAGATAAGAATCAGGAATAATGTTATATTTCTTTTTTGAAATAGCGAAACATGGAAAGAAATTTTTGTATTCTGAATGTTCAGCAACTTTTATATTCAAAGTGAGTGCGTGTTGCTGTGTACAAACTAAATTTTCATGGTTAGTATAATATAAAGATATACCTACCCAATATAAATTCGTGTAAATATTAGATTTATCGGAAATTTCTACGCTACCATGGATAAGCAATGAGATATTTGAGTATAACTCATTGATCGTATTATTTTTTCCTATTTCAAACTCACGTGTGCCAAAAATATTATTCTTATCTTCTGGATATCCGACATTATCATCACTTAATATTAAATTTGTGTAAGGTGAAATAACAAAATTGTAATGATTTTTATTGTAATCATCCATGTATGTGTTATTTAATTGAAAATTGTAAACTGCTGATAAGATATTGTCACTTACTCTTGTAACATTTGTCACACTATTTGTTTCAGAATTCATTGGACGTTCATTCGGAAGATTTTCTATATTCTGAACTTCCAAAATAGAATTTTCAAGTAAGGCAAAACATAATGAAGGAAGGTAATAAGTAGAGCCATTAGAGTCATTATTTTCTAAAAGTAAACGAATCTCATGATTGAAAGTATCTAATGGTGGTTCTTCTTCTGGATTTCTATAGCTAACTAATGAAGGTGCGTCGTTACTATCCGTTGTAGAGTTCATTATTGTACCTTTTACTGTCAAGTATGCAGTTTCCTCACTTATTGTATCATCAATAGGTAAAATCCTTAGTGATGTTTTCATTTTTTCTTTTATATATGAATAAAAATAAAAAAAAAATGAAAGGGAAAAAAAATAAAATTGAACAAACAAACAAAATGACAACAACAAAAGAGAGATTTCGTGCGAATATAATGAACGTAAACAAACAGAAAACAAAAACAAAACCAACAGAAACACTAATACTGAAAGCAAAAGCAAAGCCAAAACCAAAACCAAAACCAAAAGAAAAAGAAAAATTAAAACCAAACGAAAAATTAAAACCAAACGAAAAATTAAAAGAAGAAGACATTGTTGATGAATATACAAATATGAACCTGACCGAATTGAAAGCAGTGCTAAGAAGAATGAATCTTAAGATGACAGGAAAAAAACCTGTATTACTAAAAAGAATTAGAAGATATTTGTTTCTAAAGAGACATAAAAAGTCAGATAGGGATTCATGTGTAAAAAATGAAAAAGAGTGGTTGATCAAAGATGTCCAAATTTTTTTTTATGAAGAAGAATTTGATTTCTATACTTCTAAAATTACTGTTTCCAAATGGTACAAATATATTATTCGAGATATTGCGACTCAAAAAGTATGTGGAAAACTAAATACTCAGAAACAACAAATAGAGGAACTATCACGAGATGATATCTTCGATTTACAAATGAGAAACTTAGAATATGAAATTCCTATACAACTACAAGGAGATCCAATACGAAAAAGAAATCAACAAGTAATCGATGATATTGAGGATATAGAATCTTATTATGAGCTTGTCGACTAGAAAACATAGAAATTAAAAAAAAAAAGAAAAAAAAAAAATTAGAAAAAAAAAAAGAAAAAAGAAAAAAGAAAAATTAAAAAACGAAAATCTATTTAAAGAGAAATCATAAAAATAAAAATAAATTAAAATGAACGAACAACAAGAAGAAGAACTTTATAATTTAAAACTCCATTATCATGAATCGATCGAATTAGAAAGACAATTATGTGATCGTTTAGTTGATGAAAAATTCAAGACATTATCAGACTTTAACTATATTGACAATTGTGTTGAGTTACAACAGAATAAAAACGATGAGGGTGAAGTGTATCCTTTGTTGGAAGAATCTTTTTTTGAATTTATCATGAATAATAAGGAGAAAGTGTTAGAAGTATTTGATAATGTGGTTTCAAAGTCATCTTTTGACTTGACTTATTTTGGCTTTACTACTTTATGTAACAAGTACTTATTGAAGACACATTCTGATTATCAAGAGAGAATCGAATTTTTATTTTTCCGTGTGTCTTTATTTATTTGGAAGAATAATTTTGAGAAAGTAGGGGAAAGTTTTCAGCAAATGTTAGAAGGAAGGTTTACACATGCAACACCAACATTGTTTAATTCAGGAACGCGAACTCCACAATTAGCTAGTTGTTTTTTAATGGGCAGTCAAGATTCCATAGAGTCTATCTTTGATAGTTTGAAGGAAACTGCATTGATATCGAAAATGAGTGGTGGGATAGGAATCCATTTATCTAATATAAGAAGTAAAAATTCATACATTCATGGAACAAATGGTCGAACGTCTGGAATAGTTCCATTATTAAAAGTGTTAAACGAAACATCAAGATTTGTCGATCAAGGTGGTGGTAAGCGTAAAGGTTCTTTTGCAGTTTATCTCGAAACACATCATGCTGATATTGAAGATTTTATTCAAATGAAAAAGTCAACAGGAGATGAAAATTACAGAGCTCGAGATTTATTCTATGCGCTGTGGGTTTCTAATCTATTTATGAAGACAGTATCTAACAATGGTGATTGGTTTTTATTTAATCCACAAACAGCCCCTGGTCTTTCTGATTGTCACAACGAAGAATTTGAATCACTCTATAAAAGATATGTTCGAGAGAAACGATACACAAAGAAAATTAAAGCAAGAGAATTATGGAAAGATATCTTGCGAGAGCAAATAGAGACAGGATCTCCATTTATCATGTACAAAGACTTCATCAACAAAACATCAAATCAACAGAATTTGGGAACAATAAAGAGTTCTAACCTTTGTACAGAAATCATGCAATATAGTGATGCGTCAAAGAACGAAATTGCTGTATGCAACTTAGCTTCCATCGTATTATCCAAATTTTTAAGAAAAAATGAAAGACTAAAAGAGTTAGAGGATAACACCGTTACCGTAATTACAAAAGAAGGATGTTTCTATTGTTTATTGTTGAAAAATTACTTGAAAGAACATAATATTTCAGTGACGGAGATCGATTCAAAAAATGTAGACCCCAACTTGGATGACAAAAAGATGACAACATTTCCAAAAGTTTTTATGGGTAAACAACTTATTGGTGGATTCACTGAAGTCTGGAAAACATTTCTATGTCCACAATTTGATTATATCGAATTACAAAAGACTGTTTCTATTGTAACAAGAAACCTCAATGAAGTTATTGATAACACATATTATCCTTTAGACTCTGCTAAATCAAGTAACATGAAACACCGACCAATGGGAATTGGTGTTCAAGCATTGGCAGATTTGTTTCAAATACTTTTACTTCCATATGAATCAGAGGAAGCAAAATCTTTAAATCGCAGAATTTTTGAAGTGATTTACTATCAAAGTTTGAAAACATCTTGTGATATTGCAAAAGAAAAGGGCACTTATGATTCTTATCAAGGATCACCATTACAACAAGGAAAATTTCATTTTGAATTATACCCTGATGATGCAAAATATCCCTTTCAATTTTACTGTGACTGGGATACTTTGCGAGATGAAATTAAAGAACATGGTGTACGTAACTCTTTACTTGTTGCTTTAATGCCTACAGCATCGACAGCACAAATCATGGGAAATACAGAAAGTTTTGAAGCTCTTACTTCCAATTTATACGTAAGAAGGACATTAAGTGGAGAATTTACGGTTATGAACCATAGATTGCAACAAACATTAGAATATACGAACTTGTGGACCAAAGAATTTAGGGATAAGCTTGTATTTACACAAGGTTCCATACAAACATTCAAAGAAATCCCAAAACCAATCAGAGATATATATAAAACAGTCTGGGAAATGAAATCAAAAACACTGATTGACATGCAAAGTGAAAGACAATATTTTATTGATCAATCACAATCAGCCAATTTATATCTAGCTGAACCAGATATGGAAAGATTACATAAAGCTCTTTTTTATGGATGGAAAAAGAAACTAAAAACTGGTGTCTATTATACACGATCACAAGCATTACGTGGTCAGTCTTTCTATCTTACACGCGATAAAGAAGAAGAATATCAAGAATGCTTATCTTGCTCTTCCTAATCCATTCTTCAAAAATCACAAATATTCCTTCAAAAAAATTGTATTTCACAAATATTCCTTCAAAAAAATTGTATTTCACAAATATTCCTTCAAAAAAATTGTATTTATTATTTAAAGAATCATAAATACTATGTAAAACTATGAAAGAAATAGCACATAGGGGATATTCTGAAATATATAAAGACAATACAAAAGTCAGTTTCATGGCTGCCATAAAACATAAATTCGATTGTATCGAGTTAGATGTACAAATTAGCATTGACAATACTCTCTTTATTTTTCATGACACTTTTATTCAACATAAATTACTCTCACAATTAACTTTCGCGGAAATACGAAAATTAGATTATGATATTATGACTTTACAAGAGTTTTTTGATTTGATTCATACGGATATACAGATTTATCTTGATATAAAAGCTACAGATAAAACAGTTGATAGGATGGTATATTATCTTTATCAGTTTTTGTCTCATCTTCATTTCAAAAAAGAAGCTATATTTATAGGTAGTTTCAATATTCAATTTATCAAACAGCTATTTGAGACGTCGACGACACATGATTATCAATTAGGGATTATAACAGAGAATAAATTTCCAGTAGATATTTTAAAAATTCTTATAGAACAATATCAATTAAAATTTATTAGTTTGCACTGGACTGTACTTGACAAAGATTTAAACTCTTTTTTTAAAAAAAATAATCTTCAAATTTTCACTTATACGAATAAAAATGACTTCACTTTACAGTTCATTAAAGAATATCCAGAAATTGATGGTATTGTAACTAACTATAAGATTTTGTAACTCTTTTTACCTCTTCTTTTTTCCCCATTTATATCTTCAAACATATCTTCTAAATCTACATCTTCACAAGTAGGAACTAAAGTATATCCCTTTTGAGTTTGAGTTTTTCTTTTTCGAAAACAGTCGTAGATTATACTAAACATTTTAATTTAATTTAATGAATGGACAGTCTTTAAATCATTTGTGTAATTGCTAAATTTGCCAAACGATCAGCATGTTCGTTACCTTCATGACCAGCATGCCCTTTCACCCACTCATAACTTACATTTTTATGAGTGTCGACAAAAATACTTAATTCTTTCCATAAATCAACATTCTTTACCATTTCTTTCTTGCTATTTTTCCAATTATTCTTTTTCCAAGAAACTAACCAAGAAGTTACACCTTTATACACATAATTCGAATCAGTGTATATCTTGTATTGTGTATTTTTGTTTATAATACATTTGAAACATTCAATAACAGCCACGAGCTCCATACGATTATTGGTTGTTCTTTCAGCAGACCCAAACTTTTCGATAGCAAGAGATTCACAATAAATTCCCCAACCTCCTTTACCAGGATTACCTTTACAAGCTCCGTCAGTATATATTTCGACAAACATATGTGTCTATCAACAAGAAATATATATAAATGTTAAAAAAAAAAACAAAAAAAAAAATAATATTTATTCAAATTAAAAATAAAAACATGCCAAAACATACTACCCCTACCACACTGAAAGAAGTGAAAAAAGAATTAAGTGATTGTAAGAAAAATTTGGAAAAAAAGATGTCCACACGTGCATTGAAGAATGCATTAAAAGAAAGAAAAGAAGAAGAGAAAAAAAAACCAAAAAAAAAACATAAACCTAACTCTTTTATGAAAGCTCATATGGATGCTATAAAAGACAAAAAACAAGTTTTTCATCATACTAATGCAGAAGGAAAAAAAATCAAATATAAACGTGTACCTTTATCTCAAGATAAGAGAGGTATAATTTATAGAAAAGTTGAATAAGTTGATAAGTTCATAACATTTTATAAAAATTTAAGAAAATTTAAGAAAAATATAAAATATAAACTATAATTTTATATTTTTTCTCTTTGTATAAATATGATTCGATTATTTCTTCCATTATTAGTTGTGTTTGCTACTTACTATCTTACTATTAAAAATTGTTCTCCGTACCAATCAACAAATTCTGTAATTCCTTCTTTTATTTTTCCTTTTGCATGGACTACACTTCTTATACTATATGGAATTGCATGGTATTATTCATCTTTCAAATCTGTATGGTGGTATAGCTTGTTGCTCTTATCTTTAACCATTTATTCTCCATTATCTTTATGTCTGAAAATTTCAAAACAAATTGAATCTCTTTTGCTGGTTTTCAATATTTGCTTTGTTTTTTTGTTATTATTGAAAGAAACAAGATTGTCTTTCTTTTGTTTACTACCTCTCCTTATATGGTTACTCTTGGTAACAATTCTTAGTTTTTAAAATCAAAAAAAATCTTCAATTCCACGATCATTTTCTTGGGTGGGACACCGAGTCTGGTGTGGATTCATTAGTAATTTTTTTTCTCTTGCTTTTTTTAAACAGAATCTATAAAAATATTTATGGGGAAAACGTTTTGGAGCATTTAGAAGGTAGTTATATTCTTTTGAAAGATATTCGAGTTGCTTCAGAACAAAAGAGAATTTTTGATGAACACATGGGTCACCGTAACTCATAATAATGTTTAGTAAATCAACATGTAATATAGTATTGTCAGAGAATTTCCAATTTATATGATAGTAGTCACTCATAATTATATTTATTTCTAAATTAAAAATAAATATCAAACTTTCATTTTTTTTTGCGATAGACAACACCTAATTTTCACTATCACTATCTGAAATCGATATAACAGATTGTGTATCCGACATGGTTAAAGTGCTATCATCATCGTCCAAGTTTTGTTTTTGTTTTTGTTTTTGTTTTTGCTTTTGTTTTTGTTTTTGTAGTAGTTCTGGGAATCGTAAAGTATTACGATTTGGGTTAATAGTGTCACTCCAGTTTCTGGTACGTAGTAGTTTTTGTTTCTGAGATTGTGTATCAGACATGGTTAAAGTGCTATCATCATCGATCAAGTTTTGTTTTTGTTTTTGTAATCGTTTTTGTAGGAGTTCTTTTTGTTTTTGTAGTATGTCTTTTTTTAGTTTCTGTAAACGCTTTTGTTTTTGCATTTGTTTTTGTTGTTGGGTTTCCTTTTGTTTTTGTTGTTGGGTTTCCTTTTGTTTTTGTTGTTGGATTTGCTTTTGTTGTTGGATTTGCTTTTGTGTTTGGGTTTGCTTTTGTTTAAGTTTGTCTAGAAATTGTTTATATTGTGCTGTTCGACTACCAAGTTTTGATAATTTTCGTCTGTCATCGTAAGTAATACATATGTTTTTATTTCTAAGTTCTGAAGTTTTTACTTTATTCTTATTGTTTTTTCCTTTTACTTGTATGTAACGTTCAAAAATATCATTTCCATACTCTTCATACAGTCTTTTATATTCTCTATCAGACACACTGATGGGACGACATCGTTCTCTATTTCCATTTGCTGGTTTTTCTATAGTTTGATTTGTTTTAAATTTTGTTAACATATTTTTATATTCTTGACTACCTTTATTGTATTTTTTCAAATTTTCTCTTTCATCATATGATAAACATAATCCATTTTCGTTTATCGTTTTTATAACATTTACATTGAATTTACCTTTCCCTGCTAAACCCTTTCCTTTGTGAAGTACGGCAATATGTTTCTCAAATATATCTTTGGAATATTTTGTTTTTAAATTATTATATTCATTTGGATCTATCTTTCGAGATTTACATTTTTCTTTTTTAGGCGTTGATTTGCTGACGATAGTACTTGATCGAACGTTTTTTCCACTTTGTAGTTCACCTCGACGTTTTTTATTCCTTACTTGTTTTTCTTTTGTAACATGAAATCCATTTCCATTCGATTGACGAATATTTTGAAAGAATTTTTCTAGTAGAATAATGTTGTCCTTTTTCTTCAATTCTCTAGCTTGTTTTATTTCGTCTTCTGTTAAACATAAATTACGAGGTGCTCCTCCCATTGACTTCGCTTCAATTTTCGATAATACTCTTGTTTTTATTTTCATTTCTCCTCTTCGATCACATCTCTTTCGAGTAACACTTCCTTTTTTTTTTGTTCGCCCATCTTTGACACATTTATACGAATCAGTTTCTCTATCTAATTTTTTTATTAATCCTTTTGGACAAAAATTCATATTTTCAAATATTTCTTCCTCTTTACCATTGGTATCACCTATATAACTTTTCATTTCATCTGTAATTTCTTTCCGGGGGTTAAAAATTGATTGTTTCTTGTCAAAGAATAATTTTTTGAAAACATTATACGCGTTATCACTATTCTTATTGAAAATATCAGTATACTCCAAATTTTCGAGAAGATAATTTGTTCCTTCCCAATATTCTTGTTGAATCTCCGCTGCTTTATTATATTCATCATCAGTCTTCAAAAACAAATAAATTATATAAGCAAATTTTCTATATATCTGTAAGCGTTCATTAAGCTTATCAATCTCATCATTATATGAAAATTGGTTTTCTTGAAACTTTACTAATTTTTCGTAAGCATTTAAATTATCATCTACTTTTTCCAAAAAGTCAATTGCAGTTTTAGTCAAAGGTAGTAGTTTATTATAATCTATTTGTTCAGTTGCTTTATTTTTTTCGCCCTTCAATAGGTTTTTTTCCTCCAATCGTTGTCTTTTTTTTACATAATTATTATATTCATTATTTTGATTTATAAATTTAGTATACTCTTCTTTTTTTACTTTCAATATCCTTTTTCTCTGTTGCACTTCTTTTTTCTTTTGAGTTGCTAAATCCCTTTGTAGCCATCCTTTTGTTCTGTTTTCATTTGTCTTTATAAAGGATTCATCAATTTGAATCTCGTCAAGTAAGTCATCATATTTAAAATATTCTAATCGTTTCTTTAAACTTACATCATTAATGACTGCTTGGATGTTTTCTTTTGTAGTATTCTTTAAATATTTATATAGTATTTGCTCTTGTTTATCTTCGAAATAAAGGTCTAATAATCTTGTTGCAAACTCACCATATTCTATTTCGTTATCAGCGTTCTTTACTTGAAGTATTTCATATTCATTGTCTTCTTCTTTTCCTACCATCAGATCTAACAAAGGTGTTGATATGTATTTCAAAACTTGTTTGCGATACGGTTTACCTTGTATTCTTCGATTTTTTAATTGGTTTCTAAGGATTTTTTTGATAGTATTCGTTTCTTTTAGTTGTTGTTGGCTTTGTTGACGTTGTTGTTTTTGTTGTTCTTGTTTTTGTGAACTTTCATTATCTTGGTATTCATCGTAGTCTTGATCATCTTGCTGATCTTGGTTTTCATCGTAGTCTTGATCATCTTGCTGATCTTGGTTTTCATCGTAGTCTTGATCATCTTGCTGATCTTGGTCTTGATCCCAATCAAAGTCATCCACCATACCAACATTGACTTGTTTCTGTTTCTTATTTTCTTGTTTCTTTTGATTTTTCTTGTTTTCTTCTCGCTTTTTCTTTTTTCCTTTCGTTAATCGTCGTAGCTTTGTGACATTAGATTGATTTTTTTCATCATCATCAGATAAAAAATTACTCATAGTTTTTTTTCTTACTATTAAGAAAAAAAAATTTTTTTACTTTTTATAAAAATTAGTTGTTTCTATACATTTTCAGGTCTTCTTCGTTTAAATACTTTTTTGCAAGACTATCCGCTTTCTTTTTCCTGTTTACTTGGAAAAGTTTCTTTAAATCTGTATCAACTTCAACGTTATGGAGTTCATCTTTTGTAAGTTTTTTTTTATCAGATGTAACGGGCAATTTTTTTCCGAATTTTTCTAACTTTTTTTTTTTTCCTTCTTTGAGTTTGTTCAATGCTTCTTTTGCCTGTTTTGATTGTTCATCCTTTGTCAATTTCTTTATATTAGTATGATTTTTTTCAAATTTTTCTTTTTTAGATCTTTTTGATTTCAAACTATCAAGTTTCTTCAGTATTTTGTCTTGTTTTTCAGTCTTTTTTAAATAATGTTGAAAAAGTCTCTTAAATGTTTTATCATCCTTGAATTTCTTCATCTGCTCTTGACTGTTGAAACCATCATTTTGTTCTTTTTTATTTTCTTCTAAGTTTTGAATTCTTTTCTTTACAGTTTTTATGTAAATTTGTTTATCTTCATCTGATATGGGCATTTCTGTTTGTAATATTTTATATAAGACAGAAAAAAAAAATAAAAAAAAAAAATAATCTAAACTTATTTCGATCACTTGGTTTTATTCATTCAATATGATCAAAATATTCGTAATGTGATCCAGACCAGGTAATAATAAGTCTAGAATAAACACAACAGTTTTCATTACATTTGGATGGTAAAAACTCTATTTCTCTTCCAGAAGAAATTACCTTAACAATGATAATTATTCGAAAAATATTACATGCTGCTCGTATTTCAATAGCCGAACCCCACGTAGAAGTACGACGCATTTGGGTTATATAATCTTCCTTATTTGTTAAGATTATTTCAGAAAATTTTTTACCAGACAACAAAATTGGATCCTTATTCAAATAATCACATATTAACGTTCTGATTGAAAATGATGTAAACTCTGGCTTTCCTATCTTTGCAAAATATTTAGCAAAAGAATTGAATAAACAAGACATTTTTATGTTTTTTACTATACTAACATTTTTATAATTATTACTGATTATAAAATTTATTACTTTTTCTTTATAAAATTTACTTCTTATAACTCTTTCTTTCTACATATTGTGCTATTTTACTTTGTGGTGCTGTAAAATAATCACCATTAAATTTCATTAACATAGACGATTTAATAATATGCTTATGTTGGAAAAAAAAAATCCACAAAGAATATACATCGATGTTCCTTTTGAAAAAAAAAGTATTGCAAAAGAAAAAGGAAACGCACGATGGGATTCATCTGTAAAATCATGGTACGTTACAAAGTCTAACTTTAATAAATTAGACTTCAAGAGAAAAACAAGCTCTGAAGAAAATAATAGAATTTGGCGCCAAACTCCAAATAACGTGAATTTTAAGGATTATCAGAAATATTTATCAGATCAATTATATTTCTCCGACGGTTCATTTGATGATACGTATAAAGACTATTACGCATATGTTGGAAGGAATGATCTACGGTAATAAATTCTTCAAGATATTTTTTTTTTGTTTTTTTTTTATTTATTAAGAAAGCAATAAATAAATGGTAAATTCAAATGGATGAATTATTAAATAATAATGTTATTGATCATAATCTAATTTACCAATCTCTACCACTTAATAAAAAAAAGACGAAAGAATGTAATTTCTTCTCCTTAAACATAGCACAAATTAGTCACTATCGTACTATGACAGCCTTCAATAAGACATTTTCCTATCTAAAAAGACCAACCGATCGAAGTGTAAGTAGAATTATGCTAAACAAATTATTTGACAATATGGGTGGAATTATTCAAAAATATCAATTGGATGAAATTAATGTAGAAGAAGGTTCGAAACAATTGATTACAGATGTCAAGATCAAAGACGAACTTTCCGATTTACTTGATAATAGACTTACTATTCACTATGTATTTTTACGTAAATTTATTCCAAGGAATAAAACAAAAACTGATAACATCTTCCGTAAACGTTTTGAAAAATGCGGATTCCGATATTTTGATATCGTTTTTAAGGAAGAAACCTTATCAGAATACACCAATCGAATCAGAAAAGTAATGACGGTTTTTCAAGAAATGACAAAAGAAACACAAAATTGTATCATTTGTTTCCAAGAAATCAATCCTATTTTGGATTTCATTCATATTATTCAAACAGAATTTAAAGATTTCACAATAGAAGATCCTATTTTCATGAATAACAAAAATCAAGAAAAAATATTTTGTAAATCATTTAACGTAGTTTTGTGTAGAAACATTCAATCTTATTTAAAAATAGAAAAGAAAAAGCCTGATCATATTTGTCACATGTTTAGTTCAATGGGAAAATCAAACGAAAAGAATGAATTTCAAAACAACAAATACTATATATCGATACCTCGATCATCTATTACTATTGTTTTTTATAATGTACATGGTAATCTAAACTCCAATAAAGCCATGATTCAACAATTTAAACAGAATGTGTTGAAATTAGATAGTCATATAAACTTCTTTATCATTGGTGATTTGAATTTCAAGCTTATGAATGAATATTATATTCATTTCACGAAATTGTTAGAAGAAAATGATATTGATTATAATCTTTCTCGAATTCCAAATTCTTTAGGTGTGTATGAAGGATACATTCACAGAATTAATATATAACTTTTAAAAAATTGAATGATGAAAAAAAAATGAATTGAGACTATTTTTCAAAATAAATTTTATACATATATATATATCTTTAAGTATATATATATATCAAATTATCTTTCTTTTAATATATTCTATTATATCTTATTGTATTATACTTTATTAACGTATATTTATTTTTCAATTAACATGTTTAGCAAAAATAATAATGCATAGCAACGATAAAGCCCAAAGATCAACATATGCACAATCCGGAGATAGAAAAGATGGAAATTTTCAACCTTATTATTATTCTGTTACTAATGATAACACTGCAAAACCACCATCATGGAAAGAAATGGAGTTAAAGTTTATAGAATCTTTAGTTTCTAATGAATTTAGAATACCCAACAATAATATTACTTCGAATATTTTGTCTTTTCATTTACGATTTAACGATTCTTTTTGTGCTAATACAGACAAAGGTATTTTTTATGTAAATACAAATGAAGGAATAAATGAGAGAGATACACCTACTACAGCTATTATTAAATGGAATAATTGTGTAAACATTGATAGTAGATATTTGGTTAAAGAAAGTTTACAAAATTGTAGTAGGAATAATGGAATTAATAGTATTTCTAATGTGGGATTGTTTCGTCGTTTTCATTTTCCTAAAAACCCTTTTTCAGGAATACTTGAAATTGATGATAATAGAAATTTCAATAATGACCAAACTTCATTTTTAAACGGAAAATATCAAAGAATTGCAAAAACTGATAATGACAATAATACATCTGTAACAGAATATGAAAGGAGTAAACTCGATGAAAATATCCAAAACTTTCCTGACCAGACAGAATTAAAAACCAGTTATGAAAAACAAAAAGGTTTTGAAGCTTGTCATGCAAAATTAAACCCTTCAAGAATGTATTCTAATGCATTGAATACTTGTCCAAATTTTGCATTACCTTATCAAAACGATCAAAATGGAATACATATTTGTGCTGTTCCAACAATGTTGGATGTTAGCAATAACAATATACAAAACATAATTAATGTTTCTAAAAAACACATCAATGACGTACATTCAATGAACCTTATTGTTATTTGTGATGCAGAGGATATTCTTAATAATAATGAGTTGTATCACGATTTGGATATCGATGTAAGACTCGCAAAAAGTTTGCTGGAAGATAATAATTTTGAAAAGAAAAAAATGATGTACGATATGTCACTAAATCAATCAGAAATTATTTACGAAGCCCCTGTTCAACAAAGTGTTCAAAAGAAAATTTATATGTATCGAGGTACCATGTTGAATTTTAAATCCGATTATGTTATGGTTTTTGTAATCAATCGACAAAACAGAAAACGAAAGGGTGACACAGACACACGTCCGTCTAAAAGAGTTCATTTTGACATGAATTCTCCAATTGTCAGTGAAACAAATATTGACATAAATTCAGAAACTGATTCTTTATTTGATTCAGAAACTGATTCTTTATTTGATTCAGAAAGTGATTCTCAATCACTAGTTGATTCACAATCTCTAGATTCAGAAAATGATTCTCAATATCAATCAGAAACTGAATCAGAAACTAATTCGGATAGTAGTTATTACCCAAGTTCGTCTGATGAAAGTAGCTCTTGTAGCGATCTAAGCTCATTATGTGAAAGTGATGATGAAATTTGCCAACAAAAAACATCATAAAATTAAAACAATAAAGGCTTTTAATTTTTAAATAAAACAAAAAAAAGTTGATTACAAAACACAAAAAAAGTTGATTAGAGAAAAAATATGAAATCTATTTATTAAAAGGAAACGAAAAGTAAAATGTATTTTAACACCAGTATGACAGAAGATGTGCTTTTCATTGTTTGTATTACAAAAATTAAAGACAATTTGAGAATTATGAATGAATTCAAGCAACTGTTATTGAAAAGAAAGCATTTATTTTCTTATATAGATGCAATGTTCATGATGTACTTTCTCTATCTCGGACACCAAAATGAAGAATACTTGAAATATATTAAAACATATTCTAGAAAAGTGTACACATATCCTTTATTATTAACTACTTAAATTAAACTTTATAATTTTAATGTTCTTTGTTTCTTTGTTTCTTTGTTTCTTTGTTTCTTTGTTTCTTTGTTTCTTTGTTTCTTTGTTTCTTTGTTTCTTTGTTTCTTTGTTTCTTTGTTTCTTTGTTTTTTTGTTTCTTTGTTTTTTTGTTTTTTTGTTTCTTTGTTTCTTTGTTTCTTTGTTTCTTTGTTTCTTTGTTTCTTTGTTTCTTTGTTTCTTTGTTTGTCCAGTTTGTTTAATTTTCTTCATTATCAGCTTGGATTTCAATCCTTTCTTCTTCATCACACACACACCATGACGTCTGAGCAATTCTGACTTCAGATTCTTCTTCTTCATCCTCTTCTTCATCCTCTCCAATAGGGTTTTCATTGTATTTATACGTTTGAAGAGATGGCAACGCATTAATGGTATTCCCTTTAATTTGAAGACATACATTGCCATGAAGAGTAAAAGGATATCCTGGGGGTGGTTTCTTCGCAAGAACAATAGCTAAATTTGCTGAACACCTATAAAGCCCATTCTCGTTAACATAAATACATGCTTTATTAGTTTTTAACAAGTCATCAACTTCCTTCCATTCCTCAGTTGTATGAAACATTGGGTGAACTCTCACTTTATCGAAAAAACGCTCAATATCACCTTCAACTATCTTTTGAATAGTTTCGAGACTATCTGTTTTACCATTTTTTGTTACTATTGATTCATCTGAAAGAATATATGGTTTTCCAACAACAGGAAGAACAATGTATCTAGTAGTAGCCATTCTTTTTCACCTAATTCTAGTATCAAGACTTTAGTTATTTGAATCTTTCATAATTATTTAATTTGATAATTATCCTGTATATCCTACATCTTAGAAGATTCTACTGCTTTTCTCTAGTCACCTTTTCTCACGAAAATAAATGCAAAAATGGCATCGAAAAGTAGTTTTGATTTTCAGGTCCAGCTACACAAGGAAGGAAGCGTTGAAAAAAAAAGGAAAAAGCAAACACAAGGAAGGGAAGAGACACGAAATCGATCAATAGAGTTACATAAGGACGGAAAACGTTGAAAGAAAAACCTTGTGCGCTTATTTTTCTTCGTCTTTCCTTCCTTGTCGAAAAATAGAATAAAAGCAGCTTGATTGAAGAAAAATCTATCAGGCTTGCACAAGGATCCCAGCTACTAAGTCCTAAAAAAAATAATAATAAAAAAAAAAAAATATTATTTTTTATAAGTAAACAAACAAAAAATGTCAAAACGTTACGTATTAAATCCAGATACCAAAAGGCTAGTTGATGCAGAGGGATGCGCGGGTCTGAAAATTATTAATCAATCAATGAAAAAAGGAATACAAATAAAATATCAATCAACAAAGACTAATAAGACTCAGAAACCGCTACGATCGAAATGTCCAAAAGGAGAGATTAAGCATGAAGGTAAATGTATCAAAAAAGAAGACAAACCGAAAGGAACAGGAAAAGCAGGACGACCTAAGAAAACAAAACCAGTACCACAAAAGTAAACACCACAACCAAAACAAGCACAAAAGCAAACTCCTAAGAAAACACAAAAACAAGCACAGGCAGCACAGTTGGTTGGAAAAGATGTTGTTATTAAAATCAAAGAAGAAATAAAAACTTTTTACGATTCAATAACCAAGAGGTACATCAATGCTCTAGAAGATCCTAATCCATTCGGGGGTACATTTGTTTATGTTAAAAACATATATATTGATGAAGACAACTTACAAAAAATGAAAACATTTATGAAAGTAAGCGGTCTTTCTTTCGAAAATGTAAAAAAAATTTGTCTTCAAGTTAAAGCTATGTATGTATATGATGAGGAGGGAGAGTATGATCATTATAAACCCTATGATTATAATCCATTAAATTATAGTATAAAAGTATTCGATATAATTATAAATAATGATTTGTTCAAGGATGCAAGTCTAAAACAAGACCTAAAAAATTACGTAAGAGAAATAACTGAAAAAATAAAAGGTAAGGTTGCTACCTAGATTGTAACTTACCTAGACCCACAATACAAATAGATTGAATTGTCTTTTTTTCGGAAGACTGTGAACCATTAATTATTCTCCCTAAAATCGGATTTTTTTTCTCTGATCGGGTTTTTTCTTCGTCAAAAAAAAAAAAGAAGGGAGAGAGAAAAAAAAATGAATCGAGATGTAGTTCCTTAGAAAATAAGAAAAAAAGAAGAAAAAAATGGAGAATGACCAAATTAGAGAAGTCGAACTTTTTCATGCAAATCGTGGTGAAGACTTTAAGAATCTACTATCTATACTTTTACGAAAATGCTGTTTTCCAAAAGTAATTATTGATAACATTTTAACAGAGAAAAATTCTTATTTTAAAAAATATTGTACTATCTTCACCCATAAAAGTGTTGATAAACAAAATAACTATGAATATTATGAGCTATTAGGTGATCAATCGATGAATAAGATAATTCTGTACTATTTAAAATATAAGTTTCCATTTTTGTCTAATAACGAAGGAATAAAAGTGCTTAGTCGTCTAAAGATAAATTTAGTATCAAAAGATACCTATAGTGTATGGGCAAGAAAGTTAGGTATCCTTCCATTTATATCATGTGATGTTGAAATCATAAAAAAAAATCAATCATCGCTATTAGAAGATACATTGGAAGCATTTTGTGGTCTCACCGAGGAGATTGCTGATAATGAAATTCGTGGAAATTCTGGAATGTATTTTATTAGTAAATTCATACATGAATTACTGGATGATACACAGATTTCTCTTGAATATTCTTCATTATATGATAGTATTACCCGATTAAAAGAGACTTTTGATAAGTATAACAGTTACAATTACAAGGGTACATGTCCATACATACATGGGCAAATTTCTTTCACGCATGAAAAATTGGAAAGTGGAATGTTTTTAGTCAAATTATGTCAGTCATCAAGTGTACATAAAAAAGAAGTCTTATTATCAGAAGAAGGGAAATCAATTAATGACGTAAAACTTCAATTATGTGAGAGATATTTAGAATTTCTCGAAACGAAAGGGTATAAAAAAGATATTTTACCGTATTACTCATCGATTGAGCAACTGCGAATAAAAAATGAAATGAAACTAAATCAGGATATTGAATCGTAAAAATGTCTCTTGTAAATAAAAGCACAATTGAAAATGATTTAAAGATTAGTACAAGAACGGTGATTGCAACAATTCATGACTGTAAGTTTGACATAATCAATATTTTCAAGTTATTTCCATTAAATTCAACATTCAACAGCAATTTTCAAACCATTTTCATGTACAATAACAAAGAAACAAAAGGAACCCATAAAAAAGCATTAAAAAAAACGAAAACATCGTTTAGAAATAGCGTCAATATAATCATATCTTATAAAGAGAGTACGTACAACATAAAGATTAGTCGTTTAGGAAAATTTCATATAACCGGTGCCAAGAATATAAAAGACACAACAGAAGTGGTGAAATATATATTAGAAGTATTTTTAGATATGAATGATAGTAATAGGGATGACTGTGTAACATTTGAAAAGAAGGATATTGTGGTATGGTTTGACATAATAATGACAAACTATATATTCGATTCTGGATTTAAAATTGATAAACAAAAATTGAACAAGCTCTTGAATGAGACGAAATTATCAAATAATTTTATTAATTTATATGAAACATCTTTTGGATATACAGGTGTGAATGTAAAGAAGCTTTTAGATCTCAATACAGGTGAAATGAGCGTGAATTCTCCTGTCTTTACATTAAATGATTTCAAAAATAGTAATGAAAATGAATGGATTGAAACAAAAAGAGAGCGTACAACGTTTGGAAAAAAAGGAGCAACAAAATTTAACACCTATCTTGTTTTTCATAGTGGTAAAGTAATCGTGAGTGGAATACAAGAAGAACTAATGGAAAAAGATTTTAGAGAGTTTCAACATTTTATCTTATCAAACAAAGAATATATACAAGAAAACATTGAATTATAAACTTTTAACATAAACAAATATATATTCTGATACAAAGTATATATATTTAGACTAAAATTGATTAAAGATAAAAAATAAGAGATGATTGCCAGGCACTCTTCATGTATTCATAGAATAAAACAAATTATAAAAGAATGTGATTTCGGAAACACAAATGATGATCAAATATCTATCGCAAAGAAACTATTTACAGTATTTTATCATATCAACAACCAATTTGATGACTTTTTTGTTTTCGGTGAGGATGAAGATATAGAAGTAATTCAAGATTATGCAACTATTATTCGGCAAAGTCTATTGACAAAATCAAAAGACGACACGATAACAGCGGCGATCAGAGAAATTGATGAATTTCATTGTAAATGTTCGATTTACAGTAAGTAATTTACCAATTGATGGGCTGAATCAAACAAATAACATCGATAATACTCTTCTTTATTTCTCTTTTTCATTGTGTAATCTTTCGAATCTACATGACTTTCAGAAGGACAACAATAAGACTCGTAGATTACTCTCTCGAACTCGTTGGTCCCAGGAAAATAAAACAGAACAATACATTTTCTTTGTGGATCAATATTACATTTATATTCTTCATAAAGTTTCATTGTTTCTGAATTGATAATCAAAAGGTTTGGAAGTGACATATCTTTTGACATTAAATATTCATATAAAGATAAATTTTCTTGTAAGTTCTTAAAATCGTAATTATTATCATGTATTATTTCTTTTTTCACATTTGGGAGTAGATATTTGCTGATAAACAAAGTAGCTTCTTCCAATAGTGAAATTTTAAATTTTTCAATGGTGGATGTCTTGTAGTTTTTTTCTTGTTGTATTTTATTTAAGTATTCCTTTTCTATCTCATCATAAATTGTTTCAATGATTTCTTTTAGTTCATTAATTGTTATTTGATCATCGTCACCAATACTTCCATGAATGTAAGACATTATATCTTCTTTCTCAAACATATCCAATAATATTGTTTTTTTTGTCGTTCAGGATCTTCATTTGTTTTTTTGTATTCAAGTAGAGATTCTTCGAACAAAACATGCAAATTATTCAATTCTTGTACGATTTCTTTTTGAAAACATGGCTCAAATAGTTCTTTTTGTTTTTCCATAATATATTTCTGTTTATTCAAAGTTTGAAGTATTTGTGGACTGTAAAATAAGGCAGAAAGAAATGTGTTGAATTCAACTGCTACTCTTTTTATTACATCTTGTTTAGACCGTTTGCCAACAATAATATTAATGTCTTTACTCTCTTTTGGATCAAGTTTTGTATAGTCTTTGTTGTTGGTATAGAATAGTAAAGATGTGTTTTGGTTCATATTTCTTTTTTTTTTGTTTTTTTTTTGTTTTTTTTGTTTTTTTATTTCTTTAAATAGATTTTTATTAAGAAAAAGTAAAAATAAAAATAAAAAGAAAATATTTTTCTTGTTTAGATTAAAAAAGTATGAGTTTTTGTAACGGATATTCTTCAATTAAAGTTTTACAAGTGAGTGACATTATTAAATTCTATCCTGATATTCTATCAAGACTCGAAGATGTATTAGATTTACCTATGGAATGCAACCTATCAACAAATGCAATAAAATGTCCATGTTCTTCATTCTTATTTGAATTGAATTTTATGTATTATCTCTATACGTATAATGAGTGTTTTCTACAAACAGGAAAGATCAATGATGAGACACTAACGACGATTAACCAGACAATTATCTTTACAATTATAAGTAAAAAAAACATTAGCAATAATGATGTAAAAATGAATCAAACGATAAATCAGACAAGCAAAATGATTAACATTAATGATCCTGAGAATCAGTCAACAATGTCATCTGTTTATTATAATATATATTCGAATTTACTGAAAGCATTCGAGAATGAAAATATTAAAATCAATGCAAAAAAAATAGCGAATATTGAAAAAGGAAAATTCTTACAAGAATTACAAGAAACAATTAAAACCATTTCTATTGATAATAGTGCAATTAATGTAACAATCAAAGATGGAATATATAAACAATTAAAAGGAAATCTAACTCAATCTACTACACTAAAACTTGTTTCACAAGAATTAGGCGATACCATGCTACAATCCTTTTTTGCTTCAATGGATATAAAAATTCCCTCTTCTTGTAAAATTACAAAGAAGAAGACGACAACGACGACGACGACGCCTTCTTCAACAAATTACGTCAAAGGTATCATTTTAATAGTATGTGTCTTGATATTAGCTTATCTTATTGAACAATATATCTATCATTCACATTATTCCCATTGATAGAGTTTTTAATTTTTTGATGTGAGTCTCTTGATTCTTTTTTTCCTCATTTCTTCTTGACTTGGTTTATCCTCCCTTTCTTCACATCGTCTACCTTGATTTTTTTTCTCTTCTTCTATTTGTTTCTTCGCTTCATTGTCTATTTCTTTTTGTCTTTGTCTCTGTTTCTGTATTTCTTGTTGTCTCTGTATCTCTTGTTGTCTCTGTTTTTCTTTTTCATAACGTTCAATCATAAACTTGTTTCGAATGTCGGTATCAATATCTTGATTAATTGTACAGTAACAGTTCATGTTTCCAGTATGATTGTACAGAGCAAAATTTGTGGTATTGTCATCAGGTCTCACATCTAATATCTTCAACAAAAATAGTTGATCTTCATAGAAGATGTGACATGTCTGGTTTATGTAAAGTATCCAAAAGTTATTCAGCTCTTTTTGAAGTACGTTGATATAATCTGGAATGTCAAAAAACAGTTCGTCTTGTGGCTCAATTTGAATATATTTGGTATGCATTATATCTTTTATCAATTCAATTTTGACAAGTTCATCTTCTTCTATTCCGAGACATAATCCCATATAACTTGAAACTTCAATTGTATCATCATCATTTCCTGTAAATTCCAGAACACTACAATAGAAACAACTTCCATCTTTAATTCTTACGACTTTGAAAAAATAAGGAAAAGAATTTTCGTTTGAAATTAATTCTCTTAGTAGACTCTCAGAGCCCACAATAAAGTTTCCTTTATCAAGACTTGCTTTTGAAGAAATTTTGACTTTATATGGTGTAGATTCCATCCTTTTTTGTAAATTAATATGCTTCTTCTTTAAATAATAGTATATAAAACAATAAATATTTATACTTTAACAATAAATATTTATACTTTAGGTCAACATCTTTATTATCTTGAGTTCATCCATTTCATTTTTATTTTCTTCTTGATATTTTCGTTGCTTTTATTTTTTTGAGTTGTTATTTGTTGGTTCACTTCGTGTTTTCGTTTTTGTTGCATATCAACTAGATTGTATTTAGTTCACCACTAGATTGATTTATATAATGAACATATCTCTCACCACTAGATTGTATATAATGAAGATATCTCTCATATCTTTCAGAATCGAAACTATGGTTTTCTTCTTTTATATTTTTTGTTAATTTTTTTATGTAATTTTTTAAGTCATTCTTTAAAATTGTGTCATTTGCATTCTCTAACAATTTATTTAAAAGTTTTTTATTATATTTTAATACATCATAAGAATAATAAATAGTATCACCCTCATCTTCATCAAAGTCAGATTCATCTTCATCAAAGTCAGAATCATATGTATCCGATACTAAGTTTTTAAAAAGAGACTCGCATATTTCACGTGCTGCATATCTATCTAGTCCGGTTGCTTTCCGAAATGTTTTCATAATATTAAAGTCAAATTCATTAAGATACATTGATTCAGGATATGGATCGCTATAAGAGTAGTCACGTACCTTTTCGTAAACAGTGTTGATTTCTTTTATTATTTTATCATAATCTTTTTTTCTATTATTTAATTGAGCTCCTTGTTGCTTTGTAGCTGCTGTACGTGTTCCTTTTGTCTGTTTAGGTTTTTGTTGTTGTGTTTTCTTAGGGGTTTGTTTTTGTTCTTTTTGATTAGTATTTTTTCTACTAATTAATTGAGTTCCTTGTTGCTTTGTTGCTTTGTTGCTTTGTTGCTTTGTTGCTGTACGTGTTCCTTTTGTGTGTTTATGTTTTTGTTGTTGTGTTTTCTTAGGGGTTTGTTTTTGTTCTTGTTGATTAGTATTTTTTCTACTAATTAATTGAGTTCCTTGTTGCTTTGTTGCTGTACGTGTTCCTTTTTGTTGTTGCGTTTTCTTAGGGGTTTGTTTTTGTTGATTAGTAAGATCGATAACTGTTTTCTTAGAAGTGGTCTGTTTACTTTTTTTAGGGGTCTGTTGTTGTTCTTGTTGATTAGTAAGATCGATAACATGAATTTGTTTTTTAGGCATTTTTTTATTTTTATAATTTGAAAAATTATTATTTTTTTTTTTTTTATAATAAGAAAAATTATTATTATTTTTGAATTATCCACATTTAAAAAACATTTTTATTTTTTGTTGTTTAATTGTGACATCAATGTATTATTTTCAAAAGTGAGTCTTCTTCTCTTTTCGGTTAACTTATTTCTTTCATCTATTACTTCTTTTTCTAAGTTTTGAGGTAACTCTTCTAACTCTTTTTCTAACATTTTGATATTTGTTTCTATTTGTTTTCTTTTTTTATTCGTTTTTTTCTTAATTTGTTCCGGTACTAATGTTAATTCACTATCAATCTCTTGAATACTTTCAAGATTTTTTACAATTGTTTTGTGAATTTCTAAATGACTGGCAATTTTTAGGCTGGCAATTTCTAGGATGGTAATTTCTAAATTCCAAATCTTAAGACTATTATCACTCGAACCAGACACAATTAAGTTCGTACCAGGAATTACACACACAGAATGTACCGAACTCGTATGACCATTTAATGTCTTGATACAATTACCTGTTTCATGATTCCAAATCTTAAGACTAGTATCGTACGAACCACCAGACACAATTAAGTTCGTACCAGGAATTACACACACAGAATGTACCGAACTCGTATGACCATTTAATGTCTTGATACAATTACCTGTTTCATGATTCCAAATCTTAAGACTATGATCAAACGATCCAGACACAATTAAGTTCGTACCAGGAATTACACTGACACAATTTACCAAATTCGTATGACCATTTAATGTCTTGATACAATTGCCTGTTTCATGATTCCAAATCTTAAGACTATTATTAAGACTACTATTATCAGTCGAACCAGAAACAATTAAGTTCGTACCAGGAATTACACACACAGAATATACCGAACTCGTATGACCATTTAATGTCTTGATACAATTACCTGTTTCATGATTCGTCGTGGCGATCTTGCTTGGTGTTTTTCGCCGATTCACATGCTAAAAAAGAGGGAAGGGCTTGCGAAAAAACAAAAGAAATGTCCTATAAGATGTGGAAAAACATAAATTTTTTTATTTTTATTCTATGTATATATAGAGTGATAAATAGATTAAATGAAAATTACTAGACAAGATAGTGATAATGTAAACGAAAGCATAGAAGCTATCGTTGATATTGTCGAAAAAGATATTCTTCAAGTTCAAACAAAAAATCCACAAGAAGAAAATTATATGGAAATCATTTTTTATCTTATTTTGAATTTAATCAACATTGTAGAAGAATACTTTATAAAGTCGGAAGGGCTACAAAAAAAATTACTTGTTATTGAAATAGGAGAAGTACTCACAAAGAAATATTTCTCACAATATTTAGACTATTATAATCAAAATATTGACAATATTATAGAAACTGTAATTACATCCTTTAAAATTCTCAGAAAACATAAATCCATTTCACAAGGATGTAGTTGTTTGAGTCTTTTCTTTCGTTCATAACATTGCTAATTATATATTTAAATTGATACAAAAAATATATAATTTATTTTTTTAGATTTTATCAATTTTGGAAAAGCGGGCATCGACTAGATTTATATTTAGATTCTTTTTATCTTTATAATTGAATTCACAATTGTGTGTCTCTGCATGAAAGTGTTTTGAACAAAATTTTTTTTCACATTTACATAATAACCCACCGATTACACCTAGTTTCTTTTTACATCCTTCATATCCGCATCTTTCTTTCTTCAAACTAATATTTTCATTCATCCTTAATTATACAAAATAAAATATATATTTTATGTTTTTTGTTTTTGATTTTTCAACTTTCTCTCTAATTCTTTTTTGCGATTAGTTAACTTGAGTAACTCTACTTTAAACACTTTATCATTTTTATTATTCTCAATCAAGTTTTTAGTGTCTTCAATGTCAATGCATATCTTTTTATAATCCGATTGTAAGACATCAATGACATGTTCTTGAATCATTCGTGACACTAGTAGTTTTCTCTCGAAGACATCATCAGACATGTATTTATCTATTTAATATTATATGGTTTTGTAAAAAAAATATACAAAAAAATTCACAATATGATATGATAAAAATTAACAATATGATTTATATGATGATCCTTGTTCACTTGCTTGTGAAATTCCACATAAAATCTTGGACACAATTTCTTTTTTATCTTGATCTCCTCCAATCACAGCGTCTGATGTCATTTTATTAGCAAACTCTGTCAAGTCATTAGTTGGTATAGTGCTTGCTTCAACAGATTTTGATGATTCATATAAATTTATCAATTGCATAGGCAATTGTTTCGAAAGAGTCTCATCTGGTGATAATGAAGTAGAAGTTCCAGATATTTGTAGTGATTGATCTAAAAAACCCTTCCATATCAATAATATCATTGTCTGACCAACAGAATTATAGTTCTTTAGTTGATTAATCATAGTCGCGTATTCGTTGCGCGTGTTCACATATAAATTAGATTTGTCTGTTTCACCTAATTTACTTGTCCCTAACCCTGACACTATTATTTGCAAACCACTGTTTTGATTCTTAAAAATGGGTAAAGCTTTTAATTTAGTAACTAATGATTTTGCCTCTGTTTTTGAAAATGTAAAAGAAGCTGGAAGACTCTGTTGACGAGATTTACTATTTAATAATGGAATGGACGATTTACTAAACATAAAAGGTGGAGGTTTAGATGGAGTTGATAACAAACTTTCATAAGCCATACTAGAATCAAAAGGTTTCACAATTTCTGTTATATACATATTTGAGAGAATTGTTGTTGTGTCAAAAATAACTTCTTCTAATTTTAAAAGAAAAGAAACTGTTGTGCTTGGTTTGCTATATTTTGAACCTTTTGATGAACTTTTTGATGAACTTTTTGATGAAGTGTTTGATGAACTTTTTGAAACTTTTGAAACTTTTGAAACTTTTGAAACTTTTGAAACTTTTGAAGTCGAAGACGAAGACGAAGACGACGAAGACGAAGACGAAGACGAAGACGAAGACGAAGACGACGAAGACGAAGACGAAGACGAAGACGAAGACGATGCTTTTCTTTTTTCTTCAATCAAGAATACAACAGCAATCATTACAATTACTATTACAAGAATAGCTACGAGAAACACTGTTGATTTTTTGATAGAAAAATGTGTGTGTTGTATAAGTGTTGGTGGATGCATATTTATTTTTTATTATTATAATAAAAAAAATTAATTTTACATTTTTGTTTTATAGGTTTTGTTTCTTTGTAAGTTTTGTTTCTTTGTAAGTTTTGTTTCTTTGTTTCTTTGTTTCTTTGTTTCTTTGTTTCTTTGTTTCTTTGTTTCTTTGTTTCTTTGTTTCTTTGTTTCTTTGTAAGTTTTGTTTGTTTTTGAAAATATATATGTTATATTCCAAAATATATATTACAATAGAAATCAAATTAAAGGAGTTACTTTTATATACTCACTGGAATCTTCTTCTTTTGTTAATATATCGATTGTATAATGTAATTTTAAATTATTGTAATAATCCTGAATGAATCCTAAAAAAACAAAAATCAAAAGCACACGTGTTATTTGAGGATTAAATAAAAAACTTGTATAGAATTTAAGATCTTTGTTATTTTTTCGTCCAGAAACAATAATACTTGTTACTATATATAAAAATAAATAGATCAGTAGTACATATATTGAAGTCGTTATTTTGCTGAATAATGTTTTCATATATTCAAATGTTATCTTGTTATATTCTGGGAAATCAAACTTCGTAACCTGTTCCGTAACCTGTTTTTCTACATCATCAGTTATTTTTGCCTGAAACCTCGCCATGGCAAGTGAAATTTGCATTTGGAAACGAGTTAGATTATCATTATTATCTAAAAAATCATTTTTATAATTATTGTAAGCTTTTTCATAGAAAGATATTTTTTCTTTTTGTTGAATAATATAATTCCCAAAAAAATATATAAAAATACCAAAAAGGCACCAAGAGATAATATTGAAAGTTTTTATATATATACAGTTTTCTTTAAATTGATATTTAAAATTATAATAATAATCAGTAGCGCATTCAGCTATCATAAAGAATTTTAAACTATATAATAAATTTTTTCTTACGTTTGTAAATAATGGTAATTCTTCTCGGTATCTTTTAATTGTATTCATTTTGTCACTATCTGTAACCTCAAAACTATCGGTGGTGGATGGTTGTAAATCAAATAACAAAGAATTCATCTCTCTATTCATTTTAGTAATTATATATGTGTTAATAATATACAGAGCAAATAAAAGCATAAAGAAACTGTTTCGCAACCCGGAATTTTTAGTTTCTGTACGTTCGCTATTGATAATTTCAATTAATTCTGCATATTTGATTGGTTCATTTGGTGGTTTACAACCATCATTTTTTATTTTATCAAGCTTCTTAAACATTTTTTCTAATACCATTTTATTTTTTTTTTGTTAATTTATAGATCAGAAAATTTTTTTTTTTGTTTTTGAAAATATATATGTTATATTCCAAAATATATATTATATTTCAAAAAAGCATGAATCAATTAAAAGATTTTTTACAATCTCTTGTTTCAACAGAAGAACAATTTGATAAATTTTTGCAAGATGGAAAATACAAAAAGGACTTGTTCTTATCAAGACACCTATATGGAAGAGAGACTGGAATACATCAATTCGGGAAAAAACATGGTGAATATAATAAAACATTTTATTATTTTTATCTAGATGAAGATTTACCAGAAATAATGTTATGGGAAACAAGTAGAGATATTCGGAAATCGTTAGTTATCGAAGAATTTGGGACCTACATGAATAATGAAAAGCAACCATAAAATCCCTATCGAATTGGAATTACATATTAACAGTTTTTTGAAACCAGATGAAAATGAAAGAATGGGTTTTTTTTCTAGAAATCACAAAAAAGATTGCACCTATCAACAGAAAAAAGGAGTTTTATCTCCAGATCGAAAATTTATTATTTTGAACAATGTCACTGATACTTTTGATAACACAAAAACGTCACTTGTCTTTGAAAAAGAATTGTTGATGAATAGCCCTTTATTTGACAATGAGTCTTTTTCTTTTGTAGATAATATAAAAATTGGATTAACAGGTGCTAATTCTAAATATTATGAACCAATTATCCAGACATTTCTGAATGCACATGAAAACAAGAAACAATCCATTTTGAGATTATTATTCAATAAAAAACATTTTAAAGGAGATATTCTCTTTTTAAATGGTGATAGAAATTTAATCACAAGATATAATGTTCGTTTTGTTTCCAATACAGAATTTTTAAAAATAGTAAACCATGATGAATTGATAAGGTTGAGACAAAATCCAAACTTCCGAAGAAGATAGTAACATCATTATTCTAATTTGTGTTACTAAACAATGATGACTTCGAAAATACAATTTTCATATTCTGGGATGTTGTATTGTAATTATATAAAGATCCAATCAAACTAGAAGCAATCAATTTTGTTGTTGATAATGAAGTAGAAGTTGAAGAAGAAGGTGTATATGTATATTTTGACGTATTATAATAACTTAATCCATTTACACCTAAATTATCAATAATATCCACTAACCATGAAATATTTCCAGAAACATCATCACTTGAATATTTTTGAGGTATATCACCAATTTGACTGACCCACGAAGAATAATATGGTTTGAAGTTTCTCGTAAAAAGATTTGTTGTTTTATTATTAGATTGAATATATTGATTTATATTAGCATTTACTGTTGTTGTATTTAAAGGATCGCTGATACTTAGATTTGGAAGATTTGATATAGAAGTGTTTAAAAAAGAATAAAAAATCCAACTCATCAAACGTTGAGTATTATTACTACCGGGTGCACTATTATTTCCAATTTCTTTAATATTTACGTCGGTAGTACTACTTGTATTACAATTTCCAGGTTTTAGATTTGGACATAAAATGCTTCCTAAAGTAAAGAAAAAGTTATAAATATCTTCTACAGATACTTGTGGTAAAGATGATGAGTATTTTGATGACGAAGTACTAGATTTGGTATATTTGTTAGTACTTGTTGATGTCGCTGTAGGTGTACTTTTTGTTGCTGTAGGTGTACTTTTTGTTGCTGTTGCTGTTGATGTTGCTGTTGATGTTGCTTTTGTTGATGTTGATGTTGATGTTGCTTTTGTTGCTGTTGCTGTTGATGTTGCTGTTGATGTTGCTTTTGTTGCTGTTGCTGTTGCTGTTGCTGTTGCTTTTGTTGCTGTTGCTGTTGCTGTTGCTGTTGCTGTAGGTGTACTTTTTGTTGATGTTGATGTTGCTGTAGGTGTACTTTTTGTTGCTGACGCTGTTGTGTTTGTTGCTGTTGCTGTTGATGTTGATGTTGATGTTGCTGTAGGTGTACTTTTTGTTGATGTTGATGTTGATGTTGATGTTGCTGTAGGTGTACTTTTTGTTGCTGACGCGGTTGTGTTTGTTGCTGTTGATGTTGCTGTAGGTGTACTTTTTTTTGTTGATTCTACTAAAAATATAATACCAATTATTAAAATGACCATAACAAGGATTGCTATCAAAAACACCCTACTTTTTTTTATATGAAAATGTGTTGGTGAATACATAAAATTTGGATAAGTAATATGTGACGTCATTGTTTCAACTTTTTATTTTATAATAATTTTTTTTTTTTACTATATAATAAAATGAAATCTATACCAGCAAAGTATAAAATCTTTTGTTTCCTACAGTTTAGTGGAACAATATTAAGCTCTATTGGGTTAGTAATGAGTGTATATGATTTAGCATCACATAAAGGAGACGAATTAAACTTTCTAAACTATATTACTGTAGGATGTGTATCAACAAGTATTGTTCTAAATAGTTTAAAGGATGCATTAATGAGTAACCCTAAAATCTTCATGAGTGAAGAAGAATTGAAAGAATATCCATCTCCACCTATTTAAAAAAAAATGAAAATACAAAAATTCCAAAATTCGTGGAAAACACAAAAGATGACAAAAACAGAATATTATTATGGGATGATTGAAAAATACAATAAATCAATTCATGGACAAACTAATGATACGATATATTTAAACGAAAATACATATTTATCCTTACATACAAAACATAAATCAGAAAGTATTTGTGACTATGAAAATCAATTAAAACAATATAGAGAAGAGTGTAAAGAAAGAAATGAAAGTGTACCTTTCTTTACATTATTTTCTGTCTATAAAATTGGGGATTATACATTAGCTATTGATAAAACAGCACTAATAGTAAAAATACAAAGAAAATGGCGACAATATAAATCAAATTTTAGAAGGAGATATAACGTACGGTCACTTTTTTTTCGACAACAATTTACGAAAAATACTTCGCGATGAAACAATGAAAACATAAAAAATTAAAAAACATATAAATAGAGACAAAAATTCATTGATTTTACACATTGTTTTGAATGGAATTTTCAAACCAAGTGTATCCATTCCTTTTATATACAAAGCAGGATCTTTGTCTTGAAATATGTATTGTGGAAAAGTCGCTATTTTTCGCAAATTTTTACAGGTAGAATAGAATTTATCCAAATGAACATTAAAGTTTGGATATAGGAGATTTTGATAGTAAAGAATTTTATCAATACCTGATTGTGTTATGATATATCCATGAGCTGTTAATGGTGAATATGGCTTGACAAAATTAAAGTTAAACATATCAGGAAATGAAAAAATATATGGATGGTTTATGTATCCTAAATAACAAATATCAAAGTTAAATTTATTTTTTTCTACATATTTATTAACAATAGGAATCATTTTATTTGCTTGTTCATTATTCCAAGTTGCATCATCTTCTAGAATCATTATATTATGATACTTTTTCTCTTTTGCAAGCTTTAAAATTGACATATGATTCAGAAATATATTTTTTGATATAGCATCAATAGAAGTATGTGTTATGATTTCTCTTAAACTCGCATCATAATTACCATTATTTACCGGATTGTTATTGTTTTTTATTCCTTCTGTGAAATAAAAGGTGAGACGTTTCTGTTTATCATCTTTACTAAACATCGTGTTGAATTTTTCCTGCACAATATTTTTATTTCGAATAAGAGATAAAACAAATATTTTATCCAAACTATAATACGAAGATATCTTCATTTTTTATTTTTGATTACATTAATTTTTTTTATTTAAATGTTTTTTATCTGTGTCTTTTGTTTTTTATTTTTTATTTTTTTTAAATAATAAATGAAATGTGTTCTGTATTACGATAATGGTGAAATAATGTTTGAAGCCAATATTGAAACTCAATATGTAAACGGTATTGTATATCATGAAAATAAAAACAAAAAATTTGAAGGAATCTTCAAGTTGCCACAATTAATCTTCAGATTGCCCTTATCCATTGATGCAAATAAATTATTAAGTCATCGTCATGGAAAAGGTATTGAATACTATGAATCAGGTGAAAAAAAAATCGAAGGAAAGTATAAAAATGGACGTCTTCATGGAAAATTTCTTGGATTTTTTCGAGATGGTAAAAAACTGTTAGAAGGGAACTATACGGATACAACCCTTGACATTGCTACTATAAAAGAATATTTTAATAATGGTAAAAAAAAGTTTGAAGGAACATATAAAAATGGAGAGTATGAAGGAGAAGGAATTGAGTATTATGAATCTGGGAAAAAAAAATTCGAAGGAATGTGGAAGAATAGCAGATCGAATGGAGAAGGTATTGAGTACTACGAATCAGGCGAAAAAAGATTCGAAGGAACTTATAAAAATGGACGTCCTCATGGAAAGGGTATTATATTTTTTCGAGATGGTAAAAAAATGTATGAAAATAAATATAATGAAAACCTTGTTACTGTAAAAGAATATTTTAATAATGGTAAAAAAAAGTTTGAAGGAACATATAAAAATGGAGAGTATGAAGGAGAAGGAATTGAGTATTATGAATCTGGGAAAAAAAAATTCGAAGGAATGTGGAAGAATAGCAGATCGAATGGAGAAGGTATTGAGTATTATGAGTCTGGTGGAAAAAAGTTCGAAGGAAATTTTGAGAATGGGAAATGGAATGGAAAGGGTATTTTGTATTTCGAATCTAAGGAAAAAAACTATGAAGGAACTTTTAAAGATGGAAACGTTCATGGAGAAGGAATTCTCTATAACAAAAATGGTCAAGTAACATTCCAAGGAGAATTTGTTTTTCATAAGAAATTTATGAGTACCAAAGATAAACAATCTATTATAAAAGCGAACCAAATATTGGAAAAAAATACAGAATTGTACCAAAAAGCTGTACAAAAAAATTTTCTTTCACCAATCACCTTACAATTACCTGTACTGCCTGTAAATCTAATTACAGTGGATGATAAAAACAAACAATTTAATGAAAAAGAACATGTTTATGAACGGAGTCAAATAGAGAAGTTACCAAAAAATAATGGTGTTTCTCCTGTAACACGACGTCGTATCATATCTTCCCATTATAATTTCCAAAAGAAAAACAAAATTCTACAATTTGTCAAACAAGTTATAGAAAAAGATTCAGAAAAACAAACAGAAAAACAAACAGAAAAACAAACAAAAAAACAAACAGAAAAATCAAATCCGAAGAAATAACCCATGATATCTTTGTTGATCCATTTGTCTTTTGTTTTTTAATTTTACGAAATATATATATTTATTTTTCTATTTTAAATAAATATATCGAACTAAAGTATATACACAACTATATTTTTTTTATTTCATCAATTGCATCTTTCACTATCTTTTCAACAAATTTGGTAATGTCTTTAATAATTATATCCCATAAAATATAGTAAACAACAAGTGCAATAACAAGAATTGTTAACATATTTCCAATCATAGTGTTGATTGGACCGAATAGAATATTTCCCATTTTTCTTTAATTTAATAAAGGAGGGAAAAAAAGTTTTTTTTTTATTTTTTTTCATCTTTTTCATCTTTTTCATCTTTAAAATCATTAAAATCATGATAATAATCTGACCAATATAAAATAAATGTTTTCCACCCATCTTTTACCATTTGTTCCTTAATATTGAATCCTCTTTCAAGTAACATGTTTTTAATCTTAATATTGTCTGATTCATCATTATTTTCAAGTTGACATTCGAGATATACCTCACCAATTTTGTTTCTTTCTCTTAATGTATCAATTTCGAAAAAAGAAATGATATGATAAAATTAAGTAATTACAGAAAAAAAATGAAGTGATACAATAAAAAAAGTCGATATGATAATCAATTATGCAACAAGTTATAGATTATTATGATGATGATAAGAATCCAAGACGTAATTTCTTTTTAAAGAATGGAAAAAGAGCAGGACAATACATAGAATTCTATAGAAACAATTTAATTCATAAATTAAAATACTATGATGATGTAGGTATTCCAATTTCAAATCATTTTGAATATCATGAAAGTGGACATATTCGTTCAATTATTCACTATTCTTTATGTGGAAAAAAAACCCAACAAAGCGTTTTCTTTGAAAATCAGACTTTGTGTAAACAATTTTTTTTCAATGAAAGAGGTAAACTTCATGGAAAATATATAACATTCTATCAGAATAAATCTTTACGATCCATTTTTTTCTTTAACAACGGTCTACTTTGTAATCAAGCTAAATTGTTTCATCCCAATGGAAAATTAAAGAAAGTAACAAAATATGATGATAAAGGCAATAGAAATGGAGTGATGAAAAAATTTTATGAAACTGGACGATTACAATTCAGCAGATACTATCGAAAAGATAAGCTTGATGGTGTTAGTTTTGAATATCATCAAAATGGAAATTCAAAGAGTACAATGTATCATATGAAGGGTAAACTATACGGGATTTATTTTTGTTATGATGAAAACGGAAAGATTCGTAGTAAAACAGATTATTTTAATAATGTTCGTCATGGATTTCATGTAGAGTATAGTGGCGATATTATTCTTGAATCAACAAAATATAAACATGGACAAAAAAATGGGAAGAGTTTTTTATATGATAAGTTTGGAAATTTGGAATATAATTTAAATTTTAAAGATAACAAATTAGATGGTTATCAATATTGTTTAGTGAAAGAGAAACTATGTGAAGTGTATACAATTGATAATAATTTAGTTCTATATCATCGTGTTCTAAATGAAGACAAAACTTTTGAGTGTAGTGTTTGTTATGAAAGTTATGAGTTGTGGAAAACAGAATGTAATCATGTTATTTGTATAAGTTGTGTTGATAAATTTTATAGAAATCAGCAAGAAACATTACAGAAAAAGTGTTTTTATTGTAGAAAAATGTTCAAGATGCTAGATTAGATAGATAATATAAAATAAATAAATATATTATTATAATAAAGATTAATTATGATTTTTATTATATTATTCATTATGATTATATTTTTTCGTTTTATATATATAGTCATGAAAGAAAATTATGGAAAGTCAGCAGAGTTGATTCACAAATTGAAACGTGATCTTTCATGTATTTATCCGAAAATTTATTCTATTAAAATAACTAGTGGTAAAGAAAATTTCACCAGAAACAAGAAAGAAATATACTTGTCATTGCACGATGAAAAAGGAAGATTCTATAATTACAATACGATTATTTATGTTGCTATACATGAAGTAGCTCATGTAGAGTGTAAAGACTGGGGACATACTTTTAGTTTTTATAAGATACATGAAACACTCTTAGAAGAGGCAATAGAAAAAGGAATTTACAACCCACGATTACCTTCACACTCTAATATTTGTAAATTGTAGATTATCTTGGTCCTAAATAAGAACTAGATGATTGTTTACCACCAAAACCAGACACGTATCTAGAATTCAAATTGATAGGTGCTAATCTTTGTTGTTCTCTACGATGAAACGTTTTTTTATCTAAAATGTCACGATAGTTCTCACTCATTTGTAATCTTGATTGTAGAAAATCTTCAGATATAGAACTATTGATATCTTTTTGATCTGTTTCGCTCTTTGTATGATTATGATAAGAGTCATTGTTTATATTTGAGCGAAAGAATATATTATCTGTTGATAATAATTGTCTTTTCGGTTCACTATATTCTTTTTTTCTTATATTTATTGGTTTTTCTTTCCAATCATCATGATAAATGTGATTTCTTTGGTCAATTTTTGTTAAGAGTGATGGATGTACGAATGTTTTTTTTTCATCTTTTTCAAAAAAATTATGTAGTGGAGTTATTGTTTTATATTTGGATGATGTTGTATTTGAGTCTCTTTTTTGTAAATAGATATCTCTACTATGTTTTGAATTTTTGGAGTGATCTCCATCAATAACAACATTTATATTTAAATCATTTACATTCGTACGTTTATTCGTAGAAGGGTATTCATATATTTCATCAAAATGTTCCCTCTTTTCAATCAGTTTTTGCGTAAAGTAAAAAGACACTGAGATTAAGAATAAAATACTAATCACTAGTGTAAGCGACTTTTGAATATCATAGAAGCAAATGAAAACAAAAAAAGAAAGAATGGCAAGCTTTGACAAAGAATTAAATTGCTCTTCTAATGTCATTTCTTTCTTGTTATTATTTTCATTCGTATTCGTGTAATCAAATAGATTGTCGAGCCAATATCTAGATGTTGATACACTCATTGAATGATTTTTTTTTAATTAAAGTAGTTTTTTTTTTTATTTTTTTTTTAATTTTTTTTTAACTTCAATAAATTAAATGAAACGTACTGTAGTGGCAACCATAAAGATGAAGATGAAATAAATCAATTTCGATGAAAAATAACGAAAATAAATATATACTTAATCTTTTTGATTGTCGTCATTTTTCGATAGAATACAAAGTCATTTTTTTATATAAATACATATATCATCTTCTTGTTATTTCTTATTGGAAATCATTGGTATTTTTTTACCTGATGGTAGTAGTTCATATAATTCTTTTCGCTTTTTAACTTTTCCATTATTATTGACAATCTGCTCTTCTTCAACATTATAGTTACCCTTAGGATTCAATGTCATGGAAGTTGAAATTGATTCCATGTAACTTTGTTTAGTTTTTGGTTTTTTCATTAAATCTAATGGTATTATCGATGGAAAATAGTGTATCGGATTAGAAAGTGAATTAGAAAGCATAAAATCATAGCTTTTTCTGGAATGATAATCAGTCAATGTGTCTTCAATCTTTTGTAAAAGTTTTGAATCAATCTTTTTTTGTGACTTTTGTTTTTCAAGTATTTTATTTAATTTTTTCGTTGATAATGTCCCTATTATGTTATAATAGTTTGGCTCATTCATGGTGTCGGCTTTTTGTATTAGAAGAATTATTTTTTTTTTTTGTTGGGATAAAACACACAATGAAAAAAAATGTTATTGATCTAACAGATGATGTATTTGTCATCGATCTAACGACAGATGATAATAAAAACCAAAAACAAAAGAAGAAAGAGAAAGAAAAACAACAAAAGGAGAAAGAGAAACAACAAAAGCAAAAACAAAAAGAGAAAGAAAAACAACAAAAGCAAAAACAAAAGGAGAAAAAACAAAAGGAGAAAGAGAAACAACAAAAGCAAAAACAAAAGGAGAAAGAGAAACAACAAAAGCAAAAACAAAAGGAGAAAAAACAAAAGGAGAAACAAAAGCAAAAACAAAAGGAGAAAAAACAAAAGGAGAAACAAAAACAAAAACAAAAACAAAAAGCAAAAGAGAAAACATTTACTGACAATATATTCAAACCACCAAAAGAAATAGAAATACATAACCCTTTACCAGCAATACAAGATAAAGCGAAGATAAGAAATTTTATTGTGTCTGTGATACCAGAGATCAATTACATTACGACAGTTAATATGAATAATTATCAAGATAAGGATAAAAATCATCGTTATCATACCATTAGTGGTGCATTTCCTGAAAATGTAATTGGACGATTGGAAGCTGTGATTGGAAAAGATTATCATAGGTTTCTATCTCAAGGTGGAGATATATCTCATATTATTACAAATGAAGCCCATAAGAAATTAAGAATTGTTTTTGAAGAACTACAAAGTAATCCTAGAAAAAAAGAATTTATTCAAGAATTACTCGAAGGTTCAAGAGCTTGTATAAATGGAATAATTCAAACTATTAATTCAGTTTTTAATAAATTACATGTTGTTGATTCTCTTGAAAATCAGATTCTTACTTTATTTGAAGCATATAAAATAATTGGCTTAGATGAATTTATAGAAGAAACACATCCTGAATCAAAACAACCACATGTATTAAATGATCGTACAAAAGCAAGTTTACAATATCCTCACATGAAAAATGCATATATTAATTTACTAGGAAAAGAATTAGGTTTACGATCAAGTGAAATAGAAGTAGCAAAAACAGATAAATTTGCAAGTGGAACATATTTATTGTCTAAAAATATAGCATTAAAGAGAATTAAAGAAAAAATAAAATTACCAGATTTTGTAGAGGCTATTATGAACGATGTAAATAATGAAGTATGTAATGTTCCCCAAATAATAAAACGAGAAAAAATAACGAATTGGGCATACAACATTGAATACGGTGGGAATTTTTTTGATGGGAAAAGATATAAAACTATTCCCAATTTTAGTGAAAATTATATATGGGACCAGACCACAAAAGAATTATTTCCTACCAGACCAAAAAAAGATAAAAATTTAGCTTGGTTAACTAAAGCATCTACATTGAAGATGCTTGAATTAGAAGATTTAATAAAATAAAAAGATTTTCTTGTTATTTTTTATATTTTTTTTTATTTAAATAAAGGAATAAATGTCCAGGAAACAAAAAGCCTATGTGATTGATTTAACACAATCGGACTCACAATCAGAATCACAAAAGCAGAAAGAGAAACAAAAACACAAAGAAAAACCACAAAAGCAGAAAGAGAAACAAAAACACAAAGAAAAACCACAAAAGCAGAAACCACAAAAGCAGAAAGAGAAACAAAACTCACAAAAACAGAAAGAACCACATAATAAATTCAATAAACAAGAAAGAATAAAAGAAATGAAAAAAAAAACCACTTTATCATCAGATCCAATTTTTTTTGAACCGTTCGAAGAATGGACAGAAGATGAATTAAAAAAAGCGATATACCTAAGAAAGCGTTATTATAAAGCATCTGAAATCTTAAAACATGTTAAAACAAAATTATTAGCAAAACAAATTGTTAAAGACCCAATCCACTAACTGAAAAGCAAATTCAAAGTATTTTTAAAAAAAATAATGTAGAGTATGAAGAGCAACAAGAATTTGAGTTTGATTCAGGAAATTTAAATATTAAAATACAACCGTTGAATCATCGTGGTTGGAATTTCACTGAAATTATATTAGAATTCACCGATACATATAAAATTCAAGCTCCAAAAAACTATAAAAAAGATAAAAATAAGATAACTATAGGAATCATTCCAAATGGTATAAATACTTTTCCAAATAATTATGAAGTTCGAAGTTTAGACACCGCTTCCACATCTGAAGCAATAGTTAGCAAAATCGTGAGTCTTCTAAGATCAGGAAAATTTTTTAAAGTCGATGAAAATGACAAAAAGAAACTTTCTTTTATTCCTCTAAAACATCTTCCAGTAAATTATGATCAAATAAACAGATGGATGACTAATAAACATCCGAATAAACCAATTGTGATAAAACCGTCTAAATATATAGACCTCATTCAGCAATTAAATGACTACTAAAAGACAAAAAATTTTTTTTTTATTATTTCAATAATAAAAAAGATATGACTGTACAATTTAGATACAACGGTGGTAACGATACATTAGTTTTGCGTTTAAAGAAAAACCCAATAAGCAACAGATATGAAGCATTTAAAACAAACCCTCGAACAAATAGACTTCAAAAAATTCAAGACGTTGAAAATCAGGTAGATAGACAAATGATGTTAGAAATTCTCCAAGAAAAGAATAATGAGCTAGAGAAGCAAGAAAGACAAGAACAACAAAGAAAGAAAAGACAAGAACAAAGAAAAAAAAGAGAACAAAAACAGAAACAAGAGCGACAAAAACTTGAACAAATAGCATCCAAAAGAAACTATGAAATTCTTTTACAACGTTTACAAGAACAAGAAAATAAGAAGAAATCTATATCACATACTTCTACTTCTACTTCTACTTCTAACATTAAAACCAAAGGTAAGAAGAAAAACAAAAACAAAAACAACAAAAATAAAATCAAAAATGGAGACGTTAAGAACAAACAAGAAAAACAAAAAAATCAAGAAAAAACAAAAGAAAAACAAGGAATACCAATACCAATACCAAAACAGAAACAAGGAAAACCAAAACAAAGTCAAAAACGAAAACAAGATTATGATTTAGATGCTTTCATACAACAATTTAAGGACACATTACTTATACTGCCCGGTAAACCACCTGATATGCAAATGGAAGGGTAAAATGTAATTAATTTTTATTAAATTTATAAATTCGATTAATCTTAACATGTTTTTTGATAATATCTGCTTTGAAAACGAGAAATTCCCAAAGATCTCCTTCAGGATTAGTAAACGCACCAATAGGTTTTTTCAAAGTAGGTCCTTTAATTTTACATCTTACGTCTTCCATAAAGGATGGAATTATAAGTGGGTATACTTGCAATTCAACATCTAGTTTATGTGCGTCTTTTATTATCAATTCTAGTACCGTAGGAGCTTCTATCCCTATCCCCATAGAACCAGGAAACTTACTATGTCTACTAAAAAAAACAGCTTTGTCAAAACTTGGGGTAAAATAAAATCCTTTTCCCATAGTCCCATCTCCACAAGGCTTTATTCCTGTATCTTTTATATTTCTCCAGGATCTCAATTGAGTTCCATGGAACATCTTTATATCTTTTCCGTTAGTTAGAATATTCTCTTTAGGTACTAATTCTACTAAAGAAGGATTTTTTGGATAGTTACCTTCATTTATATTTTTTACATTACTCATTTTTTCTTCTAGTTTGTTTTTTGCATGTCGTGAAAGTTTATATTGACGTTCTTGACTTTTTTGTAACATTTCTTGAATTTCTGGAATGAGTTGAAGTGGATAAGAAAAAATACTTTGCTTTTCTTTTTGGTTTTGTATTTGTTTATCATTTTCTTTCTGTGTTTCTTGACCGGTTAAATCAATAACCTGTTTTTTTTGTTTTTGTTTTTGTTTTTGTTTTTGTTTTTGTTTTTGTGGTTTTTCTTTTTGTTGTTTTTGTTTTTCTTTTTGTTTTTGTGGTTTTTCTTTTTCCTGTTTCTTTGGTTTTTGTTTCTGTTTCTGATTCTGTTTTTGTCTGGTTAAATCAATAATTTTCATATCTTTTATTTTAATATATAAATAGAAAAAAATAAAATAAATACAATAAGATTTAATTAAAAATACAATAAAATTTAATTAAAAATACAATAAGATTTAATTAAAAGTATGGACTTTTATTCAGAATGGGACTTGTTCAATAACAATCATTATGTAACAACAGAAAAATGTCCTAGTAAGAATGAAATTATGGAATGCTTTGCTTATAACTTAATGATGCTTTGTGCAACATATTTGCCTATAAATAATAGTCCTTTCCATCATCTTATTCGAATTATACCCTATGTTGTCGAAGGAAAATGTATTCCTGTGTCTGAATTGTCAAGCTTTAAAATGAAAGAAGAAGAAATCCAAAAATTTAACAAAGAAATCTGTAATTGTCCAACAGAGATTTACTTTTCTTTGAAGCTTATTCATTGTCTATTATTATTTTGGGTACGAAAAGAAATGTCGATTCATATGTTCATGATAAAAGAAGAGAATCATAAATTGCAAATCAAAGAACACATTGATAAAGTGAAAAGTCAAAATAGACATATTTTGATTAACGAGGAACATAAACAGCATCTGATTGATTTTCTCCTCTGTCCATTGAAAACCAATTCAAAAATCATGGTCAACATAAATACATATTCTGAAGAATATAGATTTCAAACAAATACATTAACCATTGATTTTTATCAATTTGATCCAACGTTACAAGAACAAGCAGTGTCTACAAAAGATGAAAACAAAAATTCACATCTATTGGTTTTTTCTAAAGATAAGTGGCGACTTAGTTATTTTCACATAAATCCATTTCTTACGTATAACTCTACTTTTCTTTTATTCAAAAACAAATGCTCAATACCTCACAATATAGTGTCATTCTATAAGAGAACATTTCAAAATACTTATACCAATATTTTTCATAATTTCTCCGTTGAAAGTTCCAAAATCATCAAATATTTACGCTTCCATATGATAGGAATACTCACAAGAATTGATGTAGAAATACAAAATATATTGGGAATGAATGCAAAGTTAGCAATTGAAAAACATAATCTGACAAAAAAAAGATTAAGAAATATGGAATCAAAGAAAACCGTTTATTCGGAAGAAGAGAAAGAATTAATGTATTATTATATTATCGATCCAGAGATGACTTTATTATTAGAGAATCAAAATGTAGAAGACATTTTTCCTTACTTTGATTCAAATGAAATTAATCATTTTGAAGGGCATCCTGGATATTTGTTTATATCGAATAAGATGAATTTTTTGAATAAATATTCTTTAAATGTTTCTTCTTTTGATAAATTAAAATATGAAAAACACTGCCACTTGTTTCAAGAAAAAAATAGAGCATGTTTTACAAGAGGAGTCAAATCAACATTGTTTCACTGTATGGGAACAAAATTGAGATGTTGTGTTGAAGAACTTTTATCAAGTTTATACAATATGAATATCATTAACAAAAGTGTTTATCAAGGTAAAGATATCGTCACAATGAAATTTTTCAAAGATACTATTTCTATCTACGTTGAACTAACTTTTGCAAAAAAATTGGATATGATTGAAAAACAACTATCAAATGAAATAACAGCACAATTTTTGAAAATTCATAATCAGTTGACGAAACTATCAAAGAAAAAAAAAGAAGCAAGAATTGTAATCCATAATCGAGAAATAATTTATATTGGGAAGGATGTATTTTGGTGTGACGATAACGAATTTTATAAGGATGATCTTGTTCAATATTTACATGATAAAATCAAAGAAACACCTATTACCCTTGAAAATTTGATTGCGTCATTAAAACTATCAGACGATGTAACGATTAAAATCTATGAATTGATTTATAGTCTCTTACATGAAGATCCAATTGATTTAAAGAGATCGATACGAAGTGCTATGTGTACGTGGAATAATGAGAAATTGGTACAGAAAGAAAAAAAAAAACAAAAAGAAAGAGATGAAAAGAATAGCCTAGCTAACTTTTGTGAATTGAATCGAAAACATCTCTTGACTTTGAATCGCTATCATGATGAAAAAAAACATAATAAAGAACTATTGGAAATGTTGAAAAAGTAAAAAGAAAAAAAAAACGAAAATATATCAGAATCTTTACTATTAAACAAAAATGATTTTACCTATTCGATGTTTCTCATGTGGTAAAGTAATAGGACAATTATATCATATTAAAGAATTCACTCCTGATGTATTTGAACAAAACGGTATCCACCGGTATTGTTGTAAAAAAACTCTCCTTACGTCTGTTAGTATTCATGACAATGATTCTACATATTCAACTTATGACAATAAAGAAGTTACTATTAAAAAAGGAATAGAAGACGAAAAAGTTCTGTTTCCAAAATAAATATATACAGAACTAAAAAATGTATAAGAAAAAATCAAATTTATATTATCAAATAATATAAAGTTTTTCATTCTTGTATGGAAAATTAATTGATGTTTATTATTAAAAGTTTATAATCTTTTATATATTGTATAGCGGAAAAATTTTCGTTTACAGCCATATAGACTGGATCCCATAAATTTACTTCATCTTCAAGTATAAATACACTTTTTCCTACGTACCACTTTATAGTTTTCATTATATATTCTAAAGATTCCCAATTACTCTTAATAGCTGGATTGATTAAATTGTCTAAAAGCAAGTGATAATTATTATCTAGGAAATAATTAGATAAAATTTCCATTACTTCTTTACTATTTTGTTTTATTGGTTCTTGTAGAATTTGCATTAGTTGATCATTATCAAGATCATTTGTTAATTTTTTTTCTTTTATAATATTTATATTTTGTATAGCAGCATTTTTTAAAATATCAATATAGTTTACCATTTCTGTTACCTTAGTAGATATCCACTCACTCCCAGGGGAATAAGAATTATCAAAATATTCATTTAAAAGCATTGCATCAATTGTTACTGCATACTCAATAAATTCTGGATCTGTAAATTTACCTATTCTTCTATACCATTTTATCAAATTTTCTTTTGATTCTTTTAATTCTTTTAATTCTTTTAATTGATAGATACTCATACTTACTTTAAACAACTTTTTTAATTGTTCATCAGTTATCAATGGCTTTATATCGACCTTATTTTTTCCTGTGAGCTGATATTGATCGAAGTACGAACTGTAAAAAGCTGTAATGTATTCTTCTTTAATATTATGAAAGACAAAAAGTGTCCCATCTTCTATAATTTGTTTTTTAATCCAGTCTACATTTGTTTTCCAGAAGTTTTCACCTGCATACTGTAATGCTAATCCATTTTGTTGTACTGCCTTACAGACAACCGTGTTGTCATTTTTCAACTCAACCGAAGCAAATTGTAATGCTAATCCATTTTGTTGTACTGCCTTAAAGACAACAGTTTTGTCATTTTTTAACTCAATCGAAGCAAATTGTAATGCTAATCCATTTTGTTGTACTGCCTTACAGACAACAGTTTTGTCATTTTTCAAATCAACCGAAGCAAATTGTAATGCTAATCCATTTTGTTGTACTGCCTTACAGACAACAGTTTTGTCATTTTTCAAATCAACCGAAGCAAATTGTAATGCTAATCCATTTTGTTGTACTGCCTTACAGACAACAGTTTTGTAAGTCTTGTCCTCTTTAAACTCAACCGAAGCAAATTGTAATGCTAATCCATTTTGTTGTACTGCCTTACAGACAATAGTTTTGTCATTTTTCAACTCATCCGAAGCAAATTGTAATGCTAATCCATTATCATTTACAGCGATGCATACAAATGATTCATCATTGTTTATATCCCATTTGTCATATTGTATAAATAAACCATTTTTTTGTAAAAGTTTTTTCATCAATTCTTGATTTTTTTTTATATTCATCGTCCAAAACTTTTCTTTTTCTGACTTTATATTTGTTTCTGAACTGAACAAGTTATACAATACATCAACATCTTGTTTTAAATAATCTGGAGTGTATTTTAGAATACATATATTTTCAGAAACAGCTTCTTTGACCATTTTCTTATCATCAATTATACGATATGTATCAGAATCACAGTTACTTTTTACATTCTTATACATAAAAAGAGAATTTGAAAATAATTTAATTTCCTGAAGTTTATCACATATATTTTTTATTGTACTTTCATTAAATAAAATATTGAAGTAAGATTGGTTACTATTAGAAAAAAGATTTCCATCTAAATCAGAGTAGTCACTATAATTAATTCTAACTAGATAAGGATTGTTTTTCCATGCATCCTGATTGAACATATTTTTTAGACTTTTTTTATCAGTGTTTAAATTAGTTTCATTATCTTTATCGTAAAACTCAATGCGGTCGCAAAGTTTGTCCTTTACATTAACAACTTTTTCAGCATTATTTAAAAAGAATTGCATGTTTATGTAAAAAACATTCTTTGACTGAAGAATAGGTTTTTGCTGATTCCCAAAAAATACAATTGATTCTACGATAGCATAGTTATTTTTATAGTTATCATATATTTCCGTTTTTGAAAAAATAGTACCTGATAGTAGTTCCAGACCGTTTTTACTTAATTTCAAATAAGTATTATCTAAATTGATCATGTTTTTTATATCATACAGTTCTCCAATTTCAGGATTTCCATTAATTTTTTTTATTAAATTTCTAATATTCGTTTTGATGGACTGGACATTATCGTTTATTTTTTTGGTGTAAGGAGTATAGTCATTTTTATAATATTCCGTTTCTTTTGATTTTTTCAACTGAGATAATTCTATTTGATAACTGTCTGATTGAGCACTGTCTGTAATGTCTAAATTATGAAGATAAATAAGTAATAACATTATGCTAATTAAAGTCGACATACAAACATTGAATTTCTTGAAATTATCAGTCTCATCACCCTTATATTTTGTGTATGGTTTTATAAAGTTAAAGAATATTAAATGTAATAGAATGTCAAAGAGACTCAAAGAAACGATATTGTCACCTACTGGAATATTTATATCTGTGTCTTTGTCGTCATTACTGTTAACATTCGGTATTTCTGTAATGAATATATCCGAATCGTAATTAAATTTTTCTGAATTATTTTTAAATTGAAAAAACGTTAGTAAACTCTGTCGTACATTGTTGAACATGTCTTCTTCAGATTTGTTCCATAAACAAATTTTCTTACCCTCTAAATTTTTTCGCAACACTTTGTAAATTTCATTCCACTTTAAATTTTCTATGCTACATTGAAAGTTTATCTTTTCTTTATAATAAAATGATAAAATATCGTAATTATTAATATTTTCGAAATTCATATATTGAAATAAATATATAGCATGTGATGTACATGAAAAATCACAAAATAATTCATCAAAAGAAAAATCTTTCGAAATATTTTTATACGTATTATCTTCAGAATTTATGGATAAGGTTTTTTTCAAAATATCTGTATATTTTTTTTGTATCAATTTTATTTTCAGATTGTTGTTTTTCGATACACCACAATCATTTTTGTTTATATCACATATCAAATTAAGATTATGGACATCGTCAAATCCAATTTCTGCGTCACCCTTAGCAATTATATTAGCGGCTACAATATTACTCCAAAAACTCATAGCCAACAAAGGAACACCAACAACCGGATTAGTGCTAACAACCGAAACTCCCACAAAAAACAAACCAGCAAAAAAACCATACCACTTTAAGCCACTATTCAATGCTGTGTATGCTGTGTTTGATTCTAATGTTTCCTGAATTCTTTCTTCTACTACCTTGTCAGAAGCTAAATAATTTTCTAGGGTTTCTTCAAAGTTGGTTTCTTCAAGGTTATCTGGATACAATTTTTTATATGAATCTACCAAACATTTTTTAGTTATCGGATAAATAACAAGATGTCCAAATTCATCTGTCATTAAGCCGTTGGTAGAGTTTATTGTCGGGAAAAAAAAGTCTTCATTAATGAATTCTAATTTGACAACAACACCATATAAATACGTAACTCTTCCTTCTAAATTTATATCTTTTTCGTTACAAATGTTGTATAAAAATCCTGTACCATGTGGAATTTTGTTATTGTTATTGTCAATTGTATATGTTCCTACATATACCGTTTTGTGTTCGGGATTATTTGTAATATTTAATTCTATAGTTTCACTTTTTGTTGAATATGGAAATAATAATTCATTATTTCTCGAAAAAAACTCTATATTTTTTTTCAAAAAATCATCATATTCGGAACTGTATATATAATAAAAATTATTTGATAATAAAGATATCATCATTCTTTTATTCTTTTCATTCTGTAGAAATTTTTCAACAACAGGTTTATTTATTTTATTGTATTTTTTCTGATCTGTAGTTACATCTAGATATGTATTTTTTTTGAAAGTTTTGATATATTTTTCATAGTGTTGAATATAAAAATTTTTCAAATCCTGTTCGTTTCTTACTTTAAATGCTAACAAAATAGTATCGTTATTTGTATTTTGAAGAATTATGTCACAAGAATTCTGTATAAATTCTATGATAATATTATCAATTTTTTCATTTGGTAGTACCCGTAAGTAAAAATTTTCCATGATTATAGGATTATTTTTTGGTTTTTTAACTGTATTCTGTATTTGCTCCATTAATGGATTTATAATTTGTTCTAAACAATTTGTGTTTGCAACTTCTTTTAACTCCGAATTACTATTATAAAGTGTTATTGATTTTCTTTCTATAATATGATTTATCATATTTCTTTTTATACCATCTATGTTTGCAAACAATATAGTTCTCATAAGAAGGAAATTATATGAAATCAATATATAGTTTGAATAAGTCACATTATTTAGAAGTAAAAATGCACTAGAAATTGCGAAAGCATGGAAAAAAATAAAATTTCTGTTTTGTTTCATTTCTTTTAATACGTCTTTTATCCAATTGTAAGCATGTTGACGCGTTAAATTGTTTCCTAAAACATCCTTGAACAACTTTGAATAATTTATGTATAAATAAGTAACGCTAGCTATCAATAAATAATTGAAAATAAACACTAGAGGAAAACTAAACTTTTTTGGGAAGTCTAAATTAACAATGATAGAGTTCATCAAAAATGAGAAAAATGATATTGACAATGAGAACATGTATTTGTCCATACTAGCAATCGTTCGAAATTTTTCATATTGTATTGCTAATACACCAATGATTGTTGTGAGTGTTCCAATTATCCCATAAGCGATCAACATATTTTAATTTTTTATTTAATAGTCAATATAAAAAAAAATCAAGAAATTATTGTGCAAAAAAAAAAATGAAAATGAAATCAAAGATTAAAAACGTAAATAAATAAAATGGATCTATGGACTCGATGTTTACCTAATATATCACTACAAATGAAACGCAGAAGTTATTTATTTACAGAAAAATTGAACGACGATACACTTTTATTTATTGATAAAGAAACACAGTCTCCTATTATTTTAATATTCATACAACAAGAGAAAGTTGGTGTAGATGTGTTAAAACATTACATAACAAAATGTATGAATTCAAATGTAAAGCATTACATTTTAATCTATCAATCACACATGACAACAATGTCTATCAAAATAATAAACAATTTCTTTGATACTTGTATCGAATACTATCCATTGAAGAATTATCTATATGATGTGACGAAATCAAGATATTATATTCATCATGAAAAGATTAATAATGAACAAGAGAAAAATGAGATAAAATCTACATTTGGAAGTAAACTCCCCATTATATTATCTTCTGATCCAATAGTTAAATACTATGGCTTTAAAAAGAAAGATGTTTTAAGAATACATCGTAAGGATAACGAGATTTTTTACAGAGAAGTAAAATAAGAAAAAAAAATGAATATCTATTGAAAAGTAAATTTTATGGTTAAACCATGGTTACGACTAGATCTAGATCAAAATTAAAATCAATAGGAAAAATTAAAAACAAACCGACTACAAATAAGATTAAAAAGAAAGTAAACCTAACATTGAAAGAATCAAACTCTGATTCTGAATCTGATTCTGAATATGTCCCAAGCATAGATAATGAAAATGATGACGACGAAAGTTTGGATTTTGAAGAAATGGAAGTAGAAGATATAGATGATGAAATACTTTTTGAAGAAAGTTTCGAGCTTCCTCTTGCATTACGAAATAATGAAGTGTTGAAAACTAGGTTCGATAGTATTGTATCCAAGATTAAAGATAAGACACCAACATTAGAGCAAATTTTAAAACTACGAATTCGTCCCAAGCGAAAGATGGATTTACTTGAAAAATATTACATATATAGATATTCAATGTATCCACATAGTGAAGAAAAATTTTACATGAAAAAAGAGTTAAACCAAGCGATCATTTATGCAAAAAAGGAATATAAAGAATTTATCGAACACAAGACAAAATTTTTAAATCTTGAAAAACATGAAAAAAAAGAGTCAGATATTACATTGTTAAAGAAAAAGTTATTCACAATAGATACTTGTCAAACAAATTTATCTATTTTATATCAGGCTTTTAATTCCTTAGAAAGTAGAGACAATCATTCAGATGAATTTGTAAAGCGTTTACAGTGGATTAAATTAAGTTTGAAATTACCCTTCAACAACATCAAAACAATACCAATCGAAGATAGTATCACCAAATTTTTAATGACGATACAGCAAAAGTTAGATTCTGAATTATATGGAATGAAAAAAGTCAAAGAATCATTGTTACTGTACATTCATGATCGTTTGATGAATCCAAATACAAAATCAGCACCATTGGCTCTTATCGGTAACCCAGGAATCGGGAAAACATCGATTGCACAGTGTTTGAGTCAATGTTTATCGCTACCCTTTCAACAAATCGCTTTAGGGGGTATTGCAGATAGTAGTTTTCTTTCTGGACACGACTCAACCTACATTGGTAGCAAACCAGGGCGTATTTCAATGAGCCTAATTCAAGCTGGATTTAAGAATCCTATTATTTTTTTCGATGAATTTGACAAGGTAGAAAATCAAGATATACTTAATTCTTTACTTCATATCACAGACACTTCCCAGAATAAGAAATACCATGATAGTTACTTTGGATCACTTAGTATTGATCTATCGACATGTTGGTTTATCTGTAGCATGAACGAAAAACCACGAGATCGTGCACTTAGTGATAGAATGTCTTATATATATATTGATGACTACACAGAAAAAGATAAAGCGCAAATTGTCAAGAAATATTTACTTCCAAAAGCATTACGTAATGTATGTATTGGTGATGCAAGTATTCAATTTGAATCCAATGATACAATCGATTACCTAGTTAAAAAAGTTAGTCCAGGGAATAGTGGTATTCGAAAACTCAAAGAATCAATTACAGTATTGATCTCAAAACTTTCATTTATAATTAATAATGCAAAGATTGAAACATCTTTTTCTTTACCAATTTCTTATAAAGAAAAGCTTCAATACCCGTTTAAAGTGACAAACGAAGTAATCGATAAGCTTTTACATGAATTTGAAAGTAAAACAAATGCATCTTTCACTCATCTCTATGTTTAAATCAATAATTCAACAATTCAACAATTTAATTCAATAAAAAAATAAAATTTACTTTCTTTAATTTTATTTTTCTGAATTATCATATATTTATTAATTCTTTTTGTTTTTTCTCATATACAAAAATATTAATATTATGATTATTGCAATCACAAAAAAAACTCTACTAAAAGTATATCTTTCTTCATGATTGATTTTTCTTTCATCTATAATAAGTTCACAAGTTTTGTCAGCAGGATTCTGTTGAACGTAATATATAGTAGCTCGTGAAAAAAAAGCAACTTCATTAAAGTCAAAAGCATCATTATTTTGCAAGTTTTTATATCTACAGTTTTGAATAACTTTTTGAATATAGGATAGATAAGGTCCACTATTTTTATTATTATCATCTACTCCTTCCATGTTATTTTCAAAAATCAATACAAACACTGTGTGTTTTAAATCGTGTCTTTTGTCCATCATAGTCCATATTGTATTGAATTGATCTATAGTTTCACAATCTTTTAATAATGTCTCTGCATGTCTACATATGAAAATATATCAGAAGTACAAAAAAAAATAAATAAAAAAAAAAAAATATTATTTTTTTTTTTAATAAAAATGCAAAAGTTATATATCATTAGTTATTTTTCATCGTATATTTTATTTTTTCTTTTTTGTTTCTGTATTGTTTTCTTAATAAATGGTACCCCTTTATTTGGAGATAAGAACATTACACTTATTGTAGCATTGATCGCATTGATTTTTCCATTTTTCTTCTATTACTATACTCTAATCCCTGTTGTAAAACAAGCATGGAATAAACTATCGAGCATTCGTAAAAAGCAAGAGCCTCTCGCTAATTATTTCGCTATTTTTGGTAATTTATTATCGAGCATTTGTATACCTTTTAACGCAATGTCCAGAAACTTTTTAATTGCTTTAGTTAATTAGATGACTCAAAAAAGTTTATTTTCAAAGAATCAATTACTTTTTTTGATATGTTTTTTTCATTGTTGCTTCTTGTTTTATATGTTATTTTACTCATTTTAGCATTCCATTCATTATTATTTTCAATATAAGTCTTGACAAAGTTTTCTAACGAAACAAATTCAGAAACAATTGCTTGTGAAATGTTTACAGGAATTCCTTTAATCAAGGATAAAGAAGCTGAAAAAAACAGTTTTCTATCTGCAAAATTTTTCTTTTTGCCTTTGAGTCTTGCTTCTATCTGATCTACCTCAACACTTCTTTGCTCTACAAAAAAATTTGACAGTGAAGAATAATTCATCCATTCCTTAATTATGTTAGCTGTGGATTGAATATTATAGGAGAAAAAACATGGAATTTTATATGTAAATTGTAAGCGATACAAAGCCTTTTTTTCATTCATAAAGTCTGTATTATATTCTCCTTCAATTAAATAGCATATTTTCATATTTAAAGATTCAGATTCAAGTTGTAACAATCTAGACCTTTGTTCTCGAAAGCGTCCGTCTAACAAGGATGATTTTAAATCTGACCAAGTTTTTCTTTCAATAATTATTTGTAAATTTTCATTTTGATCATGAATCACAATGTCGCCTACATCTAATGCATGTTTTTCAAAATTGATTCCAGAAGTATGAAGATATTCGCTTAATTTATGTTCTCTACAATCAAGTGTTAAGTTCATTTGTACATTCTTATTCTAATTCTTTAAATCAACGGGAAAGAAGAAAAGAAAAATAAAGAAAAAAAAAAATATCTTTGTATAATAAAAGACATAAAATGGGTATATTTTTTTCAAAACCTTTTAATGAACAGATAGATGAAATGATTACCCTTAAAAGTGAAGTTCGTTTATCAGGAAAAGTATATTGTAGACTACGACGAGACAATAATATTAACGAAATGAATAATGCATATAATTTATACAAAGCAAATGTTAATAAATTAAATAATATGGTTAACGTACTTTCAGGAAGAAGATATGAAAAGGAGCGGATGTCGTCTAGTAGAGATCTTAACAATATACGAGTGACTAATAGTTTTCTTCAACAACAAAAAGAATCTGCATTATATAAGAATGGTTCATGTTAACAAAAAGAAAAACAAAAATAAAAATAAAAATAAAAATAAAATAATATTTTTTCTTTCAATAGAAATAAAGAAAAAATGATTGGGAAGGTTTATAATTTGTGGAAACATAATCGATGGTTATTGGTAATCATTGGTTCAATTGTGATTCTATGTGTATTGTCAATCTTCAACAAAATACAAAACAATCATGGATCAAGTGACTTCAATTCTTTCAATTTTTCTTCATTTTTCGGGAGACATGATGATAGTGTTAGCGAAGCTTTTTCCAATGATCGATTTACACCACCGATGATAAGTGATCAGTTATTTGATAGTGGATATTACATTCCGACAAGTTTGAAGCCACGTAATGAGATTCATGAAATTAATGAAAGGGTAATACAAACATCAAATCAACCAGAAAGAGAATTCGTACCAGAGACAACAGCATCCAAAGGTGAGAATGAGTGTCGTAAATCTTTGGAAACTATTTTTCAGAAAAATTTTATAAAGGCACGCATCCCTGAATTATTGAATCCCATCACGGGTAGTTTTTTAGAATTGGACATGTATTGTGAAAGTCTAGGTGTTGCTTGTGAATATCAAGGAGAGCAGCATTATCGATTCATTAAACATTTCCATAAAAATAAGGATGCATTTAGAATGCAACAGTACAGAGATTGGGTAAAAGAAAAGTTATGTAAAGAGAATAATATAAAGCTCATATTAGTTCCTTACACTGTAAAAATACAAGATATCCACAATTTTATATTGGCTGAAGTAAGAAAGATGAAATTTCATTAAATTAGACACTACAATTTTTACAATGTTTAGTATTAGTTTTACTTTTATTATTGTCAAAGATAACACCAAATGATTGATTCATATATCTTTTGCGAATTTGCCTTAATTCTTGTTGTATTTCTAAATTAGATTTGTTTTCTTGATACCAATCTCTTTGTAACTGGCGAATTTCAGCTGGTAGATTTTGTGATTCTACTTTATTCGTATTACTTAATGCAAGCATTTCTTCTGCGTAAGCCTCTATTGCTAAAAAATGTTTTTGAATGCAATCGAAACAAGCTTTGGACGCTCCTATATTCAAATGTTCTTCAAGAAGAACTATTTGTTTCACAATTTCTCTGAGATTGAATGTTGGATTCATGATTGGTAATAAATTCTCTTTTGTTTCTAATTTAGTGGTTTTTGTTTTTAATTTAGTGGTTTCTGTGGTTGGTTCATCTGTAACAGTTTTTTGACTTTGTGTTTGTGTGGTTTGGTCTTGTATGAAATCTTTCAAATAAGTCTTTTTCCTTGTATTAGAATTCTGAAAAGAACCCCACTGATTTGTATATAATATATTGTCCATTTTTAATTTTAATAAATAGAAAACTTTTTTTTTAAAATAAAATAAAAAAAAAGTAAAAAGTGTGTTATTTATTCTTATTTTTATTATTTGTTCTATTCTCTATGGATTGTAACTGTAGCCTAACAGATTTCTGATTATATTTCCCAAACATTTCTTTTTTTTCTTTTTGCTTTTCTTTTTTCTTTTTGGTGCTTTTGATAAAAGTATAATTTTGATTTTGTTTTTTTGGCATGATTCTGTTTTATTTTTCTATTATCTTTTATTAATGTTTTCGTTTTTTTTTTCTTTTGTTTATTTGTAAGGTAAGAAACAAAATGTTTAGATATAAAGACTTTTTGCAGGAGAGTAATGAAGACTTTAATAAAGAAATCATTTGTCATTCAAAGAGGTCTACTATTTTCCTCTATCAACATAAAAGCAAAGATATAAAACTGATTGTAAAATCAAAAAAGAATAAAAAGAGAAGTCTGTTATGTAGTTACTTAATTGGTAGATTCATATTGAATAAAATAGATTCAATAAATATTATGCATACATATGACTATGTAAAACTCCGAAATCGTGATATTCTATTTCAAGAATATGTGGAAGGAAAAACATTAAAAAAGTATTTACAGGAAACAAGAATGAATTCTAAAAATCACCAAGAAGATTATATAAAGTTTGTCACTTTATTTGTTGCAATATTGATGGATATTGTGACCATACAGTCAGAAGTATATTTCTGTCATTCTGATCTTCATCTCGATAACATTATTATTGAAAAGAGTGATATAGAAAGAACACATTCTTCATATATTGCCTTTGATAATAAGATTGAAATAAAAACATGTGATCATCATCCCATTTTAATTGATTTCGAATTTGCGACGGCAAAACGAAAAACAAAGACTGTCATTCAAAACAAGAATAAAATTATAAAGTATGGATACCTAGGATGTTTTCTAGCTGGAAGTGATATTCTCCGTTTATTATTTTCTTTGAAGCGCGAAGTCTGTCTGTCGTTTAACCCATATTATATGAAAATCAACGAATTCGTAGATTCTTTATTTTCTTCATGTTTTTCAATCAGAGTAGACGATTGGAAGATCTTATCTGAACATGGAAAGAATTATTTCAACATGACTGTTACCAGATATATTTTCACTGTTCCAGAGTTATTGATACACAAGCTCTATCACGAAAATACACACATGTTCACTGAACATTCAGAAGGTATTCACGACCATTCACAAATAGTAGAAAAAAAAGTCAACAAGTTTATTGATTTAGTATCTAATGCACATTTTCCATTATTAACAAGCAATTTTGATGTTATGGAATTATTCATTAGAAAAAATAAAGTGGTCAAACATTTTGTAAAAGAATGGGAAGATAACAAAATAATATCATCAAGATTACAAAATAGATCAGACTTATTTATAAAAGGAAAGAAAATATTATATATGATAGAGACATTCACTCAATACATATCAAGCTTTCCTACGAATCCAATTAAAAAAGATGATTCTGATACTTTATCTTCAATTATTAACTATTATCAATTTCAAGATTAAAAAAAAGTATATATGTATATATGTAAATGAAAAGTAAAACCCAGACGAAACAGAATACCCAGACGAAACAGAATACCCAGACGAAACAGAATACCCAGACGAAACAGAATACCCAGACGAAACAGAATAAAGATATTGCAATTCAATATATACAATCAATATTAAATGATAAGAAAAAGTTTCAAGAATTTGTCAAAGACGTTAAAACTATGATAGCAAACAATAACAATAAGAATAAAAAATAGATTACTAATTAGAAAAACAGACTGGTTTTCCAAACAAAAACGTAGTCATATTAAAGTTTCCACGATAATCATTATATTGCTTTAAGAAATATGAAAAAAATCCAAAGAGAATCACAAATATAAGGAAGGAAAACAACATGTTTGCTAATAAAATTAGTGGTTTGATATGTATTTCTTTTTCGTATTCATCATTGTACATATTATTTGAATGATAGTAGTCAAGAAAGTTTTTGATAACTAAAATAATAAAGAGAAGTGTAATGGAGATAACATTATATATTATTGACATTTTGTTGAATAAAAGAAAGAATAAGTAAATAGAAAGACTACGATAGAAATGTACTTTAGGGTGTGTCTTTTTGTCCGTTGTAAATGACAATGTAAAATAAATTATCATAAAGATTATAATCTGTTTCGCAATCATATTTTTAGAAAGATATCTTTGCAATTGGCAAGGAAAAACTTCGGCTACGAAATTTCCACTTACAGCAAGAATCAAAAGGAAAATGGCTGCGATTAAATTTAATTCTGTCATCTGACGATCATATTCATTTTCAGAATTTGATGTGATGTTTAATAACGATGTTGCTCTTACATTATCAAAATTGAGATAAATGTTGTACATGATAATTATAGCAATACATGCTGATAAGATGGAAGCAAAATAAAGTATTTGATTGTTTTTGTTGTTAATATTGTATGATGGAGGAGAAAATAAATCGTTCATATTATTTTTTTTTTATTAACGAAAAGATAAAAAAAAAATTAAAATATTATATTGTTAACAATATTCTTGACATTCTTGACATTATAGTAAATCCAATCTAAAAGTTGATTTGAGTTTTCTTCTGTTTGCGTTTGAGTCTCTTGTGATTTTGTTTGAATTTCTTGTGATTTTGTTTGAGTTTCTTGTGATTTTGTTTGAGTTTCTTGTGATTTTGTTTGACTTTCTTGTGATTTTGTTTTTGTTTTTGTTTCACGGAATTTTTTTTCTTTCTTTGTATATGGACATTCTCTAACAAAATGAGAAGAAGAACCACAATTGAAACATTTATCAGTAGCTCCTATAATACTTCTTTCAATGAAATATTTATCTTGATCACTTAGATTTAAATAAGGAAACGATCCTCCTCTTACATTTTCTATTCCGTAGGTATTCATCATCTTAAACAGATATTTATCTTCATCATAAGGATCACAGTTGTCATAAAATGTTGGTTCTCCTATTGGTTTAAACTTTTTTGTAAATATAGTTGAATTTGTAGATGAGCTATGTTGTCTAACTCGTTGTTTTTTATTTGTAGTAATTGACCTACCAACATAATATTTTTGATTTTCCAGAGGTAAAGTATAAATTGAATATTTTTTGCTATTTTCAATCATCACAAGATGTCTATTTTATATGTTGTTGTATTATGTTTTTAAATCGTTTCTTCCATCTTTTTTCTTTTGGCTTCCCTCTTTTTTATTTCGTCTACAAAATAGTGTTAATTTTAGCACTAAATTGTAGTGGCTTCCCTCTTTTTTATTTCGTCTACAAAATAGTGTTCATGTTAGCACTAAATTGTAGTGGCTTCCCTCTTTTTTACTTTTAGCTTCCCCACTCTTCCAACATTTGTTTTCCTATTTCTTGTTTCTTTGTTTTTATTGTTCTTGATTTTCTTGTTGTTCTTTTTCTTGTTCTTGTTTTCGTTCTTTTTCTTGTTCTTGTTTTCGTTCTTTTTCTTGTTGTTGTTCTTGTTCTTTTGTAAAAAAATTTTTCATAAAGAAAGTTAGATGCTCTACATTGATTTCTTTTTTATTTAGGGTTAGGGTTAATTCTATGCTTTTCTCGGATTCTGGTTTTTCCATTCTTGTAAAAGCATCATGTAACCTTTTTAAAACATTATTATTAAGTACAATCGATGACACAAAAATTTCGCTTGCATTATTATCTATTTTATAAATCTTTACATGATCTATTTGAAATTGAAAAGTCTTGTAGATTGAATCTATTTCTTCTATATATTCCGTAAAAACACTACTAGTACTATCAATAGTAGGTGCACTCATAAATTTTTTATCCTCAAAATCTTTAATATCTTTAATATTTCGTATATTTTTTAATTTATAGAAATCATTCAAAGAAATATAATATGTAGAGTTTTCATTAGTGATATCCTCTGCTTTTACAAGTCTATCAAACTTTAACATGTTCACTATATTATAACAATCCGTAACATAATTCTTACATGTTTCTTCTGGGATATTCATTATAAATCTCAAATTTTGATCATTTGTCTTAACCATGGTAGTACTTACCTCACGTAACAATATATAATAATCATTTTTATCATCCACTTTACTGTTTATATAATAATTGATTGATCTTTTATAACAATTCTTGATATCTGTTAATTCTGGTTTTGAATCATAATTTTGTTCAGAAAATATATCTTGTAAGCGAATATCTAACTGGAGTAACTGTTCTCTGTAAACGTCTGTATTGACAAACAAAGAAGATCGACCATCTGTCAAACTAACATTTGAATCAAAAAACTTATACTGTTTTGACATATCAAGATTTAATTGAGCAACGTTTTCATATGCAAATTCTAATTCTACTTTTTCTGATTCGTTATCTTTTCCTTTTATGAATGCATGTGTTTCATCGATTCCGACTATTTTGTAGTACCCAAAATTAAAGTATTGAAAAATATATGTAAATTGAAGGTGATTATTCAATAACTGATCATTCACATTATCCTGATTAAATTGTTTGTTTGTATAAATTAGATCATTGTAACATAATATATTTTTTACAAATGAAAGAAGATCTTCATACATAACATCCATATCATCATTTATTCTTAACTTTAGATTTTTCCATTCATCAGGATCTGTAAGAAGTATTTCTTTCATGTACTCTTCTAGTTTCTTTAACATGTCATACTTACTAATACTAATAATATCATATCCATTTTTATTTGAAGGAGTTAAATTTTTTTTAAATAAATCTTTATATTCTGCTTTGTCTAAATCATTAGATTTATTTTGATTATAACATGTGATATTTTCACCTAATATGTTTGAGTTTACGATGTCATATAAAAGAAAACCCCAATCATAAACACCTTTAGTTAAATTAACATCGTTATATATATAAAATTCTAGGAACATCTTTTTAAATTCATCTTTTAATTTTCCATTATAGCTAAAAAATTCTAAGAAATCAGACTGAACAAGTTCACATTTATCAGTACAATAGATTGTTAGTATACTAGTTCTAGTTTTCTTAATATAAGTTTTCTTATCAAGAAAAAAGCTTTCAATATCAGTTTTTTTTTTATTTATATAATCTTCTTTCATTAATTTTAGTTTGAGTAAATTTTCTTTCAATACGTTTAACGAACCATAGATTGTAGTATTATTCTTACTCTTACATAATTTATCACTTTTATTTGCTTTACACTGATTTTCGGTATTTTTTTGCAAAATGTCATATATCTCGATATAACCAGCATAATCTAATTTTATCATCGGTGAAATGATGGATGAACTAGCACCCACTACGAAAAAAGGATTGAGAGAATGCGTTGTAACAATATTGTAAGCCCCATGTTTTTTCACAGTCGTACCTAAGAAATTTATACCAAGTTCTGCTAGTTTGTTTGTCGATATTCCTGCCATATTTTTTTTTGCCACATTCTTAATCACACTTTTTATAAAGATTTCTTGGAAACCTACAGTACCCATATAGTAAGCACCAGCGTAATAAGCTACGAAACCTACAGCTAATATGGCAGTAGCATAGGCACCGACTTCAAGAGCAATAGCGGTATTACTTTTTTGAATAACATGTACATAATTTTCTTCAATTTGTTGAACTGTTTGTCTGTCTAAATTCTTATAATCAGCAAATTCATTTAAAACACTTTGATCCACATCGTTAGCATATTTGTCAACTTCCTCTTTAGTTGATATAGACACTATCAGGTTACCATATTCATCTGTCAAGTAACCATACTCTTCATCATCAGTTGTGATTAAAGTATTCGTTAAATCTCCTACCAGTGGTCCATATCTTGGGATATAAATATTATCTAAATATCCGTTAGTAAATTCTGCTATATAGATTTCTTTCGTGTTTTCATCAGTTACAGTACCTTTACCATTAGGTAAACCATTTACATCTACTTCACCAATGTAAGTATATTTATTTTCAATAATTGTATATTTATTTTGTGGAACTATTTGTCGTTCTTCTTCTTTTTCTTCTTTTTCTTTTTCTTTTTTTATATTTACTTTTTGATTTAATGCATCATTTATTTCTTCTTTAACACTATCAATTGAATTGTAAGGAAAATGTACAATATTCTCTTTAGCATTTGTAACAACATTTTTCAATACTTTTTCCATTTTTGCGTATGGTTTGGTAGGTACCAATTCTTCACTAGTTTTGGTCTGTAACATTCCTTGATTAGTATTGTCTGTGACCATTTGACTAATATTAACTTGACTACTATTGTCTGTTACCATTCTTTGATTATTAGTTTGAGGCTTAAGGGGTCTTTTCCAATATGTATAAATTATGTCATCTTCACCTTTGTATATAATTGGAGTATTAGCTGCAATATTATATAAATTTTCAATATTAGTTTCAAATATAGATTCTGGATCCAAAAAGTGTATTTTATTAAATGACTGACAGTTAGAGACCATAGCCTGATCCTTTCCATCTATAGATTGTGCATCCAATCGATGTATTATATAGTAAACCTCACGTTGTTGTGGAGTCAAGTTATTTGGATTGCTTTTGTACTTTATCAATTCTCTAAAATATTCTGTCTCATTCCCTAAAATATCATAATTAATACTATCAAAATAAACTTTTAAATAAGCAGATGGTGTAGAAGATCTAGTTCTATCATTTTCCATATTTAAAATTTTTTTTAGATATAACATGGCTATCTTTGTAGAAACATTTATTGCATCTACGGCAATTTCTTGTAATTTTCCAGGAAAATTATTTTTTATATTATTCAGAACTTTCAAATAATTTCTTATCATGAGAAAATAAATAAATGGTAAAATTAAACTTTTCCCTAAACTTTTCCATGGGAAATATTGCATAAGTACTGTCGCAAGAGAAATAAAAAAAGATGTGTATTGATATACAAACTTTATATTATAATGTTTATTCTCTTCTAAATATTTAAAATATTTTTCTCTAAATTCCTTCCAATTTATTTTCTTTTCATGATCTATAATCATAGCACTGACATATGAATAATATGTAAAACAAAATCCTAAAATACTTAATAGTAAATAATTACTTAAAAATATAAACAATATTTTTTTTTTTAAACTGAGATCAAAATTTATAATAGGTTCATTCCATAAATATAAAATCAATGCACAAATAATACTGTAGACTTCAACATTTAATGATGTTTTGTCCCCTATAAATGTTGTTGTTTTATGTACACCTAATCTAAAATCGTTACTATAATACGATAACGCTGATACTGATATTCCAATTATTCCTAATGCAGTAGATAGCACAACCATTTTATTATTTGTATTTTTTTTATTTTTTTATTGCAAATAAAAAATTTACAAATTTGTCCATTACAGAAAACTAAAAAAGAGGGAGTTTTTTAAGGACAAAAGACTATTTTACAGGAAGTAAAAAAGAGGGAAGCCACTGTAAAATAGTGCTGTTATTAACACTATTTTACCAGAAACTAAATTAAGAAGAGGGAAGCCACTGTATTTTACACAAAAAACAAAGAAGAGGGAAGCCACTGTAAAATAGTGCTGTTATTAACACTATTTTACCAGAAACTAAATTAAGAAGAGGGAAGCCACTGTATTTTACACAAAAAACAAAGAAGAGGGAAGCCACTGTAAAATAGTGCTGTTATTAACACTATTTTACCAGAAAACTAAATTAAGAAGAGGGAAGCCACTGTATTTTACACAAAAAACAAAGAAGAGGGAAGCCACTGTAAAATAGTGCTGTTATTAACACTATTTTACCAGAAAACTAAATTAAGAAGAGGGAAGCCACATCTGATTAATGTTGATATATAATAGATTGATGACAAAAAATGACAGAGTATAAGGTCTTTGGTGAACCATTATTACTTGCATCAAGAATATTAATATGGATTTCCGGAAACATTGTAATCATATATTTATCTTTTGTTTCATCGAGTTTACATAAACTAATGTTCAATAATTTATGTTTTAATTCTTCATTTAGTATGATTTCATTCATTGCTGGTAATTTACGAAAATTCTCTGGGGTATTTGCTCTTGTAATCTTACGAAATTGAATAGACAATAAAGTGAAAGTCTCAAAAGTTCGATAAATCTCCTTCGAAAAATTTGTTTTGATAATTATGAAATGATCATCCATTGTATTTTTTTTTATTTTAACGCCATAGAAACTTGTTGAATCAGAGGTCACTTCTAGCTTTTTAAACACAGTATTTTTGCCTATAACATCTTGCATACATATAGCAAACATGTGTAAATTTAAATTGAAAAAACTTCTAGATGACATTTTATTGTTATTGTTTTGTCTTTATTTAAAGTTTTTCTTTATATAATATTTTTTTCTTTGCGATTTTATATAATGTTTTTCTGTTTCAATCCGGTCACAACCAAACGAGAGATATCATTCATTAGATTGACTTGACTTTGTTTATCTTGAAGCGCTATGTTGTTAAATTTCTTTTTCATCTCACTGGAAACTTTTACTTTCTGATTTTTATTTAAGAAATTTTGTCCCTCTACTTTGAAATTATCAATGTTAGATAGGTATTTAAAGAAAATGACAACAACATCGATCAAAGTAATATATACATAAAAATAAAAGTTATAATTGATATTATTCACTTTTTGCTTTACTTCAGTTTGAATTTTAACAAGCTTTCTTGAAAGTAATGTTTTCATATGAGAAGTACTCTGATATTTTTTTTCTTGATTCATATAATCATTCATGATTGTATTCTTGACATTGCTGATAATCGAAGGCAAATATCTCAAAACAACTTTTTTATCATTGTCACTTACCCCCACTAAATATGACTCTATATCTGTCTTTACGTTCTGTAATGTTTTTTGTTTTAATGTAGTTTGAAGTTTTTTATTTATATTTTCTTGGGTTTGTTTTTGATCGCGTACAGAATTATCTTCTAGTTCACTATTTTCGATATTATATTCTACAAGAAGAAGGAAAGACTGTAAAACAAACAAGATATTGGAAACTGTCGAAGTAAACACAATATCAAAATTCTTTTCTTTTTCATCAATATTATCTTTGTATAAACGAATAATCTTTTTAAAGTTTTCTAATTTTTGACTATTAAGAAGAGATATCATTTTTGTGTGTATATGTGTTGATTCTTTGATAAATATAAAAAAAAAAAATAATAATATAAATATAAATAAATTCATCATGAGCAAAATAAGTAAAATACAAGCGTCCTTAGATCGAGTTAAAGGATATTTATATGAACAAGAAGTGAGCTTTATTTTATTTAACAATGATAGTCGTATTCTGTCAACAAAGCATGGAGAAACTCATGATAATATATTTAAAGCAATAAAAGACATTCAATGCCAAGGAACAACAGATTTTGGATCGATTCAAGACAAATTAAAAATACTTGATTCAAGTAATGATACTACTGTATCTATTATTGTATCAGATGGATATCATACTGACATGAAATTTTCGATTCAAAACTCTGTTGATATGATTAAATTATCGTTACACAAAAAGTTTGATTATTCGATTGGTATTGGTGAATGTTTTGATGAGGAACTATTATCAGCAATAGGGAAAGTGTGTATCATTAATAATTCAAATAAAACTTTTGACTTTTTGTTTCGTGAAAATGATAGTAATTCTTTCATTATCCCAAAGAATATATTCTTTTTTACTGATACCGACTATACAGAAACTACAACAGAAGAAGATGTTAGTGTTGACGTCCTGGAAGAAAGTGACAGTTCTTTTCCATATACAAGAGTTACTATTCGAAATGGTGACAATACAAGACAACAAAAAAAACATTATATATTTTGTATCGATTATTCTGGATCCATGGATGATTCGTTCATGCATGATGATATGATAAATAGAGATGAATCCAATCAATATCACTTTCAGAAATTTATAAAAGATACCAAAATTCAATTCCCCTTCATTCCAAAAAGTGGTTCAAACTTATACATAGAAAATAGAGACGCCAAAGAAAAACAAGAATTTCAACATACAGACAAGTTATTATCATGGGCTACACACCAAAAAATATCTTCAATAGAATCATGGGAAGATATGGACACATATATAGCTTGTAAATCATTATATTTGATTGAGAATATGAAAGAAATTAAAGAAAGAAATAAATGTCTATATAATTTAACGAACTATAATTTTAATATTTCAAAGGTCAAACTTTTTATTAAAGAAAAATATAAAGAACTATTAAGCCCATCGGAAAGAATTATGAATATATTACTTCATACGCCCATTGATAAAATCTACATGAATAATGATAAAATTATACAGGATTCATGTGTGGATAATGTATGTAGTATTTGTTGCATCAATAAAATTGAGATTTTATTCTCTTGTAACCATGCGTTGTGTTGTTTTCAGTGTGCTCTTCATCTAATTGAAAGAAATGATAATTCACATTTAATTTGTCCAATTGACCGTATCAAATGTAATTGGTTACGGTATATTTGTTTTCGAAATAATTCAGACCATAGTAGGTTATGTTTACAATGTTCTGTAAATTTATGTGATATATACCAAAATCCATGTTCTCATGTTTTGTTTTGTGTTGACTGTTGCCGTTCGTCGACATTAGATGATAATTACAATTGTGAACTATGTCAAGAGAAGATAATATCGAATCATAAAATAATCTTTCCTTAACACGATATTTTTTTTTTTTGTCTCACATACTATTTTGAAGTACTTTTCTGGAACTGGATTCTTTTATATTTTTTTGAGAAATATAAAAAGTATAATCCTTGTTAGATTGCAACTAAAAATTCATTGGCAGTGACATTGTTCTTTTTTACTATTAACAAATATTTTTTTTTTTATTATAATATATTTGCATTTTTTCTATTCGGACAACTGTCCCTTAATCATTACACAGTGTGTATTCGGACAAACGTTTACCATTCGTCATGATAGGAAATTGAGGTTCATCATTTCGATAACTTATATTTGTGTATCTTCCAGACTCTTCATCTTGATGAAAAAGATAAAGCATGGATGTTTCATCGTAAATACACCCATCATTTCCTTTACAACGATTAACAATATTATTGCCAAATAAATCAACTTCGTTTTCGTTTTCGTTTTCTTTTTCTTTTTCAATTTCCTCTATGTAGTCTATCAACTTTTGCTTTCGACTATATTTTTTCGGAAAGATATGAAGAGAATCATTCAAATATCTCTTTAAGTCTTGCGTCTTTGTATTCACTAATCTTTTTTTTAAAATATTACCTTTTACCTTTTTGAAATTCTTAATCTTGTAAAACATTTTTCTCTTGCTTTCCGTGTCTTCTACTCTAATCTTCACCTCTTTTAGATATTTTTGAAAATAAGATTTGTTGAATTTGTAAAGTGCTCGAGTATCCTTTCGCTTTGTTTCAATTATCATATTCATAATATGAGTGAATTTTATGTAGTAATCTTCTTTCCTATATCCATTGATATACTCGACCTCTTCTGAATCATTATTTTCATCGAATAATATTCCTTTTCCATGGCGAGAACCACTTTTATATTCACCTTCGTACAAAATTGATCCATCTAATAATGAAATTTCTGTACAGTGTCCTTCTTGTACATTCCTTCGAAAGGTACCAATAAAAATTACACCTTTCTCATCATCATATAACATACCTTCACCATCACGAACAACATGATTCATTTTTAAATTCTTTTTAAATTCGCCATCATATAAAAGAACATATCTATTTGTATCGCTTGAAAATACAAATTGTTTCCCTTTCTTTAAAATGTCTCTTTCAAATTCACCAACAATCTTATAAGTTGGAATATGATTACCATAATAATAAATTTTGATACCAGAACCATGTCTCTTTCCATTTTTAAATGATCCTGTATATATCATTTGAATGTGATTTTGATTATTATAAACATAGTCTTTTCCATTTCCATGCTTTTCAGATTTGCGAATCTCTCCCGTATACTCTAATAAACCTGTCACTGGATTATACATATCTCCTTTTCCAAAAGGCTCTCCATTTCGAAAACTACCCTTGTAAATAACAATAGGACCTTCAAATAATTCACCGAATCCATTTGCATTACCTGAACGATAGTATCCGCGATAATACAATTCATGTCTATTTGTAATCTGATTGAAGATGTAGGCTTCTCCAAATCCGTTTTCCTTGTCTTTCTTATATTCTCCTTTATATAAAAGATTTCCATTCGTGTAATACTTTTGTCCTTCACCTTCAAATTGATCATTTACAAAAAATCCTTTATACAAAAGATAGTGTGAATTCTGTTTGAAGCTATACTCATATCCGTATCCATTTAACTTTCCATTTTTGTAGTCACCACAACGATACATTGAACCGTCTGGGAAAAAACTTTCATGATATCCAACTTTCTTATCATTTTCATACGTTCCTTTTGATTTGATAACACCTTCATTTACATCATATTCTATACTTTCACCATGCTTTTTACCATTCTTGAAATAACATTCGTAAAACAGTCTACCATTCTTAAGAATGTAACCTTTTCCATGAAACTTTTTGTTTCTGATATTTAGATTACCAACGTAACTTATGTTTCTGAAGCTACTTTGGTATATTTCTTCTATCTCTACACTATTTAATGTATTTATTTGTTTTATTTTTTCTTCTTCATTATTGTATTTAAATATAACATATATATTTAAATCGTCACTCATCCTCACTTTTTGTTTTTTCTAATTTGTGTACTTTTCATTCTATTCATTTTTTTTGTGTTTTTTTTCGCTTTTTATAAAATTTCAATTTGGTGATTTTGTTTTATATTATATCGAACATAAAAGTTTATATTTTCAATATTAAATTTAGTTTTCATCATGTAAATAAATCTTATATCATTATCTATGTCACTCTGGTTAACATTCTTTTTGTCGTAAGCATTTAATTCAAAAACGAAATTCATTCGACTTTTTTCTTTGTCTTCTAGATTTTGTAAAAGTAATGGTAGTGATCGACGTAAAGAAATCATCTTCTTGAATCCAAAAATCATGATTATTTCTTTTTCTTGCTTGACCTTTGAAATATTCTTGAGTACTCTTTTGTAAAACACTTTTCCTGTAATTCGAATTCCTAATGGATTATTAATCGAATTCATGTATGTAATTTCTTTCGGTAATAGATAATCTTCAATCACATATAAATGTCTAGAACAGTCAAAATATTGAGAAGTAAGACTGTCTTTTCGTTTTAATATTTTTTTATACAATATAGTTGGAGAGAAATAATACAGTCTTTGTTTTTCTAAAACTGATTTGTTTCTATTGTATTTATTATCTATGATTCTATTTAATTTTGCGAAGGATACATCATCTTTTGTAGACACTTTTCTCTTTTTCGAAACATAGTTCCCATTATCAAATGCACGAAGTAAGTTTATATTTTGAACATCACTGTTGTATTTCAATGTCATTGGAGAAGCATTTCTACCATAATTAAAAGATAGTATGCTTACAATTTCCATTTCTTTCATGAAAGAATGTTGTTCTTTTTTCTCTTGTAAATGACTATAAATACATTTAATGTTTTCAATATTTACATCCTTCATTTCATAATCAAACAACAAAAGAGCCTTTTTATTATTTCGAACTTCCTTCAAATCTCGATTCAAACCTACTATTTCATCTGCTGTAACAATCGGTGCATTATTTTTGATTAGTGACTTTCTATATTGATTCGATGTTACGAAAGCAAATGTTTTTTCAAAAAACAAAGATAAAAACAATACACTTGGTACTTTCATTTTATATTTTCTATTTTATAGTAAAAGATACCTTTTGTTTAAATAACAAAAAAAAAATATATGTATATATATATAAAGACAGCAATAAGTGAATAAAAACAAAATGTCATTTCCAAATCAAATCGAACAGCCTGTATCTTCAGATATTGAGTTACCTTCAGATTCATCTTATGAAAAACACCTACAAGAATTCAACGAGCTTCTATATGAACCAAAAGTAAAAAAAATCAATTGGATTACTGCTACACCAAAAAATATCTCCATCATTTTTGCGATTTTTTTCATTCAAGCACTTTTCATTGTTTACTATTTTTTTGACAGAGACTACACACACTCTGATGAAGGAAAATTTCTATACATGAAATACTTCATGACAACACTTTATGTAACTATTAGTATGATTGTATATTTACTATTATTTTTTCTATTTATAAAAAAATTTATTTTCTTAATATAAATAAGAATGATTCCAACATTTATTCCTAACAATATGTCCACATTTATCCCTAAACCAAAAATCCCAACATTTCGTAATGTATCTTTTTATTTTATCATGACTCTATCCTTTTTATCATTGCTGTCTTTCAGTTTTGTGGAACATACAAAATCTTCACCACGTTTAAAGGCTTTACTTTTTTATTTACAATTTCTTGGTTACATAGGATTATCCTACATTATTTTAACATACATTTTACATTTACGTTCTTTGATTGCTAGTGAACAGAATACAAAATACGAAAATATATCACAATCGGTGTTGTCTTCATTATTCAATCAATAACGAAAAAGAAAAAAAAAAAATGAATTGAACGTACAATCGTAACATTGAAAATAAAAGTAAATAAAAATGCAAGAACCTGAAAATTATGATTATGAATATAATGATGATGATAATTCTGATTATGAATCTTATTGTTCTACAGATGAAGCAGTTGTAGACAAAGAAGAACAAGAAGAAGAATATTATAGTTTAGAAGAAGAAGAATATTATTATGAGATCAACGGATTTCATTCATTAAAACATAATGACAATGAAAAACTACAACCAGTTGAAAAAAAACCAAACATTGATCTATCTGTTCCAAAAAGTAACCCATGGGGTTCTGTAAAAACAAAGACTGAAAAAGTATCAGTACAAGATATAGTGCAACAACAAGAAAAATATTCTCAGGAAGAAAAACAAAGAGAAGCAAATGAAAAACGAAACAAGGAAAAACAAATGCAAAAGAAGCGAAGATTTCGATTTAAAGACACAAGCACTTCTTCATCTAACAACAGCAGTATGTTACAATCACTGAAGAATAAAAAACAAGAAAATAATAATAATTCAGGTAAACCACGTTTATTAGGTGTTAAGAAAAAAAATTAATTTAAATAAATAGTTATCTTATATAAAAATGGAAAAAAATACTAAAAACTCTACAAAAAGTACTAAAGTAACAGAAGAAGAAGCTCAAAACTACTTTCGAAACCGAATTCCAAAAGGTAATGACATGTTTGAAAACTTACGAAGAACTTATTTAGATCAATTGACAGATGAAGATATAAAAAAATATGAAGAATTCGGAAAGAACTTTCACTCTATCGATTTTGTCAATAGTGGTACAACAAATACGAATGGAAAAAATGAAATCAAATTAGAAGAAGCTCTCGCATCAGTTGTGAATCAACTTAAAAGCGGGTTACATTGTTCATTTCTATCAGATGAAGAAAAATCTCTAGTAGAAGCACAATATGGAAAAGAATGGTATAAAAAATTTGGATTTGATACTTTAGAATTATAAAATTATAAATTATAAATTATCAATTATAAAAACAAAAAACAATTTATTATTCCCAAAATAATAAATTCATTTTTTTTATATAATGTTTTTACTTGAAATTTTTTATTTTTTTTTTTTTGAATAATAATAAAGCAAAAATGAAATCTTGTTCAAATTCTGAAATTCGAAAACTGTTAGATTGTTATTATCCAGGATTTGAATTTCCAAAAATGTATGACACCACATTAATGAATTCTTGTAAAGTATTTTATCATAAAATGGATAATGTAGACGATGTGAAACGATTGGTTCGTGAAAGAGAACCAACCAATATTGCTATGAATCGAATTTATGACGAAGACAAATTGTATAAACACTTCCATTTTCGAAAAGGTTATTATAGAACATGTCCAATATCAAAAAATAATGTAACTCCACCAAATTTTATTGTTTATACTCCGTCTATCGTCTTACATTTTGATAAAATTGTTCACATTTTGAATGTTATTGGATTAGCATTTGATTCTAAAAAACAAAGAGATTTCAAGCTGTATAGTCAACTTTCTAAAAAACCTCTTGGATTCGATCCAATACATATATTAAACGCTAAAAAATTTTACAGACGTTTATTTTCTCTTATATTCGAAACTGCACTTTATTTACAAAAGAAAACTATCGTTATGTCTTTAGTTGGTGCGAATAATTTTGCAACTTTATGGAAAGAAGATGCAGAAGATATAGATGTGTTTACAAATGAAATTTGGCTACCAACCTTTCACAAAACTGTTAAAAAATACAAAGACTCAAAACTTAATATTATGTTTATGGGTGCAGTTGATATACCTGGATATACCAATTTAGGTTATTTTCCAGAATTGCTTCTTCATCCAAAATTAACATGCATTAATAAAACTCTATTCATAAATGCATGGGATCCTTTCTCTGTTCCAGGTAATGGAAATAAAAGAGATAATTCTTTAGATGGTTATTTTGGACGAAACACACAGATTGGTATTCTTGGAAATTCACTTACTAATCATTATTTAAAAGAAGATGAAAATTATATTTCTATAACAACTTCGACTCAACAAAAACGTCAACAAAAACAAAAAGACACAATACAAGAAAAACGACAACAAAAACAAAAAGACACAATACAAGAAAAACGACAACAAAAACAAAAAGACGGTGTATAATAAAATAATAACAATTCATTATTCCTAAAATAATAAATTTAATTTTTTTTTTATTTTTTTTAATATAATGTTTTTACTTGGAATTTTCTTTAATATAATGTTTTTACTTGGAATTTTCTTTAATATAATGTTTTTACTTGGAATTTTCTTTAATATAATGTTTTTACTTGGAATTTTCTTTAATATAATGTTTTTACTTGGAATTTTCTTTAATATAATGTTTTTACTTGGAATTTTCTTTAATATAATGTTTTTACTTGGAACTTCCCATATAATCTAAAGTTCCCCATAGGACATAGAGTTCCCATAGGACATAGATCTATGTTTTCTTACTTCCATGGTATAACATAGAGTTCCCATAGGACATAGATCTATGTTTTTTTAACCGTATTCCCAATGAATACTTCCATCGTGTTTTTCAAAACCCATTTTCCCATAACAAAAGACAATATCTTTATTTGTTTTAAATTCATCATTACACATCTTTTTGGAAAACACATTCAAAAAACACCTACAAAAAACTGGATTTTTGTCGTATTTCTCTAATTGGTTTGATTTTAACTCTTTCGACACAAACATATAATATACAATTTTATGAATGATTTGTTTTACTTCGAAATTTTCAATCTCCTCATATTTTCTTTCTTTACTACTACAAGAATTTAATTGCATAATATAATCTATATGTGGTTCTTCTGGAGTCACTTCGATAATCTCGTTAGTTTTTCTATTTTTCATCCAGCAGTGTAAATCTAAAGATCCTTGAGTTCTTATTTTTCTTTCTAAAGTATTGTACCAATATTTGTCCAACTTCTCTAATTTAATTAATTCTTGTTGAACTCTATTGCTTACATGTGTTTGTGTTGTCATATTTGACAAAATATCTGCTAATCTCGACATACTTGACAAGTTATTCATGACTTTTATTCAAATATATCGTATAACAATAACCATAGTAGCAATAACAAAAAACAAAAGTAATAACAATAACAAACACAATAACAAAAGTAATAACAAAAGCAATAACAGTAACATGCACAAAAGCAATAACAGTAACATGCACAAAAGCAATAACAAAAGCAAGAACGAAAAGACAGACACAAGGACAAAAAAAAAGCACAAGGACCGACACAAGGACGGACAAAACGAAAAGACAGACACAAGGACAAAAAAAAAGCACAAGGACCGACACAAGGACGGACAAAACGAAAAGACAGACACAAGGACAAAAAAAAAGCACAAGGACCGACACAAGGACGGACAAAACGAAAAGACAGACACAAGGACAAAAAAAAAGCACAAGGACCGACACAAGGACGGACAAAACGAAAAGACAGACACAAGGACAAAAAAAAAGCACAAGGACCGACACAAGGACGGACAAAACGAAAAGACAGACACAAGGACAAAAAAAAAGCACAAGGACCGACACAAGGACGGACAAAACGAAAAGACAGACACAAAAAAAATGATTTATGAATTATTTTCACGTGCTTTTTCTCTTTGTACTGAATCTGAAAATTGTTTTATTGCAGCTTTACTTTTTTTCTTCCTATCTGCTTTTGTAAAAACATATCTGCTTTTGTAAAAACATAACCATGATTTCCTTCCCCACCTAACGTCATATTATATCCTTTTTTATATTTGTAATAAGAGTTATATTGTTCTATATAGACTTTTTCTTTTTCATATAATTCTTCGATAGATCTAGCCGTATTATCAATTTCAATCATATTAAATTTTTTTATTGCTTTATGTACAATTTTTTTTGGTTTGTGAAAATTGAATATATACAAAAAGTATTTGATGTAAATGTTCTTCCTTGTAATATTTCAAGTGTTTTAAACAAATCCACACAAGAATTTGTTTTTGAGTATGTGGAATAATTAAAAAAAGTCGATATGTATTTAAACTTGGAGATTCAGTATATCAATAACAAAAAGTAAATTCATATTCAAAATACTTAGACTTTATTAAAAACCAAACATATCAATATACTGACTATAATCACTTTTATGGAGATCACCAAAACTTTCTTTTCTTTCAGATTCAGAAACTTCTTTTAAATAAGGTTGTTCTTCGCTTTTTGACAATATATTTTCATTTTCGATATTTTTACCTACAGATACATCTTTTTCTTTTACACTTTTGTTTTTATCTTTGTCTTTTTCATTGTCTTTTTCACTTTTGTTTTTTATCTTATAAATAGAAATCTTCTTTTTTACTCTTGAGAATAAAGATATACATTTCGCTTTCATATCTGAAACGAAAAAAATAAAATGTTGCTTATACATTAGAATAATGTAATGCATTCATGTATATAGATATCTTTTTTTTTATGAATTTGTTCCCGTCTTTTAATTTCGTAGATATTTTTCTTAATAGAAGAAAGAATATACGAATTATATTGATATGTAATGTATTAGACTATGAATATATTTCTTTGTTATTTCCAAATAATAACCAGATAATAATATTTCCAGTAAATGTTGCAAGTATATATAATCACTCCAATATTTTCTTTCGATTTTTACGGTCCAAGTATTATCAACAATATCGGGACTATTACTGTATAGTAGAAAATGAAAGAGATTTACGTTTAGTATTGGAATCTTTATCAATAATTACTGATAGAATTTGTGTAAGAAAAGACAATTATCGTTTACACAAAAGAAACGTTTTCTTTCTTTCTTCTCATATATTTTATTCTCTCTTTCATACGTCATTGAAAAAACAGCAAACCGTTGAAAATATTTTTTCTCGCTGGAAAAACTTCAACATCTAATCAAACCATCGAATTTTTTCAAGAGCAGTTTTTTCTTGACAGTCCTCTGTTTCTACATGATTTCTCTCTTCACTCATATTTTTCGGGAAAATACGAGTTGTCAGAATTATCAAATCATCTTTAGTAAATAACAGATAAAGTAGTATATCATCTGTAAGAGATAGAAAGTATTCTAAATTTGTAATAGAGAGAGAAGAACTTAGCAATCTATCCAAGAAGAACGTTTGAAATTTTTCTGTGGTTTTATGACGGTAAATGACTTTGTGCATTTCTTCTCTTTGACGAAACAATTTATGGACTTCATATTCTATTTTTTTTGAAAGATATATTTTGTTATTTCTAACAATTACATTCTTTAGTATTCTATCAGTATCAAAACTTACTGGAAACCCAACATGATGTGAATCACGAACCAAATAATCGAACTTGTCTGTATCCAAAAAGAATTCTGTATTATTTACAATTAAATGATACCATTTATCTTTCTTCGGGTTTGAAATTAGATCACAAATATGATCGACTTCTGTATTTGTGAATTTCAACGGATATTTCTGTACCATCATTCTGAAAATTAGACAAGATCTATCTTCATGTTTTTTAGGTAATAATGTATTATCATCATTTTTCAATTCTAAATATTTGTCAAAGACATGACTAAAACAACCATGACCTAAATCGTGAATTAAACCAGCAATACAAATTAATTCTTTTTGTCTTTCCATTAAAGGGATAGTATCAGATTTTTGATGTTGTTCTATTTCTTCAATAAAACGTCTTGTTAGATGGTAAACACCAATAGAGTGACTAAATCTCGAATGTGTTGCACCAGGAAAAACTTTATATGTAAATCCTAGTTGTTTTATACCGTGTAATCGTTGAAATTCATTTGTATCGATTATGGTTAGTGCTAAATCTGAAACCTTGATATTTCCAAAAATTTCACAGCGAAAGGTTTTCATTTTATCTTCTTATATTGAAAAAAAAAAGAATAATTTTTTTTTTCTTATGCTAATTAATAAAAAGTTCTTCTTTTTAATTTAAAAGCATAAGAAGTATAGATATAAAGATATTATAAATATATGGATTTTTGCTCAAGTTTTTTAAATAACGCTTTTTTTGGTTGTTACCCAAATCAAAAACAGTACGAATTGTTAATTGAGAAAGGATTTAATGTTTTCATAGACTTAACAACATTAAAAGAAAGAAATTCTTTGAATTATGTCTATAATTATGATATAAATGATAATATTTATTACATAAATTATAGTATTATTGATAATAAAGCACCTGTGTGTTCATTTCAGTTTTATAATTTTCTACTAGAAGTACAGAAGCTATTAACAGACACAAATAATAAATTATACTTGCATTGTAAAGGTGGACATGGTAGATCTAGTATGGTAGTTGCTTGTTTATTAAAAAAAATCAAAAATTATAATTCAATCGAGTCCATGAATATGACAAAAAAATTTCATAAAGAAAGACAAAACTTGAAAGAAAAATATCAGAACATAGATACACCACAGGTTTTCTGTCAAAGAAACTTTGTATTTAATATATTCAAGAAAAATAAACAGTGATTTTTTTTTGCAAAATAATTATTATTCTTCATAATAAGAAATAAATGAGTAATATCGTAGAGTCTTACTTCAATAATGATATATTTACTATACAAGCTTCTACTTTCTCGTCCGACGAAAACTTATTTCACAAAGAAAAAAAACCAAATGTATCGATTTTACTGATTCAACCTGAAAAATATCAAACAACAAAAGAAAGTCAAGAATGCTTAATTTGTTTGGAAACACTACAACAAAAAGAACTCATATATACTTGTACATTTTGCTCAAAAGCGTTTCATTTTACTTGTATGAATAAGATGATTTCGTCTTTTATTCATCGTAAGTGTCCAATTTGTAGAACAGTATTACCAATCATAAGACGTTAATTTTTAAAAATATAGATATTTTTTTTTTATATTTATCATATATAAAAAAGCAAACATAATGGTTTTTAATGTTGATATTATCGATTGTTCTATAGAAATAAAGAAAAAAGTTGACGAATTATGTTACGAAAAATATAAAACAATTTATGAGCTTCATAAATGCGTGTCAACAAATAATATTTATCTTAAATGTAGTTTTTATTTACCAGAGAATATTGATGATAATTATGATGAATTTAGAACTACACTTTTAAATAATAAAGATTTGAAAAAAGTGACAAAAATACACAATGTTGAAATTTATAATCCTGCAGAAGTTACAACTACCATAAAACCTTCATGTAAAATTATTCATGATTGCTTTATGACAGAAAATGAATATAGAGGAGAAACAATAAAAAAATACATGTTAGGAGCAATGCTTTTGGTGATCTATCAAAAAGTATTTAGTTTGGGTTTGTTAAATCAAAAACAAACTATATTTGTTTCCATGATCACTTACTTATTCGGAGAAAAAGTTATGAAAGAATCTGGAGTCAGCACTTACATGAAAAAACTCATTGATTTCATACTAAAACAAATAAATACCCTTTTCATGGTTGAAAATCAATATAAATTTTCATTAAATTTCATTTTTATTAGAAATATACAAGATTTTTACTCACAAAATCTTACTACAAATATAAACTCAATTAGAGATATTAATAGAAACTTACAAATTCTTCTAGAAAATAAAATAACAGATAAAGATACAGCAAAACAAACTTTAAAGAGAGAAATAGAAAATTACATCGACAATAGTCAAAAACAAGACAAAAAACAAAACAAAAATCTAATAGACTGTATTTCTTCAACATCTTCTACCACCGGTTTGTTTTTTGAGAATGGATTAATTACCAGACAAAAAGACTATGATAAATATAGTGAAAATATTATACAATGTACCAAAAAAAGAGATAATGAAAAGTACATTACTACGTGTATGAATTCAGAATTTGTTCAATTATTTGAAGATAAAGAAAAATCATGCATGATTATAAAAATTCGAAAAGACAAGAATTATATTATTGATATAAATGAAATTTTCAGACTAAATTTTAAGAATTATAACTATAATATCGATGAAAAACTGACCGAAAATCGTTACACTATGTACGATGAACTATTATATTCTTGTTTTAAAATTGACTATAATGAACAAATTACTCTCCCATATGTATATGTACAAGAAATAAAGAAAGACAGGGTTATTTTAAAATCGGGAAACACTACTAAAACTGTAACTATGAATTTTTTATCGCAAGCATTGAATACGAATAATTCGATGAGAAAAAAGAATCAAAAAGATCAACAACTACAAAGATTATATTTTAATAACGATTCGACATTACAAGAGTTAAATCGAATTAATAACAATCAATTAGGTATTTATAATGAAGAAAAAAAGACTAAAGTACGAAATAAATTGACGGATAGAACTAAACAAAAAGAACAAAACCTAGAAAAGATAAAAAAGACGATATCAAAACCAAATGATTTAGAAATATCTTCAATCTTGGAAAAGAAAAACCAATCAAAAGATATCGCTAATATCAAAAGTCAAACTCAAAGATTGAAGAGTCTATTACAACAGCGAAATCAATTAAATATATACAACCGTAAAGATAAAATAAGTCAAGTCGAACAAAAAATTAATGCTAATCAAAAATTGGTTAAACAATTACAGTCAAAACAAAATGCTGCCCGAATTTCATCTATATTAGAAAAAAAACAACAAAAGTCTAATAATCAACTTATTCAAGAAAATAAAACGTTGAATCAATTAAAAGAAAAAGCTAATATATCTGAAGATAAGAACAGACAAGTCGATAAAAGAATACAACAAAACACTAATATAATAAGACAGAAAATTGATCCTATGCTTCAAAAATTTAAAGAAGAAGAATTTTGGTTCGAAAATAATCACAATGCACATGATCAACAGGTAGAGCAACATAGAAAGTCAATTACAAAGACCTACGACGATTTGCAACCATATATACAATATATGACTCCAAAACAACAACAAACATTCGTATCTTTAAGTAAAGATATTAATAATGATTATCTTGAAGATTTAATAACGAAAATTAGTAATGATTATCCTGGAAAGAAACTTGAGAAAAAGCAAGAAAAACAAGGATTTTACTTAGGTAAAAATGTAAAAGGTTTACTTAACCTTTTGTCTACTTAACCTTTTGTCTAAATAACATCTTTAAGAATAAATCTTCGACAGATTGGACAGCGGTTCACTTGATTGAAGCAGCTTCTACATAGAATGCTACATTTACAGCAATTGAGTTGATGTGATCTTATTTTCGTTTCATAGCATACAATGCATTCTTTTTTATAAACTAATCTTGATTTGCTTTGAATGAGTATAGTTTCAATTCTCATAATTTCTTGTACAATAAATGACAGTAATAGTAAATTCACACAAGATAAAAAGATTGTGATTGACGGTGACAATAGAAATAATAAATGAATAAATGTGATTGTAATTTCAATTTCCAAACCTAGATACATGCAATACATTGGATAACATAACAATGAACAAAACGTAATATAAATATTCATATCTATATTTATATTAGTAATGCATAAATTCTTTAAATACAATTCACCATTTGAAAGTGACACAAGTCATTATTTATCGATTTTATAGTGTAATCTTCAAATATATTTACTTGATGAAATTTATAAGGCAAAATCAGGTCATAATGATTTCCTCGGTAAAACAGAATGCATGTATCTTTATTTATTTGCTGGAAACTTCTTTTATCAATGAGAAATGACTGATAGTCAATACATTGAAATCCTCCACCTTGAATTTTAATTTTGAATTTCAAACGATAGATCGAAGAAAAGACACGTAGGTCTGTGTCTGTCATCCATTCGTCTGACGATTGTTGTAAAGAATATAAACGTTCTGCAATTTCTTTTTTTGAAATGGGTGAAGATTTTGGTGGTTTTTTATAATACTCAATCAATTGAGAGCGAAGAAATTTTACGTTATCCTCTTCATTTCTTGATAGTTTTTTTTTCTTGAAACGTAAGAAAAGTGACAAACAATGAAATCCACAGTCATTGTCGCCTGGTACTTTATAGTAACATAATGTATCATCTGTTAACATAATAACATTCTTCTTTTTTCTTATTTTTTTATTTTTTTTTTTATTTTTAATTTTTTTTTTTAACATAGATTTAAAAAAACATTATAATTATATTAATAAAAAAGTGATGTTAATTCATATTGATCCTGAGTATTCAAATATAAGCAATAATCACGTGATACAAACCCCTATAAATAATAACAATATAAAACTAAATAATTATTTGACCGATAGTGATGTAAAATTATATTTTCAAACATTTGGGAGTTCGTTTTCTACAAAAGCTATTCCTATTTCTAAAAATGAATGTATACTCATTCCTGCAAACAACTTTATTCGCAACAAGATAAACAAAAGCAATTACTTTTATGGTTTATCTTGCAAGTTTACTCAGAATGGAAAACTATCAATTATCAGTAGTTATGATAATAAAAATTTTATTGTGACTTGTAAAGAAAATATTTTTGATTATCAATTTAGTAATATAGCATCGAGTGATTCGAATTTAGATGAATTATATATTGATATTGAAATTATGAACCATTCTTTTGAAAAACAAGGGAATCTATTGTGTCTATTAGGAACAGATTACACTACTATTACATGTGGAATGATTGTTGAAAACTATACACAACGTTGGAAATCAGCCATTAGATATGTAGGAGAAAATTTTGTCTTATTAGAAGATTCTTCTTTTGATTATGGGAACGATGATAGATATATCGTTTATAACAAAAAGAAAGATTACTTTTTGTCCATAGAAATGACCTCTTCCAATATAATGGACGATGAAACAAACTTTTGGGGTGTTTCTGTGCAAAAGAATATCCATTATGCAAAAAAAGATCATTTCATAATGCTAATCAATAAAGATAATCAAGAAGATGTACGATACTTTAAAATAAAAGAAATTAAGGACGATTCTATATATTTTCTGGATGAGAACACTATTAATATTTCAGACTTTTTACTTCTTATTATTCCATACAGTCATATAATATCGGTCCTTGATATCAATAAAGAAGTATTACGTCAACGACTTTACCTTCAATTGAAATCTGTAATCTTTCCTAAAAAACTAACGGAAGAAAAAATGAATCAGAAAGAACCAGACTATTATCCTTTTATTTACATAAATGTAAATTCTATCAAAAACAGTTTTTATTCTAGTCTTGATAAAGATTATACTTTCGTAGGATTTCTATCTGTCGATAATAATATTTGTTATCAATACAAATCGGATCAGATTATATGTATCGATCAAAATTTGAAGGATTCATTATCTATTTCTTTCTTTAACCCAAATCATGAACCCTTTTCTACTATGTCATCCAATCAAATATTGACTTTCAATTCTGATAATAATAACACTATCAAAGTAGTCTGTCCCAACAGAATATCAATCATATTTCATTTATACATATAAGAAAAAAAGAAAAAAGAAAAAAAGAAAAAAGAAAATAAGAAAAAAAGAAAAAAGAAAAAAGAAAAAAGAAAATCATTTAAACAAATATAAGCTTATAATTAAAAACAAAATGGGCATCAAATCATTTCATCCATTTTTTAAAAAGAAAACTCCAAGTGCATATCATAGTCTAGATTTATATGATCTTGCTGATAAAAAGATTGCTATTGATTGCAGTATTATTATGTGTAAGAATAAGTCTAGTTATGGTAACAAATGGCTTAGTGCATTTTATTCCATGATATTAAAGCTTGTCAGTTATAACATTAATTTTATATTTGTTTTAGATTCAAAGGTACCACCCGATGAAAAAATATTAGAAAAAGAACAAAGAGTTGTAACAAGAAAGAAAAATAAAGAAAGAATTGAAAGAATCCTACAGGACTGGTATTCCTTGCAAAGTTTCTTACAGTCAAAGAATCAAGATTTAGTAGCATTATCTTATTTGGAAACGCATTATAAAGATTTATACTCTTTTTTGATAAAAAAAATTAAAACCACAACAAAAATAAAAAACACACACATACAAAAAGATACACAAAAAGATATAGACACAGAAACAGAAACAGAAACAGAAACAGAGACAAAAACACAAACAGAGACAAAAACACAAACAGAGACAAAAACACAAACAGAGACAAAAACACAAACAGATACAAAAACACAAACACAAACACAAACACAAACACAAACACAAACACAAACACAAACACAAACACAAACACAAACACAAACACAAACACAAACACAAACACAAACAGAAATACAAACAGAAACAGAAGAATTTGTCAATAAAAATGAAATAATAAAATACATTATAAAATTACAAAAAAATCTTGTTCCAATTAAATCAGAAGACTATGATCAACTAATTGAATTTTTCAAAGTATTAAATGTAAACTATATTGTTGCTGATGAAAAACAAGAAGCTGAAAGTCTTGCTGTACTGTTAGTAAAAAAGGGTATTTGTGATGGGGTAATGTCAGAAGACACTGATTGTCTTGCTTATACAGTCAATGAATTTTACTTCAATATCAATTTAAAAGAAGACAAGATATCAAAACTAAATATAAAAGAGATACTAAATCAGATTCAATTGAATGAAAAAGAGTGGTTAGACTTATTAATTCTATTTGGTACAGATTATAATCATAACATTCAAAAAATAGGACCATCAAAGGCATTTGATTTGATATGCGAACATCGTTCTTTCGAAAATATATCCAACATTGTAAATACAGAGACAATTAATTATTCCAGAATTCGAGAATTATTCAACTGTGAAAATTTTAATGTGAAAATAGAAAGTATACATACAAATGAAGAATTAAAACTCGATCATATCGACACGAAAAGATACTTGTTTTATAATAATATCCATGCTGTATAAAAAAAAATTTCATTTCTTTCGGAGAAATTAAATCGCATTCGTCCGTTAAAACCGTTAAACCGTTAAAACCGTTAAAAAACGTTAATAAAAAAAAACGGACATTTTGGAACGAAGAAAAATCCATTTTTTTGAAGATTTTTTGTTTTATTTACTTCTAGTTTTATCTTTTTCTTATAGTTGTATTATTTACTTCTAGTTTTATCTTTTTCTTATAGTTGTATTATTTACTTCTAGTTTTATCTTTTTCTTGTAGTTGTATTATTTACTTCTAGTTTAATCTTTTTCTTGTAGTTGTATTATTTACTTCTAGTTTTATCTTTTTATTTTTAGTTTTTATCTTTGTCTTTGATTGAAATACCGAAAAAGATGGGCTTCATAAAAAAATGTTTCAAGTCTGTCAAGTCTGTCAAGAGTAGTAAAGAATGGTTGAATTCACTCAAAATAAAATTTCGATACATTAAGAAACACAGCAATATAAAGTATCAAGCAATACATATTTATAATAATATCAGATCAGGATTTGCTTGTTATGATATCATTGACTTTGATTCTACAAAAATACAAAACATTTCTGATAAACGCTTTGAAGAAATTATAAAACAAGAAGTAGATATTGTAACTGTTTTTCGCAAAGTAAAACCAAATGATCGTAATATCGAAATGATTGCCCATTATATAGCTGAGACAATATTATCTGTATCCAATGGTTGGATAACTAAACAAAAGAAAGAATTTCTTCCTCTCGTGTACTGTTTAGTTCCACTTTGTATTTTTCTACTGAAATCACCAGAAACAATTAATAGATTTTTAACAGAAGAAAAGGAAAATAAACAAATTCGATTCATATTAGATGATAATTACAGTAGAAATCAAATAATGCAAGTTATAGATTTAAAAACTACTTGTATTCTGAACAATATTGATGAACAACTAAAGATCTATTGTGAAAAATATAAAAAACAAAATATTGACCTATTAGTTTCTCAATTTGTTACCATGCAAGTATTAGTTCAAATACGATATGGAACCGATCAATCTTTTTTGTCGATTCTAAATAGCATTAGTGATGTAAAAGAAAATGAAGAACAAATTAAAAAAAAGATGAAGGATCACTATTTGAAAGTTAAGGATGAATATTTAAAACCAGATGAAAATCCAAATTCTATTGTAGAACTATTAAAAGAAAAACATTATTCTGTGTATCAGAAAATCTGTCGTTTATGTTTTCGATGGATCAAAACAATGGAGACATACTTTTGTGGGAAAGGATTGCCAGAATTACATCAACATATTGGATTTTTTCAATCCTTAATCAACGATTTCAAAGAACATTTTTATTCACTAGATGTTAGTTCCACTTCTAATAATGTATTTAAACCATTGACTAATGTTGGTATGGGAATATTTTTAGATTGTACCGATTTAAATGTTGATTTTCAAAATGTCAATGCTTATAGAATAAATGACAATGCTGATGATGTAAATGTCAATGTCAATGCTGATGATGTAAATGTCAATGCTGATGATGTAAATGTCAAGCCCGATGATGTAACTTCAACTAGAATCCATAAAAAAAAAAAGAAGAAGAAAAAGAATGTTGAGAATACAAAATTATCAATTGAAGAAACACAAAACTTTATTCCATATAGTGAAGATTATGCTAAATATACTGAAAGAAACAATGATCTAGTTTTTGATTTAAATGAAACATACCAGTTAGTGAATAATGAAACTCAAATGGTATTAATTGAAAGTTTTTTTGGGACTATACATGAAAAGACTAATATCATGTTGATTGAAGATGTTAACATTTTATTGGAAAATTGGAATGGATTTCCTAGCTTGATTGATTCTATTTTACCTACAATGAAGCCATTTACACAAGATTCATATAAGGAATACTCAATCAAGTTATTGTCATTTTGGTATCCAAGTTTTTATACATTACGAATGCATTCAATTATGGAATTCATATTTCAAGATGTATTTAAAGGAAAAGATATGGTCAATGAAGCAAAAACTCTGCCTTTATCTTTTGTTATATGCAAATCTATAAAACATATGGAAAAATGTAATAACAATCTGGGATATTATTTACAAAAAGAAGAATCGAATAACATGGTCGCATCAAAGTTTGAAAGTTTTTATCTGTTTGATCCTATTGTGTTACATACCAAATCAAATGTTGTCCGTTCTTCATTTTTAGCAAACATACAAGAACAAGAACAAGAACAAGAACAAGAACAAGAACAAGAACAAGAACAAGAACAAGAACAAGAACAAGAACAAGAACATAAACGAAAATGTACAAGTTCTATTTGTTTCTCTAGCCTTTGTGATGGAACATTTGAAGGTTATGCGAAACAAAAAGGTGCACAATTTTGGAATAAGAAGGATATTTTAAAGTTAAAAAAAAAATGGAAAGTCAATCATCCTTAGCGAAACAGAAACAAAAAAAAAAATGATATTTGGATAAAGTTCTTTACAAATACAAAAACTAAGAATGAAAATTAATCTTATATACGCAGCAACAAAAAATAACATTATTGGAAAAAATAATAATTTACCATGGAAAATCAAAGATGACTTAAAATATTTTCAAAAAACAACGATTGGGAATGGAAACAACGCGGTTGTTATGGGATACACAACATTTGCTTCTCTTAATTGTACAGGTCTTAAAAATCGATTTAATATTGTCATGACAAAAGACAAAACCAGAAATGCAAAAGAAGATGTCTTTTTCTGTGACAATATTAACAAAGTCTTATGGTATTGTAAAGAAAATAATATTGAAGAACTTTATGTAATTGGTGGGAAGCAAATCTATGAAATTTTTCTAAAAGAAGATATTATCGATACAATATACTTTTCTAATGTAAAAGAAGACTTTGATGGAGATACCGTCATGGCAACGATTGATTGGTCTCAATATCAACTTACTTCGATAAATGAAACACGTCAGGTTGACTACTTTGTATACACTAAGAATAAAGAAATTCATAATTATGGAGAACATCAGTATTTGTCTCTTCTGCAAAAGATCTTAAAAAACTACACAACAACATACTCCTCTTTTGGTGATAATAACATGAAATTTGATTTGAGAAATGGGCAGTTTCCTCTATTAACAACTAAACGCGTGTTTCTTAAAGGAATTATTCATGAACTTTTATGGTTTATTCGTGGAGAAACAGATGTTACAAAACTAAAAGATGTAGGTGTTAATATATGGAATGCCAATTCAAGTCGAGAATATCTAGATAGTAAAAATCTTACTCACTTAGCCGAATATGATCCAGGACCAATCTATGGATTTAATTTTCGTTCTTTTGGAGGTGAATATCGCACATGTAAAGAAAAATATATTGGTAAAGGTGGATTTGATCAGGTTCAATATGTGTTAGACACATTGCGTGAAAATCCTAGTTCAAGAAGGGCAATCATTAATTTATGGAATCCTATGCAATTACAAGATGTGTCTCTTCCAGCATGTCATGTTTTATATCAATTTAAAATTGACGAATATAATCAACTTTCATGTTCTTTATTCCAAAGAAGTGGTGATATGTTTTTAGGCGTTCCGTTTAATATTGCTTCTGCATCATTACTTGTCTACATTCTCGCAAAATTGTTGGGTTGTCAACCAGGATTTCTTTATCATACTATAGGAGATGCTCATATTTATAAAGAACATGTACAAAGCGTAGAAGAACAAATAAAAAGAAATGTTTTTCCTTTTCCAAAAATAATCATTAAGAATAGAAATCAAACACTTGTTGAAGATTTTGAATATGATGATTTTACAATTGAAGGCTATCGATCACATGGTAAACTTGTTTCACCAATTATTGTTTGACGAAAAAAAAAAATGAAATCTAAAAAAAAAAAATGAAGTAAAAAAAATAAAGAAAGAGAAAACAAAACAAATTCACAAAACAACCAAAGCAAACACAAATTCACAAAACAACCAAAGCAAACACACAAAACAAAGCAAACACAAACAAGCTTGTTAATTAATAATGAAAAATTACCATTTAGAGAAACATTTAGAATTGGTGAAAAAAATAGAAGGAAAACGAATTAATCTAAAAACAAGATTGGCAGTTGTACATGATGTATTTGATAATTTGAATCAACATTATGATTCGATATTTTATCAACACTATGTAGATACTTGTTCTTTGGAGAATTTTAGTCACCTTCTACTAAAAAAATGTAATGAATTAATTCCTTTTCTTGATTTCTATATTGAATATTCTGATCACCTTTTTGAAAAGGCAAAAGTAACAAAAGCAATATTAATGGAAGTTCACAGAAAAGCTACAAGGAAACATATGAAAGAAACAATTGACTTATTAGAAAAAAAAACGAATCAAGATGTTGCTCTTCAAATTTTAGAATATTTATAATAATAAAATTAACGATTTTATTATTTCTTTTTATGATTTCTTTTTATGATTTCTTTTTTTTGTTTTTTCCTTTTTCCATTTTTTATGATTTTATGATTTCTTTTTTTCTTTTTTTCTTTTTTTTTTTTTCTTATGATAAATTAAAAACAAAATGGATAACCAGACTCTAATAGGTGATACGACAAGTAGAATGAAATCTTTATACCAAAAAAATGCGAAATATGGTATGAATTTCAATCAAGAACAAATGGCAAGTTTTCAACAACAGCAACAAAGAAAAAAAGTGCAAAGACAACAACAACAAAGAAAAAGAATGCAACAAATGAAAAAAATGGAACAACAAGAAGAAATGAAAAGAATGCAACAAATGAAAAAAATGGAACAACAAGAAGAAATGAAAAGAATGCAACAAATGAAAAAAGTGCAACAACAAGAAGAAATGAAAAGAATGCAACAAATGAAAAGAATGCAACAACAAAGACAACAACAAATGAAAACAATGCAACCACAACAAAGACAACAACAAATGAAAACAATGCAACCACAACAAGCACAACAAAGACAACAAGTCCGTACATTGTTAAAAGAATTAAGTGCATTGAATCCTAAATATAGATATAATGGATATTATCCTGGCAGTGATATCATGGAAAGAACATTGCCATATGCACAAGCCATTCTACAAGAGTTAAGCACAAGAAAATTGACTCAACAACAAGAAGAAGCTGTTAGGGATATTCTAAGTCAAAAAACAAGTGATTATGCTTTTTTCAAAGGTTCACATCAAGCATTTGGTGATAAATACCAAAGCTTAGAGGACTTTAAAAGAAAAAATCAGAGTCAACAACAATATCAAAGAAGAAAACAAAGACAAATGGCTCAAAGACAACTCACTGTCTAAGTTTTAAGCCCACAAAAAATTAATTAAATCAGAAGAAATAAAATATGTTTGTAATTTTTTATTATATTATATTAAATTAATTTGAAAAGTAATGAAAAGTATTATAAAATTCATTATTTTATTATATTTAATATACCAAATAATACTAAAATGGAATGTTTACCCACAAAAAAATCTCAATATTGATACGATTTATGAAATAGAAAATTTTTTGTCTGAAACAGAATGTAAATCCATCATAAATATGACAACAGGACAATTTAAACGTTCAGAGGTTGTATCAAAAGAAAAAATCACGAGTAAAAGGACCTCTTATCAAACATGGTTGTCAGATTTTGATAACCCTATTATTAAAAAGATATCACAATTAGCAATTGTGTTTACTAAATTACCAAGAAAAAATCAAGAAAATTTACAATATGAAAAATCACAAGAATATAAACCACATTATGATGCTTGTATACCATATATAGACACTAATTGTCAAGAAGATTTAGAAAAATGGGATCTTTTCGTTTTGCAACTGTACTTGTATATTTAAATGATGATTACTCTGGTGGAGGTACATTTTTTCCAAAAAGAAATTATACAGTTACACCTAAACAAGGAAAAGTAATCATGTTTTATAATTTAAGCCCAACGAACAGAAATGTCTTGGAATCGTCACTACATGGTGGTTTGCCTGTTACAGAAGGAAAAAAATATATTTGTAATTTTTGGATTCGTTTGAAACCGATAAAATCATAATTATTATTAAATTTTTTATTTATATTTTACAATTTAATAATTTATTTATAATTTACAATTTAATAATTTATTTATAATTTACAATTTAATAATTTATTTAATTTGCTGCTGAGTTTTGTTGCTGCTGCTGCTGCTGCTGCTGAGTTGTTGTTGTTGTTTTTTTCCCGATATGATCTTCTATACGTCCAAAAACACCAGATGTCAATAACATTAAAAGTGTGCAAACAACAATACTAACGATCCAATATTTCAATTGATGATTTTGTAAAAATCCACCTCTTTTTGGAAAGAAGAAAATCAAAACAGCAAGTGATGCTGATAATAGAAAATGAATAATACTCAATGCAAAAGCAACCCAACGAGTATTTGTCATATCCTTAACACTAACAGGGACAAGTCCATCAGCTAATTGATTTAAATATTTTCCGCGATATATGATTATACATGAAATTGCAAAGGTTACAATTGTACTAATAGTCCATGTTGTTCCTTCTATATATCTTCTTCCTTGTATTAAAAATTTATATAAGATAGCGATTACAATAGAAACGATTAAGTGAATTAATGATAAAAATGGAACAGCGTAACTTGTAACACTCTCTTGTACACTTCCTATAGTAGATTGGGACATTTTAATTTTAGTTTTTTAATATACACTATTATTTTTTTTTTTTTTTATTTTTTTTTTTTGTCTTTATATAGTTTTTTTTCTTGTTTAATGTTTTAATGTTTTAATTATTTGCTTTAAATGCTTTATCTTGATATTTTCCATTTGCACTTGGTTTTCCCCATGCTTTTTCTAAGTATTCTTTGAATTGCGAAATATTAAACATACGTGATCCACTATAATTTGTTTTCATCCAGCAACAGCAAGTCTGATAAAGTTCATTGATACTAATAAAATCACCACTAGCATCAAAATCAACCATTTCATTAAGAAAGTTATGAAGGACATCATTTGATTGTCTATATTTGTTTGTTGCGAAGGTAACCTTATTAGGAACAGGTAAATTATCATAAATTTTATTATAATAACAATTGATTAAATAGAAAGCGAGAGGTTCTGTCATAGACTCAAGTTTTTCGTGTAAGTCGTTATCTCTTGGGAAAATCTTTTTCTTCAATCTTTCTTCTGCCGTTTGAGGAACTTCATTAATGTCTCTAGGAAAGTAACTTTCGAAAGGGGTGAGACGAAGTCGTCGCCAAACGGCTTCATCTTGTGCACCAGAGGAACTAATTTTTGGGGGATCGTTACAGCATAGAAAGGTCTTGAAGCAAGGTCGGATAACTTCAGCATTGGAGTGTAATTTTCTTGCGTAAAAGGAATCACCTCCGGTAAATTCTTTCATTTGTCCAACAGAGAGTGTTTCATCTTTATCACATTCTTGTAATTGAACCATTCTGACACCATTACCACATTGTGCAAGTTCAGGTGTAGCCCCGGAACTTTGAGTTCTTTTTCCTGTAAGTATACTGGTAGGAAGTTTTTTTGCTAGGTCTCCAAGCATTTTTTCAAAGAGTTCAGCACAAAGTGACTTACCATTATCTCCGGACCCGGTCCAAACGTGGAGAAGTTTATCAACCTTTCCTACAAAGATCGTTCTTTGAACTGAAATGAAATAATTAAAAATCTCTTTATCAGGGAATAGAGTTTCAAAGAACTGTATAATGTTTTGTACACTTGGATGTGACATGGTAAGGTCTTCACGATAATTAATATTCAATTTTCTGGAGATTAAATCATCAGGTGTACCTGGGCGAAAGGTGCGTGACTCCAGATCGAACACGCCATTTCTAAAGCAGATTAAATAGGGTGAACTGACATCAAGTTTGGATGCGAAGGTATGATCATGAAAGAGTTCTTTACACTCAACCATAATGTTTTTCTTGAAGGGTGATGACTTGAGATTATATATTAATTTGCTGATGAGTGCTTTGGTACTATTATGTTTAGAAGATTTGAGATTTTTTTCAGAATCACCATTTTGAAAGCTGTCGATTTGAGTTTTTAACTCTTGAATTTCTTTCTCAAGACTTTCGATAGAACTGGTAATGTTTTTGATTTCTCTTTCTTTTGCTTTTTTGTCTTTCATAGGACAGATGGTGTCATAAAAATCTTGTTCGGTGTTGAGACGTCCATAGTAATGTTTTAAGAGTTTTTCTTTGTCTTGAATTTCTTTTTGAAATTTCATGGTTTCTTCGTGAATCAACTTTTCCATCGACTTTTTATATTTCTCAACAAGAACGGTAGAGATTTTGCTTCTCAGTTCCACACCATGTGGATCTTCTCTCCAAATGTGATCTTTATAAGAGTACCAAGTGTTGTCTTTGAAAGAAGTGCATTTAAAGATATCTTGATTTTCAAGATGTAAGAGTTTTGCAATGTCGTAATGGCTAGTAGTATCAGAAAGGTCTTCAATGTACGCATCACAAAATTGTTTGCAAAGTTCTTTATATTCGATAGGAGAGAATTGTTGAACGAGATATCGTAAGCTACCTAAAGTAAGATTTTTTTTTTCTGCTTTGTTCCATATAAGTCTTGTACTCTCATAATTGTACTTCGAAGGGCACTTTTGAGAAAACTCATCAAAAAGAATAAAGCCTTCATGTGAGCCGTTGAAAACATTGAATGTAATCCAGCAAACGTAGATCCACTTATCTCTTTCTTCGGAATAGTCAAGTGGTAATAGATCAAGAAGTTCCCGATAGAAAGTAATGTCAACATCATTATTGTAGTTTTCATTTTGATTTTCATTTCTACTTGTATTTATTGATACAGAAGATGTGGCTGGAAGATATTGTTCATCAACATCAAGACTGTAACAGTATTCTTCTTTTTTTTCCAAGTCTTCCGAATCGATTTGAATAGAAAATATTTCTACGAAATTGTTTTTCAATGTCCCTGGTTCTACTTTTGTGTGAATTAGTTGATAGGGAAGTAATTGAGTCTCCCAATCTTTGTGTTCTTTGATAACCCCGTCTTCTAATAAATAAGAAGTAGTACATAGATACGGAGAATCTGGACATTCCGGTTTTGAAGATCCATAGAGAAACCAACTTTTGCCTTTCTTGTTGTAAATACAATCATCAATTAACTTATCCACTGTTGTGCATTCTGGAATGGAAAGATTTTTTTCTAGTAGTGTATGTTTGACTGCAGGAAGTAATTGGTTCATTATATCGACTTTGTTCAAGATTAGATAGGGAAAATGCAAATGAAGCCCTGACTTTTTATATTTCTTTTGATTCTTTTCAATCACATAAGGCTCTCTTTCCATGATACAACAGAAAAATGTCAATTCAGTTGTATTCTCCACAATAGATTTATCTAACACTTCAATCAGTGATTGCACTATATTAAATACATGCTCTTTGGTGTAAAGTTTTGCTTTTATATCGTCGTGACCGACTTGAAATTCTTGCTTTAAATCAATATCAACAATTAATGGTAAATAGTTGTTGTTTTGATTTTGTGTCTCTAAAAGTGATAGTTTTTCATTATTATTGATTGCTCGATTATAAAGGGAATAAAAAGAAGACTTGTCTTCATTTTTTATGAGAAATTTTCCTCGTAAAGCATTACTATAAGATAGAAACGTTGACGATGGTGTGTTATCACCGGGCTGCAATCTCCTCGAAAGAAGGAAATGCGTTAAACTCATAAGTTTTTTATTTAATTAAAAGATTTTTTTTAATTCAGGAATTATATTTTTCGTTTTTTTTTTTGATCAAGAAAAAAAGAAAATATTAAATTTTCGATTTTTTTTTCATTTTTTTTTTTTTCGAATTTTATAAACAAGTATATAAAGAAATAAATCTATCAAGCAACAAATTATGGTTGTTTCTTTTCTTTTTCCCATTTTGTCAAGAAAAAGAATCAAAAATAATAAAACTAAACAGAAAAAGATATTGACTATACTTTCTAATTTGTACATCTTTTTCTTTTACTATCAAATCATTGTAAATTGCATGCTTTACCAGCCATTAATTATCAATATATCCGAAGTCATACCAGACAATATTGATCTTTACTACTTTTCAAATCAAATTGGTGCTTATATCTATAATAAAGACGATACAAAAAGCAAAGTTTTATTTTATTTTTCTGGATTTGATGGAAACTTATCTTGTCGATTCAATATCCTGTCTAAATTAAAGCAAAGCTTTTCAGAACATACGAAAGAGAACTATTACATTGTAGCCATCGATTTACCTGGATTTGGTTTGAGTAATTTGCTGAAAACTGATTATAACACTATAATTGAATCTTTATTGTATTGTATCAATTTCTATATTACTTCAGAAAACGTTACTACGTATTCTATATTTTCAGAATATGAAACATCATTGTGTATTTCTGCAATCTTTTCTAAATTACACAGACTACCGCAATGTATTATTCATTTTAATGTAATTGACTCTCTATATCATCATCTTCAAAATAAATATTCAGGATATTTTTCAATCTTTTGTTTACCACTTTTAGGAATAAAATCATTGCCTACAAACTATGAAAAAGTAACAAACAATACTACACAGTTTTTATTTATTCAAAATGAAGAAGAAGTTTTTGACAATACAGCCAGTGTTTTCTTGGATTTAGAGGTGGAAACAGATAAAAAGAAAATGGTGCAGATAGATGGTACTGGAATTACTTCATTAATCGCTTCTTGTAATCAAGATAGATTGAGAGACTTTTTCTTACATTGTTTACTATAATTTTGAATTTATGCAACAAAAAAGAGGATTTTTTTATTTTTTTTTTTTTAAGAAAATAAAACATGGCTGATAACTTTGTAGTTGCATATAAGTATGTGAAAGATGTAGATTTTATTACACCATTGTTAAAACGTTTATTTATTAACTTAATGAAGAAAAATGAATTAACTCAAGTTTCTTTTGATAACCCTATTAATTTAGAAAATGTTGACGTTGTACCGGCAGAAGCTAAGATTGTTATTACATCAGATCCAAATTCAAAAACAATTTATCACGATCAGTATTATTTCCAAAACTCGGAGATTGATAAGTTAGACATAGACGTATTAAAAACTACATCTCTTAGTATTTCTTCACCTAAGACAAATGCAAATTTAGTCCTTTCCAAAGAATGTATCTCGAACCTTAAATATTACGTCAATAAAGATACTACTACATACACATTATATATGTATGATATAGAGTGGTTTATTTTTGACAATGTCAACGAGACCCTAAAAAATTACACAGACATCCATTTGTTAGATTCGTCTTATGAAGTTATAAAATATTTTTTTGATACAAATAATATTGACAAACAAAATATACATATCTATGTCTATGATCAGAAAGATTTAGTAAACTTAAATAAAATTTTTGTAGATGATGATATTATTATAGACGGATCTATCACAATTTATTTATACATTGGATGGATAGAAGAAAAAGAAGAAAAAGAAGAACTGTTTTCAAAGTATATGAATCTCATATTGAATATGACCAAATATAAAATGAAAATGCCCGAGTATAAATTCAATATAAACAAAAATAAATTGAATATATCCGAAAATAATCCATATTTTGACTGTGTACAAGTCTTATTGGATGAATATATAATGCAGAAAAAGCCAAAACCAAAAAACTATAGAGCGTGTTTAGCAGCGATAGAAAATTTAAAAACATTGAACGATACAATAAAGATAAAAAAAGAGATTGATAATGGAACAATAAAAATGGATAGTATGATGAACATTGAAGAAGGTATGAAAAGAATAGATAATATAAATAAAACTTTGAATAAAACTTTGAATCAGTTGGAGACAAAATTTAAAAAACTTGAATCCGATAATGGCAAATATTTTTTTGTATTTATCTTATTATTTTTACTATGTACATTTCTTTTCTTGAGAATAAAAACAAATAAGAAAACAAGTTAAGAAATAAGAAAACAAGTTAAGAAATAAGAAAACAAGCCAAGTGTAATAAAAAATAAAAAAAAATAAAAATTTATCCTATAATAAAGAAAAAACTATGTTTGTATACGAATTAAATGCTAGAGAAAGAGTACGATATACAATTGATATAACTATTATTTCTACCTTTTTTATTTATTTAATATATCTCTATTCCAAAAAAGTGTACGCTGAAATTTCTGGTCTGTATTCTTCCTTGACTAGAACACCTGAGTTATTAGACATAGATGAGATTGAGAAAATAGTATATTACAATGTCCTCATCGGTGTTTTTGTGGTATTAATTTTATCTTTAACTTCTTTCATTATTCTGTCAGACAGAAAAACAGTTACCATGTATATATCAATGATTGCTATTATTACTGGTATCACAATGATTGTCAATATAGTTCTACTCTCTTCTATGACACCAAAACAGAGAAGAATAGCACCTTTGATGAAGCTAGCACAAGTCAAAACACTTAAATCGAGGATACAAAAAGAAGTATTTGTTATTTTTCTATTAGTTGCTGTAGGTTTTTATAGTATAGGAACTTTTCTTCAATACTTCCAAGCTACGAACTTTAGTCAAATATCTGACAAAATATCTCGTATGCCTGAACAATACTTGAGAAGACGACAAAAAAAATACTAAAACTCACCGAAATTACACCTATTTAAAAAAATAAAGAAAAATCTTGATATATTTATATATATATCAAAATTAATAAAAAACATGCATACTGAAGATTGGAATTTATTATTAAATTAAATTTTTGTTTCAATTTCTGCCTTTAAAATCTGGGCAACATTATCAAAATTTTCTTGGATTTTTCTGACAGTATCTTCTTCAATACCATATTCATACATTAACTTTCGACAGTTTTCAAAATCAACAGATTTGATTTCCATACATAATCTATGTAAAACATCTTCATGTTTTTTCAAAAACTTTAAGCATATCTTACTTTTATTGTTGAAAAAGGAAGTTCGTTTACCACCCATATCATGTTCATCTAATGATATTAATGCATCGTCATGTGCAACAAATACATTTCTAGGGTTAAAATCACTCATTCCAAAAATTCCTCTGACTATACCGATTTTACAATAGTCAAACATCATCACGTCATTTGTTTCTAACTCTTTTTTTCTTTTTTCTAACATTTCTCCTTCAATTTTTTCCATGCAAGTATAAACAGTCTGTGTGTTTTCAAGAACGTACCCATTCTTAGTATTTTTCAAACATTGATCAGATTGAATAAGTTTCATTTCAATAGCATTTAAACCAAAAATCTTCTTAATCATTTGAAACAGACAGTAGTCAATATTATATCCCATGGATGCTCTTCCTTCTTTATAAATCTGACCACTACCACGAGGATATTCAAAACATGGTGCTTTTCCACCAACGCGTCGATTTTCACATATGTCAATATCTGATAAGTTGAATGTGACAGATCCTCCTTTTTCGCACAAGCTTTTCAAAACATTGATCATTTTATCTTTTTTTCTAGGATTTTTATCTTTTTTTCTAGGATTTTTATCTTCTGGACGGATAAAATTCACATAAAAATCTTTCCAATCGACTCTCAAATATTGCTCATCTTCTTGGAAGACTAAACACCCAACCTCTTTGAAATCTCGAGTAGTTTTCCCACTAGCTTTTCCTTCCTTTGTATGTTTATCATAAACATAATCATCCAAAACTAAGGGAAGATGCAAATTCAAATTCACTTTTTTCTCATACTCCTCTAACTTTTTATCAAACTCGAGTTTTAAATCATCATAAGAGATGTCTTTATCCGATGAATAAAACATACATATATCAACTGCAGATGTTAAAAACATGAATCTTTCTTTCCGATTTTTCTTATAAAACTCTTCTAAACGCAATTTCAATACTTTTTTAACATTACACTGGTTTTTTACAATGTCTAGACTAAAGAGATGTTCCCAAATTACATAAATATATTCTCTTCTACGAAATCGCACAGTTTCCGATAAAAAATTTCCATTGAATAAACGAAAAAGCCAGTAAAAACATTCTTCATTTTTGCAATTGAAAAGTTCTACAAAATTAGTAAACATCTTTTCTTTACTTGTTACATCATCAAGATCATTATATTCTTTATCACCCCAAAAAGCACGACAGTAACTATTCCTTCGACAAATACGTGATGTTTGGATTATTTTAGCGATAGCAAGTAGATATCTCATATCTTCACGGTAAGATGCATTAAATTTTTCAATATAATGCATACACAAAAGATATCGACTGACCTCTGTAAATAACATTTCTTCATTCATTATTACAATAAATCGGTTGATAAGATTACTTACAATAGCATTACCAGTCTTTTTTTTTTCATCTGTTGCAAGTTGAAGGAACAAATAAATTTCTTTCACTACCCAGTATATATTCGAAATGTTTTTTCTTCGACAATATTTCTGAAGTGCACTTTTCAAGACAGCAATGTTATGACCTCTCCAAGAAATACTATTATCTATTCTCATATATTTCATCATTGTATCATTATTTTTACAATGCTTGATAGTTTTTACTTTGGGGTTTTTTACTTCTGGTTTTTTTACTTCTACTTTTACCATGATGTTTTTATTCCTTTTACTAATCTTTATCACAAAAGATATACAAATGATGTCTTTTTACTAATCTTTATCACAAAATATAACAACAATGTCAATAGAATCATATCAATCACAATCACAATCACAATCACAATCACAATATTACAAGAAATCTATTCAGCGACTTAGGAATGTAAACCTTCAATTCTGACATAACACATAAATCGGCGAAGCATATCAGAAAAGCCTTCCTTGTGTAGAAAAACAGAAAAGCCTTCCTTGTGTAGAAAAACAGAAAAGCCTTCCTTGTGTAGAAAAACAGAAAAGCCTTCCTTGTGTAGAAAAACAGAAAAGCCTTCCTTGTGTAGAAAAACAGAAAAGCCTTCCTTGTGTAGAAAAACAGAAAAGCCTTCCTTGTGTAGAAAAACAGAAAAGCCTTCCTTGTGTAGAAAAACAGAAAAGCCTTCCTTGTGTAGAAAAACAGAAAAGCCTTCTTTGTGCAGAAAAGGTCCTAAAAAATCCAATAAAAAGTGGAGAAAAACATCGAGCAAAAAAAAAAAGATTCAGTCCTTGTTGTCTCTCTTTTCGATCTTTTCCGTCCTTGTGTTTCCCTGATCGAGCCTTATTTAGCTTTTTTTTTTGGGGCTAGATTTAGACAAGGGAATTTGACTTTTGTTCATGTTACTCTTATTGTTATTGCTTTTGTTATTGCTTTTGTTATTGCTTTTGTTATTGTTATACGATATCTTTGAATAAAAAAAATATTATATATGTATATTTATTGACAATAATAAAAAAGATGAATTTACGAAAGTTGAATGAAGAAGAATTGAAAAATATTCTTACAAAAAGGTATGAATATATTAAACATCCTAAATATCTTGTTTGTAAAAGTTATGAAATTGCAATGAAATATGATAAAAATGAACTTATTTCAATTTTTTTTCCATTGATTCAATTGTTTGAACAAGAAAAGTTAGAAGAGATTCAATGTAATGATACAAAAATCTGTAAAAAAATAAAGAAATTGCGTCTTTCGAATTCAGAGTCATACAATAAATTAGATCAATATTTTGACTAGATCCTGAACAAAAAATATTATTTTTATAATGATAAATGATAAATGATAAAAAAGGAACTAGATAAACATATTCCTTGTGAAATAACAAATCATCACATTCTTCCTTACATTCCATTTGCAGAAATAACAAGATCTCAACTTCAAACACACATTTCTAAGATAATATTTTATAAAAAGCTGACAGATTTATTCAAATTCGATGATTCTAGTATACGCAGGGAAGTCTTCAACTTTAACTTAAATGACAATTACGAATTTATTTTCTATGATGAGAATGACGAACAGACAACTTTTATTCGTGTTACATATGAGATGGTGTCTTTCATGAAAATCAATATAATCGACTATTTTGCAATGTGGTATTAAAAAAAAGAGAAAATCATATAAATCAATTTTATAAAAAACAATATATAATGCTGACATAGCAGTAACGATGTGAAAACTAGAATGTATCATTCTTTTACTTGATTTATTACAACACTTTGGAATGATTACAAAATAGGCAACTATCATGTATAAAATTGAAATCCATACCAGTAAAAAGTTATAATAAAAGATCACAAAATAAGAACAAATTAACAGTATCAACATTCTATCGATTATGTCAACGACATATATATTGTATCATCAACATAAAAAAAATGAGAAAAAAAAAATGAGAAAAAAAAATGAAATGAGATGAAAATATTATAAAATTAAAAAAATCAAATAAGTATGAACAATTTAAAAGAATATAGTGAAATGGTACAATCCGTAACAAGTAAGCCTTCTAATGAAATTGATGTTATGATTGAACGCTTAAAAGAATTGAAAAAGAATAATACAAACCTAAATATAAGTTTATTTTTGACTGGTGCTATTGGATTATCATGTGAATCTGGTGAGATTCTTGAAATTGCAAAAAAGACTGTTTTTCAAGGAAAAGAAATGTCAGAACAAACTCTTTTTCATATAAAACGAGAATTAGGTGATGTATTTTGGTACTTCATGAATACATTACGTTCATTAAATTTAACGTTAGATGATGTAATTATTGAAAATAAAAATAAATTAGAGAACAGGTATCCTGGTAAAGAATTTAGTGTACAACATAGTGAGCATAGAAAAGAGAATGACTTATAAACAAAAAAAAATATGAACAAAAAAATACAAATTTGACATTCACAAACAAACATTCAGAAACATTCAAACAAACAAACACACACATTTAAACACAAATAACACAAATCTAAAATCATAGTCACTTGTATAAATTGTTACCTTGTAGATTAAGTTTGGTGCGTCGGTCACAAGATTGGTGCGTCGGAAATATCTTTTTTTGGCAAAATTTTCATATATATAAATTAAATAAAAAAGATCGCCTTTTTTTCAATCGACTAAGAAAAATCCAAGAAAAATCCAAGAAAAATCCAAGAAAAAAATCCAAGAAAATCAAAACGATATATATATACCTATTTACGTATATATATATTTATTTATGCAAATAAAAAAAAAAGATTAAAGATAAAATGGGATGTTTCTTATCAAGATGTAACGAAACATCTTCTGTTTCAAGTTTAAATTCAAGTTCAAGTTTAGATTCAAGTGGAAGTTCAAATTTAAGTTTAATATTTACACCAAAAAATGCAAGCATAACTAAACATTGTCCACCCGTAATTAGAAAGAAAACAAAAAGAACTTTAAGTGTTTAAATTACAATTTATAGCTTAAAAGAATAGAAATAAATGATTGAATACCTAAGATTGTAAAGAATAAGTTCGTGTCTTTGTTGTTGAATTTGAATTCATGAAAAAGAATAACATTTACAATTTGCAAAAGGAAACAAAAAATGAGAATGAAAGGAGTTTTCGTAATATTAGTAGTAACATAATATGGGATTAGAAGTGAAGAAAGAGAAAAAATCAAAAAAGAAGATACAAAATAGTTCGAGTAAACAAAATAAGTTGTGTTCTTTTGTTGCTTCATTAAGAATAAATTAAAAATCAATATTAACGAAGATATCAAGTAAGTTAATTTTAGTGAGAATAATTTACTTTCTTTTTTGAGACCATTGACAAATTGTAGACTTATATATTTATTCACAATGGACGCAGAAGATTCCATATATTTTCTTTTTACTTATAGTGGTAAACTTTTTTTTCTTTAGTTTTTTTGTTTTTTGTTTTTTGTTTTTTGTTTTTTGTTTTTTGTTTTTTGTTTTTTGTTTTTTGTTTTTTACATTTAGATATCATCAATATCGTCAGTATTAATATGAAAGTTATTATTTTGATGATCATCATTATTCATAACATCTGCAAATTCTTCATCACTTATATCTTCTTCATCTTCTTCATTATTATCATCCAGATTAACAAATAGATTAGGATCGGATTGTCCATATGGATTGTCAAAAGATGAAGGTAAACCATTTTTCAAGTAAGTTATTTCATTGTTTGAAATCAAAACTTCCACTTCGTTAGGAAAATATTTCCAAATAAGATCTCCTTTTTCTTTCTTACTATCATCCATAGTAGACAAACGATCAAGATCACTTCGTAAACCCACAAGTACATAATCATTGCTACGGCACCATACTCTTTTACGAAAGCTTCCTTTTAAAGTAATCATTCGTACTTTTCCATCTTCACAAAGACAATTAAATCGGCAATCACCACATGCATTAATGATAATTCCATAGACTTCACCTTCGATAGCTTCACGAAGTTGTCTTTTTCGTTGTTGAAATTTCTTTCGAAAATTTTTCTTTCCAGGCATTTTTTATTTGACTTGTTGTATGTATATTTATATATCAATAACAAAATGTATGTATATAAACAATATAATATAATTAAAAGTGTATATATATATATCGATAATTTTACTTTATTTAAAACGAAAATAATTTCAAATCATTTTTTTTTTTTCACATTTTTTTTTTTATCTTAGAATCATATCCATATAGATGATTAGCTGTTTGAATAATATCGAATTTATCTTCATCTGTTAATGCTGTGGAAATATAAAAATATGGTTCTTTTCTAATAGACCAATCTCTGTAATTCCGATTTTTGTAAATGTCAAAAGATACATTATTAAGACGTATGTCCTTGGCGTCATTTTTAATGTTTACCATTAATTCAGATGGGATCATGTACTTCGATAAATAATCTAAAAATAGAGCGTCTTTTTCTGTTTCATGAATGAGATTTAATTTTTTCAATATATCTAAAATATGAACACATGTACTATGATTATACCCTCTATGAAGCAGATCATAATAATCAATATAGTATAAGTTTTGACTTAATATGAATAACGCCAAATCATCGCTAAGACCATTAATTTTAAACTCAAAGATTACATTAGAAATAATTTTGAAAGCTTTTCTATATTGAACATCTGGTCTACCATAAATCGGTAATTGTGAAATAAGGTTTCGGACAATTGAATCGTGATTCATCTTTTATGTTTTAATATTTTAAGTTATATACACTAAATGAGATATAATATGTAATTATGTCGTCATTTTTCCAAGTTTTTCGTCATTTTTTTTTTGAAGGAAAACGGAGGTCGTTGATAAAGATTTTTATTTTTATTTTTTTTTTTTTTTCTATAAGTTTTATAAAATAGTAAAATGAAAGAAAATAATAAAAACTATATTAGTGACGTATTCGCTAGAATTTTTAATAAAAAATTAAAATTTAATGTAAAAAAACAGGTACCAAAAAAGAAAGAATGTCTTCCAGATAAAAAATTGAATGAAAAAACCAACCGATGTGTGAAAAACAAGTACCAAAAAAGAAAGAATGTTCTCCAGATAAAAAATTGAACGAAAAAACCAACCGATGTGTGAAAAAAGAAGTACCAAAAAAGAAAGAATGTTCTCCAGATAAAAAATTGAACGAAAAAACCAACCGATGTGTGAAAGCAAAAGCTACACTAAAACCTGTTACACCACCAAAACCTACAACAAAATCTGTTACAAAACCAGCGAATCAAGAAAAAAAACAGCAGGCAAATCAGTTGAAAAAAAGAATCACATTCCAAAGTAATAATGTTGGGAATGTAAAATGGATGAAACCTACTTCAAGACCGTCTGGAACTAATCCAATTGTTCCGTTAACTCAGCAAAAAGTAAATGTGTTTGGTTCAGAACTTATTGATAATAATTGGATAACAGAACAATATGAATATTGGAAAAAACTTAGTGAAATTGATAAATTATTTTTACTAGTTTACACAGCTTATGGTGATGTGTTAGTAAATACATTTCTATTGAAAGGAGTGAATGGACAGACTTAGAAGCTAATAATATCGTAAATCCTTTATTTCCACTGTTCGTAAAGTATCCAGATATTTTTTATGATGCAAATACAGGTCTAAAGAAGGAATATAAAAAAATGTTAAATACCAAGCTTCCGTTGAATGATAGATACAAAATATTCGGTGAAATATTTAAGAAATTAGACAAAGAATTTCTGGAAAAGACATTGGAGAAATACATGAATGCATATAATTCGGATCTTAATAGAATTATAGAGAACAGTCCAAAATTAAAGAAAGAAATACTAGTAGCAAGAGGATCACATTATGAATTAAACTATGATGATAAATATAAATGGACAAACCGGTTTACAAGTACAAGTATAAGTTTTAATAAAGCTAAGAAGTTTGGAGATAATGTCGATATATATATATTGAAACCTGGAACACCTTGTATTCCAATGTTTTTGAGTAAATATGAATCAGAATTAGAAATATTATTAGGTTCCGGATGTTGTCTTTATGAAATAGTGCAAAAAAATGCAATGAGACAAGTTCAAAAATTAGCCAAAAACCAATGGCAAACAACCAATGATCCTAGGATGATACCAACGATTGATAGTTCAGAATTGAGATATTTTGAAATTTCGAAGAAGAAAAAAAATTAAGCAACATTGTGGCAATGAAATATACAAAAATAAATTTTTTTTTTCAAAAACAAAAAAGAATTTTTTTTTTCTCTATATAAAATGATTTATAATAATAATGGGAATAAGAAACTTTTTCTATTCAGACTTCAAAAAGTATTTCCGTCCAGTGGTTGAGAAACGAATACAAGGGAAGCGCTACAATATTATCATCTTAGAAATAAATGGAATTTTTTACACTTCCGTGAATACAGCATTGGATAGAAGTCATAATAACATTGATATATTTAAAAAGATTTGTGAAAAACTGAAATACATTATAAAGAATCTAGTAGAAGAGCAATTGTTAGACGAACAAAATACAAAAGTGTTTTTAGTCATGGAGGGTCTTTCTCCATCACTAAAATTAATGACACAAAGAAAAAGAAGAATTCTGAATATGATGAAGCGAACTCTAAATGGAAAAAATTCATTTGATTTCAACAATTTATCAGTTGGAACTCTTTTTATTAATTATTTATCAAAATATATTGATTGGTATTTGAAGAAGAGTATAAATGAAGGAGAGTTACCTCAAGACTTTGATTATTATTTTAGCAACCAAAAGATAAAAGGTGAAGGTGAATATAAAAGTAGTGTATTCATAAAAAAATTCGCAAATTCTACGGACAGAATTTTAATTTATTCCAACGATAGCGATTGGATACTAAACAGTTTATTGTTATCAACCTATGACATTACCATTATGAGAAATTATGTGGATAAGCAATTGATGTCTGAGTATATTTCCAATAAGGAATTAATTCGTAGTTTATATGAGAAATACAGTTTTAATGACGATGATCAATTTTTAAAGGATATCTATGTAATGTGTATATTTTTGGGTAACGATTATATAAGTGCAAATCCTGATATTAGTAATTTTGATGTATTATTACATAAGCTACTACCAATATATAAGTCGATGAAAAAACATATTACAAGAAAAGATAAACTAGATGTAAAGAATTTAAAAGAGTTGACAGTAAAATTTTATAATCAGAACTATTCAGTAAACGATGAAATTATGTATAGTAAAGATACGACGAATATCAATATGGTATGTGATTATCTATACTTAATAGAAACGATACTAAAGATGAATTCATTGAATCAATTCGATGATACCTTTTACTATATCCATGACAATTGTCCTTCATTATTATCTTTTCAATATGTATCAGATAGCATAGATTTGGATAAAGTTAGAAATAATCAAGTAAATGAAGTAAATCCGTACATTCGTTTACTTTCTATTTTACCTCGTTCATCATATTATTTACTACCCAAATCATTACAGCATTTTGAGTGTAACGATGAGAGAGAAAGCAGAGTCTTTTATAACATAGAGAATTGTGAAATTTCATTTCTTCCTGGACAGGTGTCCCAAGAGTTCGAAAAGATAAAGCGAATAGAAGATTTTTATAAGGAAAATGTGTATAAATTAACAGACGATGAACGATCTCGTATTTCTCAAGGGAAATTGTTTCGATATAAGTATAATAAAGAGAATATAGCTCGTCATGTTTATTCCTATTATGGAAATCTACAAGAAAACTATGTTCAAATCTCAACAATATTTTAAGCTTCTAAAAAAAATGAACTGGGGAAAAAAGCGAAAAGCGAAAAACAAGAAAACAAGAAAACAAGAAAACAAGAAAACAAGAAAACAAGAAAACAAGAAAACAAGAAAACATGGAAGAAAAAGATTTTGAAGATAATATATTAGAAAATGTCTTTAAAAGTTTTTATGAGGAAGAGCCTGCTTCGTTGCTACAAATTAATAGTTTCAATAACTTTATTAATTTCAAATTACCAAGAATTATTGAACAAGAATCATGTATAACAAGCAAAATCGACAATTTCAAATCTTATCGTGTCTTTTTTTCAAATATAGTGTTTGAAAAGCCTTTTATTGTTGATCACTCACGAACGATAAGATATATTCATCCAGCAGAGTGTAAGTTACGAGATATAACATATCAAGGTCAACTATATGCAGATATCAATACTTGTTACATTGAACGAGACCCAAAGACAAATGAAACGTCCATTACAAACTACGTCAACCATAGAAGGAAGCAAATATGCAAAATACCTGTATGTGTTGGTTCAAACTATTGTAATTTATATGGGAAATCAAAAGAGTCATTGGTTTCGTTAGGAGAATGTCCACACGACGTTGGTGGATATTTTATTATTAAAGGTAAAGAAAGGTGTATTGTATCACAACAAAGAGGTGTGTATAATTATCCTTTTGTGTTTTTTCAGAAAGGTCATCATTATCTCGAATTAAGAAGTATGTCGATTGATACAAAGCATTCAGTGTTGATTCAAATGAAAATGGAAGAAAAGAAAATTGTAATGGCAATTCCTTATGTAAGTTCTGATATAAGTTTAGGAATATTATTGCGTGCTTATGGAATTTCCTATGAGGAATTAAAGTTGATTGTTCAACATATATATGATGAAGAAGATGAATTTACAGAACAATTATTTTTAGAATATCTTCGATGTAAAGATAAAGAAGAAGCTATTGATGTGATAGCAGAGCATGTGGTATGTTCAGTCAAGAAAGAAAACAAGGGGAAATTTGTATTACAAATACTTCAACATGAGATTCTTCCACATTTGGGATTATACTGTAATGATTCTCTCAAGATTACATCTTTTCTTTTAATGATGAAAAAGTTAGTATTCGTTACTCTAGGAAAACTGACACCAGACGATAGGGATAATATTAAACATAAACGTATTGAATGTTGTGGTGTATTAATATCTGACTTGTTTACAACATTATTAAAGAGATTTTCAAGGACAATGATTACACAATTAGAGAAAAGACAAGATCTGATAATTATAACGAATAAACTTAGTATGTTAACACTTGGATTAAGTGTATGTTTTGCAACAGGGAACTGGGGTTTACAAAAGTCATCTTATTTAAGACAAGGTGTTTCACAAGTATTATCCCGTCTTACCTATTGTTCTTATTTATCTCATTTGAGACGATTTATGGTCCCAAGTGCAATCAAGGAATCAAAGGATACAAAGTTACGTTCAATTAATTTATCCGAGATTGGATTTATTTGTCCAAGCGAAAGTCCTGAGGGTCAACAAGTTGGTGTGGTAAAACAAATGTCATCTTTTGTACATTTAACATTATACTCTGATAATGCTTTTGTAAAAAAAGTAATTGAAGAATTACAAGACACAAATTGTATGTTTGAGAACCTTTATACGACATCAAAAGAAAATATATCTATTGTTTTTATCTTTTTGAATGGTGTTTTAATTAGTTTTACAAAGAATGTTTTGTCTGTACTGAATCAATTATCTTATTTAAAAAAAAATGAGATTTTAGATAGTGATGTATCTTTTCTCTATAATAAGGAAGAAAAGCAAATCGACATTTATTGCGATGAAGGAAGATTAAAGCGTCCATTATTGTCTCGAAAACATTTCCCTACAATGATGGATTTAAAAATGAAATCATTTGGTGAATTAGTGAATGATGGACATATAATTTACCTTGATACATATGAAGCAGAGTCATATGTGATTGCATTTTCTTATCAAGAATTTATTTCAAATAATAATTTTGAGTATTTGGAGTTACATCCTTCTGTAATTTCTAGTCTATCGATGGGTTTGATTCCATTCAACGATCATACACAAGCACCACGAAATACATACCATTGTGCCATGGGAAAACAAGCAATAGGATTGCCATTTACAAACTTAGAATATCGAAGTGATACAACAATGCATATTATGCATTATCCAGAGAAACCTATCATACAGAGTCACCATTCATTATATAATAATGGTTCAAATTTGCCTTTTGGGGTGAATCTGGTATGTTTAGTGTCATCATATACAGGATACAATCAAGAGGACTCTTTAATTTTAAATCAAGGAGCTATCGACAGAGGTATTTTGCGTATTACTACTTATAAAACATTATCAGTTGAAGAAAAAAAGAAAAACACATTAAGCGTTGAAGTAATTAAACGAGTGTCTCCCGAATTCCAAAACATTTCCTATAATTATAATAAAGTAGATGACAATGGTATTATAAAAAAGGGACAATTTATAAGCATTGGAGATGTAATTGTCGCAAAACTAACAAAATTGCATGATAAGAAAAAAGACGATTGTGTCCGTTGGAAGGATACAAGTGTTATCTGTAAATCCGGTGAAGAAGGTTGGGTTTCGGATGTCTATATTACGACTAACCAGGATGGCTATAAATTAGTTAAAATAAAAGTAGCAACCATGAGAATACCTAGGATAGGAGATAAACTAGCAAGTAGGTGTGCACAGAAAGGTACCATTTCTTGTATTTTGCCAGAGGTCGACTGTCCTTTTTCGGAAAGTGGAATCATTCCAGATGTTATTATATCTCCATTAGCATTTCCAAGTCGTATGACAATAAATCAGATTTTAGAAGGCTTCTTATCGAAACTTAGTGTGAATAAAGTAAATGTTTTGTATTGCACTAGTTTCTCTAAACATTCTACGAATATTATTGACTCAACACTATCTGGAAGAAAAACTACAATTTATGATGAAGAAAAAGACAAAGACTTAGGTAAAGAATGGTTTCGAAATGGATTTACAGGAGAAAGATTTAAATGTAAATTATCAGTAGGATGTGTCTACTACCATCGATTGAAACATTTAGTAGACTTAAAATTACATAGTAGAAATACGGGTTCCAAAGTATTCTTGACTCGACAACCATTAGAAGGTAGAAGTCGAAGTGGTGGTTTGCGCATGGGAGAAATGGAAAGAGATTGTCTATTATCACAAGGTGTAAGTAGTTTTCTTCGTGAAAGATTATTTTTAATGTCAGATCCTTTCACTATTTCAGTATGTTATGGTTGTGGATATATGATAGACAGACAAGCGGACAATACATGTCGTATTTGTAAAAAGTTTGACTCAGTTAGAACAGTTCCTATTCCTTACGCTGCAAAACTGTTAATTCAGCAACTATTTGCTTTAAATTTAAAAATAAACATTTTTCCTAAAACCTTTCATACACATATGATTGAGAATTAACCCTAGGAAAAAAAAAATGAACTGTACTATTTATGTAATGTTTTTTTTCCAAATGTCAGATACAGCTACAACTACAATTACAACTACAAATACAATAACATCTCAAAATACAACTACAAATAGAATAAAAACGTCAACAACACCAACAACATCAAATTATATAATTCATAAAAATTATATAGCGATGAAACGATTTAATAAAGACAAAAACCAAGTCGAAGCGTTGATTAATTTTAATAATGTATCGAATATCAAGAAATCTATACTTTCAAAGATTAAACGTCAATGGATTTTTGAGTGTATTTATATTTATATTGATGATACATATTCTGAAAATCACACGAATGAATATAATAAAAAAATTCTCATGGAAACAGATTCGCTTCCACATTTTGATTATACTCGTGAATCACAAAACGTTTCTTTAGACATGATTGAATCTTGGACTGAAATTCGAAAGAAAGCTTTTATAATCAATTCCCCCTTTTCTCCATGTTGCTTTGATTGGGATTTCTATGAATTGGAGTGGATATTATCAAAGTTCGATTCGCAGTTGGGATTTTTCGATGCTGACTCTTTTTTTATTATTCCTCAATATCCTCGAGATATACTGAATAATGCAATACATCCAGACATTGTTCTATTTTATTTACGAAAGTTTATTAAGATCAACACAATTGAAATGTTACATGATAAATTCTACGGATTATATCTTTTTTATAAAGATGCGCTTGGACAGAACTTACTTCGTTTTTGGTATAAAGAGACAACATCGCCAGCGAAAAATAGTGAGGAATTGATAAAACAAATCCATACGTTGTATCATTCTACTTCAGATAAACATCCTTACAAGACATTTTTATTTTACAAAGCCACTTGTTTTACTCCATCGAAGAAAAAGTTTGAAATCTCTAAATATATACTTTTATATTTGTCTTATTATGGGATGTATGTAGATGAGTTTTTATCGAAAGACAGAAAAGATTCGATTTTTCGTGCCATTCGAACCAACATGAAATTAAATTATCTTTTACAATATGTAACACATGCAGATGATATTGTAAATCTGTTGTCTCCAATCAAAGCAAAGTGTAACAAAAACATGGTTTGGATAGGGAAAAAACACTTAGCATCGTTAAAGAAAGAAAATAAGTTATTAGAGTTTTTATATTACAATTGGGATAACATTAAAAGAAATATTTCATTATGGGACTACAAGGTAATGTCATTCAATGACGACCAATTGTTTTATGGAACTTCAATTGTAACCTTTTTCCCCAATGAATGGGTCTTGAATTTTCATAAGAAAGATTATAATTTCCCTCCAGAACTAAAAAAATACCATCACAAGAAAAAATTATAAATTGACACTCTGATTTGTCTATCAAAAAAAAAATTATAAATTTACACTTTTATTTATAATTTTACTACAATGTATTAGACAAATGATATAATTATTTTGTTGTTTTATTATTATTTTTTATCGCATCTAGAAAACCAAACCCTCCACCCGTACCTTTCGTTACACCACCAGCCTGCTGTTTCTTTCTCTTTAAAAGTTGATTTGTAAGATCTGGAGGTTTCGTTACACTACCACCACCAACCTGCTTTTTAGAAACGTCTTTGTTAGTTTGTTGTGGATTACCAAGCTGATTTTTAGATTCTTGTATCAATACGTAATCATCCTGAGAATTTCCATCTTTATCTTTATCTTTTTTAGTAATTTTTTTAAATTTCGCTTTTGTCTTAATCATATTCATCACTTGGTTTTGATTAAATCCCGCCATACTGATCTTGTTCTTAACTATATCTTCGTTACCTGTCATCTTCAGTAGTTTAGCGAATGTTCCAAATTTAGGATGTTCTGTTATTGGAATAGTTGGAATACTTGGTGTAAAAAGTTGGTACTTTCCATTCTGAGATACTTTATATTTCACATCTTTTGTATTATTTCCATTTATAATTATATTCTTCAGTTGTTGTGTTGTATACCCCTCTATTGGATTCATGCTTAATTTGTTCTGAAGCATGCCTTCATTTTTATTCATTTTATAAAGCTTTTTTATTCTTTTAAATTCAGGATGTTGTTCTATTGAAACTATATCGTCATTAGATGTTTTCTGTTTCTCAGAAGGCGATTGTTCCCGGTTCATGTTCTGTAGCATTTGCAACCGATTTTTCATGGTTTGTTGAGTTATTTTTTCCCCTTTCTGTAACAATGAGGACATCGATGGTGCGCCTTCTTTTGCAAGTTCTTTTGTTTTGTTAATAGCCACATTAGTTAATAGATTCAGAATAGAAATCGATTTATCATTACCGTTTTCATCAGCAATATTATTTATATAATTTTCTATAAATTGTTTGTTAGATACAGGTTTCAAACTAATACCTTTAACACTTTTTTCATAGACTTGATTTTTAGATATAGTTTGTGATAGCATCTTATTCATCGATTGTTCAGTAAACAACTTCAATTTTTCAGATGGAGACTTTCCTGAATTAACTTTGTCTACGATAAAAGGTAAAAATTCTTTTTTTACACTTGCAATATTCAACAAATCAATTATTGCACCTGGTTTTTGTTGAACATTATTAAAAAGATTTTTAAAATATTCTTTAAGTAATTGTTGTTTTTGTTGTTTAGTTTTTGACTTCATCTCCGGAATATGATCGTCAATATATTCAGCTGTTATATTCATTAGTGGAATTTGATTAAGTTTAGATTGATCAATATATGGGATAACATATTTCTTTAAAAAGTCAATTGCTTTCATATTAGTTTCTAGATTTTTAAGGTATTCAATATCTTGTGCTTTTTTTATTTGCTGTTGTTTTTCTTTTACCGGTTGTTTTTTGCTTTGTATTTGGTATATTAAATTATCTTTATATAACTTCAATTTTTGTTGATCATTTGATAACTGAATAGGTTTATTGAATTTAGTTTTTGATAGTATACTAAAACCCATAAACCCTTTTTTGATGGCAACTAGTTCCTTCTTAATCTTCTGTTCTATTCCTTCCATAATTACCCCTTTATAACCTTCAGATCTTTTGGATTTATCTGATATCAATTCATATTCTATAAGCATTAACTTACTTTTTAGTTCTTTAAACAGAACATTATCATTATCGACGTCCTTACTAGCATCATATTGAATCTTTTCTATTATCTTTTGTCTTTCTATATCGAGAATATTTTTTCTTATTTCCTTTTCTAGGTCTGAAATAGAATTATTACCATATAATGAGAAACATAAATTTATCAATGAATTTCTCAAAAAAGTTGTTATATTTATTGAGCTATATACTTGAGGATAGTTTCTTTTAAGTAAACACAACTTTAAGAATAAAGTTATTTTTGCTTCAGGTGTTACATATATTCCATCAAAATTGATGTTATTGGTTCTAATAAAAGATGCAACTGATTCGTTTGTATTAATTATTTGCTGTTGACTATTTTCCCTAATAGTTGTTCCTAAATTTATATATTTCTCTAAATAATTTCGCAAATTATCTGATAATTTATCTAATGTTTTAATATTATTTAATTCTATTAAATATGAGAATCTATCTTGAATTACCTCTTCGGTCGGTATAGAATTTAAACCATTAATGTGTTGGATAACATAATCTTCAATATTTGGGGGATTTAATAATTCTTTCTTTACAGCCCTCTCTGTATAGTCACGATTCTTTAAAAAATTAGTTAAAATAGAATATAAATAAAAGTTTTTTAAATAGTTTTGATACAATCCTTCTTTTTCATCATATGGTAAAATTTCGTTATTGTAAAGTTCCTGTAACTCTGTAATAATATCTTTCCGTCCTAACTTATCTACAATAAATCCAGTGTTCAACTTTTTTTCTATTTTTCCTAACAAGTCGATAGCCTTTCTTCTTTCAATCTTTTTATTGTAATCTTCAGTTCTCATTTCGGATGAGCGTTTTAACTTTTCCCAGTCATTTAATTTCTCAAGAATCTGTTTACCACCTTGTGCGCTACCTTGTATTGGTTTTATAGTCTTCATATCTGAACGTAAAGATTCAAGTTCCTTAAGTAATCTTTTTTGCTTCTGTTCAAATTGACGTTGACGTTGTACATTAGATTCAGAAGACTTACTTTTTAGAGCATCCTGTAGCTCCTGAATTCTTTTTCGCAACTTTTTTAATTCTTGTTGTGATGGTTTAGACAACTTTGTATTCACTTCTGTTTCCAATTTATTAATTTTTTGTTTAGATTGATTAAGTTGTTTTTGTTTTTCCTTTTTAAATTGTTCATATTGTTTTTTCAAAATTAATATTTGATTTGGTTGACTCGTAATAGGAACGATACTCTTTTGTTGCACTGGTTGTTTTTGTTGAAACAGTTGTTGTTGAACATTCACATTTTGTTTCTTTCGTTTCATAGTATTTGGTTTCCTAGGATTTGGTTTTATAGCATTTCGATTTGCAATTTTAATAACATCAAGATTGTTCACATTTTTATTTGGATCATATGGATTTTGATTTTGTTTTTGATTTTGATTTTGATTTTGTTTTTGTTTTTGTTTTTGTTTTTTATTCAACATTGGGTTATATGTGTATGGTTTAGACAACTTTGTATTCACTTCTGTTTCCAATTTATTAATTTTTTGTTTAGATTGATTAAGTTGTTTTTGTTTTTCCTTTTTAAATTGTTCATATTGTTCTTTCAACTTTTGAATTTCAGATTCTTCTTCTTTTGTATTCTGTAGACGTAAAATAGATTTCTTTCCTGTTTGCTTTTGAAAGGTTTTCTGTTTTTGTTCTAATTGTTTTATTCTCTTCAAATATTGCATTGGTAACATTAAGTTTTCTATTTGTATTTTAGACATTTTTGGAGTTGTTGAACTAGCGTCTATCAACTTCGTTCTGTTCTTGAGTATATAGTTTTTTAATTGCTTTTCAGCATTAAATTGCTTTTTACTCGTAAAAGGTACCATTTGATTTGGTTGACTCGTAATAGGAACAATTTGATTTTGTTGTCTCGTAATAGGAACGATACTCTTTTGTTGCATTGCTGGAACGTTTAAAGAAAAATCTACTTGCGAAAGAGTTGAAATATTAGGAGGAACATTCACATTTGGTTTTATAGCAAAATTGTTCACATTTTTTTTTGGATCATATGGATTTTGGTTTTGTTTTTGTTTTTGTTTTTGTTTTTGTTTCAACATTGCATTAGGAATCTGTTGTTCTTCTTTTGTTGTTGTCGTTGTTTCTTTTTTTCTGACGGTTTCATTATGTAAAGCAATGAAAAAAATATAAAAAAACCACCTATAACACTTGGAATCATAGATGGTTGATTTGGTGTTTCATTGCTTACTACTACTAATTGTTTATCTTCTTTTCTTTGTTTTCTTCGTTTTTTCTCTTCTTGTTCTTGCGTATTTACAGCTACTAATTGTTTACCTGTTTGTTTTACAGGTACTAATTGTTTACTTGAATTATCTTCTTGTTCTTGCGTATTTACAGCTACTAATTGTTTACCTGTTTGTTTTACAGGTACTAATTGTTTACTTGAATTATCTTCTTGTTCTTGCGTATTTACAGCTACTAATTGTTTACCTGTTTGTTTTACAGGTACTAATTGTTTACTTGAATTATCTTCTTGTTCTTCTTCTTCTTGTTCTTCTACTTCATTCTTGTCTATCTTGACCTTGTTGCTCTTGTTCTTGCTTCTTGTTCTTTCTTCATTCATTTCTTGTCTATCTTGACCTTGTTGTTCTTGTTCTTGTTCTTCTGCTTGTTCTTGTTGAGTATTAGTTTGAATCTTACCTACAATGATCATTAATATAAAAACAGATATACTGCTAATAATGATTACGTATTTCTTTTTCATTTTCATAACTTTTTTTATTTTCGTTTTTAATCTTAATAAAGAAATAAAAAAAAAAATAAAAAAATAAAAAATTCATTAATCATATGATACTTCAAAAAATAATGAAATATTCAACGACATGTTCGATTCATAAGGAATTGTAAAATCTTCTTCATCAAACATGATGACTTCATTATTTGGCAACAGCAGTTTAATACTCAAATTATCATTTGGAGAAAATGATATTGGACATTGCACATCTTTTAGAGAAACGGATAAGAATTGATCATTGACAATACATTTTGTTAGTGGAACAAAGAACTTTGACTTGGAAGCTGCAGGAGAATTCGACTGAATCACATTATGATTATAATTGACACTATTGGAAACATTATCAATATCTACCAATATATAACTTAAATCTTTTGTTAAACACCCAGTGTTTTTAATCATTTTATTTGGCAACACGATGCTTTTCAAACTGATCTTGCTATGAAGTAAATGTTTTTGTAAAGGATTATAATTCAATTCTTGAACTCCGTCTTTTTTGAAATCTAAAACAAGAAAATTATCAATACCTCGAATGTATGGGATGTTTTCTTGCTGAATGACTTGTTCCAAAAACTCAAATCGTCTATTAATATCAGAAAATGTTTTGGTCTGAATAGCACATGTTGTATTTCCTTCTAAAGTAAAACAGTTAGTAATTGGTGAAATACCATTTGATTTGTAATGATCATAGACTGTTTGTTGTTGTTTATATTTATCTATACTATTAAGCAAAGACGAATTGGGATGGATTTCTAACTTTCCGTTATTACTTATTTTATACTGATTCGACATGATAACAGGAAAGAAAAAGTTGTTTCGAAAATCAAACTTTGGTATATTTAGCATAAATGTTAATTCTAGTGTTATAATAATAATGGTGCTTCTATCATGAGCTTGGTTTTGGTCTTTTTTCACGACTTCGTAAACCATTGACGTTTGGAATTCTTGATTACCTATTTTTGATAGACGAAGATTTTCAATTCCATGTATTTCTCCTCTTCCTGTTACTTTTTCTAATGTAAATTCAGTGTAAATTATATTATTGTTTTGGGACTGGGATTTTAAGTATACAACTTCACCATTTTTATATTGATTTCCAGATTTATTTACTTTAATTCGTGAAGGTTGAAAAGAATAAAATTTAGAATTTTCTTGAATAAGAATTTTTCCTGTTGATAATGGTTTTTGCCCATAGAACAACATATATTGATCATTATAGTTTTCATTGGAAAAAGCAGAAGACAAGACAAATTCTTGATTGTCGTTGATAGACTGTATCGATTTTATTTCATTTTGAGATACATTATACAAGTATTTTTTACTATTATTATTGTAATAGAAATCATTATTTTGTAGAAAGTCACCATTACAAAGAATCGAATTATTCAAATTTGAACTTGACGTATTGATTGTACATGGAAGTGAATTGGACGATGAATTTACAATCAGAGGGAATCCATGTTCGATCGTTATTATATTAGAGTTTAAATTATTATAGCTTGTAATTTTACGACTAATCTTATTTCCACCTAATTCAATAGAAATAGTGAAATTGTTGAGAATATTAGATGCTTCGGTAATTGAATGCGCTAAATTGATATTATCAGATAGTTGTCTATTTAGTAATACGTCTATATTTTTATCTAGAGTAAGTTGTTTACCCTCTATACTAGTGATGGATGTCATGAAAGAATTGCTATTATTATCAAAATTTGGAAAAGAAAAATTATACAATGGAATATCACATAAAGGATTACTAGCAGTGAATATATTCGCTTTTCCACCGTTCGAAGCCATCGAACTTCCTTTAATGGTAGTGGTCATCTCACATGGATTAGGATAGATAAGTCTATCTCTTTCTCGAGATGTTATCAAAATATAAGAAGAAGACATTCTATTTTATCTTTAACTGTATTTTTTTTTTAAATTATATTTTTTTTTTCTGTTTCTGTTTCTGTTTCTGTTTCTGTTTCTGTTTCTGTTTCTGTTTCTGTTTCTGTTTCTGTTTCTGTTTCTGTTTCTGTTTCTGTTTCTGTTTCTGTTTCTGTTTCTGTTTCTGTTTCTGTTTCTGTTTCTGTTTCTGTTTCTGTTTCTGTTTCTGTTTCTGTTTCTGTTTCTGTTTCTGTTTCTGTTTCTGTTTCTGTTTCTGTTTCTGTTTCTGTTTCTGTTTCTGTTTCTGTTTCTGTTTCTACGATCTTAATATATTTCGATGTACTTCTTTATTCTTAAAAACACTTTTAATATCTATATGTTTCCCTGTTATAGTACTATCATTTCCTTGCTGTTGTCTTAAAAATGATCCTGGTTTGACATTGTCAGGTAAAGAAACAGATGTATTAGAATTCTTGTATATATTTTTATCTTTTTGATCTGAACTTTTCGAACTATTTACTTGTGTTTTCAAGATACGATTATCCAATTCTTTGTTTTTGACTAGACTGAAATTATTCTTTTCAGAATAGGATGATATATTTGCACCTTTTTCTATTTTAATATTATTTTCTTCAATCGTATTATTCACGTTATTTATTTTGACAGCTTCTTCTTTTTGTATTCCTTTATTTGCTTGTATATCAAGTACATGGTAATTCTCATTATGTTTAATTAACTTATTATCAAAATTTTCTTCTCCGGATACTTCTTTAATTCTCGTTTTCTTCGATACAATAGACACTTTATTACTATTTTCTTGTATTTTACCATCTTCTAGTTTAATTAAATCAAACAATTTTTCCACATTTTGCTGTTTATTTGTTGTCAGTCCAATTTTTATTAATTCATCGGTTAAAGAATCCCTATTTGCCTTGTCCACAACTAAATTATTGACTAAAAGAGATCTCACAGCTTGTAAATCTATATTTGTATTATCATCGTTTAGTTTTGCGAATACCGATTCATCTCGTTTTGTATCATTTCGACTCGATGATTTTGTCGATGTAAGATTAATGTCAATGAGAGATTCATCAGATTTCATTGCCTTTCTTACTATTTCAGGATGTGCTTTCACAAAATCTAAATAAGACTTTTTATTTGACATTAAACTATATAATAACTTATTCAAATTTATTTTTAAACTTTCTTTCTCAATTTTATTTTTAAAATCTCCTACGCTAACATTAGATTTCTTTGTTGGATTTGACCCTTTTAATACTTCCTCTTTGATTGTTTTGTTTTTGTCTACGATATTCACATTTTTATAATTTATATTTGGGGCTTGTTTTGGTGCATTTATTTCAATATTATTTATAGATGTTCTTGATAAGGGTGCAGTATCTTTTGGTGCATCTAATTCAAATCGATAGACGTCATGAGTATTTTTCAGATATGCTTGTTTTCCCCCTTTTGTATTATTATATTGAACAGGTGTAAATAGATTTGTTCCTCGAGGATACACGGATATTGATTCATCTAAACGATCATCTTGTTCTCGAATTTTGACCAAGTCCACTTTTCCAGGTCGTATTGTTGAAATTGACTTAGGTGGATCTTTGACAATATGCATTGAAGTATTCCAACTCTGACTATCATCTGTCCCAAGAGTTACCTTTGGTTTATTTAAATTCACATTAAAAAAAGTCATTTTTTATTATTCTTTATGTTTCTTTATATAATTTTTTATTTTTTTTTTTTTTCAAACGATATATTGCGAATCGGGAGACCATTTTTATACTGTCCTTGGTAGATTTCTCCATTGCTAAAACGATATTCCCCTAAACCATGACTCTTATTATCCTGAAACTGCCCTTGGTAGATATCTCCCGCTTTAAAACAAAATTCCTCGAGTCCCAAAAGCAACTGATCTTTCTGATACTGCCCTTGGTTGATACTTATGGAAATCAAATGTGCCATTTGTAAAGTTGTATCATTTTCCGATTTAAAACAAAATTCCCCGAGTCCATGTTTGTTATCATTCTCAAACTCTCCTTGGAAGATATTCCCCGATTTATATTGATATTCCCCGAGTCCATGGTACTTACCATCCTGACACTGCCCTTGGTAAATTTCTCCATTGCTAAAACGATGTTCCCCTAAACCATGTCTATTATTATCCTGAAACTGCCCTTGGTAGATGTCTCCATTGCTAAAACAAAACTCTCCTAAACCATTTATTTTTCCATTCTCAACCTGACCTTTGTAGACACCTTCATTGTAAATTAATACACCAAGTCCATGAGGCTTCCCATCCTTTATATCACCTCTGTAGTTATTGATGCTTGACGTTCCTTGCATGACGTTGATTTGGGTCTTTTGACTTTCGATTTGTGACTTTTGACTTTCGATTTGATTCTTTTGTCTTTCAATTTGAGACTTTCGACTTTCGATTTGTGACTTTTGACTTTCGATTTGTGACTTTTGCAACATTGTTGAAGAAGTAGGTAACATTGTTGAAGAAGTAGGTAACATTGTTGAAGAAGTAGGTGAAAAATTAATCTTAACTAACATTGCTGAAATCAAGCTTTTAATTAGTTCCTTTTCACTCTCCATATTTTTAAGTTGTTTTTGTAGTTCCTTTTGATTTTCTATTTGACTCTCCATATTTTTAATTTGCTTTTGTAGACTTTCGATTTGAGTTTTTTGATCTTCGACTTGTACTTTTTGATATTCCATTTCTGACTTTATACTTTCAACTTGTTTATGATCGACGTACATTTGATTAGAAGATTGTTGTGCACATGTATATGGTTGTTGATTTTGTCGTGCAAATTGTGGAGGTTGTGGACCTGTTAATTGTCTAATTTGTTGATATTGATATGGTGATTGTCGTGCAAATTGTGGACCTGTTAATTGTCGTGCAAATTGTGGACCTGTTAATTGTCTAATTTGTTGATATTGATATGGTGATTGTGGTTTATATTGATTTGATGGTTGTGGTTTATACTGATTTGATGGTTGTGGTTGTGGTTGTGGTTGTGGTTGTGGTTGTGGTTGTGGTTGTGGTTGTGGTTGTGGTTTATATTGATTTGATGGTTGTGCTTGTGTTTGTGGTTGTGTTTGTGGTGTATATTGATTTGGTTGTTGTGGCATATGTTGATATTGCGCTTGATATGCTGTATATTGATTTGCTTGTTGTGGTGTATATTGATTTGGTTGCTGTCGTGTGTATGTAAATTGTTGTTGTTGTAATGGTTTTTTCATTTCTTCTTGATGCTTCTCTTCTATTTCTTCCATTTCTTCTTGATGCTTGTCTTCTATTTCTTCCATTTCTTTTTGGTGCTTCTTTTTCATTTCTTTTATTTCTTCTTGATGCTTGACTTTTTCTATTTGAAGTTTTTCAATATTTTCCTGGTGCTTCAATTTCATTTCTTCTATTTCTTTTTGATGTTTGTCTTTTTTTGGTTGGTTTTCAATATCTTTCATGGATAAAGAAGAACAATTAGAATTAGAAGGAAATTTCGAACGTTTTCCTTTAGAATATTTCAAATGTGTAGATTTTCTCTTCTTTGTTTTAGCTCCGTTTTCAGAACTAAAAGAAGAAGGTAAAATTGATGAAGAACTTGAAGAAGGAAGACACATTGTTGAAGAAGTAGCTGAAGAACTAGAACAGATAGAAGAAAAACTAGAAGAAGAAGTAGAAGAAGGAAGCAACATTGTTGAAGAAGGTAAGATTGTTGAAGAAGGAAGCAACATTGTTGAAGAAGGTAAGATTGTTGAAGAAGTAGGTAAGATTGTTGAAGAAGTAGGTAAGATTGTTGAAGTAGGTAAGATTGTTGAAGAAGGTAATATTGTTGAAGAAGGTAAGATTGTTGAAGAAGTAGAAGGACTTACATAAAGATCTTTTTTCAGTCTATATTTTTTTTCAAAACTTGATTTTCTAAATAAGGTATCTAAATAGTTTCTGTTCTTTTCATTCTTAACGATACTAACAACAAAATCCAAAGTTTTATCGATTAAATCTGTGTCATTTTCACAGAGAAAATAAAATGAAAGAATATTTGTAAAGTATTTCACAAGAAATTTTTCTTTCATTTCCTCATTTTTTATACCATTTGTAAAATATTCGTTTATCGAGTCTTGACATTCTTTTTTAAATTGGGTGTTGGAGGGGATAAAATTAAGTAACTCCTCAAACTTTTCTTTTTTGTCACTACAATATGTATATTGTTTCCAAATATAATTTGCTTTTGTCATCTTTGAAGTATGTTTCAATAATTTAATTTAGATTGATATAAACAAAAACAATAACAAAAGTATGCTTTAAAGAATTTAATTCAGATTGATATAAACAAAAACAAAAACAAAAGCAACAACAAAAGCAACAACAAAAGCAACAACAAAAGCAACAACAAAAGCAACAACAAAAACAAAAGCAAAAACAACAAAAACAAAAGCAAAAACAACAAAACCAAAAGCAAAAACAACAAAACCAAAAGCAAACACAACAACAAAAACAAACAATAACAAAAGATATAAGAAAAACAACATCAAAAGCAAACAACAAAAGATATAAGAAAAACAACATCAAAAGCAAACAACAAAAGATATAAGAAAAACAACATCAAAAGCTATTAGAAAAAAGATCGAAGTCTTTGTCTAAGTTTTCACAGGTTGTGGCTGCGAACTTCAAATTTTGTGGCTGCGAACTTCAAAGAAAAAAAAAACCAGTGTTTTTTGTGTCTGCGAACTTCAAAGAAAAACAATCAGTCTTTTTTGTGGCTGCGAACTTCAAGGAAAAAAATCAGTGTTTTTTTGTGGCTGCGAATGTCCGTCCTTGTGTAAGCTTTTTTTGTTTTTAGGTTTTTCTTCAGAATGTTTTTCTTCGCTTTGTATTTTTTTCTTCAGAATGTTTTTCTTCGCTTTGTATTTTTTTCTTCAGAATGTTTTTCTTCGAAATCTTGCATCTTATCTATCTTACTTTTTCGTCTCATTACTTTTATTACTTTTGGTATATATATATTAACAGTTGGGAATCTACAATGTCAAAGTATAGCTTTCCGGACCTTTATTATCAAATAAAAAAATTTGTTAGTTCAGAACATTCGCAATCAGATAACTCAGTTGTTAATCTAATTAAAGAAGATCAAACAAGACATGATATTTTGAAAAAGCTTGATCATGGTAGCGTTGATAAATTTATTAGAATTATATCACCTCAATATCGTCATGCTCATGGTGAAGTTATAAAAAATGATAAAGCATTTATATCAGAATGTGTTAATAAATTATGTGAAAATGTTGACTTAGTGATAAAAGATGATAGAAAGAAAGTTGCTGATGTTTTAAGAAATGATGAAGCTTTGTTATCAGAATTTGTATCGATAAATGAAAAGATTTTACTATTTTTGGATGAACAGATTGATCAAAATGTTCTCTTTAAGCTGATTCAAGATAAACCACAATTGATAAAGTCTTTAAGTCTTTCACAGAAAACAGATGATACTTTTATTCAGAAACTATGTGTATCAAAATCAAAAACAGAAAAAACATGGTGTCATTATTATTGTGAAGAGGATAAGGATATAAAAATAGATAAATTTCCTCAACAAAAGTATACGTATTCAAAAGGTGCACGTTTTCCAATTAGGGAAGATTCACAATCTGTTTATAATTTTATTTTGTTTTCAGTTTAAAAATAAAAAAATACAATAGAATAAATAACATGACAAAAGTTGTAGACGTAGACGAAGTGCTTGATCAATCGATAGAGAAATATCTCCATTATAAATCAGAGTTAGAACAAATTGAGAAAAAGATAGAAAAGTACAAAGGAAATATAAAGTCTGTAATGAATAAAAAAGATCAAGTAAAATATGAGTCTATATATGGTTCGGTAAGTATATCAAAAGCAAATAGGAGCTTTCTAAATAAAAAAGATTTACCGACAGATGATGCGAAGAAACTATGGGATAAATATGCTAAAACGACCAGTTACGAAGTTGTTTCGGTCAAGAAGAAAAAATAAAACTTTAATTATAAAATCAATATTTTATTTATAAAATCAATGTTTTTTTACTTGTTATCTTGTATAAAATCCAATATCTTGTATAAAATCCAATATCTTGTATTAAATCAATGTTTACTTGTTTAAAAGAAAATCAATGCTGTATGAATCAGGTAAATAATATTGTTTTCCTTGTTGTTGGTGTTCAATATATTCTTTTTCAATCGTTGACGGAATCAGTAGAATAATTTTTTTATTCAAATAACAATAAATAACATCACCATGTTTAAAGACTTTTCTTTTTCTACCATCTAGAACATTATAATGAACTATCTTTCCTGTGTCAAGACGACGACAAAACTTGGAGAGTATTTCATCTTTAACAAATAGAATTCCAACACTTGGTGAACATGCAACACTTGGTGAACATGCAACACTTGGTGAACATGCAACACTTGGTGAACATGCAACACTTGGAGATGTTTTATTAGGCTTGGTGTATTTTACAACACGACGATTATACTCTTCTTCTGAATTATCTTCATTAGAAATATTCATCAATTTATTATCAATAATCTCTTCATGTAAATCACTTCTCCATTGTCCTACATTTGTTTCAAACTCATGAAAAAACGTGGTTGGAATCATTCTTGTTCAATATACATTAATACAATATATATATACATTAAGACAATATATATATACATTAAGACGATATATAAACAAAAAATTGATGTCGCGATCAACAAAAAAATAACGGAAGATGTCGCGATCACCAAGGGTATGATGACGCAGATCGAAAGATTTTTTTTTTTCTGGCTTTTTCGAAAAATAAAAAAAAAAATTATAATTATTGTTCTTGTTCTTCTATTTCTTCTTTGGTAACAATTTCACTACTTATTAATTGAATTCTTTTCAGGCATTTTTGCGAGAAGTTTTTATTTTGATTAAGAAAGGTATCGATACGTTTTATATTGGAAGCATATTGAATTTCTAGTTTCTCTTGTTGGGACTCTAGGTTCATAATCAAATTTCCTACTGCAAATCCGCGTTTCTCTTTTTCTTTTGCATTTGCAATCTTATTTTCGAATGACCCTATATCTTCTGCTAACTCGGTAAGATTTGCAACTACTACATTTATTAATGTAAATACACCCTGTAAATCGTAAGTAACAAAAGGATCTTTAATGAATTCCGGTTCTGATTCAATTCTATTATTATCAATATCAAAAGCATGAGGATTGGAAATCATTGGAGCAGGAAAAGGTGTAACACCACGAAACTTTCTTTTTTTTACATTCTCTTTTGTCGTATCTTTGGGAATATCTTCTATCGCAAGAGCTGATTCTATTATGGATTCTAAATATTTGAAAACGTCCCCATAGAGCTTTTCAATGTATACCTGTTTCATATTAATAAAGAATTGTAAGTCTATTTCTAAAGAACTTTTCTGAAATTCGAGGGTCTCCAAAGAAGATCCTACATCAAATCCTCGTTCTTTATCATCTTTTAATGATGTTTCAAATTCACGGATACTTTTAACATCGGACTCCAAGTTATTTATATACTTATCCATTTCACTGAATTTACTTTGGATTACACCTAACGTTTCATTGTATTCATCTTGTTTTATCTGATCTCGTAAAGAGCTATCAGAAGGTTGAATTGCTGTCATATTTTTATTTCTTTCTACTTTATAAAAAAAAATAAAAAATAAAAATAAAAAAATAAAAAATAAAATTTACAAAAAAATAAATGTTTTTTCAATTTGTTAAAGAACGTCATAAAGAGAAGAAAGAAAGATTATTAATGACAAAAAAGTTGACAATTATATATGAAGTAGTCCATTTTTTAGATTTATTGATAACACAAATTCAGAAAAATGAAAGAACCCAACTAGAAAAAGATGAAATTAAACGCTCCATTGAAAAAATTCAATGCATGATTGATAAAATGGATTTTTAATTTTCATAGTCTTTATTTTTTTCAAATTGAGCAAAAAAAAAATTTAATCTTTGATTTATATGTCTTTAGTTTTGTTTTACTTTCTTCTTTCAAGAACATTAACTCTTGTTCCAAAGACTCAATCTTTTCATTAAAATCTTGTCTGGATAAAATCTTATCAGATACCTCTTTTAATTCTTCTTCTGCAACATCTATTTTGTTCTGAATATCTTCGAACGATTCTATCAAAATGTTGAATTCTGTTTCTTGCTGTGTTATTTTATTCTTCTCGTCTTCAATATCTTTTTCTAAATTATGTATTGTTTCCTCTTCTTTGGTTGCAATGTTTTCCAATATTATCTTTTTCTCCGATAATATTTGCAGCAATCGATTAAGTTTTAATTCTCCACGCTTCATCGATTCATCTTTTTCGATATTCATTTTTTGTATTTAAGTATAGTATTTTTTTTATTTTCTAAATATCTACAATAGTTGGGTCAATCAATACAATCTTGAAAATATTTTCTTTTTTAAATTCTTGTTATTTTTTGATTTTTTTCCTCCTATATTTACAATGATAATGTTGATTTTATACTTTCAATATCTGCTTCTAGTTTGTTTATTTTGTCTTCTTGTTGTTGTATTTTCTCTTGTTGTTGTTGAGTAAGCTTGATAAGAAGTGGAATAAAGTTATCATAGGAAATTCCCAATAGTTCTTCTGTATCAGGATTTTCAGAGTATGCATCGAAATTATTAACAATGGTTTTCTGAGGCATACTGTCAGGATTACATACTTCCATTACCTCTTGTGCAATGACTCCATACTGACAGCAGTTTAAGTCTCTATGTTTTAATTTATACTTACGGGGTTTGATCGACAAAAGAAAATCAACATCTTCTTGCGTTAAATCTTCAATATTTTCTTTCAAACGTGCGTCGGAACTTTTTCCAAAATTATTTTCTGAATTGTAGAAAAAATATCCTCCACCTCCATCACAATCTTGCCTAATCCTGAATCTATCAAAATGTCCATCAGAGTAGTATGAAAATCCAGGATGATTGTCTGTTCTGTTCTCTGGTGCGCCAGTGCCTGCATAAAGATATAAACCATTTCTTGTGGAAAAGTGAAATTCCGGCTTCCTTCCTTCACCTCCGTGATTTAAATTGTCTGTTCCATCATCTTCTGGAGTAAGACTAGTACCTTCAGTAAACATCCCATAGACTACAGTTCTATTATCTGTATGTGAATCACGAATATAAAAATTATCATCCACCATTAATTCGACTTGATTCTTATATTTGTATAAAGCACCGTCATGTACTGGAATGTCTTCTTGGTCTTGAAGAAGAATACATGAATCAAAAACTGTTTTTCTTACCGGTGTGTTATCATACCAGGTTATTTTTTCAAAATATGAATCATGCTTCTGATCATCTTGTTCAATCGTTATCACATAATATTTAAAGTCTTGTTCAAGATAAGATGTATTTGCTGTTTTCGTATTTAATGTGTCAACATGATTTTTAAGGACTGACACATCTGCCAATGCAGTTGATAACGCTGCACCAAGATTATCAATATCATGATCATCTAATGCTACCATTCCATCTATATGTGTTCTAATTATTGATTCACCGTTTGCATTGGTTTTAACTAATGAGATGTTGGTTGTTTTAGTATCCAAGTCTATCAACGTTGTATTCACATTTTTAATATCAGTTGTAGATAACACACCAGTAAAATGAATTTTATCTCCAGCGATAGTAGTAGTATTTCCAGTCGTAGTTATAATCGTATTTAATGTGTCAACATTATTTTCAAGTTCTGTCAACGATATATCGACATTATCATGATTTGTTAATGATAACACACCATTACTTATTATAGCTTCTATGACAGGATTAGTAAAGACCTTCACGTGTCCATTTCCATCATCTTCTATGGCACCAATGGCTACAATTAAACCATTGGCTGATAGGGAGACACTGTATCCGAACTTATCCCCAGCTGCTTCCCCATCTATATCAAATCCTAATTTTGTCCATTCGTTATCGATTAATTGATAGACCGTCACATGTCCTGAATTATCTCCATTATCATCATCATCATGTAGCCATCCGCCAATAGCTAAAATTGAACCATCAGAAGAAAGAGATACAGAATTACCGAATTGATCCCCAGCTGCTTCCCCATCTATATCATCACCAATTTTTTCCCATGCATTATTAATAAATTGATAGACCCTCACCCGTCCTGTATTTCCATTATTAGATACGGCACCAATGGCTACTCTTAAACCATCGGCTGATAGAGAGACACTAGAACCAGAACGATCATCTTCTTCACCATATATATCATTGCCAATTTTTGTCCATACATATTTACTATTAAAATTGTCATATTGCGATTCAAAGACCCTCACATGTCCTGATCTATCTCCATTTCCTTGATTTGCAAATCCACCTATGGCTACTACTGAACCATCAGAAGAAATGGAGACACTGTTGCCAGACTGATCCCCAGTTTCTTCCCCATCTATATCATCACCAATTTGTTCCCATGCATTATCAATAAATTGATAGACCCTCACGTGTCCTCTAGAACTTCTATTATTTCGAGCACCAATAGCTACAATTGAACCATCAGAAGAAAGAGAAATACTGCTTCCAGACTGATCACTATGCTCTTCACCATCTATATCCTCACCAATTTGTTTCCATTGATCAATATCATCATCATATTTAAAGACCCTCACGTGTCCTCTAGAATAATATTGGCGCGTATCAGGGGTAACTCCATCATTTTCAGGAGCACCAATGGCTACAATCGAACCATCGGCAGAAAGGGAGACACTGAATCCGGATTGATCCTCAACTGCTTCCCCATCTATATCATCACCAATTTTTTCCCATGCATTATTAATAAATTGATAGACCCTCACGTGTCCTGACTTATCTCCATTACCATCATTAAAAGGGGCACCAATGGCTACAATCGAACCATCGGCTGATAGGGAGACACTGTATCCGGAAAGATCATCAACTGCTTCTCCATTTATATCATCGCCAATTTGTGTCCATTCATTAGTAGTTGTAGATGAAGTTATACCAGTTGTAGTTACATTTGTAGTTACATTTGTAGACTGTGTATTGTTATTCTCTAAATTTGTCAAGGTTGTATTCAAGTCTGTCAACTTTGAATCCACATCAGTATGATTTGGTAATGATAACACACCGCTAATAGTAACTTTATCTCCAGCGATAGTAGTATTTGTGTTTTCCGTATCTTCAACATAAGAGATATTAGTTGTTTTCTTATTCAAGTCTTTCAATGTTGTATTAACATCAGAAATATCAGTTGTAGATAATACACCGCTAATAGTAGTTTTCTCTTCAACATAAGAGATATTGGTTGTTTTCGTATTCACATCAGAAATATCAGCTGCAATGTCTGTCAACTTTGTATTCACATCAGTATGACTCGGTAATGATAACACAGCACTAATAGTAACTTTATCTCCAGCGATAGTAGTATTTGTTGTTGTTGTATTGTTTTCCGTATCTTCAACATAAGAGATATTGGTTGTTTTTTCATTCAATAAGTCAACATCATTTTGAATTGTATTCAGAATTCCAGTTCCACCTTTTTTTAGTATACGTCTATTTTGATTATCTGTATCTGTTTCTAAAATTAAATCCATATCGTCTTGTTTTGCTTTAGAAGTAACATCTGTGTGACTTGCTATTAATTGGTTCACTTTTGACTCGTTTGTTTTTGATGCTAGTGTATCTTGAATAAAATCTTGATATGATGACATTGTTTTACTGTATTTTTATTTATTATTACTTTATTTTTATTTTTATTTTTATTTTTATTTTTATTTTTATTTTTTCAACTGAGAATTTGTGCAAAATTTAAATAATAGTTAACTAATTTAAATTTATCTTAATTTGTTTATATTTCAACTAAAAATTCATTAGCAGTGATTTCGGTCAAGTCGTCAATTATAATTTCTTGGTTCGTGACATCTACATCATCGATTTTATATGTTATCGTAGGGTCAAGTGTTACTGATCCAGAATCTAATTTAAATCCGGATGATGGTAAAAAGTTTTGAGTAACTGCTATTAATTGTCTCGAGTCATTTAAATCTATTTGATCAAATGTGAAGTCTAAATTTACATCAGAACTCGTTTCCTCTCTATCGTAAATAGTAAAGTCGTTCTTATTTTGAATATATCCTTCAAATGTTGTTACACCTTCTTTTATTTTTAAACCATTTGCTTGACTCAAGCTTAGACTAGAGAAAAGTTTCGTACCTCCTAGATCAGGGTTAAATTCGATAAAAGAGTCATCATCTAGATTTCCATGGTTAACATTCCAACTACCTGATGAAGTTACAGTTACTCCGTACTCATTTACATCTGTTGATGTTGCTTCAAGATAACTCCACGCGTTGTCTTGATATTTTCGCGCTTGTGAAAATGTTATGTTATTTAACTCAAAAGCGTCAACAAATGTATAATAATTAGTATCAAATGTGAATGGGTCGTGTTTTACATTATATATAGCTCCATTAGGTTGTACTTGAAAGGTCAACGTGATATCTTGGTTTGAATCTGATTTATGGTGCAGGATATAATCTACTTCGATAGATAATCCATGTACACCTATTTCTACAGTTGTTTCAGTACTTGTAAAATTAGAAGAAAAAATACTATCCTTATCATAAGAAGCCCCTACAATTCTGTAAAAGTTATAAAGCCACTGTCCACCAAACCGTATTCTCATATAATCATTTTCAATATTTGCTGAAGCAAATGTACTTCCTGTATCTGGAACTATTATATTGTTAGGGAAGGTAGATATATTCGCATAAACACGATCGATCTTCAATTTGAAATCCGTTGTATTTATATTGATATCATAAAAGTTTCCTAGGGAGAGCATAGTTGATGTATCATGATTGTGAATTTCTACACTATCGTTCAATGATACATTGAAAGATGATGCACCAAATACTAGAGTTTTATTCACATTATTTGATTTGAAATCTTGTGTATATTCTTCTTGAAGTTTTACTACTTCTACAACTCCAACATTAGCCCAAGTAAATGTTTGGTTAGGTGCTGTTGTGTCTACCGATAATATAACTGGTTCAGGTTCTGGTTCAGGTTCAGGTTCTGGTTCAGGTTCAGGTTCTGGTTCAGGTTCTGGTTCAGGTTCAGGTTCTGGTTCTTGTTCTTGTTCTTGTTCTTGTTCTGGTTCTGGTTCTTGTTCTTGTTCTTGTTCTGGTTCTTGTTCTTGTTCTTGTTCTTGTTCTGGTTCATGTTCTTGTTCTTGTTCTTGTTCTTGTTCTTGTTCTTGTTCTTGTTCTTGTTCTTGTTCTTGTTCTTGTTCTTGTTCTTGTTCTTGTTCTTGTTCTTGTTCTTGTTCTTGTTCTTGTTCTTGTTCTTGTTCTTGTTCTTGTTCTTGTTCTTGTTCTTGTTCTTGTTCTTGTTCTTGTTCTTGTTCTTGTTCTTGTTCTTGTTCTTGTTCTTGTTCTTGTTCTTGTTCTTGTTCTTGTTCTTGTTCTTGTTCTTGTTCTTGTTCTTGTTCTTGTTCTTGTTCTTGTTCTTGTTCTTGTTCTTGTTCTGTTGTGTCTGCCGATAATCTAAGAGAAACAGAATGAATAGTTCTACGTAGAGTTTCTAAACGAGACTCAATTTTAAAGGGTGGGTTACCAATTAAAGTAATGTCTGGTGCTGTTGTGTCAACTTGATTTTGTAAATCATCTGAAACAGATTGAATAGTTCTACCCGATAATCTAAGAGAAACAGATTGAATAGTTCTACGTAGAGTTTCTAAACGAGACTCAATTTTAAAGGGTGGGTTACCAATTAAAGTAATGATTGGTTCAGTGTCAACTTGTTCTTGTTCTTGTTCTTGTTCTACCGATAATCCAAGTAGATTTTGTAAATCATCTGAAACAGATTGAATAGTTTTACCTAGAGTTTTTAAACTAGACTCTATTTTAAATGGTGGGTTATACGTCATTCTTTCTTTTTTGTTACAAATAGGAAGGAAAAACATTTTATCTTTTTTTTTTTGAACTGGATTCTTTTATATTTTTTTAAGAAATATAAAAAGTATAATGAATTAATTAATTATAATACAGGAAATCCCCAAGCTCCGCCACTAATTCGAGCAATGTTATTCGAGACACAGAAGACTACAAATCGGAAACTTTGTCCTCCAGATGGGGAGTTAGCATCAATAGCAGCTTGACTTGCAGATGGAACAAGAGAAATGTTGGTTAATTTTCCAAAGTTAGTAGATCCCATAGCATTGACAGAGACCATGTCTAAAGAGTAACTGTACATATGTAATCCAGTTTTAGTAGGAATGACACAGTTAGGTTGGTAATATGGTTGAACGAGGCTGAAGTAGTCTGAGCCAAGAGCAGCCAAACGTTGGGTATTCTCATAAATGAGAGTGGTAGTATCGATTGGATCTGAGCCAGCATCGTGGAAAATGGTTTCAACGACTTCTGCGATTGGTGCAGGTACATTAGCTGGTGCTACAGTATAGTTACTTAATACAGATGGTACAGTCGTGTTTTGAACTCCCCAAAATAAAGCTTTCACACTGTGGCTGAAACGAATATCATAAGACTGGTAAGGATTAGAATATGGGCTAAAAGAGTACGATGGAGAAGTCTGGTGTTGTTCAATGACAATATCTCTGCTAGTAGCTCCCATCTTTCGTCGTGATTCATTAGAAACAAGAGAGTAGTTAGCCCATACTTGGACAGATCCTAATTCTGGAGATCCTTCGTAGTCAGCAGAAGTTGCAGGTCCAGAAGTCCAAAATCCTTCTGCTGTGATCACACCATTATCATCTACTACTTCTTCGGTGTATGCGTAACAGGTTAATAATTCAGATAATGATCTAAAATCAAAAACCATGCGCATATCGTTATATGGAAGAGAGCATGTTGGCAGAGAAACTCCAGAATCTTTTGAGAAAAAGAATGGAAGTGGTAAGTTACATACTGTTTCTGGTAATGCACGTGCTGGAGTAGTCAAGCTCAATGTATTTCCTATCATAGTATTATATCCTTCTCTTTTACCTTCAGGCACAGTGAATGCAGTAATGAAATCTAATACAACATTAGTGAAGGAAGCAGCAGATAAATCATTGAAAGTAATAGAACATTCTTTAATCAAGTTGTGCATCAAATTAGGTGTCCATGCAAGGTATTTACCGTCGGTAGCAGTAATAGCAGGGATCTTTAAACGTAACCAACTGTGGAGGAGATAGTCACCAGCTCGGCTGATAGAAACAGACCATTGATTTCCCCATTCTGGTGATCCAGAAGCACGTGCTAAAACGACAGGTACTTGAGTAAACCAAGTTGAAGATTCGTGTACTAACTCGAAGTAGTTGGTAGAATCAGAGTGAGATCCATATAAGTATTTTTCCAATTCCTCTGCCGTGTGGCAAGGTCGATGAAACCGGATGTAATGTTAGATGTAGAGATGGTACTAGTAGACATTTTTGTTTTTATTTTATATGAGGTTATATTTTTTTTTTTTATTATTTTTTTTTTTATTTTTTTTTTTTTATTCTGTCAGTGGTATAAAGAAAAGAAAATATTTTATTTTTATTTTTTTTTCATTTATTCTTTTTCGAATCATTGACATCATTACATCATTGCATCATTGCATCATTGCATCATTGTCGACATACATCATTGTATCATCATTACATCATTGTATCATCATTACATCATTGCATCATTGTCGACATACACATATCTTCCTTATGTTTTCTTCTCTCCCAAATTTTCTCTTCTCTCCCAAATTTTCTCTTCTCTCCCAAATTTTCTCTTCTCTCCCAAATTTTCTCTTCTCTCCCAAATTTTCTCTTCTCTCCCAAATTTTCTCTTCTCTCCCAAATTTTCTCTTCTCTCCCAAATTTTCTCTTCTCTCCCAAATTTTCTCTTCTCTCCCAAATTTTCTCTTCTCTCCCAAATTTTCTCTTCTCTCCCAAATTTTCTCTTCTCTCCCAAAATCAACAATCCCCAAAATTTTCACTTCTCTTCAATTTTGTCTCCCATAAAAAATTGAATACATAAAAAAAAACAAAAAAAAAATAACAAAAATATGCTAATTAAAATCAATGCTCCGTTTTGGTATTATCCTGAACAATACGATCCACAAGAAGAAAAACAACTAGATTTCCAAAACATTCGCTGTTTAGAATCTAAATTACAGTTAGTCCTCAAACATCGACAAAGTCAGAAAATTCTATTTAAAGAAATTAGTTATGAACCACAAAAGCTTGTATTCATAAGTGAAGTAGTTCATTCTAAATTGTTTCATGTTTCATTTTCATCTACTTTTGATGTACTTGGTCTTCAAATTTACATAAACGATCAATATATAGATGAATATATAAATAAATCTTCAGCACTTTCCATTTATATTGCCAATGAATTTCGTAAACAAGTGGAATATAAGATAAAATCAGAACTAGGATCTTTCATTCCAAATTTTGTAAATGAAGAAGAAGAAAACAATAACTTACAAATGGTGTTAAATAATCAACATGTTAATTGGTTTCCTTATCAGAAAAATACCATAAAACACTTATTTCATTTTGAGAAAAATAATGATATACCTCAAATAATCAATATAACTCACGACTTCAAATTTGGAACGAAAACAATAAAGTATGAACCAATCTACGGACAAATGTCCAATTCAGAAGATTTTCATCTTGAAATGGTATCAAAAGGTTATATAATTGCAGATGAAATGGGTTTAGGGAAAACACTGACTGCACTATCATTGTTAGATTCTCGTATTGAAAAAGAAGAAAAGATAATTCCAGAAATTACAACAAACTCTACATTAATTGTGGTCCCTTCCCATTTAGCATCACAGTGGCAAAACGAAATTGATAAATTATTCCAAAATAATAAGAAAAAAAAGATCATAAAATTATTCACAAAGACACAACACATGAATGTTTCCTACAGTGATATTGTTTCTAGTGATGTTATTCTTACAACACAACAATTTTTACTAAATTTAAAGTATTATACAAACCTTGTTTACTCTCAAAATGGAAAAGAATCACCAACATTGACAAAGTTGAACTCTAAATATTACATAAAATATCATACAAACTTGATTCGAATGCAATTAGATCGATACAAAAATGGAGAAATGAATTGGATGGATAATCAAAAAGCACCCTACCTAGAACATTTTGCTTTTCGGAGGATTTTGTTAGACGAAGCTCATGAAATTTACAGCATGTCACATGGTACTATATCGCAGTCTAAATTCTTTCAAAGGTGGATCAATTCTATTGTGACGGAACACAAATATTTTATCAGTGGTACTCCTATCATAAACCATGAATCCATATTCAATATTATCAAGTTTTTGGATATTCGCTTTCGATTACAAAATAAAAATAATCAGATTGTTGAACTAAATTCAAATATTGAACACCTCTTGACCAAAGAATATATCATGTCACAAATATTATCAAAGCTATTAATACGGACCAGAAAAGAAGATGTCATGAATCAAATAGAAATTCCATCGAAAAAAGAAGAAATATTATGGATAGAATTAACACCCCTTGAAAGAAATCTTTATGATTCAAAATCTAGGTATTGGAATAGTTTTCAAAATACTGACATGAGGCGTATTAACAATTTACAACAGATATGTTGTCATATACTAGTAAGTTCCAGTCACAAAAAAAACTTTACTTCTTTGAAAGATATTGATCTCTTTGAAATGAAAGATCAGCTGATTCGATTTCATATCGACAATATACAAAAATATACAAAGAAAAAAGAATCTTTACTTTCAAATAATTCTTCCTATTACATGTTAAAAAAAATGTGCGAAACAAAAATTTCAGAATCAACTTATATGCTTAACATACTACAGAAGTTATCTCAATCTGAATCTGTGTCTCAATCTTCAACAAAACAGACTCTAGACGACTGCTGTATTTGTCTCGATCAACCAGTTGATCCTGTCATGCTTAAATGTGGACATTACTTTTGTAGTGAATGCTTTAAACACTACATGAATGTAAATACAAATCAAAAAAAATGCCCTACCTGTAAAAATAAAATAAATAGCAACGATGAAATTTTCCATGTATTTCCAAAACAAAAAAATCAAAATCAAAATCAAAATCAATCAAATATAGATAATACTCAATATATCATTGAAAAATATGGCTCCAAACTTGGGAATGTTATCTGTTTAGTCAAAAGTTTACTAAGTCAAAATGTAAATAATAAAATTATTGTCTTTTCACAATTTGATGTGATGTTACGATTGATACAAAATTGTTTGGCTGAGAATAAGATTTCCTCATCAACAGTTAAAGGGAATGTATATCATCGACAACATCAAATTTCTCAGTTTCAAGGAAAAAAAGAAAATGAAGATACGAATGATGTATTACTGCTTTCTCTTCGAATGACAGCATCCGGAACCAATCTAATTGAAGCAAATCATATTATATTCATTGAACCAGTATATGCACCTTCACAAAAAGAAATTGAATCCATAGAAATGCAGGCTATTGGTAGGAGCCATCGTATAGGACAAGATAAAGAATTGACTGTTCATAAGTTCTACACTAAAAATACCATAGAAGAAGAAATTTACAATCATAAATTACATTAATATTGAATTTATTGTTTTTTGTTTATCTTTTTTCACTTTTTTTCTTTGTCTTTTTCTTTTGTATGTTTGTTTGTGTGTTTGTATTTTTGTCTTTTTGTCTCTTTGTCTTTTTCTTTTGTATGTTTGTTTGTGTGTTTGTATTTTTGTCTTTTTATTTTTTGTTCTTTTTTGTTCTTTTTTGTTCTTTTTTACTTTTTTGTTCTTTTTTGTTCTTTTTTGTTCTTTTTGTTCTTCTTGTCTTCTTGTCTTTTTGTGTTTTCTTTATTTGTCTTTTTTCTTGTATATTGTTTTCTTCACTTTATTGTTAATCCATTGGCTTCCCTCTTTTCTTTTTATATGTTTCTTACTTTATCTTTATTTCCTTTGGTTTCCTTTTGTTTTCATTTATTGTTATTTCTTATTTCTTAATTGTAAATTGCAGTAATAACATTTATTAAAAAGAATAGAAAAAATGAGATTGGAACAAATGGAACAAATGGAAAAACTAGAAACACAATTAAAATTGGAAATAAAAACACAAAAAAACGTTTTGCTAGTTGTCACAAAGTTGTTCCTTTACGATGTTCACGACGGTTGTCATGTTGTCGATGATTAGGTTTTTGACCATGTTGTCGATTAGGTTTTTGACCATGTTGTCGATTAGGTTTTTGACCATGTTGACGATGATTAGGTTTTTGACCATGTTGTCGATTAGGTTTTTGACCATGTTGACGATGATTAGGTTTTTGTCCATGATCTTTTACATTATCATGATTTACAGTGTCATGATGAATATGTCCATTTATAGTCTCATCATGACGATCCTGATTAAAACATACTTTATTAGTTTCACTCATGAGATTCATTTCTAATATTGCAACATTTTTTCTCAAACCATTAATTTGTTGTGCATGTTGACTAATATAGACAAATAATAAAAGATAAGCAAATAAACAAATATTTGTAGTGGTGAAATATGCGCTATAAGAATTGTTAAAATAAAGAATGATATCACCGATTATGTCCTTTGATAGTTTCAAAAAGTCGATAATCTTTGTTGATACACACTTAATAAAATTTTCAAATAGTTTCAAGAAGTCGATAAAGCTTGTTGATACAAAATCAATAAATTCAAAAAACAATGATTGTACTGTTGAATTAGAATTAGAATTAGAATTAGAATTAGAATCAGAATCAGAATCAGAATCAGAATCAGAATCAGAATTATTGTTATCAACATCAGCATTTGCTGAATTTCTATCAACATCAGAATTTCTATCAACATCAGAATTTCTATCAACATCAGAATTTCTATCAACATCAGAATTTCTATCAACATCAGAATTTCTATCAACATCAGGATCAGGATTTACATTTACATTTGTATTTGTATTTGTATTTGTATTTACATTTACATTTGTATTTGTATTTCGTACATGAGAAATTTCCACAAATTCATCGTGATTTTGTTGTCGCAAAACAACCATCTTTTAATTTTTTGAAAAATATATCTAGATATAATGTATACTACTTGAAAAATATATATACAATGTATTTATATATATGCAATCAATCTAAAAGATATATACAATTATATAAAAGTTATACAACTAAAAGAAAAAGTTATATAATTTCATCAATCATTCCTTCAATTTTTTATGAACCACTTTTCTTTACTTTCTTCAATTTCTCTCTTCAATTTTTCCTTCTTTTTTAATAGGGGTGAAAGGATCGTTCGATGGTAGTTCAGATTTTTCTTCGTACACAAGGATCGGATTTAGGCTACAAATATTTTTTCTGAACACAAGGATTGGTTTTCTGATTTTCTGAACACAAGGATTGGTTTTCTGATTTTCTGGACACAAGGATTGGTTTTCTGATTTTCTGAACACAAGGATTGGTTTTCTGATTTTCTGGACACAAGGATTGGTTTTTTGATTTTTTGTCAATTATATATATTTAGTATATATAATCTAATTGATAGAAATTTAGCAAGGTTGGGTATATAAAAAAAATAAATGTTTAGCAAGGATGGACACTATTTAGTGCTGTTGCTGCTGTTTGAAACTCTTCTCCATACTTTGAATTAAAATTATACATTCCTGATAACATGTTTGATACTATTGCGACCTTATCACAGTCTATCTGCCCATTTGTTTTTATGACAGCATTTGAAGTAACATAATTTGCAAACGAATTCTTGATGTCAGAATTTATATTTTTCCAGTAAACTACTACATTTCCAGCTGATCTGAAACTTTCAATAAAAGCAGGGTAAGTACCAGTACTTGTTTTATAGACTGCAAATAATTCTGTAGAAGAATCTATTCCAGATATATTTAAAGATATGCTTGAAAGAGGTTTACAAACGTAACCTTCCCACACCCATTTCATTATTGATGTTGAAAAAGGTCCAGTAGGTGAATTGTTTATTAAGGTAAGAATTTCACTAACTTTTGTTTTCATACTATCGGTATCACCACTTGATTTCGTAGAAGCAGAGCCAGATCCACTTGATTTCGTAGAAGCAGAGCCAGATCCACTTGATTTCGTAGAAGCAGAGCCAGATCCACTTGATTTCGTAGAAGCAGAGCCAGATCCACTTGATTTCGTAGAAGCAGAGCCAGATCCACTTGATTTCGTAGAAGCAGAGCCAGATCCACTTGATTTCGTAGAAGCAGAGCCAGAACTATATTTGGAAGAAGAATAGCTGTTTTTGGTGTATTTGGAGCCGGTACTACTGCCCAGAACCAGAACCAGAACCAGAACCAGAACCAGAACCAGAACTAGAACCAGAACCAGAACCAGAACCAGAACCAGAACCAGAACCAGAACCAGAACCAGAACCAGAACCAGAACCAGAAGCAGAAGTACTAGAATTTCGTCTTTTCACGTAAAAATAGATTCCCATGACGATAGCAAGAAGTATCAGTACAATGATAATATAATCTACGGTATTTGATGGCTTATGTAATGGATTATGTAAATGTAACGGATGTAGAGGATGAACAGACTTTTGATGAGGAACGGAATTATGTTGATGAACCCCAAGAAGATGTGATGCTTTAGTTGGTATATTACTGGAAAGAGCGCTATGTTGATAGACCATTGTTGTTTTACTTATAAGATTTTTTTTTTTTTCAACAAAATAAAAAAAATGAATAGAACTTTATTTCTAAAAAAAAGGTAAATGAAAATTTTGAAGGAAACAGATGATAAGATTGATTACATTGTACATCTATCTGACATTCATCTACGTTTAAATAGTAGATTCCCAGAATATAATTATTGTTTTGATCAAGTATATTCTAAATTAGAAGAATATAAAAGACAAAATAAGAAATGCTTAATAGTAGTATGTGGGGATATTGTTCACTCCAAAACAGAGCTATCACCGGAGTTGTGTATCGAAACAATTAATTTGTTTTTTAATTTGTGCAAGTTCTATGACACTTTAGTGATAGCTGGTAATCATGACTTTATGATGACAAATCGAACAAGAATAGATTCTCTAACGAGTATTTTACACAAAAGATCTCCTAGTAACTTATACTATTTGAAAGAAACTGATAAATATAAGTATAATAATTGTCTTTTTTATGTTGATTCATTATTGGATGATAAAGGAATTGACATGAAGACAAAAGACGAAGAAGAGTACAATAAATATTACAAAGTAGCTTTGTATCATGGAGGTGTTTCTGGATGGAAAACGAATCAAGGATTTACAAGCACAGATTCAACAGACAACAGAAAAATAAGCGATTTTATGAATATGGATTTAGTGTGTCTCGGAGATATCCACATGTATCAAATTCTTAACGAGAAAAAACCAAAAATTTTATACTCGTCTTCCCTAATTTCACAAAACTTTGGTGAAACTGATTTAAATCATGGATTTTTATTACACAATCTTTCAGAAGAATCACATGAGTACATTATTATTAATAATCCTTATCGACATCAAGATATTTATGTGAAGGATGACGAAATGATACTAACAGATCAAAAAACATTATCAATTAAAAATGAAGAGTATTTACATCATATTGCATTAAAAGGGAATATTCGAATTTTTTATAATATGGATACTCAGGAGCTTGTTGCCAGGTCATTACAAGAATATTTGAAAAAGAAATTACCACATGCGAAATTTGTATTAGAACATCTAAATTTGAAAAAGAAAAAAGAAGAAAGTAGTAGTAATACTGACAACGACAACAGAACAAACAGTACACAAGAGTATATAAAAGAGTATTTACAAAGATTGATTCCAGAAAAGGATAAGGGAAATGAACGTACCAAAATTGAAACATATATTTTGAATTTGTTTCTTAGTCATTCAAATCAAATTAATAACATACAATGGAATTTTTTATCTCTAAAGTTTTCAAATATGTTTTCTTATGGGAAAGGCAATGTCATTGACTTGAAGAATTGCAAAGAAAATATTATTGGTGTGTACGGAAGAAATGGATATGGTAAATCAAGTATTATTGATATCATTACATCTGTGTTATTTGACAAGATATCACGTCTAAGTAACAATAATAGTATAGCAAAAGAAATCATAAACTTTAATGAGAAAAAGGCATCTGCAAGTTTACAGTTACAAATTGGTGAGCAAGAATTTGAGATTCAAAAAGATTACACAAGAAATAAAGCGAATAGAATTATTATTAAAACAACACTTTTTGAGATTTCCAAAAGCCAGAATACAAAAGTAGAATTGACAGGAGAACAAAGAATGAAGACAAATAAAGTGATTGAAACGATAGTTGGAAAATACGAATCTTTCATCTTTTTTCACCTATTTCTTCAAAAAAAAGATTTGTCTTTTCGAGACTTTTCTCCAACAAGGAAAAAACAGTTTTTGCATGATGTATTTGGACATTCATGGATGGAGAAAGTGGAAAAAGAACACAAAGAAAAATTGAAAACATTAGAAATTGAGTACAAAGTTTACTCTGAAAAACATAATGAATTATCCGATTATGTCTTTAAGGAAGAATTAAATACTTTACAAGGAACACATAATGAATATAAATTAAGCATCAATAGGAAAAAGAGCGAACTGGAAAATATTGAAAAAGAAATTTCTGAACTATATTGTTCCTTGATAAATTGTAATAAAGAGACATCTATCGATAGCATCGAAAACAAAATACAACAATTAAAAAGAAAATGTAATGAATACGAAGAGTCAATAAAAACTAGTAGTGTGTTTCTAGAAAAATGGCAAAAGATTGATTTTAGAAAACGCTATGATGTTTATCAAAATTCACATCCAGAACTACTCGAACGATATGGTGAACAAAAAACACATTTACATAGTGTACTTACAAGTAGTCAAGAACTTGATATCGCGGACAGACTACAAGATTTATATAAACAAGTGAATTCAAATATAAAGTTTGAAGAAGATTTGGAAATTGAATCTTTTTTTAGTATTGCTAATAAAAACATAATAGCAAAAGAAATGTCTGACTTAGATGTAGATAATCGTTACGAAGAGTTTTATAATGATATTAAAAATTGCTACAATCTCCTCACACATAAAGAAAGTGATATATCAAAAGAGAATTTTGTCAAGAAGAAAAGAGAAATTGTGTATGAAAAAGACAAGAAAAGAGAACTATTATCAACAAAACAAAAAAAATACAAGAAATATGAAGTGCTACAACGATTACAAGAGAGTATCCCAAATTTTATGCATCAATTGAATCAATTTAAAGAAGATCCATTTTTCCAAGCACACATGAAAAAAACAAAAGAAGAATGGAAATTATTAGTAGACAACATCATTGTAGAAAAACAAGAATCATATGAAAAGTTACAGGAAAATTTAAAAGAAAGTCAAGAATATATTGATAAAGTGAAAGAAGCATTAGGTAAGATTTCCTTTAATCAAAATGAAAAAGTAATTTCGAAAGGGACGTATTTGAGATATAAAGAAGAAAATATAAATGTCAATGAAAATGAAAATGAAATGAACTGCCCTATTTCTGTTTTACAAGAGAATCTATCGAATCTCGAAATCTACTTTTTTGAAATGAATTCGAGTCAACAGAAAGTAGAATTATACAAAAAGACAATAAAAGATTGTTGTGATGTCAGGATCAAAATCAATAAAGAATGTCAAGCATGTCTGTCTAACCCTTACAATAAAAAACGTATTGAATTAGAGAAAGAAAAAAAAACATTCGAAAAAGAATTTGAAAAGATAAAAATCAAATATAAAAATTGTCTGGAAAAATTCAGAAAAGATATATCCTCATTTTCAACAGATAAAGACATTCTTCTATTACTCAACAATGATAATAATATCATAATACCAGCGGATGTTAGAGAAATTATTAAAAAGAAAAGAGAAAAGGAAAAACAAAAGCAATTGATGGAAAAAAGAAATCAACAAATGAAAGACTATGAATCCAAAAAGGAATGTGATAAATTACAACGATGTCTTGAAAATGGAATTTCTGAAAAAGAGAAAATTGAAGTTCGACAAAAAAAACTGGTATTCTATTTAAAACATAAAGAAACAATTTCCTTTCTTGACAAACTTTACAATTTTAATGGGAATGTGAATATCATGTCAATATCAATGAATACTACTTCTGATCATCGCAAGTTAGAGCAAGAAATACAAAAAATAGAAAAAGAACTTGTAGAAATCAATCAATTAGAAAAAGATACATTGAAGGCTTGGCAAAAAGATTTTGAACTCATTCAAGAAATTAGAACAATGGAGAACAGTCTATCTAACTTTAAGAAAAAAGAAAAATGGTTGCATTATTTAGAACAAAAACAGATTTACACTAATAATATCTTACTTGAAAGAGAAATTGAAAAATTGGAGTTGATGAAAGAGAAACAAAAAGAAGTCTCCGAAAATAAATCAATTTTTAATTTCTTACAGCAAGTTTTTGTGACTGAACAAAAGCTTACGTCTTGTAGAGATTTATATACGAATATTGTAACACAATCTGATTTACACAAAACAACAGTCTCCGATCTATCAAAGTCAAAACAATTAATTAAAGACTTACAACATGACGTTGATATTCTCGCTCGTTTACGGAGCAAAGAAAAACAAAAACAAAAATTACAAGAATTCATAGAGTCTATCAATTCTAATATCATAGAAAATGCACTGTTGATTGAACAGACGAGTATGAAGCAAGCTATCTTCAATGAAATGAAAGAAAAAATGGAAAATATAAAACATATGATTGCTTTGGAAAAACAATACATACAAATTTTTGATAAGGATGGTCTTCCATTGTTTTTATTAAATAAAAACATTCATTGTATTGAACGAAAGATGAATGAAATGTTAACTATTTTCTTACCCAAGAATAAAGTTGTATTTCGAATTTCTACAGATAATCAAGTGGAATTTGGCTTTCAACATTCGACAGAAAATAATTATATATCTGCATTTACATCTGGTGCTGAAGGATTTCTTCTGGATGTTGTTCTTAAATATTCTTTATCTTTATTTAGCCAGTGTCCAAAAACAAATATATTTTTTATTGATGAACAACTTAGTGTGTTGGATAAAGAAAGAATTTCAAATATTAATAGACTGTTTGGGTTTTTTAAGAGTATCGGTGTTAACGTTTTCGTGATAACTCATTTGACGTCTATTCGTGACTATGTAGAAAAATTAATCATTGTAGATAAAGATGATAAAAACTATTCTTGTCTGACTTTTGCTTAAATACACAAAAAAGGTAAAAAAAAAAATTAAAAAAAAAAAAAAAAATAAAACTATAATAATAAAATAAAATGACTAATACTTTTGTCCCAAGCTTATTATCTTCAATCTTTGTTGCTGGTGTTGCTTTCAAACTATACATGAATAAAAAAGAAGAAAAACGAGAACACTTTCTTGACTACAATATTAAAAAAATGAAAAAAAATAGTGTAACCTATGATGAAACAAAAAGTAATGAAATTGATTCTGATATATTAAAATTAGAAGATGACATTGTAAAAGAAGAGAAATCATCAAATAACAAATTAGTAATGGAAGAAATTCCTTTACCAACATTAGAAGGCGACAACACTCCACCACCTTTTTATGAAGTTGACAGAATTTACCAAAAAAACATCATTTCTCGACAGCAAATGCATGCTGACCCTATTCGTGGAGATATTCCAATCATTCCAAGAAGTAGAGGAGATTGTGATTGGTTTATTCCTTCTACATCTACTTATGATTCTCTCCATGAAGGTGCTCTTGGAGCAATTTCTTCTCATGATAATGGTGTAAAACGAGCTAAGGAAACACAACAATAGATATATTATATATTTCAAGGTTTTTTTTTTAATTTGATTGAAAAAAAAAAACTAAAATCTAACGGTTAGAGATACTATTTCTATACTGATATATCAATGGAAATAGAGAAATGTTATTACTCATAAAACGTTTGTAAAGCTGAAAATTGAAGAAAACAAATATAAAAATTAATATAGAAGCATTCAATACATTATACACAGGTGTAATATTAAAGAAATAGAGCCAATTTGAAGCAGCATACAAACATAATAACAGACCTATTAGGAACTGTGTTGTTTTTGTTTGTTGTATATATAAATTTGTAGAAGGTATCAATAAATTCTTTTTGTTTAAAAAATTAAAATTCTGAATGATATATCCAACAAAACACACGAGTAAAATTGTAGATATCATTTTATAAATAAAGTCAACACTTTGATTAAGCTTTGAGAAGGTAAAAAATCCAAAAGAGTATATTAAACCAGATAATAAAAACATAAAAAAATTATAAGAAAGAAATAGATACCAATTTATTAATTTGGAATAACGTCTGGATGTAAGAATTTGTGAATTCAAAATGATCGAAGCACAGAAAAATATTACACTTATTGCTAATATAGGGACATCGGTACCCATATCGATAAAAGATCTACAAATCAAATAGTAAACTGCGAATAGCCACATGTTTAATATAAATGCTTTTAATACCTTCCTATTATACATTGGTGGTGACAAAGGAAGGAAAACGTTATGAATAAACAAATTAAACATTATTTTATTATAGAGAAAAAAATTATTTCGAAAAATAATCATGTTTTATATCTATCTTTAGTTCCTCACGTATAAACTCTTCACAAAATGAAGGATCGACTATAAATGGATTTTCATTTCCTTGTATTGCTTCAACTTGTTTTGACTTATAGCGTTCAAACTGTTTGATTGGATATCTATAATTCCAATTCATCAGTGTATAAGGATCAATCACATGTTTTAGTATGATATCCTTATATTGAGGATATTGATACATAAAATAGAAGGATGCTCTTGAAAGTTCTCCTCGAATATTATCTGGAGGTGAAAATATTTTCCTCTTGCTATCTTTTATAGACATACCAGAAAAATCAATATTAGTAATTTTATCAGACATCACAGTACCTCTTGAATCCAATAATTTAGAGTTTTCATAAAGCAAAGAACCAGAATCTAATTTGTAGTTGCTTCTGTGAGTATTTAGTTTGCTCGGAATCAACAATATGTTATGCATATCACATTTGAGTTTATTATTATCATTTTTATATATACTTTGTGGAACAACATGTTCTAATGTATAATCATGTTTTTCGTATAAATTATATATATTATGAATAGTATCTTTCAATTTGTATTTGGGAATATAAGTTATAACTTTTCTCTGATGAAGAAAACAGCATAGAAGCATAAAATGTTTTATATTCATCTAATTTAAATAATGAAAAAAAAAAATGAAAACTAAAGAAAAAAAAAGTTTCAGAAAAACAAAAAATGGATAGCTTGTATCGCGAAATTGAAAAAGTATTTAGTTTATATAATGAACATGTATATGTGAATCTTAAAGATATTGTGAATATTGATAAAAAGATGATTGATTCGATCTATGCTAGTTTCAAAGATAAAGAAAATAAGACGAAAACTAAAATCAAAGTCACAGAAAATGGTAAGAAAAAAAAGACGGCTTACCAGATTTTTTTTGCCACAAAACGAAGAGAGATTTCGGAAAAATTCCCTTTGAAGAAATTTGGAGAAATTTCCAAAGAAATATCTCTTGAATGGAAGTCTATGTCGAAAGAAGAAAAAGATTGTTTCAAAGATACTTCTTTTGTAGAAGAACAACAAGAACAACAAGAAGAAAAAGAACAAATCAAAACCAAAAAAATGGGATTTGAACATTTTTTTATCGATGATGATGAACAATTAAAAAATTTGAAAAAAGATGAAAAAGAATCACAAAAACAAGAGATAGGTGAACAGGACGAGGATCACGATGAAGAATTTGAAGAATATGCACATGAACATCCACATTTAGAAGAATATGATTCAGTAGATGAAGATGATAAACATGAAAAACAAGTTGAAATTGAAACAGATGATGATTTTGATGAAAATGATAGTATTGGTGCTGATTCTATTTCGTTTAACTTTGATATTTAATTATTATCTATTTTTGGTATAAAAATAAATAATTTGTAATAATAAAATACAAAATAATAATGTCGTCTATAAAGCATATACTAAATGAATATTACTCAAAGACAAAGGAGATTAATGAAATCAACAAAGATATCATGGGTTATCGAGAAACATTCAAAAAAAGATTAAAACAATTAAGAACAGATATTGAAAATTTAACTGTATTAATTGAAGAGTATTTAGATCATCACAATCACCCAGGCTTGACTTTCAATGGAATCACAATTAAAAAAAAACAAGTAAAGCGTGTTTCTAAACGTAAAGATAGAAAAGCGAAGGAAAGTGATTTAGAAATCTTAAAACACCAATATAATTTGTCTGATGCATGTTATGCTGATATATACAATAAAATTATAGGAGAACAACAAGAAAAAAATAAATTGGTTTTAAAGTAAATATTTTTATTTTTTATTTTTTAGTTGCTCAAGACGTTTTTGAAGTCTAGAGTTTTCATCTTCCAACTTTTTATTTCTTCTTTCTAAATCTTTTAAGTGTCTGTTTAAAGTAGCTTGTGCAATTTTGTTTCTTCTTATATGATACTTTATTCTTTGTTGACTATTCATCCCGTCAAGGTTCTCACGATTTAGCTGTGTCATTACAGTTGGGTTGTTGAGAATTGCATCTAGCACATGATCAATCTTTTTTATAGATGAATTAACTTTTCGTTTTTCTGGCTTTTGTTGTTTTTGTTGTTTTTGATTTTCAATAATCATGTTCTCGAATTCTTGCACTAATTCGTTCTGTTGTTGATCTTGTCGTTTTCTTTTCATTTATAATATAAAAAAAAATTTAAAAATATAAAAAACTAACAACTCAGTTTTTCTTTTCTTTTCTGTTTTCTCTTAATTTCTGATCTATCGCTATCATTCTTAATTCTCTATTTTTCTTACGATTAGATTCTTGTTCTCTTAATTTTAAAATTCTTTTTCTCTTTCTTCTATATATTCTACTATAATAATTTGTTGTCAATATATCATCAAAGCTTTCCATATCTATATCATAATCTAAAGTAGAAATTGGTTCTATGTGTATACTATGAGATCTTCTTCTATTTATACTTTTATTTTTTCCTTGGTCTTGCTCCTTATATTCTTGTCGACAAAATGGACATTCCCTATGACGTAATAAGTTGTGACATTCTTTACATATAAAATTGTTTCGACAACACATAATATCGAACATATCATCTTTCGAATAGAAACAAATATCACAAGTTGAAACAGTTGAATGTGTAGAAGTAATAGAATCTGTGCGAACGATATCCATTTATTATTTTAGAAAAAAATTATTTAAAGAAAAAAAGTATATATGATCCAAAACAAATATGCTTCTCATAAATATAAAAGGAGATAATCTACCGCTAGAAGACGAAGAAAATAAAATCAGTATTCTATTATTTCCCCCTGTAGATAATAATAATGTTGTTTCACAAGATTCATTATCAAAACAGAAATACACAGATTTTTTTAAATATATTTTCAAGTTTGTTGTAATCTTTCTTTTCCTAAGTCAACTTCTCAATAACAATAAGCTGATAAATTTGATTTTACCAAACATGAACTCTTATGTAAAATTAACAATCAAAACAACACTACTCTTGGGGATTTTATCTATAATTGATAAAAAATAATGAAAAAAAGTAACTAAATATTAAAATAATATATATAATAAATTAATATCTTCAAAAAAATGGGTGACGATGATGAAGCAGCTGACACTATGTTAGAAGCTACAAAAGGGAAACAAAATTCTACAAAAACGAAACAAAATTCTACAAAAGAAGGGGAGTATTTTGATTCCCTAGTATTATTTATGAAAGACAAAATTTTAACTACTTTATCTATTGTTTTTGTAACTTTTAGTATCCTTTCGAATGATAGTACAAACCATGTATCAATCAAACAATTGATTTACATTCTTTTGGGTATGGCTATTTTCTTTCTAGTATCTGGATTATTTGAATTAGTTTATAAAATTATACTTCATGGAACAAATCACAATTATGCAGATATAATAATTGCGTTTATTACTTGTTTCATGTATTCAGTATTGCTTTATGTTACAATTATTTACATTGTTCTTCAATACAAAATCATAAATAAAAAAAAATTTAAATCTAAAATAGATTAATTCTCTCTTAAGTAAGATAATTTTTTCTTTATAATATATTTCAGAAAAGATGGTGGAATTGAAAGATTTGTAAATAAACATATATCAATCTTTATTTTATCATTATTGATTTTTTCTATTGTCATATGATTATCAACAAAATTATTTTTATATTGAATATTAGCAAGTATAGGAGATTCAATACTAAGTGTATACGTTCCATTGTAATTATAACCAAATTGCTTGTGACTATAAGAAATTACAATCTCTTTTGTATTCTTATCTTTTTCAATTACTAAATTCTTGTACGATTCAGAATGTATGTGATTGATGAATTTTTCATTGATAAGGGTATCAATTGAATTTTTATTCACAATTATTTCAGAATGATAAACTTGAAGAGAATTTACACACAATAGAATTATTGGTGATAACATAATCACTCCGATACTTTTTATAAACATTTATATATTTTTATTTGTAATAGAATAAAAATAATTATTCATTTTGTTCATTTTTTGTTTATATTTTTGTTGTTCTTATAATATTCCACGTCTTCTTCTAAGTCCTCCTGTTAATGAACGAATAGCACTTAGGGATCCAATTGTTCTACACATTTCATGGTGTTTATTTAAAAATTTGTAATAAAAAACACTTCCTACAATTAATAGTACTCCTATTGTTAAAAATATAAATCCAAACCATTCAGGAACATGTTTCTCTTCACCTGTTTTTTGATCTACTGTTGTCATTTTATTTGTAAAAGATGCATATGCAAAACCAATACATACTATACATATAACAATTGAAATTATAATTCCAATAATAGCTTGAAATTTAGCATAAGAACATGTTAAATTCAGAGTCGTGTTGAGTATATTGTGATCGTGATGATGTTTCATTTCTTTATTATTACTTTTTTTATTTTTTTGTCAAAATAAAAATCTTTTAAAGAAATACACATTTGATAATAATATAGATATGTAATAGAATATGTAATGTTGTGCTTTAGATGCTTTTTCTCTTTTTTTTTCAATCGAATTCGATGGATACCATGAAAAAGGATATGACCGATGATAAACTCATTTTTCTATTACTTTTAGATGCTTGTAGTATGAAAGAATATGAAAATATAATATAGAGAATATAAATATGTATATAAATGTAATAGAGAATATAAATATGTATATAAATGTAATATAGTATATTTATATATGTATATCTGTATAATAGAGAGTTTTCGTTCGCATTGTCTCGTGAAAAGTTCATCAATCAATCTATTATCATCAAATAATCGGAAACAACAATATTTTGATTCTGCTCTAGATATGTGTTGATCATATTATCACTAGCATTTATCTCATAAACCATGAGATGTTTATCATTTTCAATATCAACCATTTCCATACAATCCTGATAGACATTCTCAAACAGTGGTATAAAATCATTTTCAATGACATTGCGTCCATGCTTCGACAATACGTAGCCAACCTCCTTTTGTTCAGTCCCAGATGGAAATTCCCGTCGCTCGACCATACTATTTTCTTCATGTTCATTGGTATTGAAACGAAACACATGCAAGTTTATCGGTCGGTCATCTTCAAAGGTTGTTTGCAATCGATTTCGAAGATGGAGAAGTCGTTCTATACTTTTCTCATGGTCTGCTCCTGTTTCGTCAATTTCAAAGAAAAGGAGATTGTTGTTCATGAGATACGCACGATCTGGTCGTTTTTCAATTGTGGTACTCTTTCCTACAATGGATACAATATCCTTGTCGTGGATGTTTAATACTTCTTGATTCATTTGATCGATCAAAGCATAGTCATTCAAATGACAAAGGATGGCATACTCGATCCGGAACAAATACCGCGTTTTGGTTGTATGAATATTGTAATAATCCTTTTTTTCTTGTTTTAATTCTGGATCTTCGGTACTTCGAATGTCTATAGTCGCACAACCATAGCAAACACGCACTGAACCATCCTCGCAACCAAATTTGTTCTTGTATTTAAAGGAACGGTGCGTTTCGGAGTGTAAGAAACAAATACATAAATCGTTACACCGATTTTTTTCAGAAGTGCGTTTCCATTCTCGCTGTTGCTTTTGAATTTGTTCTTTATTCTTTTGTTGATATTCTTGAATTTGTCCTTTATTTTTTTGTTTGTATTCTCGAATTTGTTCTTTATTCTTTTGGTAATATTCTTGCGCTCTTTTTAGAATTTGTTCTTTATTCTTTTGTCGATATTCTTGCGCTTCTTTTTGAATTCGTTCTTTATTCTTTTGGTAATATTCTTGATTTTCTTGTAGTCTTTGTTTCCATCCTTCTGGATTACAAGTAGGGCATTGATGTATTCTTTTTTTGTGTTCACATTGCAATTCTTTTCCATTCCAGAATCGCGTTTTATTCTCATAACGATAAAATTTGTTTGGCACTCGGTCACATATTTGTTGCGGTAATTCTTCCATATTAATTGTATCTCTACCAGAAAATTTAAGATTAAACATGTTTTCCATATTGACTTTGATTGAATTAAAATAAGCTACAAATAATAATCATTTTTTTTTCGAAATTATAAAAATAACAATTTAAAGACAAAAAAATTACAAAAGAAATTGTATAAAAATGGAACAGCAAAATACCATTCATCTAAAGACAACAGAAGGGCATGTAATTAAAACATTAATTGAGCTGTTACAAAATTCACTCAAAATTGGATGTTTTGTAATTAAAAAAGAAAACATAACCTTAAGAATGATGGATACGAACAAGAAATTATTAATTGATTTAGATTTACAAGCTAGAAACTTTAATTACTACACTTATGATTCTAATAACAATGAAAATAATCAGATCAATATTGGAGTTAATTTATCTCACTTTCATAAAATGATCAAGTCTATCAAGAAAAAAGACTCTATCGAAGTATATATTAAAAAAGATAATCCATCAAATCTTTTCATCAAAATTGTTCCCAAGGATCTAAGTAAAGTCACAATCTCTTGTTTGAAAATACAAAATGTAGAATCGTTAAACATTGATTTGCCTGATAGTTACGAAAATTCTATATTAGTATCTTCATCTGAATTTTCAAAAACAATTAAAGATTTATTAACAGTATCAAATTCACTAATTGTTCGTGGATTCCCATATTGTATCAAATTAAAGAGTGAAATTATTAATATTTTTTCAAGAGAAGTCTTACTTGGTGAATGCTCAAATATACAAGACAATGATGTTCTTTATCTTGAGGAATTTGATAATAACTTTTTGAGTAAATTCTTAAAGATATCAGGATTACATCCTACATTGCATTTGAATTTTCAAAAAAATATGCCATTTCAAATACAATCACGGGTTGGATCACTAGGAAATGTATCTCTCTATTTAAAATCAAAAACACAATTAGAAGAAGATAAGTATTTATAATTTTTTTTTTATGATTATATTTTTTTCTTTCTATATATAAAGAACATAATGTCACGAAAATACAATAGGAGACACAACAAGAACAACAGAAAACACCCAATAAGTGAAAATAAAAATAAAAATAAAAATAAAAATGAAAATCAAAATCAAAATCAAAATCAAAATCAAAATCAAAATGAAAATGAAAATCAAAATGAAAATGAAACATTAAGATTTATTATAATTTGTATATCAGTGGTTATTATTGCATATTTAATTACATTAGTTTTTATTAACTATCGTTCTAGCCTACGAATGAAATCAGACTATCAAGAATACATGAATCAATATAACAACATGGTAAATCAAATGAAAGTTCAAATGCAAACAAGAATGTAAATACAAAATACAAATTAATTATAATCAAACAACAAAATGTTTATAATTTTTTACTATTTTTTTTTTATGATTATATTTTTTTCTTTCTATATATAAAGAACATAATGTCAAGCAAATATTCAGGTAGCAGACGTAACCCAAAAGATACTAGCCAAAGTGACAGCGAAAGCCAAAGCGCAAGCCAAAGCGCAAGCCAAAGCGCAAGCCAAAGCGCAAGCCAAAGCGCAAGCCAAAGCCAAAGCGCAAGTCAAAGCGCAAGCCAAAGTGAAAGCGCAAGTTTAAGTACAAGTAAAAGAAATAGAAGAAGAAATTTTCACAGAAGAAGGTCAAATACTATAACTATTATTATAGTTTGTGTTGCTGTTTATTTATTGTTAGTTTTGTTTACTCTGTCAATAATGAAACCAAAATATCCAACAGTTATTTACCAACCTGTCAAAAAAATGAATCCAATTACAAGAAGACAAATTAGACAAGTTCCAGGTATAAATCAAGTTCCAGGTATATATCAAAATCCACATCCAGATATACCTTTCGGAAATGGATATCGTACAGATCAATTCTAAACAACCGAAAACATTTTATTTTACTTTGAAATATAAAATAAAATCTCTTGTTTGATTAAATAAAAGTAACATATTTTAATTCTTGTTATAAGCCCATCTTGCTCCACAAGAACAACTTTCAGACAAACTTGCTAATGCTCTTTTAATACTGCCATCATGATTACCATGAATATAGTCTGATGTATCACCTGAAATACTACATGTGGCGACAGTATAATATTTAGTATAGTAACATTCACCATCACTGTAATATTTTTCAAGTGGTCCACGCCATTCAAATGAAGGTAATGGTTTATGTTCTTCTTCAGTAATTTTCATAATATTTGCTCTGCTTTTTAGTGACATTTTAAATAATAATAATTGTTTTCAAATAAAGTTCGTTTTTTCTCTTTGGTTTACACAAAAGGTAAACTTCATTTTTCATTTTTTTTTTTCATGCTTCTAACATATTGTCAAAAGTGAAATTATCAATATCGAATTGTAATACAGATTCTATTTCAACTAATTCATATTTTTTTTTAATTTTTAAAAATTCTAGATAACCTACATAATAACTAGTACAAATATAGTTTGGATAACATAAATCATTTGTCATATGTAAAACAGATTGTCGAAAATCAAAAATATAATATATTTGATTTAAAAATGTTAAAATTATGGGTTTTTGTAACTGATTCAAGATGTTAGTAAATTTTTCTTTATATGTATTATCAAATTCGAAGATATATTGAACAATTTCTTTTGGCAACCTGAACATGCTTACATTTAAATAAAAAAAAAAAAAATGAAAATTTTAATTATATCTACATATCTAGAAAATCAAAAAAAGAAATGAATGAATACACAAAATTAGATAACATTAGTCACTGTCATAAAAGACCTGATATGTATATAGGAGATAACAAGTTTATGAAGAAACATGCTATTATTTATGAAGAAGATAAACTTGACATACAAGAAGGTGAATATTGTGATGGTGTTCTCCGTTTATTTATCGAACTGTTATCAAATTCAATGGATAATTTTTATCGTTCAAAAGAAACGGAAACACCAATGACAAGAATTGATGTATTTTTTGATTCTGATACAAACAGAATTGATATCAAAAACGATGGATGTTCTATTCCTGTGCAAATGCATGAAAAGGAGAAGATTTATATTCCTGAACTTATATTTGGACATTTATTAAGTTCTTCTAATTATGATGATAGTGTCGATAGGATAACATCAGGGAGAAATGGACTTGGTGGTAAATTAACAAATGTCTTCAGTAAGATATTTTCAATTGAATGTTTTGATTATAGCAGTGGATTAGTATACAAACAAAAGTGGACGGAAAATATGAGAAAAGTGAGTAAACCAAAAATTGTTCCGAAAACGAAGGGTGAAAAGATAAAAAGTGGGTATACAAATGTTTCATATGAAATTGACTTTACAAAGTTTAAAGGAGTTGATAATCTATATATGAATGAACAAACAAAATACAACAGTATGACCATATGTTGTATGAGAAAGTATTTAGTTGATGCCAGTATGTTAATGAATGGTATACCAGTTTATTTTAATAAGGAAAAACTACAGATTAAGAATGGTGTTTTATTAGAGTACGGTAAACTGTACAATGAACTCTTTTTCGATTTGAAAGAGAAAAAAGAATCAATTGAAGGTAAATTTGAATCAAAACGCTGTGTATTCGAATATTGTATATTACCTTCGAAGCTTAATAGTGGAAATGTACCATTAGAAAGTATATCTTTTATCAATGGTATCAACACAAAAGACGGAGGTATTCATGAAGAGATTCTATATCAAAAAATATTTCAGTACTTAGGGAAATTTCCTAAATTCAAAAAGTATAATCTTTCATTAAAGGACTTGAAAAAGTATATTTCAATCATAATCAGAGCATCTGTAACAAATCCTTCTTTTTCTTCTCAAAGTAAGACAAAATTAGTGAATTGTAAAGATAATCTTATGAGTTTAATAAATTTTAAGGAAGATGATAAGAATCTAAACAAGCTCTTAAAATGGACTTTTATGAATGAAATTAAGGAGAATTTTGAGTTGAAAGAAGAATTACAATTGAAATCACAAGAAAAGAAAAGAGGGTATAGAAGCATTGCAAATTATGATAAGGCGAATAATTCAAGCATTGCATCAAAAAAGAAGGATTGTACATTGATTCTTACTGAAGGTTTATCGGCAAAGACATTTGCAGTGAAGGCTTTACAATATGGAATAAATGGAAAGAAAGGAAGATCGTGGTTTGGAGTGTTTCCTTTAAAGGGAAAATTGTTGAATGCTAAAAATGCTTCATCACAAACGATTGCTAATAACAAAGAAATTACAGATATAATTCAAATATTAAATCTACGATATAACTTGGATTATACTATAGAGAAAAATTTTAATACTCTTAGTTACGGGCGTTTATTAATCTTAGCCGATTCAGATGTTGATGGAAAACATATTGCTTCGTTAATTATTTTAATGTTTAATCACTTATTTCCATCTTTATTAAAGCGAGAAGAATCATTTATTCAAGTGTGTCTAACACCAATCGCCAAGGTATCTTTGAAGAACAATTTAAGTATGACATTCTATTCAGATCAGCAATATAAAAAATTTTTGGAAGATGAAGAGCAAAAAGATAAAATTAAACATGTGAAATATTTCAAGGGACTTGGGACATCAACACAAAAAGAAATTGCAAAGTTTGCAGATAAGATTGTAAATATAACACATAATGGTAAAGATTCAGATAATGCATTAGATATATCATTTCATAAGATGAAAACAAATGAAAGGAAAGAATGGATGATGGATTATGATGAAGAAAAGTACATTGATATAGAAGTTGACTATTCTATACCAATGTTTCTGAATCAAGAACTAATACTTTATTCTATTGATGATTGTCATAGATCAATTGGTAGTGTAAAAGATGGTTTAAAACCATCACAACGAAAAATATTGTATTGTGTTTTCAAGAAGCATTTAGATTTCAAAAATGAAAAGCAAATTAAAGTGGCTCAATTGAGTGGATATGTATCAGAGCAGACAAATTATCATCATGGTGAAGAGTGTTTAAACCAATCTATCATAAAGATGGCTCAAAACTATGCAGGATCCAACAATGTTCCTTTACTTGCTGATTTGGGACAGTTTGGTTCTCGTGGATATAAAGGTTTAGATGCAGCAAGTCCTAGATATGTCTTTACCAAACTTGGACCATTAACAAATATTATATTTAATCAACTGGATAATCCTTTATTGAAACATGCATTCGATGATGGACAGAAAGTAGAGTTCGAGAATTACGCACCTATTATCCCCTTGGTTTTGGTAAATGGAATTACATCTATTGGAACTGGTTGGTCAAGTCATATTCCTTCTTTTAATCTTCTTCAAATTATTGAAAAAATAAAGTGTTTATTAAATGATAATTTGGAAGATTTTGAGCAAATACAAATGGTACCATTTTTTAATGGGTTTCAAGGGAAAATACTACCAACTGATGATAAGAAAAAATTTCTGTGTCATGGGATAGTTGAAGAAAAAGAAGCAAAAAATAATAAACATTGTTACGTTATTAAGGAGATACCTATCGATAGTTCGATCGATAACTATAAAACATTTTTAGAAAAAAAGATCGAGAACAAAGAAATTAAGGATATGAAGAATCTTTCTACGGCAAATACAGCTCATTTTGAGTTTCAACTTACAGAAAATAATAAGAATGGATTCTCTATGGAAGAATACAAATTAATTTCTTCTATTTCTTTAAATAACATGGTCTTATTTAATTTGAATAACAAGATTGAAAAATACAAGTGTGTTGATGATATCATTTTAGACTTTTATACTTTTCGTTTGGAATTATATAAAGAACGAGTACAGTTTCTAATACGTGATTTACAAAGAAGAAAACTCATCCTAGAAAATCGATCTAGATTTATCATGGCAATTGTGAATAATGAAATTTGTCTTATCAAAATAAACGAGGAAGAAGTGAACAAGAGTCTTGAACAAAAGAATTATCACAAAGTAGATGAATCTTATGATTATCTATTGTCAATGAATATTAGAAGTTTGACAAGAAATAGATATGATCAGATGAAAAGTGAAATTAATGATCTTGAAAGACAAATTCATACCCTTGAACATACTAATGTCAAAGATATCTGGAATTCAGAATTGAAGGAACTAGAGAAAGAGTATCAAAAGTATTATGTCTAAAAAACTAAAATTATTTTTTGTATGAATTACAAATACAATTATATATAATAATCAAAATTATATATAATCATTGTGTTTCTTTGTTTCTTTGTTTCTTTGTTTCTTTGTTTCTTTGTTTGTTTGTTTCTTTCTTTCTTTGTTTGTTTGTTTCTTTCTTTGTTTGTTTGTTTGTTTCTTTGTTTCTTTGTTTCTTTGTTTCTTTGTTTCTTTGTTTCTTTGTTTCTTTGTTTCTTTGTTTCTTTGTTTCTTTGTTTCTTTGTTTCTTTGTTTCTTTATAATAATTGGTCCCAGGAGGGACTGAATGAAGAATAAGACGGGAACGGCTGAAAATTTTGAAAAAAGAGGGAAGTTGGAATTTTTGAATTTATTGTTTTAAGACAGAGACAGAGACAGAGACAGAGACAGAGACAGAGACAGAGACAGAGACAGAGACAGAGACAGAGACAGAGACAGAGACAGAGACAGAGACAGAGACAGAGACAGAGACAGAGACAGAGACAGAGACAGAGACAGAGACAGAGACAGAGACAGAGACAGAGACAGAGACAGAGACAGAGACAGAGACAGAGACAGAGACAGAGACAGAGACAGAGACAGAGACAGAGACAGAGACAGAGACAGAGACAGAGACAGAGACAGAGACAGAGACAGAGACAGAGACAGAGACAAATATATGTGTTCTTATTACCTCGGAATAGTGCAATGTATAACTATATATATAGACAAATATATGTGAAATATATGTGTTCATATTCAATTTAGAACAATGGCTTTACCAATAAAGCAGGAACATACAAGGTTTATTGATTGTGATGAAATTAAAAACTTAAGAAAAGAACTATGTAATAGTACCAATTATTGTCTTGTAAAAAGAAATAAAGAAAAGTATATCCGAGAACTTATTAGATTCCTCATTTTAAAGTTGTTTCATAAGGATTATAAGACTGAAGATAACGCTAAACATGAAGATGTAATTATTCCATTAGATAATGAAGTAGAATCATTATGGATTCTATTTATATCTCATACAAATGACTATAAGAATTTTCTAACATCCTTAAGTTCGTACTATTGTGATACAACTGTTTTTTTTGCACGCAACTTTAATTTAAGAGATAAAGATAGCAAAAAAACTATATCTAGAATCTTATATAAAAATCGATATGGAACTCTTCCCGATTTCCAAATTGAAGATTGTTTTTTTGAAAGTTCTTGGGGAGAAAGTTCTTACTGGGAAGGAAGTTTTTACCAAAGTGGAAAATGGAAAACTGGGACTATCGTTTATCTGGATCAACTTTGTTTTAATCCAGAGATTGATACACAAGCAACTGAATTTTACTTTATAGGAACATTAACAGATGATGATGACAATAGTATTAATACGGGCAAACTTTATTTAACGGATGGGTCTGTAATAGAATATGTTGATGGGGTAGTAGGAGAAGTTGGTGACGACGAATCAGTTGAAACGGCAATTCCGGTTGCAACATCATTGCCTTAGTGCAACTTGTAACACAAACACCACACCAGAAATAGAAACACAAACACAAACACAAACAAAAATAGAAACACAAACACAATTATAAACATAAACATAAACACAAATACAAATGTTAAAGAAAATGTAAAAGTGAACTAAAAAAACTAAAATTATTATGTTTATAATATATAAGAAAAACAATAAGTACAATGGTTATGAATCCTCCTTTCCGAGTATCAACGACGAATAACAGCCGAATAAACCCAAATACCCTAACCCTAAGCCTAACGAATGAAAATGAAAATGATTATATTCACAGAGCCATGACTTCTATCGTAAGTAAAATTGGAGTTTTGGGAGACGAGTTAAGTGGACGTCAAAGCAAATTACTATACTATTACAATCACCATGAAAAGAGTATATTCATATCTCTTATTATATCAACAATATTTAATCTTTTTGTTAATCGTGACGAAACTACAATTAACTTTCAAGGTTCAAATGCTAAAGTACGATACTATGCTGTAAACATTTTTTCTATATCTACAATATATAAGAATATTCCTTACTACACATATCCAAATGAAAATTACTGGACAATTATCAATATAAAACCAAACAATAATTGGATGAATAATATTACATTTTTTTCAATCACACCTTATATTGGACAATATGAAATTTCAGAGAGTGATCAAGTAGAGTATGTGGATTATCTTGCGAATGTAAACACTGCTTTTAATAGTATTTTATGTAAATCAAATAACGAGACTATCTTTAATGATGAAAATCAAGAAATATCTGTAATATATACATTTTCTAGTGTCTTGCAAAAAGTTTCCCACAATCCAAAGAAAAACACCTACGCATTTTTACTTCCTAATATCTTTCGTAAAGCTAATTTCTCTTTTATTGCTCGATTTCAACGAAAAGATGAGTCGATTCCTTTACACCTTGAACAATATTTTTCTGCGTTAACTTTTTCTAAACTTCCCTTTACAGACACAAATTTATTAGAAATTAACCAAATGTCTGATGTTTATCTGTATAATGAGTTGGTGAACTATAATCGAAAAAATACTGATTATAACATCAATAAAGAAAATATAGATGCATTTATTGCAACTTCGAAATCATATAATGAAAGTGACATGAATCAAATTAAAATCTATCCATACTTTTACTTGAAAAATAATAACACAGTTGTAACAAATGCTTATCAGTTGATCAATACAAAGTCAACTTGTAATGCTTTAATAAATGACTATAATAAAAATTACTATAACACAGAAATAATTACTTTGAGAGATGCTGATGGTAATTTACAGTATAATAGCTTAAAAATTTTGGCGATTAATCACTCCAAATCAGGCTATGCAACAGAAAGTAACATTCAAATTTACAATGTGAATAATCAAAAATCGATATATACCCTATTGACCTCTTCAAGTCTACCTACATTATCAGATTCTACTTATCCATCATCGAAATATAATGGGTCCCAAACTTTGGATATTATAGAAGAAGACATTGATTTAACCACTGACACATTCAGTAATATAGAGCAAATTGCAGTATTTGAAAGAGTCTCTTACCCAATCTCGACTTACGATCATCAGACTAAGTGTTATGTTAACAGCGGACCAAGGTACACATCGTTTTATATTGATCCTAGTAGCGAACAAGAAAACTCTTCAACTAATGATACAGTTGATGATGTAGAATCTGAATCTAACATTTATCTTATTAAAACCAATGATTCCGATTTTTCTTTAGCTAAAAATTACTCACCTTATAGTACTTTGAACTTTCGTGTTTATTTATCTTAATCTTGAATTAAATAACTTTTTTAATCAATATTATATATAATGATGTGAATTATATATAATAATCTATTGAATAGATGAGTTCTGATAATTTGCAACTATTGTTTCATCATCACCTATATCGGTATTAAAACGATATGAACATTGAGCCCAAAAAGTATTAATATCAGGACAATCGAAACGAATTGTCTTTGTTGTATCTGTTTCTTCTTCAACATTAAATGTAACAGGAAAAGATAGATCATTTTGCACAATATTAGCCTGAATAATAGACTTATTCTCAAAGTTGAACTGTACGATAAATTGGCTATCATCAATTTGTAATCCTAACGATTCATTTCTTTCTTCGATTCTATAAACCCCCACTACATCTACTAATGGACTTTCATTATTTGTGATGTATTCAAATTGTGGATTAATTCTTCCTCCTAGCTTTTTCGCTTGAAGATGATTTGACATGTTCCTTTTTGTTGATATATACATACATAGATACATAACAAAATATATGGCTTCGATATTCAACTAGAAAAAGAGATAGAAAAAATGAGAGAGGAATCGTCTTTCCAGCCTATTTTGTTGAAATCCGTTTTTTTTTTTCTTTGGAGAGCGAAAGAGAGAAAGATCGATCTCCCCTTGCTCAAAAGGAGATCTCCGAAATCTCGATCTTTCCTTGAAGTTGGAGATTTCGTCCTTCTAGAGTTCGTCCTTCTAGATTGAGAAGAGAATAGAGACACTTGTGATAAGAGAAACCTTGAGAAGACAAGAAAAGAAATACGACAGAAGAAAAAACACTTGTGATAGGAGAAGAGAATAGAGACTTTGAGAAGAAAAAACACTTGTGATAAGAGAATAGAGACTTTGAGAAGAAAGACGTCAGAAGAAAAAACACTTGTGATAAGAGAATAGAGAGTTTGATATAAAAACAGCGAGAAGAAAAGAGAAGAGGAGAAGAGAAGAAAAGATGAGAATAAAAACAGCCAGAAGAGAAGAGAAGAGGAAAAGATGAGAAGAGAATAAAAACAGCCAGAAAAGAATAAAAACAGCCAGAAGAAAAGAGAAGAGAAGAGAAGAAAAGATGAGAATAAAAACAGCCAGAAGAAAAGAGAAGAAAAGAGAAGAAAATATGAGAATAAAAACAGCCAGAAGAGAAGAGAAGAAGAAAAGATGAGAAGAGAATAAAAACAGCCAGAAAAGAAAAACAGCCAGAAGAGCAGAAGAAAAGAGGAGAATAAAGACAGCCATAAGAGAAGAGCAGAAGAGAAGAGGATAAGAGAATAAAAACAACCAGAAGAAAAGAAGAGAAGAGAAGATGATAAGTGGAGAAGAGAAACCGTGTGTGTGAAGAAATACACCCTTAGAGAACCGTGTGTATATACACCCTTATTTATATATCTATGTATATATCTTAGTGAATTGAATTACCCTTATTTATATATCTATGTATATATGTATATATCTTAATAAATTGAAGTATATATCTTATCTTTAGTAGATTGAAATGCCTGGGATAAAAAGGAAAGAAAATCTAGATCAAAAACAATCAGATCAAACACAATCAGATCAAAAACAATCAGATCAAAAACCAGATAAGCAATCCAATGTAAAGAAGCAGAAGCTATACAATATAAGTAAAAAGGTTGATTCAATTATGGAAAAATTACCTCTGGAATTACAAATGCAAGTTGTGTCCTTCATTCCAATCAATGTGTTCTTTAAAACAGAAGTAGAATTACGTTACTATAAACATTATTTTCTAGAGATCGCTGATGCAGAGGAATTAGCAATGATTCCAAATAAGTTACGACATGATCACGACTTTATGAATGATCTTACTCAAAAATTTCATCAAAGCAGACAATTAATTCTTCAACCTAATCAGAAAGCGTTAGAAGGTTGTTTTATGCAATTGAATGAAGATCAGTTTCATCATTATAGTGCTATGTTTTTAAACATACTTGAACACCATTCTTCTCATTTGAAGTATGCATCCTCAACATTAAGAAATAATTTTGAGTTTATAATGTCAGCTGTATCAGTGAATGGGAATACTTTACAGTATGCATCGAGAACCTTAAAAAACAATATTCACATTGTTATGAAAGCTGTACAAAATGGTGGATATGCAGTACGTTTTGCTTCAAAAGAATTAAAGAATAATTTTGAAGTGGCGTTTGCTGCTGTAGGATGTTGTGGAATTGCTCTAGCTTATGTATCTACAGAACTAAGAAACAATATTCAAATTGTAAAGAAATCTGTAGAAACCAATGGTTATTCACTTCAGCATGCTTCAAAACAATTAAAAAATAATCGTGATATCGTGATGGCAGCAGTAGCTTGTAGGGGCAGTGCTTTGGAGTATGCATCTGAAGAATTAAAAAACGATCGGGATATCGTGATGTTAGCAGTAAGTTTGCCCGGCAGTGGTTTACGGTATGTTTCTAAAGATTTGAAAGGCGATCGTGAAGTTGTAATGAGAGCAGTACAGAATAATGGACACTCCTTAGAGTATGCACCTAGAAAATTTAAAAGTGATCGTGGAGTTGTAATGGCAGCAATGCAAACGGATTCATATGCTTTCAGGTATGCTTCTAAAAAATTGAGGTCTGATCGTGACTTTGTAATGGCAGCAGTTGGAATTGATATTGAGCTTGTACAATTCGTCCATCCTGGAAGTGGATTGGATAGATGGAATCAGTGGATCAATTATGGAGTGAACGTGACTCCATAATGGAAGCAGTTGGAATTGATGTTAACCTTGCCCATCCTGGAAGTGGATTGGATAGATGGAATCAGTGATGAATAGATAATTTCGAAACAATAAAACATGAAAATAAATCAACAAGAAAAATAAAACATGAAAATAAATCAACAAGAAAAATAAAACATGAAAATAAATCAACAAGAAAAATAAAACATGAAAATAAATCAACAAGAAAAATAAAACATGAAAATAAATCAACAAGAAAAATAAAACATGAAAATAAATCAACAAGAAAAATAAAACATGAAAATAAATCAACAAGAAAAATAAAACATGAAAATAAATCAACAAGAAAAATAAAACATGAAAATAAATCAACAAGAAAAATAAAACATGAAAATAAATCAACAAGAAAAGACAAATATGCAAAAAAGGAAAGACAAAAAATGTCAATAATGATCATTTCAATTTTATTAATTTTATTACAATTTAGCCAACTTTAATTCTAGTAGTTGCATTTCGCAGATAATGATATTGAAACTAGAAAACTTTATTGAATTCCCTATTGTAGTGTCTTTCATCGAAAGTGAGAAACAATGCGTTGGAAAACATTCAATTCCTCTTCTTTTACTTTTTCTTTGACATCTTCTTTCGCCTTTTCTTTCTCATCTTCTTTCACCTTTTCTTTCTCATCTTCTTTCATCTTTTCTTTCTCATCTTCTTTCACTTTGACTTTCTCATTTTTTATGGATCTGATCTCGGAAATCCTTCTTTTTATATACCTTTTGTATTTTTTTAATCGATACAACTTACATAATGTAAAATTTTCTACCTTTTCCCATAATCTTTTTATTCTTCTTGCTTTAATTTTTTCCTTACGTAACCTTTTCATTAAGTCCTTATATACATTTTCATGTAAGTATCCAATTACGCACATAATATCTTTGATTTCCCGTCTCGTCACATTCTTCAATTTATACAACACGTGAATCGATATTGTTTCACAATCTCTTACATCTTTAATTCGATAATTTTTATCTATTTCTATCAAAACTATGAATAATCTACTGATAGAATGACAAAACTCAGGGTATAATCTTATTAATCTTTCTGAAAAAAATTTTTTGGCTAGTGTTGACATTGACAGTCCTATTCAAGTAAAAGAATAAATATATACACACACATTTAACCCATTCTATTAATGTAAAGGAGTAATCTCTGTCTCTAAATCTTGCTCTATATCTGTCTTTGTCTCTATCTATATCTATATCTATATCTGTCTTTGTCTCTATCTATATCTATATCTATATCTGTCTTTGTCTCTATATCTATCTATGTCTATATCTGTCTTTGTCTCTATATCTATCTATGTCTTTGTCTCTATATCTGTCACTGTCTTTGTCTCTATCTATATCTATGTCTTTGTCTCTATATCTGTCTCTGTCTTTGTCTTTGTCTCTATCTATATCTATATCTATATCTGTCTTTGTCTCTCTGTCTGTGTCTATCTCTATCTCTGTATCTGTCTTTGTCTCTGTCTCTGTCTCTATGTCTGTATCTGTCTCTATCTCTGTCTTTGTCTCTATCTCTGTCTCTGTGTCTATCTCTGTGTCTATCTCTGTCTCTGTATCTGTGTCTGTCTCTGTGTCTATCTCTGTCTCTGTCTCTGTGTCTATCTCTGTGTCTATCTCTGTGTCTATTTCTGTCTCTGTCTCTGTCTCCATGTCTATCTCTGTCTCTGTCTCTATCTCTGTCTCTGTCTCTGTGTCTATCTCTGTGTCTATCTCTGTCTCTGTCTCTGTCTCTGTCTCTATCTCTATCTCTGTCTCTGTCTCTGTCTCTGTCTCTGTAGCTGTCTCTGTCTCTGTCTCTGTCTCTGTCTCTGTCTCTGTCTCTGTCTCTGTCTTTGTCTCTATCTCTGTCTCTGTCTCTGTCTCTGTCTCTGTAGTCTGGTTTTATCCCCGGAAAATTAAGGCAGCCCTTCGGAATGATCTTTCTATCTCTCTATCCTTAGAGAAAAAGATAGAAATAGGAAGAACGACAAACAGAAGGAAGGACGACGAATAATAACAAGGACGGAAATCAGAGAGAAAAAAAGAAACAGAAAAATACCCAAGAAGAGCGAAATGAAATAGAAGACGAATTTTCATTTCTTGTATAGATGTATGTATTTATAACAACAAATAATGCACTTATATTATATAGAAGATGAATGAAATCAAAAACAGAGAATTAGATGAAAACGATGAGGTTATTTTTTATTATAAAGGTATTGGTGTAAGATCTCCCTCTGTTGCAATTGCAATCGGAATGGAAAAAACTGGACACGAAATGATATTAGATGATTTGAAAGATAAAATGTTAGAAGATGTCAAGACAGAATATAGAGAACAACTTGATGAATATGTCCAACATTTTACAGCGAAATTTCAAGGTAAAGCACCAAATTTAAAAGATATTGAAATTGTTGTCAGTCAAACATTAAAATTGGATATGAAGACTTTTTTCTGTATTTGGAGTACAACAATATGTGCTTTATTGAAATTAAAAGTAATTAATAATGATATAGATAATGGGTTTGCGATAGTCTCTCGAGGAACTGTCGATAATTTAAACAGATTCATCGCTACTGGAACCATGAACATATAGAAACAAGAACAATATCTATGGCAAAGTATAAGCGCTACTTCATTGTTTCTCTCTCTTGCATTAATTGTTCAGATAACTGTTTCACCGATAGATTCGACGTCGATGGATGAATAGTATCTTCTTGTCTTTCACTTGGAACGTTTGCGATAGTTGCATTTGTAGTTGTAGTTGTAGTGACGTCAGTAGAAGGAGGTGCTGAAGCATTAAGTGAAGAACTATATGTTAATCGTTCATCAAATATAGAACTTCTTCTATTATTTTCTTGTTGTTTACTTTTGAAGTTACGAAACCAATCTAAGCATTCAGAAGATTTTATTATATTATCGTTTCCGTTTTGAAAGATTTCCAAGATACAAGGTACCTCTTTGATGTCATAATTTGGACTATCAATTATTCTTTTTCTCAGGTCATTATTGTCCACACACAAAACCCGAACGTTTTTCTCTGATTTTAATTGGTCTTTAAATTTTAAAGATAAGGGCTCCTCTTTCGAGTAAAAGAGAATACATACTTCATTGTTATCTTGGTCTGACATGATTCTATTTATTTACCGTGACATTGTTTATTTCTTTAAATATCTTCTGTTATCACATCAATCTTATAGGTTTTTGACAAAATTACAATGGAAAAAGGATTAATTGTACTATTTAGTGTATTATTAACAATAGTATTAGTATTTATTTGGTACATTCTGTTTCATACAATTATAGTCGTGCGATGAATTATATTCTGTTTCATACAATTATAGTCGTGCGATGAATTATATATAAAAAGAATGAAAACAATAAACAAATAAACAAATAATAAAATGCCAGAAACGTGTTTCAATCCAAAATTTTTATTTGCAAGAAATATATCGACAAGTCAAAAACTTTATATGTTACTTGATTGGTCATCATCACTTCATTTTAGTGTCAAAGATCCTTTATCTTACTTTTCAATGTGGAATATAATCTTCTTTGGGACATCATTGTTTACACCGTACTCATATATTCCCCTAATTAGAAAAAATATGGCTTTACAATGTTCACTTGGTGGGGCTTATATAACGTACATATATCCAAAGAGGATCAAAATCAAGTACCTCAATAACATGGTATTGGATGAAATGTTGTTATCACTAATGGATCTATTCGCACATCAATCTCTTTTCTTCTTGTCAGCATTCTCTATCGATACTTGTATTGCTCCCATGTCTTCATTTTTAGATTTTATTATTGTGAACATTCCTTTTCTTCTTTATTACACAGTCTTTTCATCTTTCTCTCTCTATGATAAATACGGCTTACATGGTTCAGATCTTCAGATACTATCGATCATTTATTTACTGTCGCTCTTTTTATTATCAATGATAGAATAAACAGAATTTCCTAAATGAATAGGGATGATCCTTTTCTTTTCTTTTCTTCCACCAATATTCTCTTCTGTTGTCTTCCTTTTTCTACTGTTAATTTGATTTGTTGCCTTCCTTTTTCTACTGTTAATTTGATTTGTTGCCTTCACATAATTAGATTCAAAATCATTATCATTATCAGTCAACATCTTCAACTCTTCTATTCTTTCTTTTTGTATATCAATGCTTTTTTTCAAAATATTAATATCAAAAATTTGTTTTGTATCTTCCCTGAGCTTTTCTATAAAAGGATCTTCATCTGAGTATACGGATACTTTTTTCTTGTTCTTGTTCTTGTTCTTGTTCTTGTTCTTGTCGTAGATATTCTTTTTCTTGTTGTAGATATTGAATATACTAGGATCAATGAATATTAAACCTCTATTCGGATAGTTTGGTATGTTGTTTATGTTTTGACTCTTTCTAATTAAAACTTTATAATTTGAGTAGTCAATTGACGGATCATTTCTTTCATTATAATCTAAAAATTTTAAAATACTATCTCTGATCAACGGTGGAAGGTCCCTAGCTAGAATATAACTCTTCTTATAATCCGAAATATAGTAAGAATCTATTGTCTTCAAAAATTCCAAATTCATTCTGACAAGATAGGGAGATACATCATCATAACAATACATAGATAGATCAGAATGAGATAATACATAGATCAGAATGAGATAGATGTTAGTCGATACAATACAATACATAGCATACATCAGAATGAGATAGATGTTAGTCGATACAATACAATACATAGCATACATCAGAATGAGATAGATGTTAGTCGATACAATACAATACATAGCATACATCAGAATGAGATAGATGTTAGTCGATACAATACATACATCAGAATGAGATAGATGTTAGACGATACAATACATAGATATTAGTCGATACAATACATAGATGAGAACAAAACAATATGTATATTTCTCTGTCTTAATTCTATTTTTGAAGAATCAAGTTATATCTTCTTCTACTTCTTTGTCTCTCTTCATTTTTTCTTCTACTTCTTTCGCTTCTTCCCGTTTTTTCTCTCTCTCTCCGTTTTTGTCTCTGTCTCCGTTTCTTCTATTTCTTTCGCTTCTTCCCGTTTTTTCTCTCTCTCTCCGTTTTTTCTGTCTCCGTTTCTTCTACTCCTTTCGCTTCTCACCGTTTTTTTTTCTCTCTCAATTCCTTCTGCCTGAAGACTTTCTAAAAGGAGAAAAATGAACTCAAATGAATAAATTACTTTCATTTTCTCCTTTTAGAAACTAAAATTATAGTAAATTTAAATAACAGTGAACTTATTTAAATTTTATCTTTAATTTATTTACATTTCAACTAAAAATTCATTGGCAGTGATTTCGGTCAAGTCGTCAATCATAATTTCTTGGTTCGTGACATCTACATCATCGATTTTATATGTTATCGTAGGGTCAAGTGTTACTGATCCAGAATCTAATTTAAATTCGGAGGATGGTAAAAAGTTTTGAGTTTGAGTAACCTCTGTTAATTTTCTTGAGTCAGATAAATCTATTTGATCAAATGTGAAGTCTAAATATACATCAGAAGTCGTTTCTTCACTATCGTAAATAGTAAAGTCGTTTTTATTTAGAATATACCCTTCGATTGTTGTTACACCGTCTTTTATTTTTAAACCATCCGCTAAACTCAAGCTTAGACTAGAGAAAAGAATTGTACCTTGTAGATAAGGGTTAAATTCGACAAAAGAGTCATCATCTAGAATTCCATATTGAAGATTCCAACTACCTGATGAAGTTACAGTTACTCCGTACTCATCGACATTTGTTGATGTTGCTTGGAGATTCTCATAATTCCAGTTAGTTGTAATATATTGTCGCGCTTGTGAGAATGTCATGTTATTTAACTCAAAATCTCCATTGTCATCAAATGTATAATAATTATTATCAAATGTGAAGGCGTCGTGTTTTACACTAGCAACTTCTCCAGTATTTCTTAATTGAAATGTTAACGTGATATTTTTTGATTCATTCAATTCATGTTGAAGGATATAATCTACTTCGACATAGGAACCTGTATTATTAGTACTTGTAAAATTTCTAGAAGAAATACTATCCTTATCATAAGAAGCCCCTAAAATTCTATAAAAATTATATAGCCAACTTCCACCAAAATATATTCTATGATAAGCATTTGTAATTGTATTACTATATGAAGCAAATGTACTTCCTGTATCTGGAACTATTATATTGTTAGCTAAGGTAGAGATATCTCCATAAACACGATCAATCTTCAATTTGAAATCCGTTGTATTTATACTGATATCATAAAAGTTTCCTAGGGAGAGCATAGTTGATGTATCATGATTGTGAATTTCTACACTATCGTTCAATGATACATTGAAAGATGATGCACCAAATACTAGAGTTTTATTCACATTATTTGATTTGAAATCTTGTGTATATTCTTCTTGAAGTTTTACTACTTCTACAACTCCATCATTAGCCCAAGTAAATGATTGGTTAGGTGATACTAATGTAGTAGTAGTAGGTTCAACAACATTTACTGTTCTGGTGACTTGTGTGGCTGCATTACCGGCTTCATCTGTAACATTGTATAGTATTGTGTACTCACCAACTGTATTAGTATCAACGTTTCCACTTACGTCTACAGACAAATCTCCATCTACATTATCGGTAGCTGTAGCACCTGGATCAACGTAAGTAGATCCTTGTGCGATTGTCATGGATGAATCACCATTTAAAGTAATGACTGGTGCTGTTGTGTCTTCAATAACATTTACTGTTCTGGTGACTTGTGTGGCTGCATTACCATTAGAATCTGTAACATTATATGTAATTGTATATTCACCTAAGTCACTTGTATCAGGAAGATCTCCTACTACGATACTTGATGTTAAATCTCCATCTACATTATCGGTAGCTGTAGCACCTGGATCAACGTAAGTAGATCCTTGTGCGATTGTCATGGATGAATCACCATTTAAAGTAATGACTGGTGCTGTTGTGTCTTCAGTAGGTTCGACAACAGGGGTTGATCCTGCTGATTCTTCTAATGTTACGAGTCTTTCAAAAATCTCTGATAATTGAGTTTGAATTGTATCTAGATCGCTAATATTTGCTTTTAGTGCTAAAGATGTATTCAAAACTCCGCTTCCATCTGGATCTATAATTTTCTTACTTGTATCATTAGGGTCTTGTGTTGTTTCTACAATCTCTGCTAAAGAGACATCAACATCAGTTTGGTTTGCTTTTAGTGCTAAAGACGCATCGATTAGTGCTAAAGATGTATTCAGAACTCCGCTTCCATCTGGATCTATAATTTTCTTACTTGTATCATCAGGGTCTTGTGTTGTTTCTACAATCTCTGCTAAAGAGACATCAACATCAGTTTGGTTTGCTTTTAGTGCTAAAGAGTCATCAACATAAGTTTGATTTGCTTTTAGTGCTAAAGACGCATCGATTAGTGCTAAAGATGTATTCAAAACTCCGCTTCCATCTGGATCTATAATTTTCTTACTTGTATCATCAGGGTCTTGTGTTGTTTCTACAATCTCTGCTAAAGAGACATCAACATCAGTTTGGTTTGCTTTTAGTGCTAAAGAGTCATCAACATCAGTTTGATTTGCTTTTAGTGCTAAAGACGCATCGATTAGTGCTAAAGATGTATTCAGAACTCCGCTTCCATCTGGATCTATAATTTTCTTACTTGTATCATCAGGGTCTTGTGTTGTTTCTACAATCTCTGCTAAAGAGACATCAACATCAGTTTGGTTTGCTTTTAGTGCTAAAGAGTCATCAACATCAGTTTGATTTGCTTTTAGTGCTAAAGACGCATCGATTAGTGCTAAAGATGTATTCAGAACTCCGCTTCCATCTGGATCTATAATTTTCTTACTTGTAATAGGGTCTTGTGTTGTTTCTACAATCTCTGCTAAAGAGACATCAACATCAGTTTGGTTTGCTTTTAGTGCTAAAGACGCATCGATTAGTGCTAAAGATGTATTCAGAACTCCGCTTCCATCTGGATCTATAATTTTCTTACTTGTATCATCAGGGTCTTGTGTTGTTTCTACAATCTCTGCTAAAGAGACATCAACATCAGTTTGGTTTGCTTTTAGTGCTAAAGAGTCATCAACATAAGTTTGGTTTGCTTTTAGTGCTAAAGACGCATCGATTAGTGCTAAAGATGTATTCAAAACTCCGCTTCCATCTGGATCTATAATTTTCTTACTTGTAATAGGGTCTTGTGTTGTTTCTACAATCTCTGCTAAAGAGACATCAACATCAGTTTGGTTTGCTTTTAGTGCTAAAGAGTCATCAACATAAGTTTGATTTGCTTTACTTTCAAGTGTATCTTTTATAAAATTTTGATAATTGGAATTGGACATTGTTCTTACTTTTTTCTTATTATTAACAAATATTTTTTTTTTTATTAAATTTTTAATTTTTTTTGAAGATTAAAAAGCTAAATAATTCATGCGAATTTTACTAAAAATCTATATATTATGTTCTTTTTTATTTATTTTACGTTACATTATTAATATGGGAAGTGATTCCCGACGAACTAAGCAGATCGACTTATTCATACATACGAAAGAATACATTAAGAAAAGTTTGTATTCAATAGTCACAAAGATACAAAAAAACAAGATAAAAACCCATGTATCAGCAAACCTAGAGAAGATTCAATTAGTAGAGAAAGAAATTAATTTATTAGCTACAGGTGTTGCTTGTAAGTTATATAATTTTATAAGGAAAGACGATGTTGTCAAGGACGTGCAAGAGTCATTAAATCCCCAAGAAGACATGAATATATTTCTTTTTCCAGACACTCTTTTGATAAAGTCAAATATATGTTATTATAAGAAATTATTGGATCTGTCAAAGATACTAACTGAGTATGATTTGAGAAACAAAGAAGAAGAGCTAACGGAAACCAATGCAAAACTAATTTTGGAATCATTGGTATAATTTATAATTTAATTTGTTTTTCGAATACATATCCTATACTTTTGAAAGTGGGGAGTTCTTTAATGATATCTTTCTTTTCATAGACATCTTTGTTGAAATTTTTTCTAAATTCTTCGATAGTTAAATCACCCCCATATTCTTTCAATAATCTCCACGAAGGTGCTGGAATGATTTCAAGATTCATATCTGGAAATAGATCTAAATAGATTTTATGGAGGAGAGAGATTGAGTTAGAGTATAAAGAATTTTTTTTATTTTCCATTATAAAGGCTTTGGTGCAGTTAAAGCTACAGAATACACCATCGACATAATAGAAATCTCTTTTTTCTTTTTCCAGTTTAAAATTGTTTTTATTATGATTATGAGAACTGATATTCAGTTTTTCATTGGTAAAATGTTCGGAGAAAGCATAACTACTTTTCGTATATTCATTCAAATACTGTTTGTGAATTCTATTAGAGACATATTCTATGGGTGCCCCGATGGGTGTGCTTCTAAATTTATGTCTACACCAGAAACAATTAAGATTTTTGGAATTAAGTTCTTTTTTCGATAAATAATCTTTCATGGTGAACATACAATCATGTTTTTTTTTAGAGTCATCAACATAAGAGTATATATTGTCATTACTTATGTGTACATCAACAACCTGAGATTTTTGTTTTTGCGTGTTAGGAATATCATCACTATTTTTCTTATTTTTATAGATTTCAGCTATTTGATATTTGTTATGTATTTCTTCAATATTGAGGTGTTTCAAAGTAATAAAGGGTGTTTTCATCGAATTTTGAAAAAAGTAAAAAAAAAAGTTTGTATAATCGATTTTTTTTTTTTTAAATAAAAAAATATATATAAAGAATAAAAGTAAGCAATAGAAAAACAACAAATGGATCTGAAACATAATAAATTCGAGGTAATTAAAGTTCCGAATAATAAAAAGAATGAAAATGATAATAAAGAGCCAAAATTTGAAAGATACCCTCAATTATATCTTGAATTGCTTGAAAACAAGAATAAGGTGAAGCCATCAGTGATTAATAAAGATTATGATTCTTCCGATGCGATTAGTTTGAAAGAGTTTGATACGAGTTTTTCTAACAAAACAGCAGCACCACCTTCAAATAACATGAATAGAATTGAAGAAGTAAATGATGATAACTCAGTTGTATCTATATCTGATGATGAGAATTCAGATGTTGATATATCAGAAGATGAAGCCAAAACTAACAAATACGAAAATGATATATCTGATGATGACGATGATGAAGACGAAGAGGATGATGATGATGAAGACGAAGACGATTTTGCGAATGAGAATCAAGAATTCGATTTAGATGGAGAAGACGAAGGAACAGCTTATGATCCATCTAAAGAAAAATTAAAAGAAATGTTGAATTCTGATCGCGCACCTGGACCTTCATTAAGTCAACTTCAAAGAGACGGAGTAATTGGTGAGACTCCTCGATCGATTCCAAATCTAAACTTGATGGAAGACGATGAAGAAGAAGATAATGAAGATAAAAAACGTGAGTTACTATTTAAGTTTCAATTACTCAAGAAGAGTTATCCTAATGTTGATATTCCTACTAATTTTTCAATCCATTCGAATTATAAAACTATGAATGATACATATGAGAATACATTAAGGATGTTATCGTTAGATAGTTCTGTCGAGCAGTATAAACAGATCTTGATAGGAGGATTCATGTTATCAGAGTGGATTCTTGGTACATATTTAAAATTTGATATGCATGGATTTACGAAAAGTCAGATTTTACAGATCCAAACGTATAATAGATTGCTTTTAGAAATGGGTGAGAAAAATTATACACCAAGTGATCAACAACTACCTGTTGAACTTCGTTTAGTAGGTTTGATTTTAATGAACAGTGTAATTTTTATTATATCTCGAATGATTCTTAAGAAGACGGGTGTGAATCTGATATCTATGATAAACCCAGGTGTAAGAGAAAAGTACACAAGAAACGTTGAAGAGAAACAATATACAAATAGTGACATGCATGAAGATCCTTATGCTTCCAACTATTCTGCACCACCATCACAATCACAATCATATTCACATGATTATCAAGATCAAGAAAAGAAGAAAATGAAAAAACCAACCTTTGACTTTTCGCAATTGTAAGTAAAAAAAAAAGAAAATGGATGTATATTTATATAAAAGAATGAAATATACATCATAAAACAACAAAATAAATATGTCTTCTAAAGTGTTTGATATTGAATTACATGATAAAGCCCAACTAATAGATTTAAATGAAACAAATAAAAACTTTGAAATCGATTTCAATGTTACCACAGAAAAAGGAGAAGAATTTTCTGCATTAGTAATTGATAAAGAGCAACTTGATAAAGAGAAAGACTTGAACTCTCTTGAACTCAAAAAATCAAATGGATCTTCTATAAAAGGAACAATTGAAAATAACGAAGATAAAGATACTACATATTTTCTGGTTATCAAGAGAGAAGGGACAGAGCCATGTCATGCAAAAGTAGAGATTTACTTGAAAGAAATAGAAAGTCACGAAGAAGAAGATGTAGACACTTATGCTTTAACTAACTACACAAATAAAGATATGTCATTCACTTCATTGTTTAATAAATATTTTTTTCATATTATGGGGTTTTGTATCTTTCTCTTTCTATTGTATCATTTTTACACCAACACAAATATTTCAAAATATTTTTCTAAAAAGAAGACAGACACATCAAGTATTGTAAATCCAAATCCAAGTATCGTAAATCCAAATCCAAATCAAAATATCGTAAATCCAAGTATCGTAAATCCAAATCCAAATCCAAATCAAAATATCGTAAATCCAAATCAAACTATCGCAAATCTAAATCCAAGTATCGTATCAACACAACCATTGACATCACAAGTAACACATAATTATCTCAATACACTAGAGACTTCAATCTAATCTATTCAATTTTGACCTATTCCCGAAATCAAAAATGGCGTAAAAAATCAAAAACTTTGAAATCAAAATCGAATAAAAAAACGGCGAAAAATCAAAATCAAAAACGGCGAAAAATAAAAAACGACGAAAAATCAAAAAACGGCGAAAAATAAAAAACGACGAAAAATCAAAAAACGGAAATGAATCAAAAAATCAATAATAAATATATATCAACGATAAACAATAGACAATGAAATACGTAACTAGAAGTAGAGTCAGTAAAAGTGAGACAGAAACTAAAAGTAAAAATATAAAAAGAAAACTATGTCGGTTACGACATTCAAAATCATTGATAATTCCTTGGGATATTATTGAAAACTCTCGAAAAAGATTGCATTATTTCAAAGGAAGATTTGTGAAACAGAATGCAAACACAATATCTGTTAAATTCGATGATTATGGTACGATAGAAAAGTTAGCTTTCAAATATATTGATAATATCGTTGTACGTACCACTAAAAATAAAAGAAGGTTTTTTTCAAAGCAATCACAACAAAACTATCAAAAATGGAAAAAAATCAACTGTCAATTAAATGAAAAAAATAACAGTCAAACAAATCTTTCATTTTTTTCTCGTTTGAATCAAAAATTTTCCTATTTAAAGAAATGCATCAGATATATGAAAAAACTTATATAAGCAAATCATGATCAAAGGAATATATTATCTTAATGAAGATGATTTTTGTTTGAAAAATACACCCAATTCAAATTCCAATGATAAACTGTTATCAATTGCGGAAGACCCACAATTATCCCAGATTAGACAAGGATTAACGCTAGTATTATTTTATTCTAATCAGTGTGAATACTGTGATAAATCATTATTAGTCTATAAGCAATTACCTCAGTCTCTTCTTGGATGTAACTTTTCTATGATAAATTTAAATAATAATTCAAAAGTTATCCAAATGTCAAAAGAGACTATAAATCCTATTACATATGTTCCCGAAATTATATTGTATTATAACTCATATCCGTATTTACAGTATGATGGAGAACATAATGTTCAAGATATTAAAAAGTTTATTATCGATATTTCAGCTTCATTGGAAGAATCACTAACTTTTGTAAAACAACAACAAACACAACAACAACAACACCCACAACAACAACAACAACAAAATCAGCAAAACAGAAGCATAGAAGTAATCAAGCCGTATAAAAAGCAAACAAAGAAAGGACTATGTTATGTGAAAGGTGATAAAATAGTATGTGAATAACTTTTATTGTTTTTTTTTTATTATTATTATCTATACAATAATAAAAAGTAGAAATATAAATGAAATCAAAGCGTAGACAACAAGAACAAAACCAGAAACAAGAACAAAATCAGAAACAAGAACAAAATCAGAAACAAGAACAAAATCAGAAACAAGTAGAAAAACAAAAAGATAAAAAAGAACTTGAAACAATAATAGAAAATTTTCAAAAGAAAAATAATATATCTAATGAATTGGTACTCTTTATTAATAACATTATCAATTATATACTTATGATTAATAACCCAAACTTCGATCCTGACGATTTGCGAAAAGTTTATAAAGATATATTGGATTCATTAGAAAAAAGCATTACAGCAATAAATGAATCTAATGTGTTCAAGATTAAAAAAGATTTTTTCTAATTATAATTCTAATTCTAATTTATTTGTTTGTTTTGATACAACTGTGCTAGATGTATAAGTACATCAAACCACTCCCATATAGTCTGTTTTGTTTCTTCGTCAGTGTTATTCTGCCAAACTCTTTTAAAGTGATTTGTTTTTTCGCTTGAAATCTTCGAATCTAAAGGAAAAATTTGATTCTCTAAAAAGAAAGAGTCATTTCGTGATTTTACATGATCACTTAGAGGTAAAATATCTTTAATAAAATTTTGAATAATATATTTTGAATCTAATTCTTGAAGAAGCATTTTCAATACAATCAAGTCGCCTTCTTTGGGAAATTCAACTACTAACTCTTCCAAAAATTCCAACAGATTTTCTTTAAACTTCACTCCTAATGTTTCTAACGACATTTTTGTTTATATAATTGTTATTTCTTTATATCTATTAACAACTTAGTCTTGATTTTGGATTCAGTGCATGTTTGTCAAATAATTCCTTGAGCTTTGTACTTGCTTGAGACTTTGTAATTTCTCTTGCACTCAATGTTATCCATTCGATATACTCTTTTATTAACATGTTAATGGAAGAAAAATTTTCTTTAAATGTGTTACCATTTCCATAGAATGTGTCAACGTTCATTTTAAATAATTTAAGAAATTCGTCATCGTTTATAGTAATGTCCTTGTATACTTTTGAATTTCTTTTACCTCTGCCTAATTGTTGCTGTTTATTTATAATCTTTACTTGATCTAAATCTTTGTAAACTTGTAATGTTTTTTTTACCTTTTGAATTGCATCTTGTGGAGATACACCTTTTATTTGTATACGATTCGTTTCAGGAAATCGACGGGGTAACCCCTCATTTATTTTTAAGAAAGTGTTCTTTATAGCCAATGGACCATTTTCATATCCAGCTACAATAATACAAATAGCTCCTGGATTCTCACTAATGAACTTAACGATTTCTGTACAAGCCTCTACCGAATACTGGTCAAACTTATTACATTTATATCCGCTACATTTATCCTTTATCATTTCCCCTCCACATCTTGCTAAAGTATACGCCTCATCAATAAAAACAACAGACTCTAAGTTTTCAAGAAGTGTATTGACTGTTTTCGGAGCAGATTGTCCAATATACTCTCCTAGAAAATCAAATGATTCCAACGTTGAAAATTCACTATTCAATAGAATTCCTGAAAATTGTAAGATTTTACCTATATTTGCTGCAAGTACAGACTTCCCAGTACCTGGACCACCTGTTATTGTGAAATTTAAATACAAAGGTTGTTGTGCATTGTTAAGTAATACATGGTTTTTGGAAAATAGTTTTATAATCTTTATTACTGGTAGATAATTCTCTAACCCAATATTTGCTTTCCTTATATCTTGTAAGTGATTATACAATTTTTCATGATTATCTTTCATTTTTTCAGTAAAGAATTTTTTATATGATTTTCTATTTTCCAAGTTGTATTTTGTTAAAGTCTTAATAAAATTATTAAAGATATTATTTTTAGTGAATTTTGTCAACATACTATTAAATTGCTTGTCACCAAAGGATTTCACTGCCTCCATTCTGACTTCATCAACAAGATCACTCGTATACGGAGTTGATTTAATTTTATTGTTTACAAATTCTATAAATTCAGATACACTTCTATCTTCTTTAATTATGCTTTGCTTATCCTTATATTCTTCAAGTTTTAATTTATATAACTCTATCGTTGACTCTGTCAATTTCCTTTCAAATGTTTCCCATTTTCTTTTACTAGAATCAGATTTAGAATTAGAAATTCCAATAGAGTCTAATAATTCCACAACTGTTTTTCTTTTATCTTCTTGTTGTTTTTGTTGTTTTTGTTTTCGGCGTTTTTGCTGCTGCTGTTGCTGTTGCTGTTGTTTTTGTTTTTGTTTTTTAATTTTTATTTGTTTTTGTTGTTCCATTATCTTTATTACATGGATTTATTATTTTTTTTTTATTGATTTTTTATTGATTTTTTCCCGAGTTTGATTGATAAAATTATTGTATAGAATAGTGTAAGTAATGTTAGATGAGAAGAATATCCCCAAAAATCTTTATCATTTGATGTATTCATTATGCATTTTCCTTTATATACCCATAATGCTTGAATTAGAAATACCAAAAATAAAACAACACTCTGTAGATAAATATTGCTTACGAAAATTGCAAGGACTATCGATAAAAATAAAACATAGTGTAATATATCAATCATCTTAAACCACTTATGAAACAAAGATAAGTACAACAATACATGACTAAAAAGAATAACTGTGATATAAAAAAGATCAAATTTACTTAATTTACTTTTTTGGAAATGAACAATGCTAATCAGACTTATATCTAATACACACAGAATTACATATAAAGTGTTTATATCGGATTCATTCATTTATCTTTCCTTTTATTCTTTTTTTTTTTTATCTTTCCTTTTATTCTTTTTTTTTTATCTTTCCTTTTATTCTTTTTTTTTTATCTTTCCTTTTATTCTTTTTTTTTTTTAGTGTTTTTTCACACACAAGCTTTGAAACGATATCTTTCTTTTTTATAATCTGGCAATTTTGAAAGAACTCTATTCAACTCGAATGATATTGAACTAATATTTTTAAAATTATCAAGAATAGATTCGGAATAAATGAATTTTAAACCAACTAACGCTTCAACATTTATATTTGGAGATTCATTTCTGTTTTTATATTTGTCAATAACACGTGTGAATTCTGGTTCTATTGTTTTCTTCAAGACAGAAGTAGGTAAAATAAGAAACAATTGCATAAGTGGTGATATCGGTTTTTTGCTTGCCTCTTTGAAATCAAGCTCATTTATATTTATTAAACCGCTTTCTAAATAATTCAAAACATCTGAAAATAATGGCGCTGAACGAAATTTGTAATAATAATGGAAACATGGACATTTTTTATTGTAGTATAGAAGTGTAAATTTCAAACTTTTTAAGTACTCCATTACCATTTCCTTTACATTGTCTTCATTCTTTTCTTTTTCCCATAAAAAATGAGAGTAATATTGCTTTCTAAACTGAACTGGATCAAATTTGGACAGACGAAAATCAATTGTTTGAAAGAATGTTTTCTTATACATTGAATATAAAGGATGTTTTGGATTACACATGTATAAATGTTGGAGTTTTTGTTCTTCTTTTTTCATTACTGACAATTCCTCTTTATCGTCAATTCGATTATCTGGATGGGTTTTTTGAAATTGTAAAAATGAATGGAAAGAATAAAATTCTTGATTTTCTCTCAATACAAGCTCTCTAATAATATCTAGAAAAAAAGAATCATTCACATCAAATGTTTCTCGATCAATTAGAAACTCATTATTTCTTTTCATACGTATACCTTTGTAGATCTTTAATAATTTATCAAAGCCTTTACTTTTTATTTTTAGATAAGGATGAGAAACAACAAAGTCATTACCCACTATACTTAATAAAAAATTATAATCCAACAACAAACTTTGTGAATGAAATTGTGGCTCTTTTTCTTCCTCAATAAATTTAGATGAAATCATGTTGATAGAAATATAAATAACCTTATCTGGTTCAATATCTTTGTCTAGTAAAGAAGCTATCATTATGTCCATAAAACGAAGTAGATATATGTTTGTGTTATTTAAGTTTAACAATGCTAATAAAGATAATAAATCGTTGTCTGGGGAAAAAACCCCTATGGTAGTATCATTTAGATCTGTTTCTTTGATTCTTGATAAGATTTTATGCTCCCCTTCACCAAATTGTTCAGAAGTTGAAATAATAATACGAGGACAATGTTCTAAATTGTCTCTCATCCAATTTATTTTTGATTGAAAAAGAAGAGATAGCTCATACATAAATTCTGTTCCGGGACAAGCATAGTGGGATATATTGTTATCTTCTGATGTTTTTTTCAAAACGAAAGATTCATATTGCGCTTTATATCGTCGAGATCTCTGTTGATGTACTTTGGCTACAGGTATACTACCATCCCATGCAATGAATACTTCTTTTCGTGGGTTTACTACTTTACACAGTGATAGTGTCTTTTGTAAAATGTGATTATGAAAAAGTTTTCTATTATTGATCTGTGAAAAATGTGATGGATTCTCGTAAAAACAATTGTAGATTATGGAATTGAAGTCAATGTAAAAAAAGTCAATATTATCCGAAGTTACTATAATTTCGTCTGAGAATTTCTCTAAGAGATACTTAAAATATGTTGGTATACCCATTTTGTTTATATTACGTTATATATGTCTACATCTTTTCATTTTTTTTTCCTGAAAAAGAACAAATTAAAAGTAAGTAGCAATTTCTCTTGCGATATCTTCATTTATCAACGGTGGTATCGATTTTGTATAGACCAGTAAAAGATTACGCATATTTTTTTGTTTTTCTTCTTCTTGAATTTGTTTTTCTTCTTCTTGAATTTGTTTTTTTTCTTGAATTTGTTTTTCTTCTTCTTGAATTTGTTTTTCTAAGAAATTATTTACAGTAACAAGAATTTTTTCTCTCTCGTCTATTTCACGTATTCTTTCTTCTATCTTATGAATTCTTTGATTTGTTTCTTCTAATTCATCAACATACTCAAACATCACTTTTTGGTTTATATACATTGCACAAAAATAATATATATATATAACAGAAAAAGTAATATATATAATAAAAAAAAAGTAATGTTTATAACAAAAAAATTGTAGACATACCAAAAAAAATTGTATACTTTCCCGATCTTTTTTTGTCGCGAAAAAATAAATTCAAGCTTGGCTGATGGTGAAGAAAAACCTAAAAAAGAAACATAGAAAAATTTTTCAAGATACATTTGCATCTGGGATTGCATATAGATTTATACCATTTGACTTCATCAAATTTTATTTTAGCGTCCAGACAATTCTATCTTGTATATCAATCTATCTTGAACCAAAAAGAACCCCAATGGATTTTATGAAAATGTGGAATTCAATTTCCAATGGCATGAACCAAATATCAACTAATATTATAAGACAATATAATCCTACAACCTTGATAAATGATTTTACTGATATTTTTCGAAAGAAAGAGAAGCCTACTAAAATTCGTCGTCGAGAATATGATGAAAATGATAACCCAACTCCATCCAAACAAAGGAAACTTGGTGATCTGAAGAAAGTCACTGAAACTGATGACTTAAATATCTTATCTAATGAAATTACTCTTGATGAAAATACGCAAGAGAGAACAATAGAAGGTTTTAAGATTTATTTCGATAATGACGATGTCACTATTTTTGACGAAAATGAATGGACTGTAGTGTGTAGAGCAACAAAAAATAATCCTACAGCAAAAACTTTAACAAATAAAAAGACAAAAAAACAAATACATAGAATCATAATGAAAGTTGAAGATAATAAAGATATTAAAGTACTGTTTAAAAATTCTCATCCTGGTGATTTTCGAAAACAAAATTTGGTGTTGGAGATCTTAAAACAAGAAAAGAATGAACGCGAAAAGACACAACACTTTGTCTTTGTCGATACTGAAACAACAGGAAAAATTGCGGAAGTTAGAACTCAATATGGACGCAAATTTTATAGTTATCCAAGAAACAAAGACGCTTACAAAAATGCGAGATTAATATCACTATCGTACATGATAACAGACGGGATGAATAATACTATAATGGAACCGAAACATTTCTACGTGAAACCGTCTGGTTTTGAAATACCTGCTAAGATTACAAACTTAACTGGAATAACAAACGAATATGCATTAGAACACGGTTCACATTTAAATTATGTATTAAGTGAATTTGAAAAAGATATAAAAAATCATAATGTTAGCTTTTTTGTATCTCATAACGTATTATTTGATTCATATATTATGCAAAATAGTGCTTTAAGACGTGGTTGGCTAACTGATTCTTTATTATTACATTTAGAGACCAAAATGAAGTATTATTGCACAATTAAAGATCCTATTATCAAAAATCTAAAATTCTTGAAATTAAATAAAATGGTCATCGAAATCTTGAAAGAAGAACCGATTGATTTACATAATGCATTGAATGACATGATGTATTGTAAAAGAATATTTTTTGAACTACGACATAAAAACTTGATTTAGTTGTATTGATAAAAAAAAATAAAGAAACAAAGAAACAAAGAAACAAAGAAACAAAGAAACAAAGAAACAAAGAAACAAAGAAACAAAGAAACAAAGAAACAAAGAAACAAAGAAACAAAGAAACAAAGAAACAAAGAAAAATTTAGTCTTCATTTTTTCAATCGTATTTAATTAATTTCATATATTTGTAAATCAGTTTCATCGGAATCATCTGAATCGATAATAATCTGATAAATTTCTTCCAATAACATAGTTGCTTTCATAGTAACAGTAAATCCATGCTTAGTCAATTCATAATAGCGTTTTGTAGAAGTATAATCACCTTCTGTTTCTTTTCTTTCTCGTTTTTTACAAACGCGTTTTTCATTATCATCATCTCGTCCATTAATTCGAATGATATGGATATTCTTAAGTAAGTTTTTTGACGACGAAGACGATGATGACGTCGTAGTGTACAATTCCATATCACGTATTTCTTCTTTCACATTTAAATGAAACATTTCTTTAATTTCATTCAATCGATCACGACTCTTTTCATGACTACTATTTTCGTCATATTCTATAATAATTATAGAATATTTATTTACCAACACACAGTAATCTGGCTTTTTGTGATGAATATTTTTATTCTTTCCAAATATCTTGGCGATAGGATCTGTATCAAAGCTGTGACCAAAAGACTGAGTTCTGAGAGTTTTACCAATCTCCGTAGCATTGATTTGATGTATCACAGCCTGTTCTTGTCTCAACACGAGATTTACATTAAATCCATAATATTTCCCAATGGCTTCTCTTTCTTGAATGGTGAGACGTTCATTATACATTTGATTCTTGGCAGCTGACCAACAAATATTTTGGTATTGGTTAAAATAATTTTTAAAGATTGCAATAGAAGGAATATCGAAGGAAATACAACAGTCGTATTCACATCGTTTCCCACCACCATGTTTTTTACAATAATCAGTTGCACCTCTAGCACTTTTATCACAAGGTGAACCATCTTCTTCTTTAGCTTGACATCGTTTCCCACCACCATGTTTTTTACAATAATCAGTTGCACCTTGCGCACTTTTATCACAAGGTGAACCATCTTCTTCTTTACCTTGACATCGTTTCCCACCACCATGTCTCAAACAATAATCAGTTGCACCTTGCGCACTTTTATCACAAGGTGAACCATCTTCTTCTTTACCTTGACATCGTTTCCCACCACCATGTTTTGAACAATAATCAGTTGCACCTATAGCACCACTCTTACAAGGTGAACCATCTTCTTCTTTACCTTGACATCGTTTCCCACCACCATGTCTCAAACAATAATCAGTTGCACCTTGCGCACTTTTATCACAAGGTGAACCATCTTCTTCTTTACCTTGACATCGTTTCCCACCACCATGTTTTGAACAATAATCAGTTGCACCTATAGCACTTTTATCACAAGGTGAACCATCTTCTTCTTTACCTTGACACATTCTTCTCCACCGCTTACCATTGTATCGTTGATTCTTCCCTTTGTAAATTCGAGTCTCTCCTTTCGTATATTTTGCCAAAGGACGAGGCATATTTTTTCCAGAAAATGATATTATTTTTTCAGAAACTTGCTAGTTTTTTCTAAAAAATATGGTATATATTTGACATTAGTTTCTATATATTTTTCAAGGCAGGTTGCGTGCGAGCATCAGCGATAAGACAAATTTTGCGAGTTTTTTTTGGTGAAAAAGATTGGTCACCGATATTGACCCTGTTCAACGTGGCGGACCCGTTACGTAACGATATATATAGATACATTTATATATATATACACATATTAGATTCTTATAAAGACAAAGGAAAAATGGATAATTGTAATGGTAAGAAATCACTGAATGGATATCCGACTTCGATGTATCGAAAGTGCGCTGAAGAGGGGTGTACAATACGTCCACATTTCAATTACGATGGAGAATCTCGTGCATTATACTGTGCTCGACATAAGAGAAATGGGATGATTGATGTTAAAACTCGACGATGTGATGGGTGTCAAAGAAGACATTGAGTAAAAAAAAGAGAAACTCAACTAAAGAAACAAAGAAACAAAGAAACAAAGAAACAAAGAAACAAAGAAACAAAGAAACAAAAAACAAAGAAACAAAGAAACAAAGAAACAAAGAAACAAGTAATTGAAGAATTTAAAAAAAAACAGAGAAATGTTGATTTTAATTAGCATGGTGTTTTGCCTTTGAAATCGTTAATTTTGATCATATTATAAATAAATTTATTAAAAAACGCATTATTATTGGTATTATACCTAATAATATACGCATCCATCATTTCTAAATAGTTACTCTCAATATCATCAATATATCTACAAACTCTATTATATGTCATCATATCTGAAATGATTTCCTCCAAGAAGAAGTATAAAACATTCAAATACTTTGGTTTTTTGACTGAGTAATAATACAAAATTTTTGCCAAATATTTAAGTGTCATTTTATTGTTTTCTTTCATGTATTCAAATTTTGGAAACAATGTTGTTTCACTTCTTAAGATATGAACAACATACTCTATCTGATACTGTTCAAAATGTATCATTTTCATTATATTATTATATGGATGATTGATGCGAAAAGAAGATTCTATAAAAGAAAATAAAGAATTTATTATAGTGGTATCCACTGATTCTTTTTTCTCATAGACTGTTTCAAATAAGAAAGGAAAAGATGATATGCTTTCTTCAATTAAACAAATAGGAAACATTGGTGTATTGTTGTTGTCTAACATCCAGGAATTGATAACTTTTTCTGGAAAAGCTTGACGTGTAAAAGGGTTGATACCCTTTCTGACATTTTCTCCAAAAAATGAATGGTGGAATCCAAAATTATCAATAACTGGAAAATAAGATGATGATTGTAAATACGAATTTTCAATAAATCGTGTATTTACATAGGTAATGTCTTGTTTTTCTTCTTCTTCATCAACACCAATTGGTTTGTCATTTTTATTCAAAGTATCTTCAATGTATTCAATGTTTTCTTTCAAAAACATGATGCTTTCTTTCAATGTTTCGATAGGTGCATTTTGGGGTAAGTTGTATCGATTTTTGATAAAAGATATGATAAAATCATTATCTTTCCAATCTTCTAAATTGTACACAGTTAAATTGTGGATGGGATGAATTCCAACTTTTGTTGTTAAGAACTTTTCATTGTAGCATAACAAGGCTATATAAAGTTTATCGTAGTATTCTTGTGAGAGTCTACAAAAATAATACTCTTTCATTAATTTTGCGGGGAAGAAATTTTTTGGTATTATATCTTTTTTATTTTGTAACATATACAACACATCTAGTAATGATACTATTTTTGTTGGAGATATTATGAGATAGTTATTCGGTATATAATTAAAATTTAAGAGACGAATAAATAGATTGATACGTTTTTCTGATACAAAAGATTGTTTTCTGAAAAATAAAATGAGAAAAAGATGAAAAAAGTTAATTCCTAACCCACTTTTTTGATTTGGATCAGCTCCATGTTTCAGACAAAAATAAATAGCTTCAATATGTTGTTCTATTTCAATATCTTGTAATAAAACTAACTGGAGAAAATTGAATAAATGTAATATTTTAAATTGTCCATTCAATAGATTATGATGATACTTTTGTTCGTGTTTTTGTAGTATCGCTTGTATTTGTTCGACAACTTTTTTTTCTTTACGTAAAAAAAGATAATTTTGCATTTTTTGAAATCTTATTCTCTTACTAATTCTTTTTTTTTTTTATTTTTTTTTTTGTTATAATTTGTATATTTTCTTACATTGTAAGCAATTAATAAACACTGACATTGGTTCATCTGAAGATCTAGTTTGTTTTTCAAAAGATATGGTTTTCTTTGAATTACATCTCTTACAAACAACCAATCCTTCTTCAACTGTAGGAGGATTTTCAATAAATTCTTGTTCTTCTCTTACTAGATTTTGTGTTTTTTCAAAATCAGAATGCGATAACAAGAATTCTTTTTTTTTTAAAATGTTATATAGATGTTCCTTATTGGGATTGACATTGTATTCGAAATATAACTCATAAAATAAACAGTACATTAAATCGTCTTTTTCTCTACTTGATAAATGGTTAGAAGTATTATCTTCAATATACTTTGTCAGAAAATCAAACGTTTTGTTTCTGTTATCTTTTGATGTAATAATTTTTTTGAATTTAGAATCAAATATCTTTTCCATGCTTATTTCGTCATTTGAAAAGATTTAAATGTTCGTTTTTTTTTTTCTAATCAAAATTAATTTTTTTTGAAATATAAAGAAATAAAATGTCATTTGAGTTATCAATTTTTTCGTATAATATTGCTGGAAATAGTCAAGATTTTGCTAAACAATTTATGAATAATGTGATCCACAATTATAAGGAGAGTATTTCTGATGTATTAATCTTTTGCTTTCAAGAAATGCATGGTCATTTCGACGATAATTTTACTTGTCCATTGAATTCTGGTCTAGATGTTGTTTTTGTTCAAAATGGGTGTCAGAGTGTTTCTACCAATTTTAATCTATGTACAATCATTATAAAAAAACAGTCTTACAGAAAGTCTATTGGAACACGATCATTGAAAAAGTGTACACATTTTGGTCTTTCTAGCGCAGGAGGTTATAACATAAATTACTTTGGAAGTAAAGGTGCAATATACACAATCTTTTCTATTCACACAGAATCATATTTTATCATCAATACTCATGCTCCATTTGCAAGTGAACGTGGAATGATTGGTGGAAGCTACAAAAATTTTTGGAATGTCTTTATTGACTCACAAATTAAAAAAAATAAAATGAAAGGGAAAACGTTCATTGTTGGGGATTTAAACTCCAGATCGTTAATCAACCCATATCTAAATATTAGTTTAACTCCGACTATTAAAAATGCCACAAATCTTGATTTTAAATACCGACAGAACCAGACCCAAAACCAGACTACAAATTATAAAGAACAAGTACAACAACTTTTGAATAAAACTCAAACACGTGCACCAATGACAAAACAAGAACAGAATAAATTTCAAATACTAAAAAAAAGAATGATAGAAAGAGATTATTTAACATCATTTTTAAAAGATACCATGATACGTGATATTTCTCCCATTAATTTCTTACCGACCTATAAAATCAATGAACAAACGTCTCAATATAAGTTAATGAAAAATGAGAAACTTCGACTGCCAGGATATACCGATCGAATTTTAACTGATATTCACGAAATGGACTTTTCAAAAAATATTACATATAAAGCATTAAAAAAGTTTGGAAATACCGATCATTTTCCTGTTATGGGTAGTTTTACTTTATTTTTATATTAAGTTTTCAATTGTTTCTTTCCATAAATGCATATATTTGATTCCTGATTAAAATATTTTGAAAAAAAACATTAATCTTTTTTATTTTCTGTTTTGTCAATGGATCTTCTTTTTTTAGTTTTAACCAATTTTGGATAGCGTCCCTCTCAAATGTATTTCCACTTTCTATTATGACTGGATCAAACATAATTTCTCTTGTGATTGGACAAATGAAATCAATGGGAATTTCTGTTGTTAAGTTCTCAACATTCTTTTCAAATTCATACCGATACATAGAAATGTTTTTATTCATATTGTAAATTATACGTTCGTTCATTTTTCCTTCATAATTATCATCATTCCAATATAAAGACATAAAATGTTTCCCTTCTCTTAAATTATTTCTTACTTGTCCAGAACTTGAAATTAAAAGAAGTTCGTCTTTTTTTCCTGATTCAAAAGGATTATCCAAATAGACATTACTATTGATAAATCCATTGTAATTTCCATTTTCATCTCTTTTTACATGAATAATTGAGTTTGCTCTATAAACAAATGTTGCTGAACCTGAATAAGGATGAAAAAGAAAATCAAAAACTTTCCAACATCCATGGGAATGAATATAATATTCAGCTTTTGACACAATATTCTTGTCCTTATCGTATCCACCAACACATATTATTCTATCTTGATACATAAATAAACTCGAGTGACATCGTTCATAAATCAAAGAGCTTAATTGTTGAAGTTGATCATTATATACAAAAAAGTGATTTGTTGGAATACTCTTATTCGATGATTTACAACCACCAGCCATAAAAGTTAAGGAAGAGTTACAAGATAAAAATGCAAAACCATAGTAACTATATTTACCATTTGTTAAATGTTGTTCTTTTGTACGTAGATTATATATCTCAATCGGTAAATCCATATTCAGTTCCTCAGAATTTGTGATACCTCCTAAAATACAAACTTTATCTGATTCAATTAGATATGCCTTACAACTACTTCGAGGGATTAATAATTTTCCGGATTCATATACTTTATTTTCTTGCACATCATAATGTTCGATTTCTTCTACGACTTTCTCTATTTGTACTCCTCCAAATGTAGAAATGATTGGTTTTCCATTGAAAAGACTTAAAACAGAAGATGGTGATGATCGTCTATGAGTTAACGATGGACAATTGTCCCATCTATTGGATAAAAAACAATATCTCTCTATCGATGAAATGCTTTTCTCACCATCATATCCACCTAACAAATATAAAAAGTTCTCAAATAAAACAAAAGATGCACATGAACGTGCAGTTGGGCAACACGTAAGATTTTTCTTCTTCCATAACACTATGTCTCTTTCTTCATAAACAATTGGTGAATAGTAGAAAAAATTGTTCGTTGGAAAAGTATCTTCAAGAAGAAATTCACCACCTACACAGAATATAAAGTAATCATAATTAATCTTCAATGCTCTCTCTTTTATATCATATTGATATAAACAAATATCTTTTTGGTTTGTAGGAATCTTTCTTGTTTCCTTGTAAGAACTTAATATAGAACTCATTTAGTTTACTTTTATTGTATTTATTTATATACTTTTAAGCAAAATTATAATGTATTTTGAATAAATACATTAAATTGACGGAAAACTGTCGGGAAAAAATGCCGACGGAAAAATCTCAACGGAAAAAATCTCAAGATAAAAACTCTCAACGGAAAAATCAATTGAAAAAGTCTCAAGATCAACGGAAAAATCTAAGAAAAAAGGAAAAAATCTCCGGTGAAGAAAAACACTTCACTTGTCTGACGATTAATCTTCAAGAAAAAAATTCGTCGGTTGTATTTGTATTTATATTTGTATTTGTATTTGTATTTGTATTTGTATTTGTATTTATATTTGTATTTGTATTTGTATTTACGTTTTACAGAACAAAATGGACCATGAATTTATGTTTGATTCATACTCGTGTCGTACAGTTTATTCTGCATCCTATTGTAACTGTGATGATAAAAAAAATACCGTATTAATGGGAAATCAAGCATATCCTTTCGCAAATAATAATCGATGGAATGTAGACAACAGGATTGAACAATACCCTTTAGATCCATTTGTAGGATATGTTTATTTGAATTTACAAGAATATAATGTTAATCAACATAGTGGGTTGAACATTTTTCCTGATGATCATGGGGAAATTCATAAAAGTGTGAAATAGATTTTATATATATATGGATATATAAAATAAATTAAAGAATGTCAATGTCAATGTCAATGTCAATGTCAATGTCAATATGATTTAATTTGTGTTGGTTGCTTTTTTCATAATATGTCTTTGAATACCAGATTGCATAGAGTAATAACTTAGTTTAGTATCAGTGTCATTTTCAGCAATGGAGAATAGAGATTTCAATTTGGAGTCTGGGATAATAAATCGTTTGTCTGACTCGTTCTGTAAACCATTTTTCTTAATGTATTCACAAAGTTTTCTTGTTACCAAGACTCTTGTAATATCCTCATTCTCGGCTAAAGGAGATAAAAAGCTTCGAAGCTCATTAGTTACATCTACTGGCTTCATAAATCCGCTTTGACTATTTACTGATTCCTTTCTCTTTCTTAACTTGAGAATTTTATAGACGTCGTTTTTCAAAGATGTCAAATACTTATATAAAGATACAGACTGACCTGGTTGTTTTCGACATGCTTTTAATTGGTCTTCAAATGTATTAAACAAATAATCGAATTTTTGAATAAAATCTTCCTTTTTTAATTTACTTTTCTTTAAAGATTTACTCGAAGATTCTTCGTTTGTCTCTTCAACATTCTCTTCAATTGTTTCTTGTGCTTGTTCAACGATTGGTTCTTGTGCTTGTTCAACGATTGGTTCTGGTGCTTGTTCGACAACTGGTGCTTGTTCAACGATTGGTTCTTGTGCTTGTTCAACGATTGGTTCTGGTGCTTGTTCGACAACTGGTGCTTGTTCGACAACTGGTGCTTGTTCGACAACTGGCTCTGCTTGTTTTACAACTTTCTTCTTCACAATTCTTTTTCTTACGACTGGTTTTTTAACGTTAGTACTTTCGGTGGATTTAGTAGTAGCTGGCATTATATTTTTTTAATTATATACATTCATTTCTTTAAATAAGTTTAATTTTATGGATAAAAAGTAAAGACAAAAAAGACAAAAAAGAAAAAAAAGAAAAAAGAAAAAAGAAAAAAAAAGAAATAAAAAAGAAATAAAAAAAATAAACTTAGTAAAAGGAATCAAATGTCTATTTTCTATATCAGTGGTGTACAAGGTGCTGGAAAAACAACTCTATGTAATATTATCACGAGAATAAAAAAAGATTTGAATTATAACGACAATATTGTTACCAAAGATATGGATAATTTTGTTCATGTCAAGTATAATACGCATTATTTTAATAAAAAAGAATTTATAGACTTTATGAAAGAACATAAAAATAAACATATTATTTTATGTGGTCTTCTTGGATATCTTAAACATATCAAATTTCCTAAACATACACAGTTCAAATATATAGATTTGCAAGAAACACAATTGAAACAAAATTGTATCTATCGGTTTTTCAACACAAAAGATATCTACAACTTTATTTCTCAACCACTTTTTTATTATTTTAAAAATAGTCAAGAAGAATGCTCATATGTTGTTGAAGAAAGATTTGGAAAAGATCTTATATATATTGAAAGATTCAAACTTGAAGAAATTGAAAGGTACAGTTGTATGGAAAAACTTATCACCGATATATTTTTATCTCTCAATTTTAAAAACATACCGGTAGACACTTATATTGATGATTATTTATACAGACTTAATATAAAGAATCTTAGTGTAATTCTCTTGAAAATATTTATCACCTTTTTCTATTTCTTACCATCTTACTCTATGAAAAAGTTTAGATTCAATATATGGTTTCCTGTCTTTTATTTCTTCTTTCCATCTTATAAAATTCTTGACGTTTTAAATTTGATCTTTCTATTCGTAATTTTCAAAAAAGCAGTCAATGTAAAACCATTTCAATCTCAGATGTAATTCGTTTTAATGTCAAATTAGACAATCTTAATCTCTTTGAAAAATCGATTTCAAAATGTTGATTCCTTCTTGAAATGTAATACTTTACACATCCTACTGCGAAAGATAACGGTCTTGATCGATTCAACAATGAAGACTTCCCATTCAATAAATTGTATATTTTTAGAACATCTAATGTCTGTGATTCGGATGCATTCAAATCTTGCATTAATTCACGTATTAAATTTTCAATACCACTCTTCTCTTTTTCTTTTGTAACATTCAAAGATTTAAAAATAGGATTAATATTTAACCACTTTAATCCTCGTAATGCACAATTTTTCTCAATATCAAAAAGCTCCAAAAGTTTCTCTGGAGAATATGGACGATTGTTGTTATGCAGACTGTAATATAAACATGCAAATATAATTGAAACACGCTTCTTTCCGCGAAAAATACTTCCTTTTGTTACACTTTTATATATTTCGTTTGCATCATTTATTATTTTTCCTGAATGCGTCTCAAAATTAAACAATTTTTCACATTCTTTTTTTATACTACAACTCTCATTTACCTTCCTTAGAGTACATCTAGATGGATCGTCTTTATATGATGACTCACTTGAAAAAAATCTCCATTCTTTATCTAACTCTGTAAGCCTAGGTTTTATATAGCCACATAAACTACATATAAAATCATTTCCATGCATACGAAAACAATGTTCACATTCACATTCAATTTCATGTTTTGATTCTTGTACTTGATTCTCTACCTCTTCTTGTTCGCTAATCAACTTTAATTCTCGAAATAAGTTATCATCATCATTTTTATTTTCAAATGTATCATCACTCGTAGTCGTAGTCGTAGTAGTCGTCATAATAATTTTTTTAAATCAAAAGTTATATTCTTGATTCATTTTTTTTTAATTTATTCCGATGGAAAACTATTGACAAATGAATATTGATTTCTGTTTAATGTATGTTCATAATGACTCTTTAAATCTTCACGAAATTCAATACTGTCTTTTGTAAATGTATCCTTTCCTTGAAGTAGTGTTTTCTCTTTCATAGAACGAATCATATAATGTTTTTCGTTATCATTGACATCAGTAAATATGATCAATGTTTTCTTTTTGTCATGGTCCACTTGACTTTTCCAATTATATCTTATTGCACCTATTTGTGTTTTCATTTTACGTTTTTATAAATATATTTATATTTTTTTTTTATTTTTCGATAACAAAAAATTATGATTCTACTGTATCATTTACATTGTAGATCAAAAGGAAAATTACAAGTAGATGTAAAAATGCATGAAAAATTGATTGTTTTTTGGGAAATGATTTACATTTTATTTTAATGTAACAGAATAGACATACTAATAAGATCCCGACAAAAATGGTAACTTGATTGAAATAATAAAACAAAATAAGAACGGACAAACATATTGCCAAAAGAATATCGATATATCGAAAAAAATCATGATAATCATCTTCAAAATTTCGAAGTAATAGTGGACCTTTCTGATAAAATGTTAGATAAAAATAGAGAAGCAAAAACCAAAAACTTGTATAAAAAGAATAATAATTTTTTGAAAGCGATATGGTAGGGAAAGTATAAAATTTCATGATCGTGTCGTTTTATTTATCAAATTTAATATTTTTTGCCGTAATTCATTGAAAAAAAAAAAATCACATTATGTATTCCTTCATGATTTTTTATTTATTGACTTTTTTCTTATTGTTATCCACTTTTTTGGTTTAACTATACTTTTTACTTATTGTCTTTCTTGCTTATATATCGTTATAGTCTTTTTTCCTTTAACTATCCTTTTTATTTATTGACTTTTTTCTTATCGTTATCCACTTTTTGTATCCTTTTTATTCATTGACTTTTTTCTTATCGTTATCCACTTTTTGTATCCTTTTTATTTATTGACTTTCTTGCTTATATCTTTATAGTCTTTTTTCATTTAACTATCCTTTTATTTATCCTCTTTTTTTGGTTTATCAAATTCGAATACTCTTCGACACGTGGGACAGGTATTATCTTTTCTTGATACTGAATAGGTCAATTTTTGTTCATTCCTTTCAAACCATTGTCGAAGACATTCTCGGTGATAGATTTGTGAACAGCAGTCTACTTTAATGACCATCTTATCTTCTTTATCTTCACTCTCATCAGACTGACACTGACAGATAACACAAATATCTTTTGCCTTTTCATCAACATGTTTCTCGTTTTCCACTTCGTTTGCATCATTTCTACAACAACTACTGTTAACATTAGAATATTTGTGTTCCTTTTTATGCTTCTTTATATCTACTTCATCCTCTTCATCGTCTTCGTCTCTTGCAAAAAAAATATCCACTGAATTTGGATCTACTTCTTTTGCCTTTCTTTTCTTTGTTGACTCTTGTGTTTTTTCTGATACAATTTCAGTTGATACAACAGTTGCATGTTTCATTATTAAATCATTATTGAAATTCTTCATACCCTGTTTAATTGCATCCCGTGTCATTATACACACACGACAATCATGATTTCGATCATAAACAGAACATTCATGAAAATGTGCCAGGACACATTTTGATAAAAAACAACCTTCTCTCCCACAAGTTTTGTCTCTGCATTTTAAGACATGTTCCCATAGTTCACGGAAATAAGATACTCTTTTAACAGAATCAGGAATCGGAGTTGTTGGATTTGATACACTATGTAACTGGTACAATAAATGCTCAAAGAAAAAGGTATTTCCTTCTTCTCTTATCAATATTGTACTGAGATGTCTAAGTTCGTCCTGATTTAATGATTCTAATGTAGAAATTACAAGTGGGTCAAAACTATGATCAATTAAAACGTTTACTAATTGGTCTTTAGTTTTACAATTTACATAATACTTATCGATAAGTACACGAAGTTTCTGTTGAAAGATCATTGTGTAAACTAGATTTTGATTTCTTTCCGTAGGATTTTCTTCATCCTGAAAGATGTCGTTTAAAATAGGTGATTCTGTTCCTTGTTGAGACATTCTCTGCTTAATAAAAATAGAATGAAACATATACAAAACTTATATGTTAATATATTACAAGCAAACGAAACAATGTAAACTTAACAAAGTAGATAATAATAAAAGTGCGAATGTGCAAATACAAAGACGAGAAAGACGTGAACTTTAAGAGACGAAAAACAAGAAAAAGAAAAAAAAATACAAGGACGAGAAGGACGTGAACTTTAAGAGACGAAAAACAAGAAAAAAAAAATACAAGGACGAGAAGGTCGAGAAGAACGAGAAGAAAAAGGAAAAAAAGAAGAATCGTCCTTAGAAATCAAATTTACACAAGGACGAGAAGGACAAGAAGAAAAAGAAAAAATTTCACAATCTTAGAGATTTTGTATTTTATAAAACAAATATAAACCATAAAAATTCTTTGCCATTAAATCCAATACGTTATATAAAATGTTTTTTGTTTTGTATTTGAAAAATGCTGCTATTCCATAAGAAAACCATATAGTAGTTATGATATAAAATAAATATATCCCTTCATTTGTATTTTTAGCAAAACGATAAACAATCCAAAACGATAAAACGAAAAACAAAAACCCTGAATATATATAAATCTGTTGTTTGTTTGATTCACCTATATAACCACATAAAAGCATTAACCAATTAAATAAAAGCATTAATATAACGCTTATTTTATTTGACTTTAAAATTGACAAAGAAGTCATTTGATCGTTTTGATCATTTTGATTTTTTTGATTTTCTTTTTCGGTCAAATACTGAAAATAAAGTATAGTACTTATCAACATTACAGGAGTTGATAATACCCAGTCAATATATCTAAATAATGTAATGTTTTTCATTTTTCTAAATTGAAAATAAATGTATATATAAAATCCTAATTCTATAAATTGTGAAATTGCTTCAATACCTAATACATCTCTTAAAACCATATCTATTCCATTTAATGTTTTGAAAAATCCAGAAAAAGCAATAACTCCTGTAAATAATTGTAACCAAATCGAATAGGTAAAACTTCTTTGTAACAAGTTTGTCATTTTTATTTTTGACAAATAGTTTTTTTATTTTTTTTTGTTTTTTTTATATTCAAAAGTCTCATTAAAACAAACAACAACAAAATCAAGAGTGTTATTTTTTGTTATTTTTCATATTTTTTTTTTAAGTTACCGTTGAAAAATCCCGAAAAATTCCAAAAATTGCAATAATTTTCGTATAATATCAATATAAATTATTCTAAATTATATGGATATTTAACAAAAAGTCAAGTTTTCAAGTTTTCAAGTTTTCACAGCTATATCAATCAGGTGTCTAACTACTGGACAAGATGTCCATCATGAAACGAAAAAATAAATTTATAGACAAATACCACTGGCAGAAATTATGTAAAGGAAAAGTCTATATTTTTATGAATAATTCCACTGCTCTTGAAGCATTGATTCATGCATTCTGTGGCTCTGGAAAATCAACAGTTGAGATTGATCTTTTGAAAAAATATACTACTACAATATCGATTTTATTGGTTTCGTCTTTGAACTTATTTCAACAATTTAAGAACGATTATTTCCATGATAATAATGATTTTGATTTTATTGGTGTCAATTCTGGGAAAGACGCATTATCTGCTTCCAATAGTGAAAAGCTGATCAGATCATTGAAAACGAATCAATACAAGAAAAAAGTTGTGGTTTGTTTATATCAATCTTTTCCTCAATTTACTCTTTGTTTAATTAAAGATAAAGACTTGTTCAAACTAATTAATTTTATTGTGATGGATGAATCTCATTATTTAGGTGAATCGAATTCTGAAAAAGACATTGTACAAACAATGATTCATTATCATCATTTGAAAAAAATTTATTTTTCAGCCACACCAACTATCCAACAACAAAAAAATACAATTTTTCGATATACTTATCTTGATGGAGTTACTGACGAAATTTTACAAGCATTTGATATTCATGTATTTTTTACCACCATCGAATCTGAACTCATTGAATGTCCGAAAGACGGTAATTGTTTTTTTCATTGTTTGGCGAAGACCATAATAACAGATTGTCCAAAGTCATATCGTGAATATAGAAAAGAGTTAATTGATTTTTTCTTAACTCAACAAGAGATGATTCAGGAAAATGCGTGTGATATCGATAATATTAAAAATTTGTACAGGGATGGGGAATGGAATTGCAAAGAGTTTGATTTATTACCAGAAATTGCTTCTATCTATTACAGAAAAACAATTAAAATTTTCAATAAAGGTTTACAAAAGACATTTGTTTTTAATCCACCCGAACAAAAACAAGAAAAAGATAATCATGAATCTCTTTGTTTTCAACTCTATGAGAATCATTATGATGTAATGGAATATAAAAAGAAGGATGATTCAGAAGAGGCTATTGTTGACAGATATATCAAGTTCATTATGGAAATGTTTATCGAAAAAGGGAATAATAAAGTGTTGGCTTTTCACAATGGCGTTGAAGAAAATAACATGAATTCGATCATACCTGTAGAAACTATGAGAAAACATAAACATCGTGTTTTGGAAAAATTGCATAACATGTATCCTTCTAATTCGTTTTATTTAGAATGTTTATCAGGAAGTATTTTAGAAGAACAACGGGAACAAATTTTAAATAATTTCAAATCTCATTCTGATCCTAATAGTCTTTATATATTATCATCGTGTAGAACTATACAAGAAGGAATCGACACGAATAATGCAAATTCTGTTATATGGATCGATCCTAGAAAAGATCCTAAAATAATTAACCAGAATCTTGGAAGAATCTGTAGAAAAAGTAACAAAACACGAAATGGTTCTGTTATTATTCCAATAGAAATTGATAGATATAAATTACAAAGTTGTGGTTCGGATTCAGATGAAACAAATTTTATTCGAAATACATTAGATTCTGATTATGGAAATTTTAATCCTTTGGTACATGTATTAAATTCTTTAAATGAAGAAGACGCTGATATTATCGCTTCCATAGAAGGTCTTGTATCATCGAATAAAGAAAAAAGAAAACACAATGATGACAACAATCATGATATCAATTCTTCTTCCTATAATGTAGGTGAATGTAATGAATTAGAAGATAATGATGATATTGAATTAGAAGAATCTACATCTACTACTAGTTTTATGGAAAAAAGGAATAGGAAAAAAAAGTCTTATAAACAAAAAATTTTCTTTCATTTTGATTATGATCAATACATTAATGATACAGAGAAACTCGTCAATAAAATTTGTGTGACAATGGAGCATAAAATCAATTCTGATAAGTTGTCAGAAGCATGGTTGGCTAAATTTGAAGAAGTCAAAACGAATATAGATCCAACAACAGGCAAATGGCAACGTCCAAGTCGAACAACAGATCGATGGTTTAATGATCAACTTACAAATTATAAAAATAAACAATATACAGTGTTTACCAATGCCAAATGTAAGAAAGAATTCGAAGCGTTTTGTAAAGAACAAGGTGTGTCTTTAGAAAAAGAAGATTTAGAAGAAGCATGGTTAACTAAATTTGAAGAAGTCAAAACGAATATAGATCCAACAACAGGCAAATGGCAACGTCCAAGTCGAACAACAGATCGATGGTTTAATGATCAACTTACAAATTATAAAAATAAACAATATACAGTGTTTACCAATGCCAAATGTAAGAAAGAATTCGAAGCGTTTTGTAAAGAACAAGGAATTCCTTTAGAAAAAGAAAATTTAGAAGAAGCATGGTTAACTAAATTTGAAGAAGTCAAAATGAATATAGATCCAACAACAGGCAAATGGCAATGTCCAAGTCGATGGTTTGATGATCAACTTACAAATTATAAAAATAAACAATATACAGTGTTTACCAATGCCAAATGTAAGAAAGAATTCGAAGCGTTTTGTAAAGAACAAGGAATTCCTTTAGAAAAACGTTCGCCAAGAAAAAAGTGGAAAGAAAAATTGTATAAAGTATGTGAATTTATGTACACGAACAAAAAACGTCCTGTAAAAAATAAACAAAAAGATGTTATTCATAAATATACCTATTGGATAGAAAATCAGGTAGCAATATCTAAGAAAAAGACAAAAATTATGAAACATGACAAGACTGTAGTTGAAATTTGGAAACAGATTGATAATTTGATGAGAAATAAAAAATGGGATGAGATGAAAGAGTATGTAGAAAAAGTAAAATTACAGAAGGATGATGAAGAAGAAGATGAAACAGAAGATAAAGACGAAGAGGAAAATGAAGACGAAGACGAAAATGAAGACGAATACGAAGACGAAGACGAAGACGAAGACGAAGACGAAGACGAAGACGAATATGAAAATGAAGACGAAGACGAAGACGAATATGAAGACAAAGACGAAGACGAAACGCAATCTGATGAAGAAGATGTAAGATATTTAAAGAAAAAAAGCAGAATTTTTGAATTTACTGAAAGTCAGAAAAAACAGATTTTACTTCAGCAACATTATAAGTGTAATAATTTCCCTGGATCAATTTTTGAGTTGTGTTTTAATTATAGTTGTTTATTATATGATAATGGAAAAGATGGTTCATTTGAAAAAGAAGTAGGATATCATATCGATCACATTATCCCTATTATGAATAAAGGTAAAAATGACTTATCAAATGGACAAGCTTTATGTGTATCTTGTCATACTGTAAAAACAAGACAAGAAATGAAAGAAGCAAAAAGAAAATCACGAAACATGAAAAAACAATCTAATTAATCATAAAACAAAAAAAAAAATCAACAGTAAGACGAATTTTACTTTTTAGTTTTTAGTTTTTAGTTTTTTATTTTTTATTTTTATTTATTTGAGATGGAAACTCATCTTCTTTTTCTAATTTTGGTATTGTATATATTTTTAAATCTTCACGATATCTTTCACTATTCACGATAGCTAATTCTGGTCCTTTAATCATATTAGGAAATTCTTTTTCATTAAATCTCGGTAAATTGTCCATGTTTTTGTTCTTGTTCTTGATCTTTTTTTTGTTCTTTTTCTTTTGTTTTCTATCACTTATATTCAATTCCATAATAACTTGCTCACCCTTTTGTTTTTGTTTTTTATTGCTAAAAATTTTAGATTCTTTAACATTACAATCGTCTACATAAAAAGTATTTGTATCTATATCTTTATCTTTATCTTTATAATTAATTAATGGAACGTCTTTTGATTCTTTCACACAATCTTCACTTTCTCTGTTGATTATCTCTTCATTTTCGTTTTCTTTATTGTTTTCTATAACAAATTCTTCAGTGTTTAGATCAACAAAACATATATCTATTTTTTTTTTAGAATGCTTGTACATTGAATATTCCTTCAAAATATTCTCAACATCCTTATAATCCTTTCTATTTTTTGTGAATGAAAACTCTAGATGATGATGAATAATCTCAAAATCTAAATCTGTTAGTGAAACACCTTTCTTTTGTTTATTATTTCCTCTATATTGAGGATCACCAAAGTTATTAGAAAACATAGAGTTTATTTCTCTTCGATATACTTTTTGCTCTTTTAATGACAAATCTCTAGAAAAAAAAGAAATTAATTTTTCAATTTCTTTTGAAGAAACAATATCATTTAATTTTTCTATCCAATGGTTTGAACGTTTCCACCATCTTTCTTCTTTTTCTTCTCTAGAGAAATAGATTGGTTTTGAAATAGTCGTAGAAGTAGTCGTAGAAGTAGAGAAAAAGAAGTAGAAGAAGTAGAAGAAGTAGAAGAAAAGAAGTAGAAGAAGTAGAAGAAGTAGAAGAAGTAGAAGTAGAAGAAGTAGAAGTAGTAGAAGTAGAAGAAAAAGAAGTAGAAGAAGTAGAAGTAGAAGTAGAAAGATTAGATGATGAAACATCCTTTTTTTTTACGATTACAAAAATATCTCCAGATGATACATTTTGAAGAATATTGTTTGTATCATCATAATAAAACTCTTGTCTAATTCCTTCCATTGTAAGTGATACTTTTACAAGTGATGAGTTAATATTTTTTCTTCTTCTTTTATTGTAATCTTTGTTTAATTGATACATTTCACCATTCGTCATTTCATGTTCTAAAATTTCACGTTCTGTTATGGTTTTCAAGTCAATAAACCAGGCTGAATCAGCTTTTTCAACTCTTTCAAAATTTGAACTCGTTTGTTTCTTTTGATCATAACCACCATAGGCAATCTTATTATCTTTAAGTGATTTCAGGACTTTGATGAAGTTTTTGTTATTAGTAATAATAGCTGGAAAATATTTAAGACAAGACTCTGTTTGTTGAAATGCTCTACTTAATAAAATTCCATCTGGGTTTGAAACATATCTAATCAACTTTCCATCTTGTTTTTCAATACACTGTTCTAGTATAGATTTCATATCTGGATGAGTCAAGTACCATTTAGGAGAAAAAGAATATACTGTGAGCAATGTGGGTGTTATTTCCTGATCTGAAATTCTTTCATTATGTTCCTTGATAATAGTTATCATTTTGGTATTCTCGAACAAATCATTTATTTTCTCTGTATCTTTTTCATTACGTATATAATATATATTCGATTTACTCAACAAAAGTTTGAACATGTCTAATGTCATATCAATGTCATTATTGAAGATATCTTCATTTTCATAAAATGTCTGTAATAAACTCTTACCATAAGTATCATTATTTGAAAAGTTGATCAGCACAGATGTAAAATGTGTGCTCATTGTTGAAAGATTCCTTTTAAGATGACCATAATAATGTTCCATTATTTCATGACATTTATGCATAACCGTCTGAAATAAATAATGTAGGTTACTTTTTATTGAGAAACGAATTATATTACTAGAATCTATTTGGGTGTTTTCTACTAAAAAATGACAAATAGATTTTGATTGCAATTGCAAGTCTTCAAAAATATATTTTTTTACTAGCGAACGTAAGTCTTCACAAAAATCGGTTTGTAATGGAAACACTATATTATATAATGTCTCTAACCCAAATGATCTACGTAAATATCCACTCCACATTTCTTGTGATGATGTTTTAATTGTGAAAGGTCCTATTCGTGTCTTTATTGCTTTCAGTTGAAAATTAACAAGTGTGACAATTCGTATAACTGTGGATTTAGCTTCGTTAACTGTGGATTTAGCTTCGTCTAATTCTGTTAGCAATTCCTGTTCATTCATTTTTAAATCAAGAACTAAAGACGGGCTTGACAACATTATTTCCTGTAATTCTTTACATATATCTATATGTTCATTTTCCAATTTTGAGAGGTTTTTTCTTGAGTTAATCACATCTATCGCATCGCATGGGTTATTAAATAAAAAGTTGTATTTATCTTTCTCCAATAAATACAACTCTATATTTTGTTTTAACAATTTCTTTTTCTCTAGTAATGTTTTTTCATATTTTATATCGTTTTGCAAGGACTCCACCAAATATTGACTTACTTTAACATGCTTAAAAAGCAATGCAGCTTCCAAAATATTATGAAGTTGATTTGACATAACTTGCAGAGTATAATTACCCTCAGGGAAAATTGAAACTGGAAATTTTGAGTTGTGAGGAAACTTGAAAAATAAATTTATAGAGACAGAACTCTGTATTATTCCAATTTTTTTTCCTAACTTATGTAAAAATATAAATGCATCTTCTAATCCATAAAGTAGACAAAATGCGTATATACTTAGATGGTATTCATGATGATTACATTCTAAATTACTGGATGAACTGGATGAACTGGATGATTCTAAATTACTGGATAATTCTAAATGATGAAAATCATATGATTCTTTTATGATTATATGGTGAGTTTCATAAAAAACGTTTATTAAAGTTTCATCATTAGTTATAAGCTTTTCGAAAATATGTTTTAATATTTTTTTATCAAAAAGTTCGAAAACAATTTGATAATTGAAAATATTCTTATCAAAATAATCTATCAAAAAAATCTTCACAGTCATGATGTATGAGAGAAGATGAAGAAATCGATTCACACATTGTTCTTGCTTAATAATAGCTTCAATGTCTGAAACAAGGTGATTGACGAGTTTATCAAAGTCTGACTCAAAGTATTTGACACCTATTGTTCGAGGAGGAAACATTTCTTTCAACTGGTTGAGCTTGTTGGTATTAATTAATTTCATTTCTATACTGAAACAATTTATTTAGACTTTATTTAGACTTCTAAAACGTTTATTGAATAAATCACACATATAGAAAATAATATTAATCACACGTATAGAAATATTAGTGGTGTATACACGAATCATAATCTTTTACAAACGTCCAAAAAAAAACTTCACTTTAAGAAACGGTCCTTGTGACACCAAAAAAAACTTCACTTTAAGAAACGGACCTTGTGACACCAAAAAAAAACTTCACTTCAAGAAACGGTCCTTGTGACACCAAAAAAAAACTTAACTTCACTTCAAGAAACGGTCCTTGTGACACCAAAAAAAAACTTCACTTCAAGAAACGGTCCTTGTGACACCAAAAAAAAACTTAACTTCAAAGGAAACGAAACGCAGAAAAACCTCTCCTCTCAAATCGATCTTTGTGACAAAAACTTTAAAGAGGGAAGCCTATTGACAAAAAAGTCTGTTGAAAAAACTAGAATGCTGGGGAGAAATTCCAATCAAGTGCTTCAAATAATTTCTGACAGATTTCATCATGAAATGCTTTCCTATCATTTGTCTTTAACGTAGTGAAATTAGTTTTGGGAAAATAACAATTATTTTTCTTCAACAATTGATATAAAATATAATTGTTGTTGATAAAGTTTTTTCTTTCAGAAGAATAGGAATTGTCGTATAATTCAAGTAGCTTATCGAAATCTGACATCAAAATTTCTTCCAGATTAGTTATATTTGGAATGTCTTTTTGTGTAACTTTATGATAAATATATGTCAAATGTTCGTAGTATTTAGATAAGTTCAACTCTTTTAATATAATCAAAATATGTTCACGATTTATATGTTGAAATATCTCTGGATTATTTTCTTTGATGTTATATTCTGAAGGTATTAATGAATAATTTTTCAACTCATCATAAATCGAAATAAAAACATTGTTGGGAATATTTACCGTTTGTTTACCTTGAAACCTTTTAATACAGTCTCTAAAATGAGATCGTCTATCATATGCATATTTTGATGATATTGATATTCTTGAAATATCTTTATAAGATATTAATTGTTCATTTGATTTTTCTAAACTGTTTCCACATTCTTTACATACATATTCACTTTCATCGATAATAATATTTGTTGACAAGCATAATTTACAAATACTTATAGATTGATTTCTCTTTGTTTCTTCCACTATGTTGTCTTTTATAATTTTATTATTATCTTCTGTTGTGTTTGTAGTTTTACTATTTGATGATATATATTTATCACCAAAAAAATAAACAACTTTTTGTAAATATTCATCGATTAATTGTTTACATTTTTCAGAGTGCTGTTGATTTTGTGCTACATGTGGTTTTTCTCTATTGAAAAAAGAAATATTCTTCATTTTTTTTTTAAATACATCATACTCATCAAGAATAGGAATAACTGACAGCAAATAAAAATTATAGACAGAACTTTCATCTTCTTCGATTGTTTGATGCTCTATATCTTGTAATACATCAAATGATGTTTTATCGCTTGTACAATTAATCAAATCTTGCCATATTTTTTTGTTTTTATCATTACTTTTCTTTTCTTCATGATCTTTAATGATTTGTTGATGTAAAGATAAAATATCCTTAATGGTGGTGCTCATTTTGTCTTTTTTTCAGAATATATATATTTCTTTTTAAATATATATATATATTTTATTTTTTTCTTTTTATTATTATAAATTTGCTTCTTAGTTCATACTAACAGAATTCATTACTTTTTCTGAAAAGGAGTTGTTTATCGTTGTTGTGTTGTGGTCGTGGTTGTGGTTGTTGTGGTTGTGGTTGTGGTTGTGGACGTTGTTGTTTTCTAATAGAAGGAGTAAAATGAGGAGTTACAGTTGTTCTAGCTCGATAAGGATTTGTTTTTAAAGGACTTTTTTTAGCTAAATGAACCTTTGCGTTTTGTCTACGTCTTAATGGGTTGTTTACATCATCACTAACTGTACTAGGTTTATAAATTCCCGTCTGTTGTACTTGTGGTTGTGGACGTTGTTGTTTTCTAATAGAAGGAGTAAAATGAGGAGTTACAGTTGTTCTAGCTCGATAAGGATTTGTTTTTAAAGGACTTTTTTTAGCTAAATGAACCTTTGCGTTTTGTCTACGTCTTAATGGGTTGTTTACATCATCACTAACTGTACTAGGTTTATAAATTCCCGTCTGTTGTACTTGTGGTTGTTGTTGTTGTTGTTGTTGTTCTGTTATAGGTTTTGGAAAAGGTAAAATTTGAGAAGAAATTCCTCCACCGATAACCATATTATTTCCAATATCCCATCTTTTAACATTTACGATTAAACCAATTGCAAAGAGAAAAACAGATATCCACAAAAGAACTTTATTATCTTTATGATCGATGAGTAATATCAAAAAAAACGATAAGAGACTGATATAAAAACATGTCGCTCTAATTTTCTTTGGAACTTTAATGATAGAGAAACCTGCTAATCCAAGTAACAATGCACAAAAAAGAAAAATTGAACCTCCATCAGAAGAACCATCTTTACTACTTTTTCCAGTAACACTAGTCTTTTGTGAATCAGATTGACTCGATGATTCATCACTTTTTGCAGTAACAGTCATCATACTTCCCATAATATTCTTAGTTATAGCTTCAACAACAAATGCATTCGCTTCATTTTGAATATCACTTACATTAACAGATGTTGTTTTGAATCCTTTCAATGTTATACTAGTCGTTGTAGTTTGTGCAATACTAGAAATAGTTGATTTTATAATGTTTTGTGTTTGTGTCTGACTTTGACTAGATACAGCAGCATTTACTTGATCTTGTAGTGACTTTTGTGCTGCAGGGGTGCTGAAATTGACGTTCTTATCTTTTGTTGATTGGGCTGCTTTTTGAACACCTTTGACTGCTTGAGTAACTTGACTTGCCATATTTGTTTGAAGAGCTGATGAAGTGAAATCGACGACTTTACCTTTATTTGATATATTTTGATTTACATTAATAGTCACTCCTTCTGTTGCTGTAAAATCTTCTAATACCAACTTAAGTGATTCTATTTGAGATGTTTTTGAAAGTGTTTTAATATTTGTATCAGATACAGAACAATTTAAAGCATTTGTAACAGAAGCATTTAAAGCATATTGTGCAGCGATTGCACTACAACCACTTGAGGCTGTTACGTTACTATTTGTTTTTTTTTTGGCAGTACCTCTACCTCCACCATCAAATGTGACAACAGTTATAGCTGCCGATGCACTTGAACTAGTGGTTTTATTGTATTTTTTACACGAACCTGGATCTAAAGCAGATTTTGCTAAATCTGGATTTTGTTGGAAAGCTTTTTCATATAAATTTTGGTCGTTCATTGTCTGAGCAACATCATAGGAACATGAATCATTTGACATTTTTTTCTTTTTCTTTATTTAGTAGTCAATAAAAAAAAAATTAAAAAAAACAAAAAAAAAAAGAATTTCAAATTTAAAATTAATAACATTTTAACATTGTTTAGATGTCAAGGATGACAAAGAGTAACATTTATCTAAAATATATCTTGAACGTACAGATGGTAATTGTGTAAGAATATACTCCGTTTTCGGTAAATACTTAATCAGGTTAATTTTGTTTAATGTGTTCTCTGATATGAATAAAACAGAACTTAATCCAACCGAATACAATGTTTTTCCAACTTCTGTGTTCAAAAATAAACTAAGCAATTTGGAACTATAATTATTGATAATTAAAACTGTTAAAGCTTTCTTCGAAATATCCAATGCAAGTCTACTTGTTGGATCTGAAAACGTATATTTGTTTTTTAAACAAAAATCAACATAGTTTATTGAAAAAATTAAAGAAGTAATGATGGTGAATAGAGATACGAATTTTGTAAAGTTAGACCAATAAAGACATTCAGTATCATATCCAAAAGGATGCAGACGTGAAATCATGAATCGCAGTGTATATAAAACTTAATGATGTCGTTAATTCTAATGGTGTTCGTCGACAACTAATCGTTTCATCTACATATTTGAATGATATAAAGCTTAACATTAATAATATCATATTGAATATTGGCTCATCGTATTCTAAATAATTCATTCTTTTTTTTATTTTCAAATTTCATCAAATTCTATTTTTCAATTTTTTATGAATCTACTAAAACATCATACTGTCTCTGTAATCTTCTCTTTCACATTCTTTGTCATACAAATGATCACTATGATCAGTCAACATTGTCAATAATTCTTTTTTTTTCTCATATACTTTTACAATAATATGAAGCCATACAAGAATATCTCTACATTTACACACATTATCTTTGAAACCACCTGGACATAAAAGTTTTTTAACATTCTCGTAAAAATATTGATTTCTTCTTCTATAACTTGCTTTTTTAAATATAGCTTTAACATTTGTATGTCCTTCTATATTTTTGACGACCTTTTCTAATTCTATTTTTTTAGGTAAAAGTGCATCACATGTATGGTATGTTTCTAATAATTTTTTCTTTAAACTATCAGTTTCTTTTGCATTCAATTGTTGAATCACCTTCCATTTAAAAATTTTGTATGCTCCATCATCATATAACAATATTTCTGTACTTGAACTTCGATCCATGATTCTAAATATTGTTATATTTGTTGATAAAATTAATACTTTTCTTGATTATTTGTTGTCTTTATTCACAAAATTACGTTGATTAGATGCACATGTATATCCTGTTGTAAACATATCAACCAAAGTAGAATAGCCTTTAAAATTATGGATAGAAAAATAGTTTTCTACATTTAGCGTTATAACATCGCAAGTATCATTAGATTCCTTATTTTTAACTTTTTGAAGTTCATTGAGAGGAATCATTAGCACGTTCCAAAAAAAATCCCATCGAGAAAAAGATGACGTTGACGACTTTTGACATGTGCTAATCCCGATTGCTGTATCCGTTTTTTCTAGAAGATGAAGAGGGAAGTTCGATATGAGAAATCCATCAAGGTATTTTTTATTTCTGTAATTAAAGATATCAAATATAAAAGGTACATTGCTAGACATACGAATTAATGCTAAAACTGAAATATCTGGAAAAGTTTCTGTTGATATAATACATTCACAACGATCACTATAGTTATAAGCAATAGAAAGTAATTTACATTTATACCTTTCTTCTAACTCACTTAAATTAATTATTTTTCCTGTTTTTTTTTTAACCATATGCTCAAAAATAGAAGTTATTTCGTCAAAATCAAGAAAACCTTTTCCTTGTATACCTTGTATAATATTAATATTAACATCATCTAAAGATTGATTCGAAATAAACTCTGATAATATTTCATTGGGTTGATATCCTAATATTAATAATACAGAAATAATAGTACCAACAGAACAACCAACGTATTTTTTAATATTTTGCATGTTTTCATTATCATACAAATATTGAAGGCTTCCAAGAATGCTGAATCCTTTTAATCCACCTCCAGATAATATTAGTGTATCATATTCCTTGTTCATTATTGTTTGTTTGATATGGTACATTCTTATTTAAATAGATTTTACTTTTTGTCTACTTATATATTGGTTTAAAAACATATGACATGTAACGAATAAAAGACAAGTATGGGAAATTCTGTTTGTTCAAGAGGAACAGAAGAAAAAAAACAAAAAAAGAATGAAACTAAAACAGACGAAGAAATAGCAATAGAAAGCTTTGTTAAAGAAATATTAAAGAGTGATAATACCAATTCAAATATTATACCTGATCTAATCGAAGAAACACTCTATAGAAAAATCTTTTATAAGATATTGTATATGATGAAAGATGTAGAATTTTATGTACTCAATCATAAAGTGAAGTTTACATTGGAACCAATAAACCAAGAAGAAAAACAAGAAAAACAAGAAGAAGAAGAGGAAAAACATGAAGAAAAACAAGAAAATGAACAAATATAAAAATGGTAAAGAATAAATATATATCTCTTGAAAAAAAAAAAGATATATATTCAAACAAATTGAAAAAAGCAGAGAAAAAAAAATCGAAAAAAAAAAACGAAATGAGACTACTTCTCTTTCTCAATTTCAAACAAAAAAAAAGAATATGAGTGAACTATTAGAATTTAAAGACTTAGACATTAATAACATTACCTTCGATGAACTTTATACTGGAAGTTATTTCAAAAATATCCCTATTGGTGTTGTATCAAACGATGATGATGATAAAGTACAACCTTTCTTATTCAACACACCGAATAATCTATATTCATCAGGAATAAAAGAAATTTTGGACCGAGAAAAGAAATTTGTTGTTGGTTATAATATTTGTATAAACTTAATCAATAATAAGAATCCAAAACCAGAAGAGAAAGAGTTTTGTGAAAAACTTGATGGAATTCAAACGTATATTAAAGAATATATCGAGTCGATTAAAAACGATCATGAAATTGATCAACATCTAGTAGATAATTTCAAAATTATCAATTGGAGTATTAATCCAGATACTGGTGAAAAATATAATCCTCGATTATTTGTAAAATTACTGATGAATAATAAAATCAAGAAAATATTATCAAACTTTTACGAAGAAAAAACTAATCAAGAAACAGATGCAGTAGATCTTTTAGGAAAACCCTTATTGTTAACTGGAGCTATCAAGTTTGAAAATATTTCTATTAACAATAAAAGAATTCAACTTGAAGCAAAATTAGTTGAATCGCTTTTCACTAAACTTGAACCAAGAAAACCAAATCAAACTCAAACTAAACGTTCAATCCTTCGTCCAAATGTTGATATGATTAGAAAAAGAAAAGAAGAAGTAGTTCAACCATTAGAAAAAAAAATTGAAGATGGTAATACTTTTGCAAATCTTGAAATATTATAGAATAAAAGTATTCCACAAATCTTGAATGCTATAAACAATGTTATATTCATAATCATTAGAAGAAACAACATCAACAATATTCATATGTTGTAACATTAATTTACTGTTGATTTTGATTCTTCTTTTCTCAAAATTAATACCTTCTATTGCAATAATGTTATTACTTTTATCATCGATGGTAAAATCGCGAGATGTGTTTAATAACTTAAATAACAAACAATTAGATATAAATTTTTTTAACTTCTGTAAAACTGGAATCGATACTTTATAATTTTTACCTTCTTCTATTATGTAGTTATCAAGCATGTTTAACATAAAAGACTTCTTTCGATATAGATCTTCTTTGTTTTTTTTCATAAATAACATTTGCTTTTTCAATAATTTATCCTTATCTGATAAGATTTGTGCCCGTTCTTTTAACAAAATATGAATTTGATCCTTTGTTTTTTCTTCTTCATTTAATTTCAATGAAAATTCTCTGTTTTTTCTTATACATATTAAATAGTTATCGTTGATATAAATTCCGGATGGAAAAAAGCCGTAAGCCATGTCTTCAAATAAATATCTATAAAAGGTATCTTCTAATGGACATTGATTCGATATTTTTAAAAATAAAGGATGTAAAATAGGGTTTTGTTTCTTCGATTTCATAAAACATTTCTTTATATACTTATATATTATCACTTTATATAAATATAAATAACATGATATTTATATTTAAAAAAATAGTAAAAAAAAAATTGAATGTATTTCAATTAAAATGTTAGCATAATAAAATTACTAAATATGGAATTATCATCTTTATTAAGTTTAATATCTTTTGATCGGAAAAATAATGTTTCTTTATCTGAATCTATTCAAACAAATTCTTTTGTATGCTCTAATTATAAATCTTTTCTTGTTGACCACTATGAAACTATAAAATCATTCTTAGACTCTTTACAATTTTCTGTCCTTACCATAAAATACACAAAACCACAAATTGATACTTTACTTTATTTACTTCAACACAAATATCCTTTTCTCGAACTCAATAATAACCAACCATGTATAGATCAACCCCAAAAAAAAGAAATTGATTATAAATGCATGAATCCAACTTGTCGTGATACGTGTAAGAAAATGATTCAATCGTTATTATATAATCACGGGAAATATCGTCACGGGAAAAAACATGATTATTCTTGTATTTTAGATGACAATGTTGATTATATTCATCCTGCACTATGTTGTCAAACATGCAATCGAATACTGTCACATCGCCAAGAGGATACCATATTGTTTAAAGATACAAATCATTTTTCCAAAGTTTATCGAAGCATCTCGGAGGACGATCAACGTGACTATAGCAAATATATGAAGTATAGGAAAGTTGAGAATATTGTTTCGACGAATACCCATACACAAATTCCAATCGCAACAAATCATTCAAAGAAAGGGTATGTCTGGACGAAAATTAATAGGCTATGTGAGGATTTATCCTATCAATCATTAATTCAGAGACAAATAGTTCCAAGTATGATTTGTAACACCAAAATACGACGACGGAATGAAAAAATTAAAAATGAAAATGAAAATATCAAGGACTACTTACAAATGAATGGAATCACAATCGAGAATTTGAATTATCACACACTTGATCAATTGAAAAAACAGTTGGATACAAATCGTAAACTTTTATTATGTTTTTTAACAGGCTGTAGATTAAGTCATGAAAAAGGCTCTTTGTATTTTATGTCTCCAGAAAGGCTTGATCAAAACAAACCATATTTATATCGAGATTCACGTGGAGAAATTCAACGAAATTTTGTCTTTATCTGCCAATTATTAAATACCACAAAACAAAATACGCCCTTTAAATTTTTCAACCTTTGTATTTCCAATATTATTAATGAAAAATATGGAATCACTTATGAACTATGTGAAAAGTTGGTAAACGAGGACGAATTCCATGAAAATAAAGAACGGATGGAACGAGTCAAAGACCATATCAATTGGGTCAATCAGCACTATGAAGAATGTGTTGATTATATGAATATGCCTTTTGCACAAAAAAGAGGTAATAATAAACCCGTGTTATATGAAAGTTTTCGCGTAATATTAAACAATATAAAACAAAGAGGGAAAGAAATTCCATCGAAAAAAGGAGATATTCAAAACATTGAAGATTTACTAGAGATCTGGAAATCCAATTTTGGGTTATGTTATTATTCTGGTTATAAAATGAATCTTCAAGTAGGAGGAAATCAAAATTTACAAATTTCACCAGAACGACTCGTCGATTCAGGAGGTTATTCAAAAGACAATGTCCGATTTATATGCGCGGAACTAAACGTAGGCAAACCGAAAGGTCATTTAGATACTAGTGTAACAGGAAGTAATTCCAAAGAAACATTACAATACTTAATTCAACATACAATCAAACACCATAAATTTGATCAACTGTTGGAAGATCGATATTATGATGAGAGCGAAATAAAAGAATTGGTAAAAGATTTTATAAGTTGAACATTTAAATCCAATAAATGTTTTTTTTTTTCATCAAAATATTTTGTTTTTTTCTTATATTAAATGAATACCCTGATATATATATTGCTTTTATTGATACTATTATGTCTTTTATATTATGTCTATTCAAAGTATAGATATCATAGACACTTGAACCAAAGTGTTTATCACCCATTTAATAGACATTTAAATATTTATGGCAAAGTTCAAACATGGAAACAACGTAAACGTAAACATAAATTATAATAACATTTCTATCATTTTTTTGTTTCTAAGCGATGATAATTTCATTGTATCGATAATATCATTCATATGTAAAATTTTATCTTCTAAACTTTGTTGATATCTTTCCATATTTAAAATCTTATTTTTAAAATTTACGTAAGGACCTTCGTATAATATTCTTATAAATATATCAGACTGATACATTATAAAGCTACGTCGTCTTCTTCCACAAACTTTTTTTCCTGATCTTAATTTCATCCTATTTTTGTATTATAAAGAAATATTAATATAAAAAACAAAAATGTTGTGAGTATGTTTGTTTTTCGTCGTTTGATTTTCGAGAAGATTTTTTTTTTTATCGCCACGTTTAACATCCTTTTTCCCCACAAAAAAATAGGGTCAGTTTTTCTTCGTTTTTTTTTTCTCCACGGAAATCCTTGTGTAATAAGATCGGATCGGTTTCATATACAAAAATTCAAATATATATAACAATGATACAAACATATATAACAAAGAAACACAACTAACCAAAACCAAAACCAAAACCAAAACCAAAACAAGAAAAGACAATGTTTGTTAATTTTGGAAATTCAAGATCAAATACAATTAATAAAAAACCATTAATATTAAACAAAAATTACAGAGACTACATTCAAGATGATTGTAATAATATGGTTGAAAAACTAATAAATGAAAAATCAATGACACTAAGTAAACAAACCATGAATGAAAACTTGATAAAGAATAATTCTGATTATGTCAAAGACATCGAAGATAATTTTATTTATCCTTTTTTGAAAGAATTCGATAAACAAACAAGAGAAAATTTGTATGATTATCAAGTAGATATAATCATACAAACTACTCTTTTTTCAAGGTTAAACATAAAAAATCAAGCATTATCTTTAATAGATCTACCAACAGGATTCGGTAAAACTAAATGTAGTTTATTAAGTGCTATATTATATACATTAATATTTGGACCGAAAATTCAAGAATCTGTGAATAGAAAAAACTACTGTGAGTATTTCACTCATTTATCGAATTATTCTTGTCCAAAAAATATGAAAGAATATCGTGATATTATTGTCATCAACGTTTCACATCATCTTTGTTATGAATGGTACAAAGAAGCTGAAAAAATTATAAATGCAATGAAACATTATGTATATGAAAAATTTGATAAAGTACTTAAAGTTAAATTGTGTACTAATAGAGGAAAGGTTGATAGAAACAAAAATAATAAAGAAGTGTTAATATTAATTATAAGAAATTCAAAATATCCTTTGTATTTATACAATGAGACGATAGCAACAGTATATAATAATACTATTGCTTGTAGTGTTTTTATTGAAGATGAAATAAATCAAAGAGAGTCGAGAATGAATTCACAAACTTATAATATTGAGCCATTCTTAATAGCATCACATATTATAGGTATTTCTTCTTCAATGTGGAATTTATTTTCTAAAGATGCAAATAATAGATTGGATAAAGTGTATCTATTTGAACATTTTAATACATCAAAGAATAATACCAATTTAAATAAAGACATATGTACACATACTTTGTTCGAAAAATTATTAAGTATGAGAACTCATCACGAGAGAATTTCATCTTCTGAAGAAACATTTTGTCAATATGATTGTGCAATTCGCTCATTTATGATTTTTAATTCTTTAGAAGATGATTTAATTTCTTATGTTACAGATATTAATAATTTTATTAACTGGAATGATAAAAAAACAATGAAAAGATGTGATGAAAAAGAAGAGAACTTGATTTCAAATATTCATTTTTTGAAAGAAAAATCTCAATATGATGATGTTAGCATTTTAGAATCATTAGAAAGTAAAATTCGTGAAATAAAGAAATCTACAACAACTGAAATAGATATAGATATATTTAATAAAACAATAGACATGGATATATTAAAAATATGGAGACATGAACAAATAATACATTGGGAATCTATGTATTATGAAATTATTCAATATTATATCAGATCAAATATTTATTTACTAAGAGATCGTATTAGAGAAATGGAACACTTTGACATAGTTAACATTAATTTTCCAATATCTAAAGCATTTTTAGATACTAATTTAGAAGCTCCAATGAATAACTTTAAAACCTTTCAAGGTATGATGAAAAATTTGAGTATAGATATACCAAATGTGTATTATAATAATGGAGTTATTAATATCAATAGGATTTTAAATGTGATTCATCAAGATATTCAAATACTTGAACTTGAAAAAAATATAAAAATGCGAAACATTATTGAGAAAAAAAAGTGTGGATATAATAGATTGAAAAATTTTCATGATATGGAGTGTGCTATTTTTTGTGGTAATGAAATTGATAATTTTAACGATATTTTTATTTGTCCAGGATGTTTACGTTTATATCATAAAAAATGTTACAATAAATGGTTGAATCAAAAGGACAATCAGAAATGTACACATTGTAACTATAGACTTCCTCGAGAAATAACAGTTTCTTTAAAACAAGATGAAAATGTCAATGACAAACAAAAAATGGACGTAGTTGAAGTAAAGGCAGAAATGGAAAAGGATATTTCATATTTACCAAAATTACTAAGTGACACGAGATATAAATGTTTACGAGATCTACTACAGCATATAATCCATATATTTTTGAATTACCTTAGATATAATCCTGAAGAATATTTTCAATTCTTGATGATATGTAGATTAAGTCATGAAGATATTATTACTCAAAATATAGAAGCGATATTTGAATCAGAAATAAAGGATGAAAAGCTAATCCTAAACAAAATTTCAAACTCTGGAAAACCAAGTAGTATGTTGAAAAATCGAGAAAAGTGTGATACTAATAAAAAAGGAGTGTTGAATTTAGTGTTTTGTTTCGACTCTAATTTAAAGAATAGTGTCCATGGATTGGATTTTTGTAATTCAGATGGTATTATTTCAATTGGGACTACTTCTGATGTTATAAATGAAAAACAAAGAATTGGTAGAGTTTTAAGAATATCACAGCAAAAGAAATTGAAATACTTTATCAATATTAAAAATTTTACAGATAGAGAATATGAAGAATGTGAAAAAAAACAAACTCGTTCTCTATCATCTTTTAATAATGTCGGGAAAAAAAGTAATTGTACATTATCAGTTATTGATATGTTAGAGAAACAAAAAACAAGTCAGTCTTTGACTTTACCTTCTTCTTCATCATCTTCATCAAGTTCGTCTTTTTCTTTATCTTATTCTTCTAAAAGAAAAAGGGAAAACTATGAGAACGAAGAGAACGAAGAGAACGAAGAGAACGAAGAGAACGAATATCATCAAAATAAGAAGATGCAAAAATTGAAACATAAAAATAAATAGGAAATATTTAAACATATAATGTGTCTTAGACTAAATACATAATGGAAGAAGAAAATAAATATGGAAAGTGTTTATGGAACAATGAAAATAAAATTAACGAAAGAGGAAGCAATTGCCCAGAATATTATATTCTTCATTTTTTTTTCGAAGGGTATTTTAGATAAATAAAAGCAGGCGAAAAATCGTAGTTGAAAAAAGCCGAAAGATCGTAGTTGAAAAAGCCGAAAAATCGTAGTTGAAAAAAGCCGAAAAATCGTAGTTGAACATCTTTTCTTCGTGATTAAAGTTTTTCTTCGTAATTAAAGTTTTCTTCGCAATATATGATAATGTTTTCAATTTATAATGTAATTAATGTATCTTCTTTTTATTTAATATTAAACAAAGATGAATTATAACGCACCTAATTCCGTTCAAAAGCAGTTTCTCAATCATCTTCTTTTTGAATTTTATAATGGTAATTCAGAACACAAAGAAGAGAAACTAGAACAAAAAGAAGAAGAGAAACTAGAACACAAAGAAGAAGAGAAACTAGAACAAAAAGAAGAAGAGAAACTAGAACACAAAGAAGAAGAGAAACAAGCACACAAAGAAGAGGAAAAACAAAAACAGAAACAAGAAGAGAAACTAGAACAAAAAGAAGAAGAGAAACAAGCACACAAAGAAGAGGAAAAACAAAAACAGAAACAAGAAGAGAAACTAGAACAAAAAGAAGAAGAGAAACTAGAACAAAAAGAAGAAGAGAAACAAGCACACAAAGAAGAGAAACAAGAAGAGAAACAAGAACACAAAAGAGAACACGAAGAAGAAAAGAAACAACAACACAAAGAAGAAGAGAAACAAGCACACAAAGAAGAGGAAAAACAAAAACACAAAGAAGAAAAGAAACAAGAACACAAACAAACAACATCAACATCAACATCAACATCAACATCAACATCAACATCAACATCAACATCAACATCAACATCAACATCAACAAGAATCATTCCAAATATGAGAATAATAAAAAACACAAATAGAAGATACAAAAAACCAAGGAAAAGATGTAAAACAAAATATTCTATTTTTGTTTTATTTTTTATGTATGTACTTTGCTTAGAGATATGTATTTATCTATTTGAGTTTTTTGTAAATGTTTTTAACGTATTTTTCAATAGTGTCTAATCTTTTTAAAATCTCATCTATAGATGATGATGATGATGAAGAAGAAGAAGAAGAAGAAGAATGCGTAGAATACGAAGACGAATTCGAAGTAGAAGAACTAGGAGTTGTTTCTTTTAAAAAATTGATTGAGAATGATAAAATATTATCGATGAATATTTCAGTTACATTAAAAGATTTACAAATTTTCACTTTACTTTGTCCTTTTTGCAATTCTCTATTAAAAATTGATGCAAGACGGAGTTTGATGGAATTTTCGCTTCGATTATGCTTTATTGAAATATCTTTAATTGTGTCTTTATGTTTCAGAGAGAATATAAGTTTGTCTTCTTCATCTTTTGTCCATATTTTTTTATGATTAGAAGATTGGTTATAATTCATAATCTACGTTTGTTTTATAAATATTATTATTCTTTTATATAAAAACAATATATATTTATAAAAAAAGCATGAGGTTTTCACAAAGTTCAAACCCTTTTGATGTGAATATTGAAAAAGAGCCGAATACGAGATATCCACAATTGGATAAAGAGTATCATTATTTTTTCACAGCAGGAGATATAGAGCAATTTGTAAGTGGAATTCGTCAATTTGATGTTGATAAAGAGAAATTAAAAGAGTTATTACAAAACAGAGAATCGATAAAAGAGAAGACATTTGAAGATTTATTCTATACGTTCGAATACATGTTCAATAATTTCAAAAAAGGTACATTGGTTCAAATTAAAGATAATAAATTAGTAACGTTTTTACCATTTTCGAAGCAGAATTACATTAATCCTCACGATTTCAATTTGCAAGTTGATCCAAGATATTGTAACAATGCTCACTCGTCAATGAATTCATTTTATGCGATGATTGATGAAATGAATAAAGGTACAAAATTCCAGGATTTAAACTCTAAAGAAGTGGTAGAGAAAAATAAATCTTTATGGGTAATTGGAAATGGAACTATTCGATATGAAAATCCTTATTCAGAAAACGATTCTGGATTACATGCATTATATCACATGTTAGAAACCTTGTGTAATGAAAGATGTATACCTGATTGTCATTTTTTTTTACATAAGAGAGATCATCCATTAGTCCGTGTCGATGGAAATCATCCTTACGATAATTTATATGATAACAAAAAAATTATAGAAAAAGAAAACTTGGACAGATTGTTTCCAATTTTTTCTATGAATTCAACAAATGATCATAAAGATATAGCTATACCAAATTGGTTTGATTGGGCTTTTACCTTAAGACAAGAATCAGATAGAGATTACACAGTGTTTCTTCAGAACAAAAATAAAACATTTACAGAGTATGATAAGATCAATGATTTTGAAATCGATTTTAAAAGGAAGAAGGATCAATTTGTATTTCGTGGAACCAGTACTGGTATTGGTGTCTCTTCGTCAAATAACATGAGGCTTTTTTTGTGTCAACTAGCGTATCGGGAGAATCATAACAAATTATTCGATTGTAAGTTGAGTAGTATTAATACACGTCCACGTAAGATTAAAAATGATCGATTTTTTAGAATCATGAATAAGAGTGAACATGAACATCTACTTGGTAATTATCTTTCGTATACAGAGCAATCAAGATATAAGTATATTTTTCATATAGAAGGACATTCTTGTGCGTATCGTTTAACTGCGGAACTTTTTTTCAATTCTGTAATATTATATTGTCCTTCAACTAATGGTAGCAAACTTTGGTATTTTGATAAATTAGAAGAATACGTGCATTATGTTCCTTTACGTGCATTTGATGAAGAGAATATATTGGAAACAATGAACTGGTGTATTAACAATCAAGAGAAGTGTGAACAGATTGCTCGATCAAGTAGAGAATTTGCAGAGAATAATTTACGAAAAGAACACATGTTAGATTATCTTCAACAAACTATAAGCAGAGAAACTGGAAAGAATGTACTCTGTTTGGATTCAAAGGAATCTTTGTTAAGCAGAAATAATGAGAAAGTGAAAAGACATATACAAGTTTATTTTGAAGATTTAGGTAAAATGATTTCTTTTATCGAAAAGGATTACATTCTTGAGAATAGTAATTATAGTTTGCAACTGTACATGTTGTATGTGAATAAAAGTAATATAATGGAAGATTTTTTGAAGAACCACTATGTAAAAAATTTGGTGAGAAAGAGGGCTAGTTCGATTGACTTGTATTGTTTTCGAGGGAAGAAATTTATCAAGAAAACAATTTACAAAACAAATGAACATTTAATAGAACATCAAGCTTTTTGTGGTTACGCAATTATGAATCGTTTACATAGTAGATATAAGGATAATTTTCAATACACATATTATCACCATAGTAATTATTTATTATTAGAATACAAAGAGGGTGAGACACTTTTCCATCGTTTGATCAATAAAGAGATTGGATTTTATCAACTGATAGAAATTTTTATCCAAATAGCATGTTTATTACAAGTATGTCAAGACATGTATGGATTTAACCACTGTGATTTAATGCCTTGGAATATCATGATAAAAATATTAGAAGAACCAAAAGAAATTGAGTTTACAGAATTCAATATTCGTATTTTATCACGTTATCGAGTAACTTTATTAGATTATGATTCTTCACATTTTATCTATCAGGGAAATAGTTATTACATGTCGTGTCCTTTTTATTATTCTACAATGAATGATATGAAATGTTTAATTATCAAAAGTCTTGAAAATGTGTTTTCAACGGTTTCATATATATCTTACAATGAAAAAGATGATCCCGAACGACTTTTCAATGTCTTAAAAAACAAACAAAAGTTTCTTGATTTTGCCAAACTTACAGTGTCATTTTTTCTGAAAAGCGATGTGTTAGATACATACTATCTGAATAAAAAAGATCATTTAATTGACAATATTCGTAAGGTCAATAATGATATAAGTGAAATGAAACGCTTTTTGTCACTACAATCAAAATTTTCTATATTAATGGAGAAGACGGAGTCGGTACATTGTCCAATTGAATTTGTAAACTATATGTTGTATCATAAGTTACATAACCCACAAACGATAATACTTCGTCATCTGTATTCAATAACAAATTCTGTACATAAATATGTGAATGAATTGAATATATCTGACTACAGTTTTTATCAAAAGTTAATCTTTATAAAGGAGATTCTTATTGAAAAACCTAGATTAATTTTATCGCAAGGTCATGTTCCTACGTTTAATAAATTTTTGCAAAGACTTGTCACCTTATATAAAGAGAAATATGTTCGAAAGAATATTTCTTTTTCAAATCTGAAGTTTTATGATAATCTTTTCTGTGAGCTTTGTGAAATATGTAAACTGAACCTGAACATTACAAATCTAGGTGATAATATTTCCTTGAATACAGAATATGAATTCGATATTCATAAGTGCATTGGTTTTTTAAAAGAGAACTATGAACAACAAAAACTTCCTGTTATTAATCGTATTTACACTTCTATGGATGATAATAGTAATTGCTTATATTACCAACATGTAAATAATCTGATGCAAGAATGTTATCTAAATAAAAAATTGATGAAAATATTTAGAACAGAATTTCAACCAAATGTAACATTTTATAATCTATTAGTCAGAGATAAACAACAATTATAAAAATAAAAAAAAAAGAAAAAAGAAAAAAAAAAACAAAAAATAAAGAATGAAAAAAGATCAAATTATAAATTTCTTACAGGAAAACAATCATCCAAATGGTGATAATTTACATTTGATGACAAAACAAGAACTCATCAAAATATTAACTTGTACAAAACTCACTTTACAAGATCAAGATAAAGAACAATTTCAAGAGCAAGAAGATCAAGGTCAAGCGAAAGACAAAATCATAGAAAAATTAAGGAAAATTGTAAAAGGAAAAGAATAAAATGTGAATTTAATTAACGACTTCTACTTTTTCTGTATCTTCTTTTATCAATGGTTTGTTTTTTAAGTCGTCTAATTCAGATTGTATTTCTTCAATCATTGAGTTATCTTTATCTTCATTTTCAATAGTTGGTATTTCATGTTGAACATTAATAGTTGGTATCGAAGATTCTGGTTCTTGATTGTTCATCAATGTCATCATGGAAGAGACTAGAGGTAAAATCGTTTGTAAAACAGGAGTTGGTGATGGTGATGATTGTGTTTGATTTTCTTGTTGTTTTGGTTCTTCTTTTGTTTTCGGTTTCTCTTCGTCTATCTCATCTAAATCTTCTATTTCTAATTCATCCAGTAAATCGATTTTTGTATTTGTATTAGAATTTTCAGAACTTTCACCTTTTAAAGCTAAAATATCAGATGAATGTTTCTCGATCATTCCATTAACATATAATATATGTTTCTGTAACTTTTTTATTTTTGTTTTCATACTATTAAATTTAAAATGAACAACTATTGTGAATAAGATAAATAATCCTAACCCCATAAAAAATAAAATATTGTCCATATTGTTGATATTCATGTTGTGTTTTAGATTTTATCCTATATGTTTTTAAATGATTTTTTTTTTTTGTCTGTATAAATAAATGTTATTTTATTTATCTTTATTTTTAATTTTCTTCCGATTGAAAGCTTCATTTATGATAGAGTTGGAAAACATAATGTATGATAGACACTTCCTAAATTGAATGAAAAAAAAAGAAAAAAAAAAAGAAAAAATCCTTACTAAATAAAATAGAATGAAGGTATTATTCTTTATTCTTTCCAATTTATGGTATCCATTAAAGAGTATTCCTCAATTAGAAGATAAGCAAATCAACAAATGTGAATTTTTTAACAACAAATTAGTAGTATACAAAGATTCACAAACATCAGATTATATATGTCATACGGACATATGTCCTCATCAAGGTGCATCTTTGAGTAAAGGAAGACTAAAGTCAATTAATAAAACATGTAATATAATTTGTCCATATCATGGATTTGTCTTTGATAAGAACGGAATTTTTAAAGGTATCGACAATCAAGACAATGAAATTCAAAATAAAAAACAATATATTGAACCAATAGATACAAAAGTTGTTGACAATTTACTCTTTATACGTCGTCGACATCGAGATCAATTAAATAACAGTGATTTTACGATATATAGCCCACCAGAAAACAACAATTCCAGTTTTAATGTTGTTCATGGAAAAAGAAACATTCGAACCAATTATTTATCTGTTGTTGAAAACTTATTAGATAATATACACATATCTTTTGTTCATAGCTTTGGTAGTAGTTTATCATTACCATATGATATCAAATATGAACAATTGTCCCCTATTCATGGAAAGACCACATTTTTTTATGAACCGAATCCGTCTTCTATAAGTAATCTTTTCGGTGACAATTCCAAAAAAACGACAGTTCGTGTTGAAAATGAATATATTTTACCAACAACTACTGTGACAAGAGTCTTCTTTGGAAGAGAACAAAAGAGTATCAAAACAGTATTTACACGTTGTATATCAACTTCTGATAATGAAACAATTCTGCACTGGTCAGTCTTTCGAAATTATTGGATGAACAATCTAATGGGAGACTATGTTATGGATACACTAATGAATTCAGTCTTGAATGAAGATATTGAAATATTAAATCACGTCGATCCAAAATATAGAGAAGGTCATCTAAAGACAAAATACGATATAACTATTTTAAAATTTCGACAAAGTATGAAAAAAGTAAATAAGACAGAATTAATTTGATTTTTTTTTTTATTTTTTATTATTATTTTCGACAATAATAATAAACAAACAGAATGTCATCAAATTCAAATTCAATATTATTAATGGACAATTTGCTATATAATATGTCAAATAGTCCCAAAACATCTAAAATAATTTCAATCTTAACAACAAACGAAAAGCTGAAAGCGGGTAGTTCAAAAACAGGACAGAGTGTGTCTTTATCAATGCAAACAGATGGAAACCTAGTTTTGTATTCAAGTGGAACAGCTTTGTGGGCAACAAACACAAGCTATACTGAAATTAACGTTTCTGAATCAACAGTAAACCAGTCATACTTAGAACTTCAATCAAATGGGAATCTAACTGTTTACAATAATCAAAATAAGGCTTCATGGACCACAAACACAGCACATATAGCACCAAGTAGTGATACACCAGATACTCTTGCTCTGATAGGAAGTAATTTAGTATTAATCAATAGTTCTTCCAAAAATGCATACTTTCTTGCTAACGCCAATACAAAAATTGGTTCAGTTTCTCGTGGAGGATATATTTATAATCCTCCATATTCACTAACAAGCCAAAAAGTTTACACATTCTATATTGACATGTCTAATGATTTTGTAAGTTCAAATTTAGATTATTTTTCAATGACGCCTCAAGTAAGGAACTGGAACTCATCCGGAAGTAATGTTTTTTGGAACTCTAAATATGCCATTTGTTTGAAAACAAATTATAAACAAGCAAGTTTTAAAGACAAATCGTATCAAAAAAAAGGGGTAGGAGGAGGTACAATAAATACCAAGACAATCGATTATCAAAGTCCCATGGGAACTTGTGCCTATGGGAACGATGCATGTTTTGATAGTTCTGATTCCAATGTAGCAGACAATATGTTTACTTCTAATACACTAGCTTTAAATTCAGACATTTATGTATCGAACAAATCCTTAGGTTATAAAACCCTTCAAACATGTGGTGTTCATCAAGAGTTTGGGGTTCATCATGACGGTAAGCAACTATGTAAATTTAAGAACGATAATTATAGCAATGATAATTGTAATGGTAAAAATAATAGTCAGTCTTTTTTTGTCAATGCAGAACCTGGAAGTGTGTCTTTTAATTATTGCACATGCTACACTAAAGATGGTGCTATTGTTAAGAAAACAGGATGTTCTGAGCAAAGAGCACAAACGTTCATTTTTCCATGTTTTTCCATTAAGGAATATACTTCAGCAACTCCATCTGGATATACATTTTCCAGTAATTTATCAAAGTATTTGGTATATAATTCTAAAACATTACCATATTCAAGTCTTGATTATATTCAGTATTATCAAAATTATCAAAAAGATAGTACCAAAGGTAAACTGTATTCAACATTCACTGGATTAAGTGACTTTACATTTGCTGTTTCTTATTCAATTAATATGATTAAGGTATCTATGTTGGATTTGTATCATCTATTACAGGTCGTTTCTAGTTATCCATCAACAAAAGGAGTTATGAATCCTACAACAGGGATGTCTATTACTTTGTCTAACCAAAATACGTCCTATACAATGTTACAAGACTACTGCTTTTTTAACAAAACACTTTGTAATTCATCCGTCACAAATCTATGTTGTATGAATTTTAATACCGATAACCTTCCTAAGATCTTAAGTGAAGCAGCAGAATCAACAAATGTCAACTCTGCATTTTATAAAAATTACCAGAATACAACGAGAACAAACTATCAGAAAAAGCCAATTCAGAGTGGTTTACCAGTCCCAACTTACACTCAAGCCTCAAAGATATATAATCAATTTTGTAGTGGAAAAAACTGGAACTCAACAGAATGTAAGAATTACTATTTAGCATCTTACCTAAATCAAGCAAGTCCCAAACTAGATCAATCAGTAATTGATCTTCTCCAGACCAAATGTGCAACAGTAAAAGAAGGAGACGACAAAGATATATGTGGATGTTTCTATCAAACCAAAGACATTATGCAATATGGAACAGACAATAAGTATCCAGCTTCTATTATGAAACCACCTTATCAGTGTTGGTATCCCAATTGCTTCTATTCAGATGTTCAAACTTTCCAAGCTTACCCGTGTCCAAGCGAGACTATTTGTACGGCAAACGTGTATAACAATTTACAAGCAGGAGGTAACATAAGTAATAACAAGTTTTTCGAGTCACAAACTATAAATTGCCCGAGTAATAAATCATCTTCGAATTCACCAGTAACAACAAACAAAGGATCGGTAACAACAAAAAAAGGTAGTAAGTATACAAAAGGATCGTCATCAAAATCATCGTCTGATTCAGATTCAAATTCAAAATCATCGTCAGATTCAGATTCAAAATCATCGTCGTCAAATTCACAATCAAAGAAAATTAGTCATGGAGAAACTGCATTGATTATTGTGATTTCATTTATTCTTTTATTTTTATTAATTCATTTTATTCTTAAAGTTATCCATCGACGTTAGTTTTTTTCTTTTTCCTCTTTTCTTTTTTTCAAGTCATTTATAATAATATCTATTTCTTCACTTAATTCGGGTACATTAAATATCAAATAATTTTCATTATTCCGATGTAAAGACACTAAACACATCTTAGATACAACATAGTTTTTATACTTCTGTTCAATGATATATTTATATAAATTGAGTTGTAATGAATACTTATTAAAATTAGTGTCTGTAATATCAAGATCTGCTAAGAATGACTGCTTGGCAAACATACAAAAACGTTTTATTTCTTTTGATCGTTTCCAGTCGTACAAAGAGATATCGATTTTTCCATCTTCCCGAATTCCATTAAATGCTACTGCATCTATCATACCAGCCAAATCAAGATCTTCATGAAATACTGCCCATTCTGTTCGATACATATTTATGTTACAATCTTTTTGAAAATTTAAAAAATACTTATACTCGATAGACTCATTATTTATGGGTAGTTCATTATAAAAATTTTCAATATCATTATGTAATATTGTTCCTTCTTTGCTTGCTTCTCTACCATTAGCATCCCATAAGGCTTTAATTTCTTCGTCAGACAAACCAAAGTATTTGTTTTTTTCCCATGATTTTTTTGCCTTCATTTTTTGAATTACAAAGTCAGGATTGAATTTTGGAAACAAAGATGCTATAACTGATGTAACGGATGTCAAATTCCGTCCATCATTTAATGAATATAAATGTAAGTCTTCATTAAAAGTTAATTGACTATCTCTTTCATGTGAATTTCTTTCTTCTAATAATTTCATTTTCTTGTTCAAATTAAATTTTTATTTATTTCGTAATAAAAATTTGTTTTCATTTTTCGTTTTTTTTTACAAAAACGGTTGTCTACATATTGGGCATAAGTCAGGTCCACGTATGCTTAAAATACAATCAATACAGAAAGAATGAAACGAATCAATATAAAGTGTTTCTTTCGTTTCAAAACATATTGGGCATTCCTTTACTTCTTTTTCATATTTAGAATTTTGTGTTAATTTCAATTCACGAATAAATCTCCTATCATCAGAAGGAAAAAAGATGGTTATTCCAATGATATTTCTTCCCCTTGTTATAATATCAAGTGGTATTAATGTTGAATGATAATCCGTGTAATTCAATATTGATGCGGTCGTTAAACTTCCAAATGTAGTTTCATTAATCTCAACATCAAAAGATATATTAGAAGCATATATAACAGATTTAATGTTGATTCTTGGTTCTTTGACGAATAATAATATAGAGTTTACACTTTCATTTGCATCTAACTCCATATCAATCGTTACCGTATCGGATTTATAAAAGCTAGCATTAAATCTATGATATTCCCCATTTAATAGTACTTCTACATTGGTCATTAAGCATGTTCTCTCTATATATAGTCTTTTTTTTCTTTTTTTTTTCTTTTTTTTTTTGTCCTTATCTTTTATCTTCTTTTTTTTTCAACATTTTGTTTCGAAATGTTAAAAAGATTTTTTTAGATATCAAGAGACTCGTCAGACAGATTTCCAAGGAAAAATTTTTTTTAGATAGATTCCCACTCTACATCTAAGTCAAGAGATAGATATTCTAGGAAAGATTTCTCCGTATTTGACTCGTCAGAAAGACCTGCATCTTTTCTTGCTTGGAAATATTTTTCTTTATAGTTGTCTTTAAATGTTGGGTACTTTTCATCATACTCTTTGATAATTTTTACGGCGTCTAAATAACTTTCTTTCATTTTTACAATCTTCTTCTTTGCCTCTGCATATGTCCACAGTAATTGACTACGTTTCACATTTTGGTTTATGTAGACTTCATAAGGATCAATTTCAGCTAATGTTTTTCCATTTTCTGCTTCCTTTGATTTCTCTAATAGTAACTTTTCTTTTTCTTGTTGCTCTTCCATTTCTTTTTTGGCATCTTCTTTCTTTTTCATGATATCTTCACTTATAATTTTAGTTGATTGTCGCTTCACATCGACTTCTATTTTGTCTGCAGCATACTTGTCGGTATCACATATGGGAAATGTTTTCCCAACATTGACATGATATATTCTATGCAAAGAATCAGTACTCTTTATTAATTCTTCTGCTTTTCGAGACGCATCTTCTGGTGTATCTGTTACATATCTTACTTTACAACATCCATACCATCCATTATTATCTGGTGTTGCACCTTTACTTGGAATAAAACTCACTAAAGCAATCTTTTGTCCATGAATTGGAGGATCAGAATAGTATCTTTCACCTTGTAAATCACGAATATCTTTATTTAATTTACTTTTCAATATTTCTACTTCTTCCTTGTTAAAAACATAGTCTTTATCAAACTTATTGTTACTTAATAGATCGGCTTTGGATATTAAGCTGTGCATATTTTAGTTTACATACATCTATTTCTTTAAATCTATTAAATTATTCAAAATAAAAAAAAAATGAAAAAAAAAAAATGAAAAAAAAAAATGAAAAAAAAAACGAATTGAGACTACTTCTCTTTCTCAATTTCAAATCAATACAAATGAAATTAATTACCACCAACCAATTTAACACCAATTACTTAAAATTTAGTGCTCCAGAAGAAAATAATATCCCTGCTTCAAAATTAAAATTTAAACGTATTCGAATTAGTTATGATGATCATGTTAGCATGAGCGACTTGATATTACAATCTCCTCCAAAGCTACTTTCTTGGGGACTTGGAGAACAAACCGACATGAACACCAATGCGAAGACAGGATATACAATGCCTATCGTCCTCTTTAATAAAGATGGTGCAACTCAACAAGAACAAGATTTTGTTGATATTATTAATAATATTACAGAGAAATGTAAATCCCATCTTGTTGAAAATAGAAACGCCATTGAAAAATTTGATCTGGATATGTCAGACCTTAAAAGACTTAACCCACTCTATTGGAAACGGAACGAAAAAGGTGAACTCGATAAAGTAAAAGGACCAACGCTCTATGCGAAATGTATGTATGCTAAGAAAGATGATTCCATCTATACTACATTTGTTGATGAAAGTTTACGTACTGACGTTGACCCTCTTGAGTACTTGAATAAACATATGTATGTTTCCTTTGCACTAAAAGTTGAATCCATCTTTATCGGGAACAATATCTCTCTTCAATTGAAATTAAAAGAAGTTAAATTTACATTGAAAGATTCAACCTTACGCAGCTTATTAGACAATTCAATTGTTCTTACTGGAACAAAAAATTCTCCTCAAGTTGTAGAAAATGAAATGGTAGACGCAGAAGAAGTTGAATATTTAGAAGAAGAAGAAGAGGAAGAAGTTGAAGAGGAAGAAGTTGAAGAAGAAGTCATGGAAAAGGTAGAAGAAACACCTATCGTTGAATCCCCTATTAAACAAGAAGTTATTAAACCAAAAGTTTCATCCAAAGTTGGAAAAACAACTACCAGAAAAAAGAAAGAAACACATGCAATATCTGTCAACTAAACAAACAAACTAAAGAATCGAAAACAAACAAACAAACAAAATAAAGAATCGAAAACAAACAAACAAACAAACTAAACAAATAATGAAATATTAAACAAAACAATAATTGATATTAAACAAAACAATAATTGAAAATAAATTTCTTTCTCTTCATTCATTTTGCTTCTTTTTTTTTTTTTTTAAAAAATTATTTGATAGGATTATCAATATATATATATAAACGTATATATATATATTACCTATCTATATTCTTACCAATCTATATTCTTATATTTCATTGTTTTATGATCATCTAAATTCAATAATACATTCATTGGTTTATATGTCTCTACATTCAATTCTTGTCTACATTCAATTCTTGACTTATTTCCTATAAATTCAATAATAATAATAATTCTTGTCTACATTCAATTCTTGACTTATTTCCTATAAATTCAATAATAATAATAATTCTTGTCTACATTCAATTCTTGACTTATTTCCTATAAATTCAATAATAATAATAATTCTTGTCTACATTCAATTCTTGACTTATTTCCTATAAATTCAATAATAATAATAATTCTTGTCTACATTCAATTCTTGTCTACATTCAATTCTTGTCTATATTCAATTCTTGTCTACATTCAATTCTTGTCTACATTCAATTCTTGACTTATTTCCTATAAATTCAATAATAATAATTCTTGTCTACATTCAATTCTTGTCTATATTCAATTCTTGTCTACATTCAATTCTTGTTCAATTCTTGTCTACATTCAATTCTTGTTCAATTCTTGTCTACATTCAATTCTTGTCTACATTCAATTCTTGTCTACATTCAATTCTTGACTTATTTCCTATAAATTCAATAATAATAATTCTTGTCTACATTCAATAATACATTTACTGGTTTATATGTTTCTACAGTCAATTCTTATCTTATTCCTTCTAAATCTAATAATCTATATTCATCAATCTTATCTGCTTCTATAACGATACAATATTTGCAAAATTTTATCATCTACATCTTTTGTAATGAAGTTTTCACGTTCTTCTTCTGTAGCTTTATTGTAAGCTTGGAATAGGAAAGCAGTAAGATCATCAATACCATCAGATATATCAAATATATCTGAAGTCGTTGTATTAGACGTAGCAGACGAAGATGTAGAAGTAGACGTAGACGTAGACGTAGACGTAGACGTAGACGTAGACGTAGACGTAGACGTAGACGTAGACGTAGACGTAGACGACGCAGATGTAGTCAATTGCATCACACGATTTGCACAAATGCTTATATTGTTAATGAATTTCTTCTGTTTGTAATTCATTACAACTTTATCATAATCTTCTTGTCTTAATACTAATAAAGCTGAGATCTGTGCCTCAAATAATCTTTTCTTATCCTCTTCGACCATTAGTTCTTGGGCTATACATATATGGTATATACATAATAATCTATAGTTTTGGTTTCATATACATGAATCTTAAACAAGCTCATCCCAAATTTTAAAATCAAGCATTTATCGTGGCTAGGAGAATTGACGTCATTTCTCAATCTACAAAAATTTTCTGTTGGAAATATCCGAAGCCATGGCAGCCGCCTGGGATATTAAAATCAGATTAAAATCTCCTCCACCAGGAAGTTCAACTCTCTTCTACATAGAGAAATGCGAGAAGAAGAGAGAAGAACAGAAGAGAGGAGTTTCTTTTCTTTTTCTATTCTTCTTCTAGTTTCTCTTTTTTTTTTTCTCTTTTCTCTTTCTAATTTTTTTTCTCTTTCTCATTTTTTTTTCTTTTTCTCTTTCTCATTTTTTTTCTTTTTCTCTTTTCTCATTTTTTTCTTTTCTCTATCTAACTTTTGTTTCAGCGGGTATTTTACAGTGGCTTCCCTCTTCTTACTTTTTTGTGTGTGCTTCCCTCTTCTTACTTTTTTGTGTGTAAAATAGTGTTAATAACAGCACTATTTTACAGTGGCTTCCCTCTTCTTACTTTTTTGTGTGTACTTCCCTCTTCTTACTTTTTTGTGTGTAAAATAGTGTTAATAACAGCACTATTTTACAGTGGCTTCCCTCTTCTTACTTTTTTGTGTGTGCTTCCCTCTTCTTTCTTTTTTGTGTAAAATAGTGTTAATAACAGCACTATTTTACAGTGGCTCCCCTCTTTTTTACATCTAAGAGTACCATAACTTGTGGAGTAGCTTCATTTTTTCTTCATCAACCGTTTCACAATCCTCTTTTAGGATTCCTCCTGTGTCTCCGCTATTATAAGTCCAAGTCCAAAAAAAGGTATCCCTTTTGTCTTTCTCAATCAAGTAATCTACAAAATCTTCCGCCCACTTTTTTTGTTCAGGTATATTTGACATATATCCCCATTCTCCTACATTAGAACATTGATGACTCCCAAAAGAATAGTCCCATTTTTCTTGATACGGAAAATAATCAGAAAATGAATATTTATGTATAGAATAAACGATTCGATCATGGAAAGAAAGAGAAGACAGATCTACATGAAAGAGGTTGCCACCCCAATTTGTTCCACCTACATAATACTTGAAACGATTAGGAAAATGCTCTTCTATAAAGACAACAGTTGATTTTGCTATGGAGTTCCATTCATAAAAATTCTCACTTTGGTATTCATTAAAGATATCAACTGCAACTAGATTATCAAATGATTTATATCTTTCAAGAATGGTTTTCCAACCACACAAAAAATCATCAAAAGAATAAATAGAATCAAATGGTTTTTCACTTTGTCTTGTAGAATATAGTCTATGAAAATCAAGAACAACATCAATTCCTTCTTGTCTCGCTAATTCGAAAAACAAGTCCATGTTATCAAAGTTCCCTTCGTGAACGTACTGTAGACAAAAAGGTAAACGTATTGTATTAAATCCTAATTCACTAATTTTATGAATATTCCATTGGATAGAATGTTTCCAATTGCACATCAAATCTTTATGTTCTGTTTCGAAACCAAACCAATTAAGTCCTTTGATAACATCTGATGCAGAAATAGATGTAATAATCGAAGACAAAAAAAGAAGTGTTTTTAGTTTCATTATATTTCTTATGTTTTTCTCTTTATTATAAAAAAAAAATAAAAAAAAAGATAAATTAGTTTAATTTATATTTCTAGTCTACTTAAAATTTAATATTGTTTCTAGTCTAATTTTTCTGTCTTAAAATTTAATATTGTTTCTAGTCTAATTTTTCTGTCTTAAAATTTAATATTGATTCGTTTGAATTTGGCTGTCATCAATTGCGTCTCGTAGACCGTTTTGTTGTTTTTGTTGTTCTTGTTTTTTCCTTTTCATCATTTGCTCTTGCTGTTGTTTTTTCCTTTTCATCATTTGCTCTTGTTGTTGTTGTTGTTTTTTCCTTTTCAGTTGATCTTGTATTCTTTTTCTTTGTTGTTCTTGTTTTTTCAAAAGTGCTTCTTTCTTCACTTTTTGTTCTATAAAATTTTTCACTACATCAAAATTTAATATTTCTTTTTCGAATAATTGATTACCTAATTTCATCTGGTTTGAAGTTATTTCACTTTTCGTCATATTTGGATATAAATTTTCTTCTACTTCTTTAGGTAAATCTAATACATAATTTCTTTTGGATTTATAATCATAATGAGTACGCGTAGAATATTCTTGATTATCAAATTTAATAGCGAATGTACTGGATTTGATTAAGTTAAACTCTCTATCAAAATGCCCATAAATGTAGTCACCACCATTTGTATAATTTATTTCACCATAATATTTTATATTCTTTTCTCCTGATTCTGGTATATATTTAGTGAACCCATCTGTAAATATCTGTCCTTTAAAGAAAAAATTTTCATTTCCTAATTTTAAAGTTCCATCTAAACGTCTTTTATTTTCGAAATCTTTGTAACGTACCACTCCCTTGAAAGTATATCCATTTTCAAACTTTATATTTAATTTACCAGAAGATGTTCTATACCGACCGAAGGGAGCCTGGTACAAATCAGAAGAATCCGGTGTAACTACGCCTTTACCATAACCAAAGGAAGATAAAAAAGTTTCTTCTTGTATTTTCTTTCTTTCTTCTTGTATTTTCTTTCTTTCTTCTTGTATTTTCTTTCTTTCTTGTTCTTGTACTCTTTTTCTTTCTTGTTCTTGTTTTTTCTTTTTTAGTTGTTGTTTTTCTTTTTCTTTTTGTTTTCTTTCTGTTTCTTCATCTCGTTTACTTTTTATTTGATTAACAATTGGGAGTAATTGCCGATAGTTCTGAACTGAATTTTGCGTTTTCAATTGGGTAATAATTTTGTTATTATAACCAAACCAATCGAATGAAGTTGGAATACCTTCATCATATTTCATCCATCCCCATTTCTTTTTTGTGTCTGTTAGAATTGGTCCACTTAATTTGTCGAGTCCATTTGAAGACCATCTATGTTTCATTTTAACAATTTTTGGGTCAAAATTTAATTCTTTATCGTACATATAATTATATGGAGGTATTTTCACTATGTCACTATCTATATATAACAATGGTAAATATTGCAAAAATCTATTGATATTCTTTGTGTGGTGATTTCCTGAGTAAATGATAACGTTCTTCATTGAATTTTCTGAATCACAACTTTTAAACCTGTTTTTACCCTCATCGAATTTTCTAAATAGTCTTGCTATTGACTGTATATCATAAAAAGTAGCAAGTTCTACTTCTTGCATTTCAATAAAATAGCCAAGTATAATTTTTTTGGGGTCATATAAAAAATAACTAGTATCGATGTTATCCAATTGCTTTGCAAATTTACTGTCAAGTTTTTTATAATCAATAAGTCCTTGTTCAATAGTGTTTCTTTTAAAGATACTCTTCTGTAGAATATAATCGTAATAATCTTTTACCGATGGAATGACATATTCTTCTTCTTTTATTTTCTGTTTTAATATATTAACATCTGTTTCTTTACAAAACTCCAATAAGAAAGAATTGATAGAGTCTATAAACATTGTTGCTTTATCTAACTCAGACACAACCCCTAAATTATGATTTTTATAATATTTTATAATTTCTTGATCTTCTGATAGTTTTGCTAGAGACATTTCCTCAGCACTTTGTTTTATCGAATTTTGGATCATTACTTCTTTCTTTTTATGTAACGATAAAAGAAAATACCAAATACTTTTTAATACCTCATTTTCAGTATAATTATAGATTGATTCACCTTTATATATGTGTAAGATAATTCCCTTATATATATCTTTAAATTCAAGATTTTGAAGAGGTTTGGTACCATAAGCAAAGTCTTCATATAAATAATCTCTTACTACGCCTAAAATAGATATCAAAGAAGCGTTAAAGCCATTATATCCGAGACGAGTGTCTGTAAAATGAGACCTGAACCCTTTGAAATTATTCTTTCTCATAAAATTTCTTAGGTATAATAGTGTAGGTTTTATTTGCATGTATTGCAAACTATCATTTTTGATCTGTGGATTATTTACATTTTGTAAATTTGATTTGTAATTAAATATATCTTCAATGCTCTGCTCGATGATAAAATCTAAACAAAGATTTAAATGTGAATTTTTAATTATCAGCACTTCTAGAAATGAAATGAACTCATCAAAGCCTTTCTTTACATAAAAATGCTGTTCACCAATGTTCAGAATATTTTTCGGCAGGCTTTTTTGATTTTGCCCAGTATAATTCTCATAGTAGCTATAAGAAAGTAAGGATGGATAATCGATAAAATTAGGAAGTTTATTTATACCGATATATTCGTTCACAATTTTATCTTTTCTTTGGCTTTGTATTTTATCCTTCTGTTCAAAAAATTCCTTTTTAATATATTGATTATTTTTTCTTTGGTTTATTTGCATAGAATATAGCCTTTCTTGTGCACGAAGTTTATTCATAAATTGGTCAAATTGTGATTTGGTACCTGTAAATGTTTTTTTAGGTCCCTTCATAGTGGGATATTGAAATGTTTGTCTTGGTTCTTTTATCTTTCGAGTTCCATCTCTGTTTAAAAAACCGAATCCTAAGATACCACCTTTTTGTTTTTGAACTTGTTTTTTTCTTTTCTCATAGTTGAAATAATGTTTCGATCTTTCTTTCTTGTATTTGTAGTCTAGAAAGCTCACTTTTTTATCAATTGATTTTTGACTTTTTTTTTTTAAATACTCTTTTAATAAGTCTACATCTACATTATAATTAGTGGACAATACATTGATATCTTCATTAAGTTGTTTGGTAATATTTTTAAAACGTTGTAATTCTCTTTGAGACATGCTTGATTGCACGGAGATAAGCATTTTCAATTCATTATTGAGTTGATTTAAGGTTTTTTGATTATTTTCATAAGGATTCATATTTAGATAATCGATCTTTTGTTCATAGGAATCTAATTTTTGGTTAATATAAGTCTGTGACATTTTTACTTATAAATAAAAAAATAAAAAAATAAAAAAATTAATTTATTTTCGATTTGTCAATCTTGTCAATTTTGTCAATCTAAGTTTTTTATGTTTACATCTTTTTTAGTTTCTTTTATTCTGTTTTTTGTAAAAGATTAAAGCGAACTGGATTTATATAACTTTTATATTAAAATATATAGGAATTGAAGTAAAACATGGAAGATTTCATTCAAAAGAATGATGGAACTGAAAAATATCGATCGATTCGCGAAGGAAATTATCATTCCTATCAAGAAGAAAGTACATTGGATGAAATTTGGGCTAAAAAATATTCTCGTCACATCGAAGACAGTAAGAAGTGTTATCTTCTGTTATGTCCCAACAAAAAGCATTTATTTTCTAAAGAATTACTAGCAATTCTACAAAAAATTTTTAAAGACCTTCCTAATATTAATGTATTTGCTTTAATTCTTGTCATGCGATTTTATGTTATTCTTGATGGTAATACAGTTTCTTACAATCGTTTCTTTTCACATGCACTTGGAGATCTGAATTCCTATTTAAAAAAGCAATGGAAAGAAATCAATTTGGTCTTACAGAGTCGTGGGTCGAAACGATTAGAAACATTGAAAAAAAATAATACAGACAACAGTACTGATCGTTTTATCCAAGAAAAGCTTTTTAAAAATAATGTGTATGCTGATAATTATATGATTGTAAAATACTTTAAAGTATGGAAATTATATATTGAGATTTTTAGAGAGAGGGAGAAACGAGAACTAATAGTCTTTCATAATTATATTGAGGATAAAAAGCAAAAGGAAATTAACGAAAAAAAAAAAAAAATCGTTACACGACTTATTTTGGGCAGCAATGGTAGAAATGCGTGTTATATTAATAGTGTCCTTTATGTCTTAATGTCAAATCCTGGTATAAAATTTGGTCTTATTTACAATAGATTTTTGACGTCAAGAGAATCAAAAGATATCGATACCTTAGTGCATCAAAATTGGGATGATAGATTGTATAAAATGTACTACGACCTTTTTAAGAGACATGATGTTCCTGATCTTCCAACCGTGTATGGAGAATATGGAAATCCACATACTATATTGATCTTTCTCATCGATAGAGTGCTAAAGAATCATTTAATCTACGATATATCGTATGTATTTTCTTATAATATCTCCGCGTTATCAGACTTTCTTACTTTTGTTCGTAATAGTGACAATGGTCAAGCACTATATGGTATTATAAAATCAACAAAAAAAACAAAAGTTCAATCCATGGATGTAATCCTCGAAGAAGAGGTAGAGTCCCATCATTTTTGTTCTTTTGTTTGTGTAGCTCCGAATCAATTCATTTTATTTGATGCGCTATTTAAAGGTGGTACGTGTTTGAAACGTCTATATTCAAATAAAGATGTTTTTGAATATGAAACAGAAGCAGAACCAGAGCCAGAACGAGAAGCAGAACCAGAAGCAGAACCAGAACCAGAAGAAGACGCAGTTAACTCTTTCCAATTCTTTTTCATTTATACCAAACGAAAAAATCGTATCGTAAACTAACAAAAAAATCATAGCAAATAAAGAATAAAGAATAAAGAATATAAAAAAACAAAAACTATCAATAATAAATAAATCATGAGCATCATCATCAAAGAAAAATATGAAAACATAATGAGAGAACGTGAAAAAACCAAAAAAATATGTTTTGGAAATACTACGATCGAAAGCAGTTTAGGAATCTTTAACTACCCAAAAGGCTTTCAACGAAAAGATATATTTACATCATGTATCTTGTCAAAAAATGAAGACATTGATCATCATAATGACTATTTTGAATTTAACATTCTAGAAGACTATTACACGATCGGACAAATAAGAAAATATAAAGTAATCAAATCAAAAAAGACAAACACACAAATTATTGTATGTCATGAATATGAAATAGATTCATGGAAAGCAACATTGGAAAGGGCTAATGTTAATTTTGTAGTATATGATAAAAAAAAAAGTATAAATTTTGACTTTAATAATAAACAATTAAATGTAACTATATTATGTTCCTCTTTAACGATTTCCAGATTTATTCAAATTCATTTTCAGTCTTACTGTGCATTTCGATTGATCCTATGTGACCCCGAATTATATATAGTATCTGATTCTCTACCTCGAATTTTTTATAACTATTGTTGGATAATGACATCCGATACACACTTTCTTCTAACATTGAAAAAAAATCACTTTGTGTTTAAATTCTTACCTTTTAATATCGACTTTAGTATTTATAACTCCTTATCTATCATTAAAGATTTACGAATTCAAGAAGAATTGAAGAAAATCTACAATCTGCCTAATTTCCATTTGGTCAAACACACGCATAGAGCAAGTCTACATAACATCTTAAAAGGATATCTGGACCCAGAAATATATGATGATATGGAAAAAGGCAATTTCAGTTCTATTCTTCAGAAACTAAATATGAATGAAGACCATAACAATATTTACTATCTATTAAATAATCAACTGACGAGTGAGATTAGTGTTATCGATAATTTTTTGAAAAATGTGAAACTAAACAAAAATACTCAACATGATATTGTATCTCAACATCTTCAGAAAAAAGAAAAACTAGAAGAACAAAAACAAAAACTAACAGAAACATTGAATAACTTTTGTGAAACAAATGTCTGCATGATATGTAATGATAATCTTCATGACAAAGAAATCGCCCTTGTTACATGCTGTTATAATTGCTGTTCCTGTATGAATTGTGTGTTTAAATGGTTGGAAGAACATAAAGAATGCCCTTATTGTCGTCAAGTCATCTTTTTTGATAATATATATAGTTTACAAGCTAAATCGATCGTATCAAAAACGATTGATACTTCTAATAATGCTGTGAGCTATCATAATGAATTAAAAACGAAACAAAATACTCTTTTTGATCTCATATCCAAATACATATCAGAATCTAGTATTATGGTTTATTGTGAAACAGAAGAATACCTTAAAAATATAGAAGAATTCTGCAGAAAAAAAAATATTTCTTTATTTGATTTTCAAGGAAGCTACGGTGAAAAAAAAGAAATGATATCAAATAAACAAAAACACTCCGTTTACTTTATTTCTGATTATAAAGAACTCATTGGCTTCGCCTTTTCAACATCCATTAACCATTTTATCTCTTACTCTTTTCTTGATAAAACAATATATAAGTATATTTGTAGTCGCTTTTATAGAATAGGAAGAAAAAACGATTTCTTTTATCATTACTTTTTAAGCTACACTGAAGATCTCATTCATAACAGATGACTCTAGGAACTTTATATCCATATCGAAGTAATCTAGAGCATTGTTTATTATTTCTTTATTATTTTTTCCATCTTCACTAAACATTTTTAAATTTGAACTAATTGTATCTAACACATGGTTACGTTTATATAGAAATAAATCGATTTCCTTTGCAAAGTTAGTCTCGATATAATATTGTAGTGGATTCATTATTGTTTCGGAAAATGGCACTTTTATTTCCGTTTGAAAATCTTTCACTCTTAATTTTAAACACCTCTTTATCTTTTGAATCTTTTCTGATATTATTTCCAGAGACAGACGAAACATTGATAAAGCATTGACATTGTGATTTGTCTCTATGAAAAATAAAATAGTATCATCTTCATCATTCTCTTGAAATGTACAAACATTTGTAGAAGAATATTTGGCATGCTCTCTACCAATTCCCTTCACCGCTTTACATTCAAGACATATAGATTCACCTGGGTTCAACCGACATAACAACACCCCTTTGTCATTTGTAGGAAATTTAATAATCTCACTTTTGAATAAATTCTTTTCTATTATTAAATCATTCGAATACACATTCATAATATCTTTCTCGTCATCATTACTTTTATTTAATGTAAAAGTAATATTACATTTCTCACAACCAAGAATACATGATTTGCATTCTTCACGAAATAAAAAGTTTTTCACTTTCTCACATGCTATTGGTAATAATGCAATTCTATGAGCTAACACTTCTTCGTTCATTTTGCCTGTGTAAGATTTGAATTTTATCAAATCAAAAGCCACTTGTGGAATCTCATGTTTTATCACTCGACGGATGCTATTTAATAAAGATATAGGAACATTACTCATATTTAATAATAGAGTTGTTTGTGTACTTTCTATTATCTGGAAGGATGGATGGAATCTTGACATTTAGTTTCTACAATAATATTTTTAAATGATTTTCATTTTATTTTTCTTCTATTGAACCAACGATTCGTCTATATTTTTTTATTACATCATAGAATTCATGAGAAGGATACATTGTGTAATGTTGCTTTTGTGTTTGCTTTTCCCTTTGTTTTTGTTTCTTTTTATTCATTTTAATTAGCTCTATTTTTTCTTCTACTTTTTCTTCTACTTTTTCTTCTACATAGAGAACTTCTTCTTGTTCAGCTTCTTGTTTTTCGTCAACTTCTTCTTGTTTTTCTTCTTCTAACAAGACAACAACTTCTTCATGTTCTTCTTGTTCTTGTTCTTCTAACAAGTCAACAACTTCTTCATGTTCTTCTTGTTTTTCTTCTTCTAATAAGTCGACATCTTCTTCTTGTTCTTCTTCTAACAAGTCAACAACTTCTTCATGTTCTTCTTGTTCTTCTTGTTCTTCTTGTTCTTCTTGTTCTTCTTCTAACAAGTCAACAACTTCTTCATGTTCAGCTTCTTCTAACAAGTCTACAACTTCTTCTTGCTCTTCTTGTTCTTCTTGTTCTTCTTCTTCTTCTTCTTGTTCTTCTTGTTCTTCTTGTTCTTCTTGTTCTTCTTGTTCTTCTTGTTCTTCTTGTTCTTCTTCTAACAAGTCAACAACTTCTTCATGTTCAGCTTCTTCTAACAAGTCAACAACTTCTTCATGTTCAGCTTCTTCTAACAAGTCTACAACTTCTTCTTGCTCTTCTTGTTCTTCTTGTTCTTCTTCTTCTTCTTCTTCTTGTTCTTCTTGTTCTTCTTGTTCTTCTTGTACAACTTCTTCATGTTTTTCTTCTAATAAGTCGTCAACTTCTTCTTGCTCTTCTTCTAACAAGTCTACAACTTCTTGTTCTTCGACAACTTCTTCTTGTTCTTCTTCTTGTAACAAGTCAACAACTTCTTCTTCTACAATTTCTTCTTCAACTTCTATATGTTCAACTTTCTCTTCGTATTTTTCATATTGTTCATCTTCTGTTTCTTCTATCAAGTCTTCATCATCTTCTATATTTTCATTGTATTCTTCATCTTGTTTATCGCATTCTTCATCTTGTTCATCTTCATTTTCTTCTATCAAGTCTTCATCTTCTACATATTCATCATCTTTTATATTTTCAACTTCTTCATCTTGTTCTTCTTCTTGTTCTTGACTTTCTTGTATATCTTGTTCTTGTGTTTCTTCTTCTGTCTGTTTATCTTCCATTATAATAGAGCTGGGAAAACTCCATAGTTGGGTTTTTTTGTAATATTTTGAACCCTTTATCTTTCTAAAAGTTACATATAATGTTTCAGGTGCATTTTTAATATGGATTGTACCGTTTTTTTGTGCAAGCCCATGTTCTTTTATATAGTTCATCTTTATCTTTATTTATATTCTCAATCTTAATTTTTTAAATAAAAAGTAAAACTTAAGAAATAATTTCCATTAAAAAAGATGTCGTTATAATTACACCCATGTATATTGTCAAAATCACTTGTAAAATTTTATCTCGAAAGAAAACACTTAGACAAAAACCAATGACAAATTGAAAAAGTTCAGGATATTTCAAATAACAAAGGTGAATTTGACGAAAAACTTTAAAAGCTAAATCTATGGCACAATAAGAAAATAAAAACACCACAAGAAAACCGATAATTTCTACAATGGCTTTTTTAATAAAGTCGTCCATGCTGTAAATCATGTTATTTTATCGAATATATATACATATAATGTAAAAATATACCTATAATATAAAAATATGAGTATAACATAAAAATATGAATATAATACAAAAATATGAGACCACGTCACTCAAAAGAAATACACTAGGGACGTCATTCGAGAAAAAAAAAAAAATCCGGGTTTTTCGCAACGGAAATTAACGATCTTTGTTTTTTTGTTGAACTTCAACAACATTGTGTGTTTCTTTTACGTTATCATTTTTATCATTTTTATCTTGTAATTAAATTAGGTTAAGATATGAATACGAGTAGTAGTAGTACAAAAATTTCTATTAAACCCTTTACTTGTTTGGAGAATTCAGTAACAATGGATAAAAAAACGGTCGATAATCAAGTAAAATCAATGCAAAGTGAAATAAACAAGATTAAAGAAATGCAAAAATCTCATAGTGGAGAGAATAATGTAGACTTAAAGTTGTACATGATGCAAGAGAAACAAGACACTAAAATGGATAGTTTCCTTAAATTAAATGTTGCAATTAACAAAAAGATGGAAAAAATAGAACGTCAAATGTATATCTTGCATGTAGAAAATGAGAACTTACGTAGAGGAAATCTTATTTTACGACAAGGAAATGATATCTTTCGTAAAGAAAATGAGAATTTACGTTCTATAATTAAAATAATGGAAACCACGAATAAAAATATGGTTACCTTATCAAACAGAATCACTAGCTTGGAAAAACAACACGATAACAAAAAATAAAATATAAGAATAAAAATCAAGAAATAAAAAAATAAAAAGACAAAAAGACAAAAGGACAAAAGAAAAAACAAAAAGTAGAAAGTTGAAAATAAAGATACAAGATAAAAGTACAGAACAGAAGAAAAGAACAGAAGAAAAGAGCAGAAAACAACATAAGGAAAACAAAAGATAAAATTAGCTTTTCATTTTCATTATAAATCCTATAATTTCACCAATATCATTTGTGATTGTCTCCTCAACACTTTTTTCTATTTTACTACCCATATACTTTTGAAGTGAACCTACAAAATTTGTTTCATTGAGTAAAATATCTCCTTTACTATTGAGTAGCATAGTTCCTTTTACCGTAAACAATTTATCATCTGGGTATATTACATAATAGATTTTATTCGAAATCTCATCAACTAATAATGTTATATTAACTTTCATTATGTCTATTTTGAGTAATTTTTTTACAAGATTTGCTAGTATGTTGTATTTGTTGATATTGGTCTGTAATTTTACTTTAATTTTGGTTCTATAGGATGTTTCTATAATTATTTCTTCAGATAAAATGTTATGTTTATTATTTAGAAGAGAGTAAAATCGGCGAGATTCTTTTATTCGTTTATTAATTAAATTCATTTATTAATTGGTTGATTTTTTTTCTAAATAAATAAAAAAAAAGATATAAAGAATAAAAACGAAAAAGAGTCAAAACAAAAATGGTAAAAGAACTAAAAATCAAAGAACTAGATCTATCTATGTTATCACCGAACGAGGAGAATAGTAAAGGTAATTCAGGCTCAAAGTATGCCATTGTCGGTAAACCAGGTACTGGAAAATCAACTGTATTAACATCCATCATGTATCATAAGAGACACATTATCCCAAATGCTTTAATTATCAGTGGTACGGAGGATTCAAATGGTCATTACTCGACATTTTGTCCAAGTCTTTTTATTCATAGTAAATTTGATGATTCTCTGATTGAGAACTTCATAAAGAGACAAAAAATTGCTAAACAATATTGTGACAATCCTTGGAGTTTTTTGGTACTTGATGACTGTACAGATGACGTTAGGATTTTTAATAAGCCGTTAATGCAGAGCATTTACAAGAATGGTAGACACTGGAAAATGATGTATATCTTGTCACTTCAATATTGCATGGATGTAAAACCTGTTGTTCGAACGAACACTGATGGTATTTTCATCTTAAAAGATAATAATATAAGAAATAGAAAAGCACTTTTTGAAAACTACTGTCCTTCTTGTATTCCTGACTTTCGAACATTTTGTCAACTTATGGATGCACTCACGGAAGATTACACTTGTCTCTTTATTAACAACCAAGGAGCTTCGAATGAAATAGAAGACTGTATTTTTTATTACAAAGCCCCTTTGATTGATACCAACTCTTTCAAGTTAGGATGCCCTGATGCTTGGAAGTTTCATTATAATAGAATCGACAAAAACTCAAAAATGTCTTTTTAAAAAAGTTATATAAAAAAGATATATAAAGAAATAAAGTCTTTTAAGTTAAAAATAAAGATAAGATGGAACCAAATTTCGATAACAAAGAAACGACAGAACAATCATCATTAAACAACAAAGAAACGTCAGAAGTTCAAAAACCAAATATCAAAAAGCATACAAATATATCAATGTTCTCTGCTTTACACGAATTCATTTCAAGTTTATCTGAAAACTTTGGTAAAAAATTACATGAAGTAGAACTTTATAATTTGCTGCTAGAAAATACACGTGTTGTTCATACAGAACAAATTAGTAAACATTTAAATTTGTTTCGTGACTATCTGAAAACAAATAGAGAAGCAATTGTGAAAGATCAGCTAGAATTACTTACCAACACTGATATCCGATATTCAGAAAAAGTCTTTATTAATATTCCTTCTGTAATTGAGATCGCTAGTCCAGAAGACAAAGACAGTATTCGTCAACATATGATTGTTTTACTTGCTCTATTACAACCAGAAAAAGAAGAAGAAACCATGAGTATCATTAAAGCAGAAAAAAAAAATTCAATGAATAATAACCCAACTCTATCAGGCAATAGTTTCTTTGATAATATTTTCAATCAGGTGAATGATACCATGAAAGACTGTGATGAGAATAATCCTATGGAAATGATTAATACTTTGTTAAAAAGCGACCTAATGTCTAATATTATGACATCTATGACGGAACAATTAGAAAATGTTAAAAATCAAAATCAAAATCAAAACCAAAACTTAGATATGAATAACATGATGAATTCTATACAAGGATTGATGGAAAATCTCGGAAAAAAACAATAAAACCTTGAATTTTATATTTATATTTACTAAAATATAAAATGTTCCGCCTGTAGTTTTTTAGACGACGAGAAAAAAAAAATTGTCTCGCTGTCCCGCTGTATTAAATCAAACAAAATGACGTATAATTTTGAGCAAAAAGATATTTCACATAAGAAGAAAAATATCCAAGTTTTTAAATCTTGAAGACGCTATGGTAAAAATTGACAATTATTTTCTTTCCATTTCTCAGCTCCATTATTTTTATATATTATATATACAATTTACGATGATGTCAATAAAATTTAATAAAAGTATATATTTTTTCAAACTAGTATATCTACTTTTTAGTTATCTTTTCTTTTATATATTCTTTTTTGTTACTCGTCTTCAATCGGACAGATGTCCAATAAACCCAAGACAAAAAATGAATCTGTGGATGCTCAACAAAGTAAAAAACAAAGAACAATGGAACCATCCGATGTATTGAACAACTATATCTATCATATCACAAATGATGAAGAATACAATGTTTATGAACTTGATTCAAAGATTCAATGGAATGATTTGGTCACTTTTAGGCGAACGAACGATCAACATTATAATAGACAAATTTGAAGGAATTTGTAAAAAACAATCATTCCCAAATGGGTTTTGGGACAATAAAATATCACATAAATTGTACATGTTGATTTTAAGAATCAAATTAGAATTTTATAAAATAGAAAGCTTATACAAAATTAGCCAGAATGATTTAAAAAAAAATCATGGAGGTGGTGGATTCTTACAGCATAATAAATATAATAATAGTACTAATCTCATATTGTATCCTAAACACGAAAATCTAAGAATGTTTGGGTCATTCAAAGGGCTAACACCAAATGGAAACTTAAAAATTAAGTGTTGGTCGAAAACAAACGTAAAACAGCCGCATGAAGTAGCATTACAATGTAATGACAAATTCGAATTTATATGTGATGCGTGCTCTCATAGTTTTAGTGTTCCACTTTCTAATATTGTTTCACAAAACAGATGGTGTCCGTATTGTGCAAATCTAAAACGATGTGATGATACTTTATCTTGTAAAACGTGTCTCGCAAAAACCTTTCATTCGTTTGAGGGTAAGACATCAAGTGGAACATTAAAAGTTGAATGTTGGTCGAAAACAAATGTAAAACAGCCCCATGAAGTAGCATTACAATGTAATGGTAAATTTGAATTTAATTGCGACGAGTGTCATCATCCTTTTAATAGTAGAATTAGTAATATTGTTTCATTAGACAGATGGTGTCCGTATTGTGCAAAACCGTCTAAAAAATTGTGTGATGATACTTTATCTTGTCAATCGTGTTTAAAAAAAACCTTTCATTCATTTGACGGTAAGACCCCTAATGGAAATAAGGTTCTTGATTGTTGGGCTGAGGACAATCCTAAAAAACCACATGAAGTTTTCATGTGTTCTGACAAAAAATATAAATTTAATTGTGATTCATGCTATCATAGTTTTGATACTTCACTTAGCCATGTGGTAGGAAAAAGGTGGTGTCCTACATGTAAAAATAAAACAGAAAAAGTAGTTTTAGAATTTACACAAAATTTATTTTCAAAGAAAGATGTGAAACACCAATTTAAACACGAGAAAGTCAAAAATATTCGAGAACTACCATTTGATATATGTATCTTACCCCATCAAATAATAATTGAAGTAGATGGTAGACAACATTTCCAAAATGTTTCTCAATTTAAATCAAATACAGTGGAACAATGTGAACGGGATTGTAAGAAAATGAAAATTATATTCGAAGAAGGATACTGTGTAATCCGCATAGTACAAGAAGATATATGGTCACCAAAAACACGAGAGGAAGTCTTAACAAAATTAGAAAAAGCAATACAGGAATGTATTCATCATGAACTACCGATGATACATTACATCAGCGTGGACGATTCAATGTATGACAATCATAAACGTATCACCGAATCTTATCCTCATGGTGAAACAAAAGCAATCTGATTTTCTTATATGATTATAATGAGAATGAAGAGAAAGAAAAAAAACAGAATGATTCTACTTAAAAAAAATATTAATCAAACCAGATATTTTTTTTAATGTTCTCGATTAAATTCAACGAAACAAATTAACAAATTTTTCCGAAATTTATAAAAAATCCTAAAAAAAATCCTAAAAAAGATCCTAAAAAAATCCTAAATACCATTAAAGTAGGCTATATTTTCTATTCTTTTCTCCCCGAGCACGAACACGAGCGCTTTTCAAAAACCTATTTTTTTTCTCGCAAAATATATATATTTCTCGTCCAAACCCTAGTAAATTTTTGCAAAAGGATGACTTTTTCCCAACAAATCGCAGATTTTCTTGGAAAAGAGGAGACGTTTCTATCCAGAGAAATTTTAGAAAATAAAGTGATCCACTACTTAATGTCTGGAGTGGATAGCATTGAGTTTTTAAGTGACGATAAAAAAGATGTATTATTAAAATCATTCTTTATGCCATGGCGTCAAGATCAATTAGAGTGTATATCAAATTTTAGAACTTTTTATCAGTCATCTCCTGATAATAGTATTTTCTATATACAAGCAGTGTTCGGTTGTGGAAAAACGACTCTATTAAAAGCATTTGTATACATTATGTTATTAAGCATTCCAGAAATAGAAACAAAAGATATTTTAGTTTCGGCGTACAATACAAGCATTCGAGATGAACTGAGAGAAGAGTTTAAAAAAATAAAAAACAATGATGTTACTGTGACAGTGAAAACGTTTGATTCTATTATTCATGAGATAAATCAGAAGTTGGGAAGTCGATTTGGGTATGATGATAGTAGATTTTTTAGCGAAAAGAGAGAAGAGGTGTATACTAAAATGTACAAGTGTCCATATGAAAGAAAAGACAAGACTATCCGGTATATTTTTATCGACGAAGCTCAGGATTTGGACCAAGAGGCAATCGAAGTCTTTTCTTCTTATTATCCAAATGCGAAAATAGTGTTAATGGGTGATATTTTTCAAAGCATACAAAAAGAGGTCAAAGAATCAGTACTGTATCGACTGTTAACATGTTCTAATTCCAATAATAATGAAATTCCACACACTATTCAATTGAATTATGAATTTTTTCATGAAGAACCAACATATATTGAGAGAACTGCTTACTGTAATGAACTCTTTCAAACACCACGCGTTCCTCCACAAATCTTAGACATATTGAAAGAAAAGTACAATGAATATTATGAAAATAGATTTGAGAGTACGATTTCTAGATGGGAATCTACATCGAATATCGTGGATGAAGGATTTCACTTTATTCCTTTTCATAATTTCAAAAACGTATGCACGACTATTGTAAATGAACATTTAACTGATCAACATAAAATAAAAAATACAATGATACTCACGTATACTTCGGAATTTACTGTAGGTAACAATTGTGGTGACATTCATAGGATGAAACAACAACTGAAATCACAATGTAGAGGTTTACCCATCAATATGAAATATAAACAAAAAGAAGATGACAAATTGTTCATTACAACAATGCAATCTAGCAAAGGATTAGAACGAGATCATGTTATTGTCATCATTTCAGATAATATAGATGAAAAGCATCGAGGATCACTTGATGTAATCATGAATCTTTTAGGGGTCGCTTTCAGTAGAACTAAGAAAACGTTATATGTCTATTATAATGAGACGAAATCAAAAATTTCTCCGTTATTTCAAAAACTGTTTCTCGGTGTAGAAGATATAATAGAAGAACCTCATGAAATTATAAATACATTGTTAACAAGTCATCATGTCGATAATGTTGCAACGAGTGATATACTTCCTAGTTCTATTTTTAAAAAATTAAACAGAAGCATGAAATATGAAAATTTAAGAGAGCACCATCCACTACTTCAAGATTTAAATGAACAACAACATTTTAATCAACGAGATGGACGAAACATAGAAGAGATGAGATTACGTGAAATAGAGAGACCAAATACAGATGAAATAAATCAGGTTTTATCCAATAAAGAGATTTTTTATTTGTATCTTATTCAAGAAATGAAACAGAAATTTCTTCAAATTGATGATTCTGTGACAGAAAAAGAAGAAATGCGTTTAGAAGGTTCTTTCTCCAATTTCTTGACAGATTATAATTGTAAGAAAGAAGAATATAATAGTGAGATTTCACAACTCGATTTTACTAGTCTTCGTAATAGAGATGGAATGCTTACTAAATTTCGATTGCTTATGAAATTCTATGTTGTCATTAACATTCCAAAAAAAAGATCTATTATAACAGAATTACCAGATCCAGAACACTTCGTCCACATATATAATCATCCTTATTTAAGAACAAATTTTAGACAAATCAACCCCTTGTTAAACAATTCGTTTTTACATAACACTAGGGAAAATGAACATGTAACAAAGTACTCAATCGAATTGGTCTCAGATTTTTTAGTCAAAGGGATTGCATCCTTAATCATTGATCATGAAAATTTTTGTGAGATTGTTGTTATCGATAGTCAACGTCTAGTGAAACGTGAAGAAAGATCAAATCGACCTTTAATAAATTCAGCGGAAAGCCTTTATAAAGACACTGCATTATTACGCGGATTCAGCTATATGTTATCTCATGTGAAAAATCATCAAGATTTCACTGCAATGAGAAGCAAACAGATCATCATCAAAATAATGAATATCTATGAAAGAAAATGGTATACGTACAATCTTGATGAAACAAATCCTGGACAAAGAGAGTCAAGACATCATTATCTCGATTTCATGTCTGTCAAAAAAGGAATAAGAGAAGCGTTACTCTTTGAAAATCTTAAATTTTATTTGAAGAAAAACAATAAGAAAATAGAACAGGAGAAAACAAACATTTGTTCTACAAATCTGTTTGTGATTGATGGTGAATATGATATCGATATTCATCAGAATGTAATATGGAAACGTCTCTTAATTTTGAAGTTTAATGCCTCTAATAATTTTTTTATCTACACAGATAAAAAAGTTTATCCAAATTCAAAAATCAAATCTGCAGATATCGATGAGTACCTATCCAAGTTTTTTAAAACAAAACCTATATCAGACGAATGCAAGAACTATTGTCTCATAGAAAAGACCTTAAATAAGTACTGTCTTGAAATTGAAAATATTGATATTAATGATACGGACATCACTCAAACTAGATCTATTTTTCTAGATATTATTTCAAAAAACAGTTTTAGAAACTATTATGAAAATGAAATAAGAAGAAATAATTCGTCGTCGTCTTCGTCTTCGTCCTTGTCGTCCTTGTCGTCATCGTCGTCATCTTCAAAAAGAATGAGAATATCTACATTTTATAATATTACTGATAAATACATCAGAAAATTAGAAGGATATGACACATCGATATCTTATGACAATGAGAATTACAAGTATATAATTTCGAATACATTACCAAAAGCATTATTTTACAAATACAAATTTGATATCCATTTATCATATGACCATAAAAAAAAAGGGCTACGTAAAAAATTACTATTTGTTGATATCAATCAATATCTTACAAAAAAACAACATTTCATCTATTTATCTAAAAGTAACGAAAAAAAACTATATGAAACAAGCGCGTATATAAAGAGATTGTATGGATATTTTGATGCAAATAATAAGTTCAACCCATCCCCAACAGTTACAGAACATTATATATCTAAATTTCCGACTTATCGACAGAACAACTCGGAAGCAGTAAAGAAAGGAACCAAAATCAATTTCATGCAGTTGGTTGATCGTATAAGTTTTCAATTAACATTATTCTTAAAAAAATACTATTTAGATAAATAAACTTATAAATTTACATAAATAAAATTATAAATTGATTTAAATATATATTACAATCTTAATAAAACTAGTATGCTTTTTAAAAAACTTTTGTCGTCTTGCTTCTTTTTATCACAAAGTCTAAATAATGGAATTTATTATACTAGTAGATTTTCTACTTATAATAATACAAATCTTTTTCAAAATAGTAAGTATTTTGATGATGAATATAATGATGGTTCAGGGAATACTTTAAAATCTTTCTTTCATTATAAAAAGTTCGAGGGATTTGCACTTGATGTGAACTGTAATCACGGTGAAAGTACAATATTACTGAAACAAAAATATCCTCAACTTCAAGTTTATGGAATTGATAAACTACAAAATAATATTAATATTTGTAATAGAAAAAAAAACACAAGAAGCAACTTCTTAAAAATTGATTTTGAAAACTACAAAGGAATTCCATCCAACGCTTTTCAAGTTGTACAAATCAATCAATATGATAATTTAATGTATTCTTTTTTAAAAGGGTACAATGTTCTCGATGAAGGAGGTTTATTGATCGTTCATGCAAAATCTTTAGACGATCTTCATGAAATAATTTCTCACATTAAACGATATCAGACAAAATACTATAAAAATGTTATTGGTTTTCAAATTCGATATCATGTTCTGAATAAGACAATTTATATTTTCAAATGAATGAAAACACATAAAACGGAAAAGGTAGAAACAAAAAACAATAAACAAAAGGCAGAAAATGTAGAAACAAAGAAACAAAAGGAAACAACAAACAAAAAGAAAGAAAGAATAAAACAGAAACAAACAGAAACAAACAGAAACAAACAAAAAGAAACAATAGAAAAAACAAAACAAAACAAAACAAAAGGAAAGGACAAGAATAAAACAGAAACAAAAAACAAAAAACGATAAATATTAAATTTTAGTCATAACATTTATCTTGTATCTGTTTTTTTTTGTTGCTGTTCTTTTTCATATCAAAAAAAAATGATATTTCAATATTTGAATTTGAGATTTGAGTAAAATAAATCAATATGGAAGATTCTCGAAAAATTCTGTCTCATGTAAATCAAAATCGAAACCAAATTCAAATAAATATTGAAACCATCTTAAATAATGAAAGAGATGAAAATGTCTATGAAATCGATCCTAAAATTACTTGGGAAAGTTTACAACAATATAGAAAAACAAGCAAATGTAAGGAATTTAATGTCATTCTAGACAAATTTGAAGGAAGTTACAAAAAACGACTCCCATTTGGATTTTGGAACAAAAAAGTATCACAAAAATTTTACATGTTGATTTTACGAATCAAATTAAGATTTTATACAATGGAGAGCATATATACAATTAGCCATAATGATTTAAGAAAAAATTATGGATGTGGATTTACTTATAAATATAACGATAATCTTATTCTTATATTCACTTCTTTGTATCCAGAACACGAAAATCTAAGAATGTTTGGGACATTCAAAGGGCTAACAACAAATGGAAAATTAAAAGTTGAATGTTGGGCTGAGGACAATACTTTTCAACCACATGAAGTAGCTTTAAATTGTGGTGACAAATTCGAATTCACTTGTGATCAATGTCATCATAGTTTTAGTAGTCGACTTGCTGATATTGTAAAAGGAAGTTGGTGTCCGTATTGTGCAAATAAAAAATTATGTGAGGATACTTTATCTTGTAAAACATGTCTCACAAAAACGTTTTTTTCCTTTGATGGTAAGGCATCAAGTGGAAAATTAAAAGTTGAATGTTGGTCACCAGCAAACAAACAACAACCCCATGAACTATTTATGTCTACTCACGAACAATTTGAATTTATATGTGATGAGTGTCATCATCCTTTTAAAAGTGCACTTCATAATATTGTAAACGGTAAATGGTGTCCAACATGTAAAAATAAAACAGAAAAGTTAGTTTTGGAATTTGTTCAAAATCTATATTCAAAAAAAGATGTCAAACGGCAATTCAAACACGAGAAAGTGAGAAATATTCGAGAACTACCATTTGATATCTGTATCATATCTCATAAAATAATAATTGAAGTGGATGGGATACAGCATTTTGAAAATGTTTCTTTTTTTGGTAATTCTAATGCAAAAAACCATTGTGAACGTGATTGTGAAAAGATGAGAATTATATTTCAAGAAGGATATTCGATTATTCGAATTGTGCAACAAGATGTCTGGAAAGAAAAGACTCGTGATCAAATGTTACTAAAATTGAGTATCGGAATTCAAGATTGTATTAATAGTGAATCACCAATGATACATTATTTGAGCATCGATGAAGATATGTATCAAAAACATAAGGACATTTTCATTTTGCAATAATATACATACACATATACATATACATATACATATATATACATACATCTATCCTTATAATACATTTATTATATATCTATAATATTCACATATAAATATATTTACAATGTAAATAGGTGCTCGACATAGAAAAAAAAAAAGAAAAAAAAATAATGTTTACAATAAAACCATCATGCCTGCGTATTTTCAATTAGAAGAAGATAATTTATTATATAGAAAAGTTCTATCAGAAAACAACATTGATTTGTTACAAAAAGAATTAGAGACTCAATTAAAAAATGTTCATCCAATGTCATTACCGATAGTTGTTAGAAGAAACATCATTAAAGATGTTGCGAAACAAATGTTGGAAAAAAATAAGTATCATCATATTGGAGATATGTTTAGTCGCTATCATCAAAATCGAGATATTGATAGATGCGACTGGAAATATTTAAATCAAAAAATTATAAATTATATTAAAAAAGAAGTTATGGCGAAATTAGAAATAGATTATCAGTATTCAACATTTTCTATATGGAAATCAGAAACAGAAGGAAACAAAAATAGATATTCTTCTGGAAATATTAAAATTAATGAAAATAAAATTAAATCCGCTGGTTATGAAGGTAGATTTTAGTTTTTATGCTTTTAAGATCGTTCAATGAAATCCAACTCTTCTATAAGTCGCATATAAATTGAATTTTTCGATTGAAGATCTATCGTTTCAAATTCACAATCTTGATCCAATATAAACCAATTATTAAAGTTAACAGAATTGATGCTATGAATTGGATTTATTATTATTTTTTTATTTTCTTCATCAAAGACAATCATTTTCTTCTTGTTTGTATATAGATCAACAATTCTTGCAAGCAAACTATTGCTTGTACTCATAGTATCAAGTGATGAAAACATTGTTTGATTATTAATTTCTATGTTTCCAGGAATGAAGCCAATAAAAAAACGTTTGTTTCCAATCATCGATAATGTACTCTCAATTTTCATATCATCATCGCTAATAATATCAATATATATACCAATGATTTCAATCTCTTCGTAAACAATTGTTATAAATGTATTACATCGAATCTCAATGTTGTCTTTTTTTAATTGTATTTGGAATTGATCAATCAAAAAAGTGGGTAACATAAATTGTCGATTTACAGGGTCTTTGATTAAGGTAGAATTCGATTTTTTACATTCTTCTTCAATGTATTTTTGTAAACTACTTTTTTTATAGTAATAACCATTTAAAAAGATACATTCTACTAGTTCATTATAATTCCATTCTTCAAATAATTCCAATGTGATAGGATCTATATTATGTGAACTAATTTCTTTCATTCTACGTATTAAATCATTATTTTCTCTTTCTTTCTTTTCTTTCATCATCTGTAGATCATGCTTTCTCATTCTATTCAAACCTTTTATTTCAACATTATTCTCTTTCAGATACATAATCAATTCTTCTTTTTTCATTTTTATTGTTTTCTTGTTTTTCTTGTTTTCTTTTGTTTTTCATTTTTTTTCTTTACCAATCATCTACCTCTATTCATTATAATTCCATGGACGTTTTCCTTTTTGGAAAAATTCCAATCCCATTGTTTTTAATTCCAAAGCAGAATCATTGATATTGAAACGACATTTATCATGAAGAACTTTACAAGTTCTTAAAATAAAAAGGAGAATTTTAACTTCATTTTCATTGTAGTTTGATGAATTATACTCTTCATTTTCAAAAATGACTTCAAAAATGACTTCAATCAAATTCGAAAACAAGTTAATATCATTTCTAAGTGTTTCATTAATAACAATTCTATTGACTCCAGCATCATAAGTTGGAATGTCGATCAAAGTATTGGATATAAGCTGTTTGAGTTCTACTTTCATTTTTGAATCATAGATTTTAACATCCTCCAAAAGTTTTACTACTGTATATTTATCTACTTCACTCATTGTGATACTATTTAGTTTTTAGTACAATACAATAGAAAATACAATACAATATAGATTTCTTACTACTCTATATTTATCTACTTCACTCATTGTGATACTATTTAGTTTTTAGTACAATACAATAGAAAATACAATACTCACTCACATCAATTCACCAGATTTTTTTTAGGAATTTCCCTCTACTTTTCTTCTATTTTTTCCATGAAATTGGCGGTCCAGTTTTTCGTCTTAAGAAGTTCAACATACATAAGGACGAACCTTGAAAAATTGTGACTTTTCTACAACAGAGAGAAAAAAAGAGAGAAAAAGAGAAAGAAAAAGAGAGAAAAAAAGAGAGAAAAAAGAGAGAAAAAGAGAGAAAAAAAAAGAGAGAAAAAAAATGAAAATAGGAAAGAGAGAAATGGTGACGAAGTTTTCATCTCAAACATTTTTGATAAAGTATTATTATTTTATTTGTTGTCACAAGTCTTGTATTGTCTTGTATTGTCTTGTCTTTGTCTTTGTCCTTTGTCTTTGTCTTTGTCTTTGTCTTTGTCTTTGACTTTGCCTTTGTCTTTCTTTTTGTCTTTATTTTTTGCCTTTTTTTGTCTTTTGACTTTTGTTTTTGTTTGACTTTCTTTTTTGTAGTAATTCTACTTTTCAGTGTTTTCTTTTTTTTGTGTTTTTGACTCTTTGTTTGTTTTCTTTACCAATCATCGAAATGATCTTCACTAGGTGTTTCACGTCTGACTTCACTATTATGATCTTGATTATGATCACTAGATTTTTCACGTCTGACTTCACTATTATGATCTTGATTATGATCACTAGATTTTTCACGTCTGACTTCACGTGCGTCTTCTTCACTAGTATTAACTTGAAGTGTTTCACTAAGGTGATCTTGATTATGATCACCTCTGTTAACTTCATGTGTTTCAATACTATTTTCAAGTCTTTCAAGTGAATTTTGAAATTGACTAGAATTTTCAGATTTATCAAGTTTACCACTTTTTTTTTCGTCTTTGACTTTTGACTGTTTATTTTCACCAAAAGAATCGAGTAAAGAAGTATTTGGATGTTGTTTTGTTTTTTTCATTCGTTTGTCTCGATTTTGTGTTTCTTCATTTTGGACATGTTTTCTTTTCTTTTTTTCATCCAAAAATTTCGAGAGGAGTTTTCTTTTTTTCTCTCCTAAAACAAAAAAAATAGAACAGACATGCTTCAAGATTATTTCTCGATGAAGAGATACAAATTCTTCTTTACCTTGTTTTGGTATCAAGATAAAGTTTGAATTATCACTTACAATAAGATACTTCAAATTATCCTTGTGGAGAATACTATAATCCTTCGATTTGTTATCGTCCAATACTAAGGTTATCTGACTACAATATAGATTCACAATATCACTCAATTTGGATTGACGAAAAAGAAACTTATATCTGTCAGATAAATTAGAAGGTACATTTTCATTTATAGCTTCGCGCAAGTGAAAATGATCAAAGATAGATTGAGAAGATAAACTTAAGATTTTTGTTGGTTCTTCATCTTTTGAACTTGATTTTTCCAACATCTTAATTTGTTGATAGAGCAGTTTACACAATTGTTTAGGATCTTCCATTTTCGGACAAATTAAAATCTTGATTTTTCTTGGAAATTTTTTTTTTTCGGGGACTGAAAGTATTTTTCTAATGTTTTCTTCAAAAAAATGAGTAGAATAGTAAAAAAAATACCTATATTTTTTTAGTAAACTTATGTTTCTAAGCTAAAAGTGGATGAAGAAAAAAAAAAAGAAGAAAGATGAAAAAGAAAAAGGAACAACAAGAAAACAATCAAAAAAAAAAATTATGATAATTTTAGAGTGTTCACTGTACAAGAATTTTTGGTGCTTCCTGCTTTGCAGACTTTGAGACGACATATAGAAGAGTAATTTTTCAGAAGAACCAAAAAATCTGTTTTGGTTAGCCGTTTTGAATCTTCCATTTCGTATTCATAATAATTATTCAGAATTTCATTTAACCAATTTTTTTTCGAATATTTGATCATGACAGGAATAATGAAATCTGCAAATAATTTGACTTCTCTGTTATTGGGTAGTGTTTGACATAACTCTCCAATCAATTTATATTTTTGTTTTGGTTGTGTGTATTTTTCAAGAAAGTCAACTAAAAAATAAATTGTCCAGGTTTGACAAAATGCGTCTCTATTTTTTCCATTCCATTGAATTCCACTTGGTTCGTCTTTCACTATATATCTAAATTTTGAACATTGTTTACCAAGTTGTTGTACCTTATGTTTTTTAGGAAGTAACTTAGAGAAACTTTTAAATACGGCAGGTTTCAAAATGTTATTTCCTTCTTTGTAGATTTCATGTCCAGGATCAAAACTTGTAATTCCCTTGTTTTTTATGTATATAAAGGATACGTAATGTACTGATTGTTTGTTATAATGTAGACATACAGTAAATATTGTTATAGGTTTCTCTAATATTTTATGTTTATTATCTTCGATTAATTTAAACCAATCTAAATTATCAAAGTAATCTTTTTCTTTATTAAAATAAGTTTTTAGATTTTTGTAATCATACGGTTCACACAATACAATTGAATTATTGTCTTCGCAGAAAGATATACTTCCCATGTAATGTATTTTGTTTTGTAAGTCTAACTCTGTAATCTTATCGCTAATTATAGTGTCACGAACATTGTTCTTATTAAAAAAGTAAATTATATATTGTAATAACCCACCTAACTTTAATTTCGTCTGGTGACAGCTGTTTTGATTTACAATCGATTGTAAAGAGTCTATCAGATTATATGTTGTTTGTTTATTCATTTGCTTTCTTACAATTTATTATTATTTTATTTTTTTTTTGTTTTGTTTTTGTTTTTGTTTTTGTTTTTGTTTTTGTTTTTGTTTTTGTTTTTGTTTTTATTTAAAAAAATTAGTTCGTTGATTGTCATCATGTGTACGTTTCAATTCTAAGTTTGTAAAGAACAAAATCATCTTTAATAATCTGAATGGTAATTTAGAAACTTCCCATTTTAACCCACTCTTGAATATTTTCACTTGATATGGATCATCATCTACACTATACACATCATGTTCTAAGGAATAAATTTTAATTAACAAATATATATATTCATGTGCATGTTTTTCTAATTGTTTAATGTTATTCATTAAGTTTATCCTATCTTCATGAGATATAATAGTTTCTGTTTCTGTTTCTGTTTCTGTTTCTTCAGTTGATTTCCAGACTGTTTCAAATAAAGGAAAATTTGACATATTTTATGTTATCATTTAATATTTTAGATTCTTTCAATTTTTTTTTGTGATTTGATTTATGAAATCTTCAATCGTATTTGGTGCACCTTCTATAGTCTTTTTTGTCTTTTTTGATACTATAAAAGGTAAACCTGAAATGTCTTTAGGGAACTTTTTTTGATCCTCGATAACATTCATATATTGAAGTAAATTAGTTCCATCTGATAACATCTGTTTTAAACGAATACAGTAAAAACATAAAGGACTGCTATAAATAACAATGTCCAAGTCTTTAATCTTGTCTACTAGTGATGGTTCTTGTTTAGATAGTGCTGCTCGTGAATATTTATTCTTTTTTCGTGGAAGATACATTTTATAAGTGTTGTTTTTTTTTTATTTAAATAATTTTTTTTTTTTATCGTTTTTTTGTTTATAGTCATTTTATTTTTTTTTTGTTTATAGTTCTTCTCCTTCTTCTTGAGCCCATACATCAGTCATTTGTCCTACTATTTGTCCTTCTACTTGTTGTTGTTCTTGTTCTTGTTCTTGTTCTTCTTCTTCTTCTAGAAGCAGAAGATTAACAATAGTATGTTGTTTTTGTTGTTCTTCTTCTATCCAAATTTCTTCAATATTATTCTTTACTGAATGATTTTGACGTCTCCAAAAATCTTCAATATAATTCTTTACGGCTCTATTTGGGGATAAATCACTTAGTGATAAAGATGCTTTAGTTAATGGATCAGTTCTATGTCCACCTTTAAGCCATTTTTCAATAGCCTTCTTTTCATATGTATGTCCATCACGTGTTATTACTGGATCTTCCATAACTTCCTGTGTAATCGGACAAATAAAAGATTCAGGAATGTCAACCGACGAAGATGAAGAAGAAGACGAAGACGAAGACGAAGACGAAGACGAAGACGAAGACGAAGACGAAGACGAAGACGAAGACGAAGACGGTTGAATTAGCATTCCTCTCAATAACTTTTTATTATTATTAATATCATCTTTTGATTTCTCTAATTTGTCTCTTTTTCTTTTTAAGTGTTTCTCAGATGATCTAGAAATTTCATCGAGCCACATCTTTTTTTTTTCTAATATATCTTTAACTTCCTTTTTTTTTGTCTCTAATTTCTTTTTAGTTTTTTCAATGTTTGCTAGAATCTTTTCCTGGTCAATCATAAGTTGTAAAAGTTGTGTTTCACTTTTTATAGAATCTACATCAATTCGAGTACTAGGAATAGTAACATCATTATCAACATTTGAGATGAGGAAGTTAGAGCTGATCAATTCGATTAGTGGTCTGATTTTAAACAATTCAGATTCACAATACAAAAATCCGTTCCAGACCACTAAATTTTTTACGATTACATCGTTTTTGGACAAAACTTTAAATTGCTGATTACGTTCATCAAAATGTTTGATTGTGAGATTAGAAGAAATATAAAGATCATGATTCAAAAAGACCAAGTTTGTTACACTTTGTCCATCACCTTTAATGATTTTAATACAAAGCCCTTGATCATCCCATTCAATGATGTCTCCATTTAAAATGTGAGCCGAAAACAATTTATTGTCGTTAGATACTGCTAAACATGTTATTTCTTCACCATTTCCGAAAGTCTTAATACAATCATCCTCTAACCATTTTTTTATATTATTTCCTCCACACGAATACAAAATGTTGTTCCATTCAATGAAACTTGATACCTGTCCATTATGTCTTCCTGATAGTAGTATTGCATCATCATATCTTTTTATTAGTCCACTACGGTATCCCACATATAAAAAGTTGTTGTATCTCACAACTTTTGATGGTAAATGACCAAAACTAGACTCAACCGTTTCAATACAAAGTCCTTCTTGATTCCATCGTTTAGTACAATGTTGAGAAAATGAATATAATATATTGTTCAATACTGCTAAATGTTGAACATTATAATGATCTCTAAATATCATAATACATTCTCCTCCTTTTCCCCATTTCTTTATTATCCCACTAGAAGATGCAGAAAAGAGATAATCATCCCAAACAGATAAAACTGTCACAATATCTGAACGTTCATAGGCTTCTTCAAAATATGTAACCATCTTGCTTTTCTAATATCTTTTCTAATGTGTATTTGTTTTCTAATATGTAAATATATATATAATATGTAAGTATATTTCTAATATGTAAGTATATCTAGATCATCATCTGTTTTCTATCCATCTTCTATATACATCCATTTTCTCTGATCGAACATCTTCAAGTACTTTCCCAGCCAACCATCCATCTTGAAAAAAAAAAACACAAAAATAAGTCATTTTTTTTTTTTCCACCGTCCATCTTCTCTGATCGAACATCTTCAAGTACATGCTTTCCCAGCCAACCATCCATCTTGAAAAGAAAAAACACAAAAAATAAGTCATTTTTTTTCCCGCATGCTCGATAAAAAAGAGAAAAACGAAGAAAATCCCCGATGCTCGATAAAAAAAAGAGAAATCGATTTCCCAGCCTAAATATTCATGACCGATATTTTTTTTGTGGATTTTTCACTAAAAAAAGTTCTTAGACATATTCGAAAAGATTGTTGATTTTTGTTTGTTATTTAAGACTGCCGAACATGTTTTACGACCGATATTTATATTAAATTCTTTTTTTATATATTCCATCGCTTCAATTTGAGTTTCAACTATTTTAATTACATTTGTGGTATCTTTTTTAATTATTGCAATATTCTTTTTATGATAGTGTCTTGAATTTTCAGAAAGTGTCACCCACTCCAAATTATACAAAGAAGCATTTGATTTATTCAAATCCTTATGATTCACAATCGATTTCCCAAAATAATTTGGTAAGAATGTTTGTGCGACAAGTCGATGTAATTGATATTGATACTTACCAACGCTTACCCATTTGTAATCGTTTGGTTTATTGTAGCCATTTGAAATTCTTCCTGTGCGATTTCTCACTCTTCCATAACATGATATCAACATTATTAACTAAATGTTTTGGTATTGGTTTCCATATTTCATTTTGGTAAATATCATTCAAACTATCATCGTACGTCCATTTATATCCATACGCTGTTTTTCTTAAATTTCTACAAACAGCACATATATTTGTGTGTATGTTCTTATTTGTAGCTGTACTTAAATTTTGATCGAAAATCCATTTTGCAGCATCTACAATTGTTTCATATGATTCTAGTTTCTCATTGGTTATTTTATCTATTCTCCATACTTTCCTTGATGAAATAAGTCGTTGTTTTTCTCGTGGAATTTTTCTTCTATGTTTGTTTTGTTCTGTAGATCCAAGTTATCAACCCTGTTATCCAACTTGTCATGATTTTTATGATTGACAGTTTTCTTTTTTTCAGGGTTTGGTATGAATGCTTCTGCAACCACACGGTGTAAGCTATTCTTTTTCTGTTTACCATTACTGTTGCGTAAATCAATTCGTATGTATCCACCTCGTAAAGCGTTTTTTGATAAATTCTTTAATGTTAATTTATTGCGAATAGTTCCCAAATTGGAAACTTCGTAATTCGGAAAAGATTTCGCTGTTTTCCAAATTTCGTTACAATCAATCTGTTTTTGATTTAAATCTTTCATGTTTTGTTTTTTTTTTCAGTTCTCGAAATATTCCAGAATCATTTTTTTTTCTCATGTGTGTTATTTGAACAATGAATTATTCAATTTTTCGTCCGATAAAAAAAAAATCTAGAGTAATTTTTCTGTCATAATGTTCTTCATTCTTAAATACTGAAAGGTGGAAATGATTGTATCGCAAATATCATCTTTTTTTTTATATGTATCAAGCCATTCTAATGCAACGTCATCATTTTGTTTTCTCATAATATCTTTACATATAGTTACTGCCCAATCTTTCCTTTCACGATAGGTATTTTTTTTGTGATTGTCAATATCAGGATGAACAAAAAGAAGAGGAAGATATTTTTTATTAGGTGAAAAGGGGAATATCTTTAATTTGGAGAAGAAAATAATCAAATGAGTTTCCAAGTGAGTATACAAACAGCTAGCTTTGATATTTCTTCGTGTTAATTGTTTTTCAATGATACAAATATCAGCAATACAAAATACGTGATGTTTGCTTTTCAGATATTCATGAAATCGGTGAAAGAAAGATTGACTCATTCTAAAATCTTTATTAATTTTTTGTTGTGGAGCGAGGTCAGCATTTTCAAAGTATGTAATATCGAATTTTTGACTTTGTTGACTGAAATGAATCAAACTAAACGAAAAATTATGGATACCAATATCAAACGATATAATATACATGGTTTTATTACAATTATGCATGTATTTAAATAAAAATAGATGAATTTTCAAGATATTATAGATGCGATTGGTAACGATATCCCACAGATATTTTTACAAGAAGAGGGAAATGATAACATAATAACAAAAGCACTATCCAAGACATCAAATTATATCTTACAAAAGAAATCTCATGCATATATGGATTCTTTTAAAACTAAATACTACGATATGGAAGATAAAGTTAATATTTGGTTGAATGAAATTTTTATAGAACTGCTGTTATTCGTGTTGAAAGAATACAAAAGAAATAAAAGTAAAACCCAGCAACATAATATCACTACTACCATAGGAATAGAAGATTGTTGTTTCATCGAAACCTATATTGTCAAGACAAACATAAAATATCGTCTTGAAGAAGAGGGAAGAATTGATTTTCACTTCAAAAAATTGCTACAGAAAGAATTTGATAATAGTCTTTTGTTTACCTTGTTATATGATAAACAAAGATCTTGTAGTTATAGTGATGCTCTCCATTACATGATTCGATTTTTTTGCATTTATATTTATTATCAATATATCAAAAAGAAATTACAATGTCTTGGAATATATTACTTTCACTCTTTTTTCGATGATCTTTCAATAGAAAAGTCAGACTCTCTTGTAGCGACGATCAAAAAATTAGAAGGGTTGTTTTTAAAGAATGTATATCCCAAAATATATATGATAGAAAAAAACTCTCAGCAAAATTTTCAAAGCTGTGGATTTTATTCGGACAGTTTTATCAAAAATCATCATGTGGATATACGTGTTGTAAAGGAAAATATAGACAAAGAGCCAAGTTACAAACAGTCTGTCACAATGCGTAAAATAAAAGCATACAAAGAAGAAAGTCTAAAAGTTAAACAAATAATAAAACAACTTGAAAAATCTATTGATAAAAAAACGATAGGTATATTGAACTTTCTTGTGGAAACTTCTTGTTTTCACTTAGGAGAGATAAAGACTAGATCTATATTACAGTCTATTGAGTTTTTGCTTCCAATGCACAATCGTTGTTTTCTATTAAAAGATTTTCAATCAACACATCTTTCCAGAATGATTCGGCAAAACTCTTCTTCTTTTCCATATCTTAATCTTCAACGATTTCCAATGAGAAAATTAGCACCCTATTATGGAGAAATTATGAGGGTATTTATATCAAACATGGCGAATCAAAGTATGAATATGAATATGAATATAGATAATCATGCAATCAACACTATTACATCCATGTGTGAAAAATCAGCTTGGAAAGACAAAGACAAAGTCAAAGACAAAAAAAAGCTAACAACTTTCTCTGAAAGTGATGTTAGGCTCTATTATGTGATCCGATCTTCTTTACTACAATTATTTGAGAAACACGATAATAATAATAGCATTGTGGAATTGTATAAGGAATATTTTCTAAGAATATTCTTAGAAAATTTTATCTTGGAGTTAAACAAAAAGATGAAAAAATTTGAAATTAGGGTATATATCATTGATAATATTGAGATATTAGACAAAAAGATTCAGAATGCAAATATAAAAAAGGAAATAAAACAAATAAAAGAGAATTTAGTCTTGTTTGAGAATAATAAAGAAGAGTTACTTCTTTTCGAGAAAATCATGTCTTCACGTCAACTTTTCTTTGATTTGTTCAACACTCGAGATTTTTCAGAGGACGATGTAAATGAAACATTCTGGTTAATTTTTTTTGGTAAGACTGTAAATATCAAAAATACTGATGTGAATATACATTTTGTAAAAAACCTGATGAATAATTGTGTTGATTGTAGCGTTTCTCTTGATGAAATCAATTTTATTGATGATCATATGAAATATTTCTTGTTTTCTATTCACGGAGATTTTATGAAAGTATTAAAACAAATTGAAAAGGATATATTTGCTTTTGAACATACGTCCAAAACAGAATGGAATTGCGAAATCGAAATGATATTGTTTACCAGATTACAAGAACTATATCATCCAGAACAATTTTTTCATCTGTTTCATTGTATTACAGATTGATAACCGTTTCGTAAAAAAGGATGGATCATCTTCATCTGATTAGCTTCTTTTCTACACATGAATCTATATTTATTAGTTGCTGTTTTACAAATCAATTCATTCTTTTTAATGTCTAAAATCTCGTCTGTTTCAATAGCTAGATACAGTATCATGTTGAGCTTTGTCAACATTCGTTTCAGATTGAATGGCAACTCAGCACAACATGATAAAAAAGACTTTAAACTTACATACCATCTTTTAAAATGTACTGAACTTGTAAACACATATGATGTATAATTATTGATTATCGCATTAACTTCTTTCTTGAAAACAGGGACAGCCTCATCTAGGGTTATATTTGAAGCTTCTAATATCTTTACTGTTTGAAATATCTCTAGAAGAATTTTTTCTTTCTTTACTTTGCACAAAATTTGGTCAAATATTATCTTACAACTCTCCACATGACCTCTTAGTATCAAAGACCAGTCTGTCTGACTTTTTTTTGTATCACTATCGATATTAATATTATGATATAAATGAAAAAAAGGTGTTATCATTTCCTCTTGTAATCCATTTGTACTCTGCAAAAGCAAATCAAGATCAAAGACAGATTTGTAAAAAATTTCATCTAGCTCCTTCAAAAATTCTTTCATTAGTAAATACACTTTTGTTTTGCTCTTTTCTTTTAAAATACTCACTAATTCTTTCACCCAAGCATAGAAAGACTTTCTATTCCATGTCTTGTCTGTTGAATTTGAATTTTTGAATATCAGCTGAAAGTTTGAAGGATGCTCAATATAAAATTCACCTTGGAATTCAATCAGCTTTTTCCCCTTTTTTAGACTTTTCATATCAATAGTAGTCAACGGATCGATTGACTCCTTCATAATAAAATGAGATGTAATTGAACGAAGTCCTGTAATTAGCGACTCCTCATTACCTAATAGAAAAAGAGTCATGAATGGAATGGTCATCGATGACATTATTTTTGTTTTTATTTTTATTTTTTTTTTTTGAAATGGTTTTTTTCTTGTCCTTTTTATTTGTTTATATATGTTTATTATCCCAAAAAATACCACGTCCGATAAGCCACTTGTGTATGTATTCTAAACATTTCTCCACCTTTTTCTGCTTCTTTTATTCTCCATAAACGTAATGGATACCCTACTGTCATTATAATTAATAAATAAATAAATATCTTTTTGAAAATACAATAGTCAATCTTCTTCGGTTGTAAAATAGTTTTATATGTTATGAATAGAAAATACACGTATATCAAACTATGAAACAGTATCGAGAAAATCATTGGAACTAAAATTGTTGGGTCTGTGTATAAATCGATGATTTTTGTTGTAGGATCTGTTGATTTTTTTTGTAATGTTACTAATACTTTCATTATATTGATATAGTCGGTCCAATTACTCATTTTTTTTTTTATTCTTTACAAATACTTTTTTTTTTATTATTTTTTAATAAAAAAGAATGTTACTAAAAGACAAAACAAATATTATCAAAGAATGGAAGAAAGCAAAAGGTAATATAAGATTATATTCACCAAATCGATATTTTGTTGGATTAAACACAAAGAAGCTAATAATCATGAAATTAGAAGAAATGTACCGCTTCAAAAACGAATCCGATTACACTAAAATTGACTATAAGAGTGATAAGACAATTAAACCTAGTAACAGTAAATCTAAATATACAAAACTTTTAAAAGAACGATACAATATGAATGAAACAGCAACAATGAAAGATAAATCAGAATTGTCTGGAATTCCTTTGTCTATCTTAAAAGAAGTGTATAAAAGAGGTGTTGCTGCATGGAAAACTGGACATTATCCTGGTACAGTTGCTAGTCAATGGGGAAACGCTAGAGTAAACTCGTTTTTAGTTCTTGGTTGTACAAGTGTAAGTGCTGATAGCGATCTTTTACGAAAGATTTATGATCTAAAAATAAAATTAGAAAAAGAAAAAGAAAAAGAAAAGAAAAAATTCCAGTCAAATTAAGAAATTAAAAACGTTTTTCAAACAAACTTTATCTTGTAGTCAGTCAAAGATTAGTACCTATAAGAAAAATAATACATTTCCTAGTTTCTTGACATTTTGATTTTTCTATTGTTATTTTTAATTTTTCTATTGTTATTTCTCTGTTTTTTAAATATCATCTTCTTTTTATCACAATGGAGTTCACAATAGATGCGTTTCTTATTGAATGCATATTCAGCATTATTAGTGCAACGTACATTTGTATTTTTATCAATGAAATGACAAGTTTGTACATTAACATTTATCATCCCTGTTTGTTTATGGGTTTTGCATGTCAACACACAACCTTCAGGATAACCCCAACTAGCTTTTTTTAAACACTTATTCTTCGAAAATTCACAACAGAGAGCACCATGTAAACCTTTCATTTCTGGTTTATAACAATCAATACAAAACAATTTCTTTTTTGTATTTTTATAAAACATTTTGGTTCGAATAGTTGGAGTTTGACAATTATTACATTGTGTCATTTGATACTGTTGTTGTGCTTGTAGAAGTGGATCTTGTTTTGGTTGTGAAAGATGATGTGGAATTGGATGATCTGGATATGGAAGTTGTGGATATGGAAGTGGATCTTGTTTTGGTTGTGGATATGGAAGTGGATCTTGTTTTGGTTGTGAAAGATGATGTAGAATTGGATGATCTGGATATGGAAGTTGTGAAAGATGATGTGGAATTGGATGATCTGGAAGTTGTGGATATGGAAGTGGATCTTGTTTTGGTTGTGGATATGGAAGTGGATCTTGTTTTGGTTGTGGATATGGAAGTGGAAGTGGATAATGTTGATGTGGATCTTGTTTTGGTTGTGGATATGGAAGTGGATCTTGTTTTGGTTGTGGATATGGAAGTGGATCTTGTTTTGGTTGTGGATAATGTTGATGTGGAAGTTGTGGATAATGTTGATGTGGAAGTTGTGGATAATGTTGATGTGGAAGTTGTGGATAATGTTGATGTGGAAGTTGTGGATAATGTTGATGTGGAATTGGCTGGTGTAAAAGTGAATATCGATGTTGTGGAAGTGGACATTGCAAGATTGTTGATTTGTATTGTTGTTGCGAATTCTGATTCGGATACATAATTGTCGGGTATGATTTATATTGTTGTTGCGAAATCTGATTCGGATACATAATTGACGGTCTAAAGTGGATTGTCATAGAAAATAGTATCTTTTATCAACATATATAGTATCTTTCGTATATTTAGTGTATCTTTCTCCGAAAAAACCCTTGTTCTAACAGCCTTCTTCCCGGACTCCCTTAAAAATTGGAAATCTTAGGGATGTCTCTGTTTTTTCGAAAAATTTTATGGTAACTTTTTTTCCAACGATAAGAGATGGATCAGTATTATATTTTTGTCTTTCCTCAAGAGAGAAGCCAGAACCTACATTAACATCATGTTTTTCATCCAATTCCACTATAATCGAAGATAGCATCGTTATGGTCTTTTCAATTTTGTCTTTTTCGTCAATAATTCGAAATGGACCTGATATTATTTTTTTGACGATATAGTCTTCATCGTGAAATAGTTTTACTTTCAAGAGATCGTTTGTACGTTTTCCTTTATAAAAAGAATCTTGACGGATCATCAACCCTTCCCAGTTTTTTTCTATTACTTCTTTTTTCATTCGATCTAAAGTATCTTGATCATATAAAGTCTGTTCTAAAATACGAAGAAACTTCCACTCATTTTTATATGAAAAAAGACTCTTCATTTTATTCTGTCTCTCGGAGAAACACATTCCCTTTTTATTTTCTTTTTTAAATTCTACCAAAGGAATATAATCAAAACAATAGAAGGAAAAATTTTGCATTGTATGATTTTTCTTTCTTATTTCACACATAACATCTTTAAAAGACTCTTCAGCTTTTTCATTCTCGACAACCACCTCCCCATCCAAAATAAAATCATCTTCTTCACTAGGAATTCCATTTTTCAATTCTTCTATCAATAAAGATAATGTGGTAATATCTTTATTACTCCTTGTTACAACTCTAACTCCGTCTTTTTTTGACCAAAACACTAAACAACGTACTCCATCCAATTTTCTACTGATAAACCAAGGTAATTTTTCATCGAATTTTTTTGGTGTAAAATTATTTGCAAGACAGACAGGAAATTCCTGTTCAGAAAATGATGGGATATGTTTCTTAAATGTATTAAAATTACACCTCACTTCCAGATTTTTATTGATGATACAAAAAACAATTGGATGATAAATATCTTTAATTTGATTCAAAAACATTGACATTTCTTCTAACGCTTTATTTCCTGTAAATTTTCTTTGTGAAATATTACCTAACAAATCAAAAAGATCTTTTATTTGTAGGTTTTCATTTACAATAATCAAGTCTTTTTGTTTTGTTTCTCGATATTTTTGTAACTTGCTTTTTGTTAGATGAAATTTTATATTTGGATTGTAGACCAATTCTATTAATCTAACAAAATCAGAATCATCCTGTGCATATTTTTTAATTACTTCTTCTTTTTCTTTCATTATATTTGTTTTATTCATTTGTGTTTGAAATTCTAAAATCTTTTGTAAAAATTCTGTTAACATCATTTTTATTGTTTGTTGTTTTGCTTTTTTCTCTTTTTCATTTTTTCATTTTTTTCATTTTTTTTTTTTCGTATCAGGGAGCATGTTATTTTAGTTTTTTCCTATTATTCCTCTCTTTATCTAGGAAAGAATAGATTTCTTTCATCAGAAATGAACACGTTATTTTACTATTTATTTTACAGAATATGAAAAGGAAAATAGTAACTAAGTGTTTTTTATAGGCAAGAATACTATCTTGAATTTGCAAAGTTTTATGACGAATTTCGAATATTCTTTCTCTTTCATATTGGAAAAGGTATATTTTCTGGGAAAACATCAAACCAAAAATTTTGCTTACAAATAGGTAGACAATATCTTCTATATAATGTGTGGATTCTCCATATTTCATTAGTTGTTTTTTTTTGGAATCAATAAAAGATAAAATGCGAAAGTAGTATTCCATACGAGCAAGTTTTATATATTTTTCTTGGAATAAACAGGAAGAATACTTATATTCTCTTCCTTCACTCATTTTTAGATTATCAAAATTATTGAGAAAGTAAAAGGAATACCAGTAAATAGCTTTTATATCTTCTTTGAAAACCTTTACTCTTTCTTTCAAGTATCGCAACGGATTACTGTTTTTTAAATGCTGATGATGTTCAATAGGAAGTAACTCCGCGATTCTTCTTTCATATTCTACTTCATTCATGTTTATTTAATTTAAAACCCATAATCATTTTATTAAATAGTTATAAACTTGTTTACAAAAATATTTTTTTTCTAATAATAATATTTTTTTTCTAATAATAATATTTTTTCTCATAAACATATTTTTTTCATAAAGATAAAACAAATGTATTTAGAAAACACGATACAGACGAGTACGAACCGACCAAGCATTTTTAAATATGTAATAAACAATAATAAGAGTAATAATAATGGACGTACGTTCTATATATCAATTCCTGAAAAATCGGAAAAGATGGATTTATTATTTTTGTTTCATGGTGGGGGTGAAGAAGCATATACCGTAAAAAATGAAAAAGGGGCTTTAAATTACACAGAATTGTACAAATGCGAAGCAATTGTTGTTAGTTTCCAAGGTCAAGAGTCAAACAATGGACATTCATGGGAAAACGTCTTTCCATGGTTGAAGATTCCTATAAAAAATGATGTGTCTTTTGTAGAAGAAGTATATGAAATGATTGTAAAAGAAAAAAAGATAAGAAAAGAAATTAATTTAACAGGGAAATCAGACGGTGCTGGATTTTGTTTTTATTTAGACTTATATTCATCATTGCCAATTTCAAAAATAGGTGTATGTTCTGGAGCACATTTCATCTTAAATAATACAACTGATTTTTCTATATATGAAAAAGCAAAACAAAAAGCAACCCCAAAGCTTTTGATACATGGAACATCTGATCAAGTAATGCCTTTTGAAGGTCAACATTTTACAAATTCACATGCAAAAAAAAAAGCAACCTATTGGAAAAAAAAAGACAAAAAAATGTCTAATACGTATACTGCAAATATAATATCGTTTTTTCAATTCTTTTCTGATCCTAGATGCACAAGAGACTATGATTTTTCTGTAATGACACATAAAGGAGAAACAACAAAATCAACCATCTTCAAATCAATCAACAATGTTTCCCTTGTCAAAGTTAAACAACAAAATCACACTTGGCAAGGACATACGAATTCTGGACCAGAATCCGATTCTATCTATAATAAACAATTCGATGCAAGTGTTGTTTTATGCAAGTTTTTTAACATACGATTAAATAGTGACTATTCGTATCTCTTAGAAACTCCAGTATTTTACTCTCAAAAAGTTTCTTCGATAAAATCAACACTCTGCAATCAATTGTAGTTACACAAATCTTGAATTCCCAATGATATCATAAATATTAACATCATCTTTGGAACAAAGTAACATTACTTTTTCTGTATCATTTTTCGTAAAAATCTCCATTTGAAAATCACCATTTCTCTCGTTATTTAGAGTATTACTGTTCAAAACAGCAATTACTCCTACTTTTTCCAAATAAATTATCATCTTTTTGAAAATCAATTTTGATTTCGGTGGAGGATAATAAAAAGATTCTAAAACAATAACATCCTGGGTTTGTCGAAAGGTAGCCCCTTTTTTAGTCATGGTTAAATTTCCTGATATCTTTACTATAACTTCTGCAATAGATATATTCATAATTTGACAACCGATAAATACATTGTAAACTCCAGGATGGACATCTTTTTCAAAAACAGATAGTGTTTTATCTTCTTTCCCTTCCATATAAATATCTACACCACAGGCGTCTTCCCCTGCATAATCAAATTTAAATAAATCATTTTCAATAGATTTAGATGGTAAGCTTCCACTAATTCTAAATGTATTCTGAGGAATCTTCCATCCATACTCAGATTCTTCAAATTCTGATTTCCAAATTGGTTTGAACACAACCGTTGTTGAAACAATTACTTCATTGATGCTTTCTTCCACAAAATATCTTTCCAATGAAATTTGAGGAAAGTTAATCTTCAAATTTTTTTGAATTTGAAATATATTGGATCTATTAGATTTGATTTTAATACATTCTGGTTCGAGTGATTCCCAATCAAACATTTCTATAAACAATCTAAAATCTGTAGAAGTAAATGAAATATGAAAAGGAGTTCCTTCTATATTAAGTTTTTTTATCACATCTTGTCGATCCTTTTCATTGATGGCAGCAAATAAAATAAAAAAAGCAATTGTGTGAAGAGGAGATCGTGTCATTGGCAAATTATAATGATCATGATTAGAATCGTTGTTCAAAATGATAACACTTAAGTTTCTGAAAACAATAAATTCACATGGGTTTTTAATCAAGTTTTTGTTATCACATTGAGGGTTTATTGAAACAGGCTCTTTTTTGATTCTTATTTTGTCAACTTTCTTATCTTTCTTTTCTTTCAGCGTCAATAATACAAAGAAGAAAAAGACACATATTACAATGACGATCACGATCATATTTACTAATCTTTTTGTATTTTATAAAGAAATAAATGAAATGTATTTGTATTTGGATCTGAAACCTTAAGACAAAAAACTTTTCCTGAAAAGTTGTGACAAAAATAAAAGCATAAATTATAACCAAAATTATAACCAAAATCAAGATGCTTTCTTTTTTCCATGTCTCCCTTCCTTGTGATTTTTCTTCGTCTTTCCTTCCTTGTGATTTTTCCTTGCTCTATTTTCCAGGTTCCTTTCCTTGTCTCTTAATTTTTTGTCTTTCCTTCCTTGTGATTTTTCCTTGCTCTATTTTCCAGGTTCCTTTCCTTGTCTCTTAATTTTTTTGTCTTTCCTTCCTTGTGCTCTGCTCTATTTTCAAGGTTCCTTTCCTTGTCTCTTACTTTTTTTAGTCTTTCCTTCCTTGTTGAAAAAATAGAAGAAAAGCAGATCTTTCTTTATTGTTTTGTTGTTGTCATAGATCTGAGTCAGTTTCTACAAATGTACGGGGATATTCTATTGTATTGTACCCAACCGAAAATTACTTTTTATTCTTATCTACTTAAAATATATTGTAAACTAACAAAATGTGTCAAAGATTAAAAGATGAATTCTACTAATAGTGTTGCCTTAGAGACATATATAAATTCTACTGAAGATGCAATTGATAAATTTATAAATCGATTTAAAAATCAATATTTATGTGAAAGAAATGTTGGAGATGATAATGATTTTTCGTCAAAAGATTTGGAAAAATTTCTTCTTGATGAATTTGTGAACGACTGTAATCTTTTATCAAATTATGATAATTTTACTGCTACAAATACAAAAAAATATTTTACTGATTACATAATCAATAAAGTCAATAGTATAAAAAAAAGTAAATAAAAACAAAAAAGAAAAAAATAAATACTAGATGCAATTGAAAAGACAAAAAGACAAAAAGACAAAAAGACAAAAAGACAAAAAGACAAAAAATAGATTCAAATAACACAAGTATTAAAATCCTTTAAACTTTAGTTTTTATTTTTGTTGTTGTTGTTGTAATCGTTGCTCTTCTTCTGCAAATAATTCATCTATATCAGGTTCATTTCCGTGAGCTTTATCATAAATATCTGGGATGTAACCATTATTAACGTCGCCAGAATAGTAATCAAACATTTTATTTACGGATTCATCATCACTATCTGGGATGTAACCATAATCAAACATTTTATTTACGGATTCATCATAACTATCTGGGATGTAATAATCAAACATTTTATTTATGGATTCATCATCGCTGATATGTTGTATCTGTTGTTGTTTTTGTTGTTGTTGTTGTTGTAATCGTTGATCTTCTTCTGCAAATAATTCATCTATATCAGGTTCATTTCCTTGAGCTTTATCATAAATATCTGGGATGTAACCATTATTAACGTCGCCAGAATAGTAATCAAACATTTTATTTACGGATTCATCATCGATATCAGTACTTTCTTTTATGTTACTCATGATGAGTCTGTGAAAATAGATAAATAGATAAATAGATAAACATTCTTTTTCTTCTTCCTTTTTCTTTTATATTTAAATCAAAAATATCAAAAAAATAATATATAATGTCACAAAAATCAATATTTTCCTTGCACGTCTTTGGTTTTTGGTTTTTCGTCGCTATTTTTTGGTTTTTCGTCGCTATTTTTTCTTGGTTTTTCCTCGCTATTTTTTCTTGGTTTTTCGTCGCTATTTTTTCTGGTCTTTAGTTTCTTGGTTTTTCGTCGTTATTTTTTCTGGTCTTGGTTTTTCTGGTTTCGTGACATGTTATATATATTTACATTTATATTTGTGTATTTATACGTGAAGTTTATATATATTTCTGTAAATTAAAATAAGAAAATGTCAAATCAATCTGTAACTAAAGAAAAAGAGTCACTTGAACAAACAGAAAATCAGATTAATATACAAAAAGAACAAAACAATGAGCTACTTTCAAGAAAAGTGATTAAAGCTAGAGACAAGCCAAAAGAATCAAAAATAATGGACAATTCTATAGTGGGTATGCTTTGAGGTATGCATCGGATGAATTACAAAATTATCGCGAAATCGTAGAAGCTGAGATCCTGACGCTATTCAGTTTGTTCCATACCATTTACAAGTAGATGAAGAAGTTAGGTTACTAGTAGAACCGTATGGTGATTTCTTTCTAAGATAAACATGTTTATCAGAAGACGAAGAAGATAGTGGGGAAGCAATATAATATAATCAAACAAAAAAGACAAAAGAGAAAGACTTGTAATCTTTATTGTTTTTATTTTGTTGGTTTTATTTGCTTTGTTTTCTTTTTTTTGTTTTTTTCTTTTCTTGTTTTCTTGTTTTCTTTTCTTGTTTTTTGTTTTCTTGTTTTGTTTTCTTGTTTTTTGTTTTCTTGTTTTGTTTTCTTGTTTTTTGTTTTCTTTTTTAATCATCCTGATAAAGCAAACGCTTACATGATTGACAAGGATTAGATCCAAGGGTTAGTGTAGTTTCACATGAAGTACAGAAATCATCAAGTGAATTTTTGATACATACTCTACACCAAATTTGATACTCTCTTTTGTTGTTAATAAAACGTTTTGATTGAATTGCTATAATGTTTGTTTCTTTTCGTGGTTTTGTTTTCTCACAATTTTGACATGTTCTAATACTAGACATTAGTGCTTCCATATTACCCAACTATAAATTCAATTATATTATAAAATTCATAATATAATATAATATAATCAAAAATATATTGTTATTATTTTTAAATTATATATGTTTGATCTGGAAAAATGTTAAGATCAAGAACCTCCAAGATATTTCTCCTTACATCACAATATTTCATTCTTTTTCTTGATCGACCATACGGATTGATAACAGGGAAACACTTGTTATTTATGGTGATTGTGTTATGTTCTTCTTGAAAACATAGACTGATTATAGTTAGAAAACATATCAGAAAAAAACAAAGAAACAGGTGTAAACAAAAAACAAGAAAACAAATAAAACAAACACACAAAAAATAAACAAATAATCAATGAACAGAAAAATAAACATATTATTATTACTGAAACATATTTTCTTTTTAAATTTTTTTATCAATTTCATTGTAGAAATTTTCAATAGTACCATTATTATCAATCACAATAACATTATGGTTTAGTGTTATCCGATTAATTTTCTCGGAAATATGACTACATCGTTCGTCTTTTTGTACATCTCTTTCCAACTTAACAATAGTAACATTGTCATTTAATGTTTCAATCGCATGTAACTCGTTTGGAAATCGAATATCTGTGACAATAATGTCTATGTCTTTGTCAATCGAATGTATTTTACTTAGCATAACATTGATCCATATATTTTCATCATAATGATTACGAAATAAATCTGTTCCTACGACCTGTAAAACTTCCCTTGGTGATTTATTCCCAAAGATTATAGATGGCTTTTCTTTCAATTCTCTAGATTCAAAATAATCTTTTGTTGATAGAGGGTACAAAATTTGACATATTGCTTTCAATGGTTCAGCGAAAGAAAGTTTTATTATCTTTCTTTCTTTTTGGCTATGTTTGTCAATAAGATAATTTGCGAATGTATCCTTTCCTGATCCTTTCTCACCAATCAAACCAAAAATCTTACGTTCTTCTTTCATATGTTTTCAATTTAGATTTTTTGATGTATTTGATTACGTTTTCATTTTTTTTTTCTTGATTTTTATTTTTCATTTCATTTAGTAGAGGAAGAATATGAAAGTAACAGATAGAAGAATCTTCGATTACCTTGTATTTTCGTATATCACTTGTCTAATTGCTAATGTTAAAAGTAACGATATCCATTATATTAATCAAATAATGCTATTGTTCCAACAGATTACAAGTTCTGAAATAGATAAAAAATATCATGAGGAAATAGAAAGATTTTCATGGAAAACATTAATAAAAACAAAAAAAGAACTGATATTGTATTTTGTAAAGTTAAGAGAGAAGTTAGATTCTTCATCATTGTCATTGTATACATTTAATGTAAGAGAAACAGTATTGTATTTAAAAAGGAAATGTCGTAGTAAAAACATGACTCCTCGAAATCCTTTATTGTGGGGAAATGTTACATGGTTGTTGATACATTTTTTATCTTTACAGTACAAAGAAAGCAACTCAACAAAGATTGTGTCTATTATACATCAGATTGTATTTTCGCTACCTTGTTCGATTTGTAAAAATCATGGGATGATATATCTTAAAAAACATAAAGTACCACTACATAAAAAAGAATTTTTCGACTACTTTATCACTTTTCATAATCATGTTAATAAAAGAAACAAAAAACCAATACAAATAAATATAAACATGAAGAAATGCGTGAAAGAATTTCAAAAAAATCAAGAATTCCGAATCAACAGTAATTGATCTTTTTTTTTTTTTTTTCAAATAATAAAAAAAAATATTAACACATAATAAATCAAGAAGATGAAATTAATTAAAAACGTAAAAGGATGTAATTCTAAAACTTCTAGTTCCAATTTATTTTTGTTATGCAAAATCTTCATTGGTTTAATTATTATTACATTAATTAATCACATGATCTTTGCATATAATACCATTACCATTGCAAGAACATATAATAATCCACTAGTCAAAAATGGAGCTATAATTTATATGCTTCTTTACATTCTTTTAGTATTTACACCGCAAATTTTTATTGTATATAAAATGTGTCGACTTAAATGTAGATGGACATATTTAATTCTATACATGTTCTTAATATATATTGTTTTCGAATTTATTGTTAATCAAATCATATTGGTTATCATGACAATATTCTCTCCAAAGTTTATCAAGACAGTCAACTTACAAAAAAAGTTATATCCCGATAAAATACTAAGCATTCAGTTTTTTAATAATAAGATAAAGGAAGAGTATATTGAAGTAATATTAGAACTAGAAGCTAGTCAAAATGTATATGACACAAACAATAAATATAAAATAATTGTGTTAAAACATGATGATTTGAATAAAGAAGTATTTGACGCAACTTATATTTTACAAAATTATAATTTCTATAATAAGGACATGTCTACAAGAGCGGTTTCTGATGAAAATTTTATTGTTGTTTCTGATGAGAAAGGTGTATTAAGAAGATATTCTAAGAGTACAAATGAGGTAAAGACGTATACTGTAAATTCTAATGCTGTAGCATTAACTTATATAGATTCTAAAATAGAAGATAAATTATTAATTGTATATAACGATAAAAATATCCTAAAAGTAGAATCTCCCTTATTTGATACAAAAACTTATGATTTTGAAGACGAAAATGTTTTAACACTGAACTTCTTTATATTCAATGATTGGGTTAAACAATTTCACCCGAATACGCTTCTTAAGATAAAAGTACTAACAATAAAAAAATTGTATACTTTCTCACTTTCAAACGACTATAAACTTAATTTGATTGAGTAATTTTTTTTTATTTTGTACTCATATTTTTTTTTAACTAAAAAGATTTAGAATATGTCTTCGAATAGAAATATTAGGACATAATTGTTTATCATGTAAAAGTTGATTCGTCAAAGGATCAGTGTCATGTTTTTTGATCCATTTCTCAATATATCGTCTTTCATACGTTTCTCCAGTTTGAACAAGAATAACTGGATCGATAAAAACAGATTTAGAAATAGGGCAACATAAATCATGTGGAATTTGTTTTTCATTAAATCCTTTTGCTTTTGCCTTTTCATAAATCTTCATTTGTTGTTCAGTAAAATAAACAACATCATAATTACTGTTAATTTCCAATTCTTTGTCAGGATTTATATTTCTAATATGTTCTTCGTTTTTGATTGTATTTTCTTTAAAATCAAACACATTAAGATGAGGAATATGAAAGATAATATAAGGAAACTGTTGAAAATACTTATTATTACTACAATTTAGAACCTGTAAAGATGACATTTCTGTGAAGAAAGATGGTACTTCTTTCAACATGTTTTCAGAAAGATCCAAATTTTCAAGTGTCTGTAAAGACTTAATTCCTTGTGGTATCTTCTTGATAGAATTCTTTTGTAATGATAAATTTTTCAGATTGGCAAGATAAAAAATGATGGATGGAATTTCAGAAAGATGACAGTTTTTCAATTCCAACGTTTCTAATCGTTGGAGATGGATAAGACTTCTAGGAAGTTTCTTGAGCTTTGCATTACGTAATTTTAATTCTTTTAGTAAAGGAATGTTGTAAAATAGTTTATTATATATAAAAACTAATGGTGCTTCTATTCGAAGCTCTTCGAGTGATTGATGGTCGACAAAATTATATCGAATCTCTTTTAGTTTTGTTGATTCAATCGTAAGAGAATCTAATTTCCTTGTTAACTTTGAAATCAGAGAGTAAGGAAACTCTTTTAGATTGGGTAAGCGCAATAATAGGTTAGATAATTGTGGGCTATCTGGAAGCGAAGATATAGAAGAAATATTTAAAGAAATTCCCAAAGTTTGAACGAAATGATTCGAAAAAAAATTGAAGAGGGCAAGATCAGATTCTTTATTAATAATGACAATTGTACTGAGGAATTTTTCCGAAATTTCACGAAGATCCATTTTTTTTTTTCTCTCTAAAATGCCGATATCTTTATTATTTTGAAGTGACGTAGTCCTTAGTGTGAAGTGACGTAGATCTTGAACTGACATTGAAGTGCGGAAGAATGACGGAAGAAAGTCATAATTGTATATATATTTGCATTATATTCATATAATTTTTGAATGATATATATACATTTATATAATATATTTATGTAATTCATGAGTAAAAACCCCAGTATGAATAACAATAATGTAAGTGAGAATGATCATTATAAAAAAGATGAAAGTGTGAATGATAAAAAAGAAGAAAGTGTGATTCATAAAGAACATGAAAGTGTGAATGATAAAAAGGATGAAAGTGTGAATCATAAAGAACATGAAAGTGTGAATGATAAAAAGGATGAAAGTGTGAATCATAAAGAACATGAAAGTGTGAAACATGAAAGTGTGAAACATGAAAGTGTGGAAACAGAAACAAATCCAACTAAAAAAAGAAAGTTTAAACATTATTATGTAAAGCAAGGAGGTATCGGTACTGTTACTATTAGGTATTGTAGTCGACTACAAAGAGAAGTTGCAACAAAGCATATTACTGTAGATCAAGAGAATTTATATCGAATAGAACAAGAAGTAAGAATTTTGGAAGACTTACAAGATCATCCACATATTGTAAAGTTATTCAATTTCTTTCCGAATATAAGAGAAAATAGATCGATAATAGAATTTGAAAAAGCAGAGTTTGATTTATCAGACTATATTAGAATTATAAATATGAATCAGCTTACAATAACAAATCAAGATGTCAAACAAGTTGCTAAGGATATTTTATCTGGATTATCGTATTGTCACTTACGTTTAATTTATCATGGAGATATTCGTCCTGCAAATATTTTATGTTTCTCATTACCAAATGGAAGATATCTGTATAAGCTTGCAGATTTTAGTTCTGCTTATCATCGTGAATTATCGGATGATCCAAACACCGGTACAACTTTTGTGTATTCACCCCCAGAATTATTGTTAGACAAGTCTCGATACGATAGTAGATTTCTTCCAGATGAAAAGACTGATACTTTCTCTCTAGGACTTTTATTATTAGAGTTTGTAGAAGGACATACAATAATTTGGAAAGAAGAATGGAGCAGTTCTAATTATATTTTAACGAGAAAAGATGCATGTAAGTATATGTTCAATTTATTTGGACTTCCAAATCCTAATCTAGACTGGAAAGATTTATCTTCGTTTAGTAATTGGAATCTATGGAAATCTGAATTTCAGTCATCACCATCACCAAGAATAGAATACTCATTTAAAAATGAGAATAGAATTGATAATAAGGGGAAAGTTTTCATTCGATCAATGCTAGAATATGACCCAAAAAGAAGAAAGAATATATTTGAATGTGGAAGAGATGCATGGATTACCTTACCAGAATTCTAATATTACAAAATAACAAAGAAAAAAGAATAAAGAAAAAATAAGAAAAAAGAAAAAAGAAAGAAAAAAGAAAAAAGAAAAAAGAAGAAAAAAGAAGAAAGAAAAAAGAAATCATAATAAAATAATAATAAATTTTAAAATTCACATGATTTGTTTCCAGTCAGGAATAATTTTACTCTTTCCCGTCCCTATATTCGTAAAACTACCTAAAATGATATTCGAAGAAACAGAATTAATAGGTTCAACCTCTCCAAAGAAACTGGCTTTTGTAAAATGATCCAGACTTTCTTCAAAGCTTGATCGGGAAAGAACTGAAGTACGATCTTTCTTCATAGAATATCTACTAATACTTTGAATCACTCCAGAATGGGTCATTGTATCGACTAGTAACATTATATGCTTGTCATTAACATTATCTAAAATACGCTTCATTTCTTCAAGCAAGAATAATCGTGCCCCTTCAATCCCTGAAATTTCAAGAACTTCCCATAAATTGTTCGTTTTAATACTTTCCTTATCAACATAGTCAAGTTGCATGATATCTTTCAAATTTGACCCATATGTATTAATTATGTATTCATCACTGTTTTTAGAAATGTAATAATCACTGATACCTGCAAGACCAAATATAGTCATTTCTGTTTCTATCTTTTTACGTAAAGTATCTACATAAAATAGTTTTAAGTTATCTTCTATTGACAAGTTCTCTTTTTTATTTGTGATATCAATAAACAGAAAGATATCCAGTTGAGCAACATGAACAGGAGAAAAAATTACTACACAGCCGTCAAATCTAGATTCAATCATTTCTTTTATCTTTAACAAAGGCAAATTATACCGATACAACAAATTTTTATCTAACATATAACTTATACATCCTGTTGCCTCATCTAATGCATTGTTTTTATTTGGAAAAAATTCGAAAAAAGAGTCATACCATATTTCTTGTCTTTTTTGTGTGATTCTTGTTTTTTGTATTAATTCCTTTAGCTTAATTTCTTTCAATGTGTGGGAAATTGTCTTTTTGATGTAATCGATATTTGTATTGAATTCTTTTTTCATACAAAAGGAACTGGTCAGTACTTTTTGTTTTTTAGAAGCGTTCAATAGCTCCAAAAGTCGTGGAACTCCAGACACCACTAATTGCAAGGCAAGACCTGCACTATGAAAACTATTTAATGTCATTTGAGTAGATACAGAACCAATACTCTGAGCCGATAGCAAACCTACACTTGTTCCACTGGAAACCAATGATTGGAAAAATTTGTCCTCAACATCTTTTTTTAATTTTTCAACTTGAGTTGGATAAATTGACAATTGTGACAGTTGCTTTTTTAATTTATCGATCATACTAATGATAATATTGTCTCTTAATTCTTTGTTCAAATATTGAGGAAACAAGTCAATACAGTCTGAAAAGACATAATCAATAGTAGACGTATCGAGTTTGATCTTTTTCATATTTTGTTGTTTTCCTTTTTTATTTTCATTCACTTCGTTTTTTTTTTTGACAAGAAAAAATAAATTGAAATGATAGTCTTTAACTTTTTGTTTTCACCAAAATGGATAAAATCTCGAGTAATTCTAGAGGTGGAAACGCAGTGAAATCAGGGAAAAAATATGAATTATTAATTTGGAATATAACATCACAGTGTGTATATGTTCATGATGAAAAACAATATCCTTTTAATATACAATCAGAGAAAGAATTAGGTGGGTCTTCTGCAAATCATGATCTTCTTTGTTCTTATTTTGGAAACAATAATAATGTTGAAATTGAAATAAAACGACATAAAACACCAGACTGGATGCAATGTTCTCTATATTACGATAAAGATTCCAAAAAATGGAGACCAAAAAAAGAACATAATAAGATTCCAAATGCTGCTATTGATATGTACGAAGACATTTTAGACAAATATCAGTCTGATAATACTATCTTTAAGACAGATCTTGATTTGACGAAAAAAAGAACCATGGAAACTTGGAGAGAGGAAAAAAAAGATTTTAAAGATGTATATTTTCAAGTCCCAAACGATTTTATTTCCAAATTATATTCATCAAAAGGATGTAAATATATACAAATTAGTGATTTTGGATTATATCATTTACAAGATGATGTGTGCAACTTTGGTACGAAACTATTTGATACACCGTCAATGGTTAGGATAAGAGTGAAGTATCATAAAACGAATAAAGACGGAAGTGTTCAACTATCAGTTATGATCAGTGCTTGTCCAATCAAGATTAGTCTTTTAAAAAAATCTAACATTTCTTTTGATAACAATAAAAAGTTACCAGAGCAATTGATTTTCATTGAGAAAAAGTCAACGAATCATGATGAAAATGTCATGAAAAGTGATGAATATGTTGATGTTGAGAAAGATGAACAGGTTGAGAAAACTAATGATGTTGAGAAAAATGAACAGGATGAAAATGTTGAGAATGTTGAGAAAACTAATGATGTTGAGAAAGATGAACAGGATGAAAATGTTGAGAATGTTGATGTTGAGAAAGATGAACAGGATGAAAATGTTGAGAATGTTGATGTTGAGAAAGATGAACAGGTTGAAAAAACAAAAACAAAAACAAAAACAAAAATAATAAAAGAAAAAGTCGAGTAGAAAAAAAAATCGAAAATAAAAAAAATATGTGTTTACTCAAAAAAACAATGGAGATTGAAAAAGCAGAAAATTATAAAAAGTGGTCATATACAAGTACACCAGGATTGTTCAATCCCCCTGGTATCGAAGAATACCCTAATTTATTAATACGTAAGGTCTATACTAATGAATATATTACATCCCAAATCGGATTATTGATTGGTAAGGATGGAAACTATTTTATTAATCTAACACAAAAGTATGAACTTCTATACATATGGTATACAAATAACACCATATATCTTTACGGAGAAAACGACGAATATTTAATGAAGGCAGTTAGACATTTAATCGCTAGAATTAAGTACATGAACTATATGCGTTATAATAAAAAAAACTTGTAAAAAAAACATAAAATTTACTAGAGAGTTTGTGTGAACAAAAGCTTAATTGATAAAAAAACTTTGATAAATGAGAAAAAAAAAGATAAAATTTACTAGAGTTTGTGTGAATCCTTGTGTCCTCAAAAAAAATCCACTTAATCCACTTTTTCCCTTTTTCTTTTTCTAGACTTTATTCCTTTTCCCATGATTTTTTTCTTTTTCCCAAACTTTTTCTTTTTTCCCAAACTTTTTCTTTTTTCTCAAACTTTTTCTTTTTTCCCAAACTTTTTCTTTTTTTTCCCAAACTTTGTCTTTTTCTAGACTTTTTTCTTTTTCCTTTCCAGACTTTTCTTCACATCTTTTCGAAATGAGTGGACACCAGGGACTGAAAAAATCAGGATATTACGTTCGTAGTCGTAAAATTTGAAAAAAGTGGTTTTTCGCTTGACTTGATATTCTCTTTTTCTTCGATTTTTTTTTAAGATTTTTTGGAGTTTTTGATTTTCGTCTTTCAAGTTAAGATTTTTTGGAGTTTTTGATTTTCGTCTTTCAAGTTAAGATTGTTTGGAGTTGATATTTCAAGTTTCATCTTTTGAGTTTTTTTGAGTTTCAAGTTTCAAGTTTCGTCTTTGAGATGTAGAAACATTTTTGTTTTTTAAAGAATATTTTCAATGAAATAGGTTTATAGTATTAATGAAGATATTAGATAGTTTGGTTAGTTTATTATTTGTATTTAACTAAATACATTGTCCATTTCTATACTGAAGTTTATTATTGTATTTAGATACTAATAACTAAATACAGTGTCCATTTCCATAGTGAAACAATGTTTAGCTTTAAAAAGAAGCATAGAGATCCATATCGATATCCATATCGACAGAATGAAAAAAGATTACATGATAGAATTAGTGTATATTGTAAGAATAAGAACAATTCTGATAACAATTCTGATAACAATTCTGGTAACAATTCTGGTCTCAAATCTTGTAACAATTTCAGACTCAATTCTGATAAAAATTCTGGTCTCAAATCTGGTAACAATTCTCGTCTCAACTTTGCTATTGAGTTTGATGTAGATTTTGTAAACAATTCTGAAAACAATTCTGCTAATTTTGTAAACAATTCTGAAAACAATTCTGCTATCAATTCTGCTAACAATTCTGGTCTCAATTCTGAAAACAATTCTGGTCTCAATTCTGGTGATAATTCTGGTGTCAATTCTGAAAACAATTCTGGTGATGATTCTGCTAACAATTCTGGTGATAACTCTGGTGTCAATTCTGAAAACAATTCTGCTAACAATTCTGCTCTCAATTCTGGTGATGATTCTGCTAACTATTCTGGTGATAATTCTGGTGTCAATTCTGAAAACAATTCTGCTAACTATTCTGGTGATAATTCTGGTGTCAATTCTGAAAACAATTCTGCTAACTATTCTGGTGATAATTCTGGTGTCAATTCTGAAAACAATTCTGAAAACAATTCTGCTAACAATTCTGGTCTCAATTCTGGTGATAATTCTGATGATAATTCTGGTCTCGATTCTGATAACAATTCTGGTCTCGATTCTGATAACAATCCTGCTAACAATTCTGTTGATAATTCTGGTGATAATTCTGCTAACAATTCTGGTGACGAATATTATTATTATGATGTACCAGCAGATGGACAATGCTCAATCCACGTGTTTTATGCTGCTTCACAAATATATTTTACACAGGACCAAAGAAAAAAATGGAACATTCCAGAAAAAATTGAAGATTATGTATATTGGTTACGATCGTTGGCTGAAAAAAAATTCGTTGGAGAAAAAAACAGATACTGTAAAATTAATGGTGCTGATTCACCTGATCATTATGCAGATGTTGAAGAATTAAATGAATTATGTGAGTATCATAAATTATGGTTTTATACAGAAGATCATGACGAGGATACTTTGAAAGATTTTACAAAAGATTTTAGTGAACATATTAAAAAATATGTAAAGTGTGTTCATGAAAATGGGAACCATTTTCAGTTAAAGATAAAAAATGTTAATCAAAAAGATGATACGTATTTAAAAGGATATAAGAATTTGCACGAAAGAAAATGGTATGATGAAAAATATCAAGTTGAATATGATAATTATAAAAGATCTCACGCTGTGAAAACTACCAATAAGAGAAAAAGAAAGAATCTGAAAGGAAATAAGAAAAACAACAACAGTAAGAAGAATAAGAAGCAAAAAACATTCACTTCTGCTAACAAAAAATCTGGACGTAAGTACACTATTACTTCGGACTATGAATCAGATGATTCAAATCCAGATGATGATTCAGAATTTTTCCCTTCTTCTAGTTCAGAATGTGAATTAGATGAAATTGATGAATCAAATCAAGATGATGATTCAGAATACATCCCTTCTTCTAGTTCAGAATGTGAATTAGATGAAATGGATGATTCAAATCCAGATGATTATTCAAATGTTGATTCAAATGTTGATTCAAATGATGATTCAGATAAAATGGTTGATGATTCAAATAAACTTAGTAAGGGAAAGAATACTGTTTTTCATGCAGACTCATGGCTTGAAAGAGTAAATAAAGGAAGAGCTTCATCTTATATGGAAGAATGTGTTCGTCAAGAAAATGATAGACAAATTGCAATTGCAATGAAAGAGAGTGAGAGCATGCATATGAAACGAAAGAGAATAAGCAACGATAATGATAGAGATGATGCTGGTGAAAATGATAACGAAAATGAAAATGACGAAAATGAAGAGGAAGGCGGAGATAAAGATGATGACGAAAATGAAAATGTAAATGAAGAGGAAGGCGGAGATAAAGATGAAGATGAAGATGAAGATGAAGATGAAGATGAAGATGAAGATGAAGATGAAGATGAAGATGAAGATGAAGATGAAGATGGAGATGGAGATGAAAATGAAGATGAAGATGAAGATGAAGATGAAGATGGATATGAAGAGGAAATAGATACGAAATCTACGATTAAATGCGATAGCAATTATGGAAAACAAGAAGAGGACTCTTATGATATATCTAATGGGAGATCTAATATAAATGAAATACATGAAGAATTAAAGAAAGACTACAATGAAACGTTTTCGGTAATTACTGAAGATTTGGTCAAATTGATTGATTTTGTAGGAGATGAGCCTCATCTTCATTTTCAAATTGAAAATGATAAAGTAAAGACTTTTAAGAAATCAAAAACAACATGGTTTGATTTTATAAAGATGAAAAGTGACGTTACAAATATCGATAATTGGACAGATGAAAATGAAAAAAAGGAGTATTTTAAAAAAAATTCTGTCAATCATTTCACGTTTCTTGAAGATAAATGTACAGGAGAACTCCCAGAGAATACATTGAAAGAGATTCTAGGAATACCTGCATTTAAAAGGTTACAAGATGCTTGGAAGGAGAATAATAAATCTCATACTGATAAATATATCGAGATGTCTGAAATAATGAGAAAATTTTTGGAGTTCTTGCCCATGGAAGAAAACACAAAACGGAAAAAAATCTCATCATTTAATTTGAGGCTGCTTTTAGATATTGAAAATTTCTTTAAAGAAGAATTCGAGGAAAATTATAAAGATAAGAACTATATAAGATTCTCTATGATTGATTATTCTGTACAATCTCGAAAAGTAAACAAAAACATTATTGTTGGACTAACTCAAGCATCGAAAACTTGTGCTTTTATTTATGGTATAATTATTGATTATTTACTGTTCGATGAATCATGTCTTATCGTATGTCCTTCATCAAAATCAGTCATGGAACAAATTGAAACAAAGTTGGTAGAGACGATCAATAAACACCATTTAAATGTAAATCATAAAACCATTAAAGAGCCAGAAAAAACAGCTGTCATTTTAAATTTACTTGCTAATGAACGTGCAATCGTTATCACAATGAATGAAACAACTAGAGTAAAAAAAATTTTCAAATACCAAAAAGAAAAGAAATTAAATTTTCAGAATGTATATATCGACGAAGGTGATGAATTAGTTTGTTCAAAGATAAGTGATGTATCTGAAGAGATTTTCAACTGTTTAGATATTGAAAACGAGCATCATAATAGATTAGCGGACGATTTATATCATTTACAGGAAAATGAAAAACCATCCATTGAATATTTTAATGATGATGATATTGAGTACGATAATATATATAATGATAAAAATAAAATTTGCAATATTGATGATAAAATGTGGGAAGATGATATGTGCGAAGAAAGTGATAAAGTGACTTACGAATATTGGTATGTTAAAGACAAATATAATAATGAGAATAAAAAATATATTATTAAAAAAACTTTTAAAGGCAAAAAAGATTATTTTACACTAAAAAATTTGCCTAGTGATAACGACACTAAAAGTAAGGTCACAACACCAAAATTACAGCGTAAATGGGAGAAAATTTTTGAATCGATGAAAAGAAAATGTTATATAACAGCATCACCACGTGCGCTTATTAATTATGAGAATGATAAGACAGCATTGTTTTATTTATTACCTGAAAAAAATTACCATTCTTATTTTATGAAGAATGAGAACTTGAAAGAAGGTAATAAATTTATAAATATAATTGATTGTCAACAATGGATGAAGTTTGGAAAAGGTCGAAAAAGGCAGCAAAAAATATTGGATATTCATTCAATGAATGATAAACAGACAAAAAAATCTTTTTTATGTAATGTATTCCAAGATATGTTTTTAAAGATTAAATATGATATTATCAATAATAAAAATGTAATGCTGCCATATTATAGCATATTATTTAATGGTGTTGAAAATAATAAGAAAAAAATGGATTCACTACGAACGTCAATTTTTGAATCTTTTCAAGATATTTGCATGGAGAAACAAAAACAAAAGAAGAAAGAAGATGATTACGTTAATGATGAGAATTTCGGAATTTGGATCGTAAATTCTACACCGAAAAAAAAGAATAAAAAATATATATTAAGATCCGTGAAAGAGTATTTTGAGATATTGAAAGGCTATGGAGAAAATAAAACTGGGAAGCCTAGGATACATATATTAATTACAGATGATTTAAATAAACGCGGTGTTGTCAATCGTCCAAAAAAAGGAGCCTGTGATGGTGGTCATTTTGCAGCATTATATCCCAAAAAAGGCGGTAATATGAATTCTCATTTTGAAAATCTTTATCAACGTGCAGGGAGAAGCTGTAATAATTCAGGGGGTATTTTCAACTTGTTTTGTCAAGATCGACGTAAAAACCCAGAAATGTTTGTATACATGGACGATTATGCTGCATTAATTATCCAGATATTATCTCAAGATGTAGCATTATGTAATTATTTTTTTAAGAATAGAGATGATTTATTGAAACAATCTTATGACGCACTTGAAGAAGAAGGTTATTTGAAGAAGTTGCTTAATGATTTACCAAACAAAGATGGATATGATAAATATTGGTCAGAATTGTTAACCAGTAATAAAAAAAATAAATCATTAAAAGATTCTCGAAAGTCTTTAGAAAATTTTCATAGACAAGATAATAACACATTTAAAAATAAGGAAATTGTCACTTTTGACGCTAATAATATGTCACCGGAAGAGGTTTACGAATTATTATCTTTTTTGAAAAAACGAACGAGAACTGAACAAACTGGACCTGGAAGAGAGAGAAACGATGTATCATTAGGTAACCTAGGGTTTTTCGATTTATCTCCAAAAGATATAGACGATAGTAAATTAGACTATTACTTTCCATTTAAAGGTACCTTACGTTCATTCAAACCAGAGAAGCCTGATGAATTTTGGAGAGATAAATTTTTACCGGAGGTGTACAAGATACTATTTAATGTAGACGATTATCAGAACGATTATCAGAACAACGATTATCAGAACAACGATTACAAATTACAAAATCTCGAACTTTTTTATAAGTTAAAAGAAATAGAAAAAGATTCTATGAAAGGTGATATGAAAAAGTTAATAGAACTAAAAGCAAAATCTGAATTCAATTCTACAAATACACTAATTAAAAATAATAATTTTGCAAAGGATACGAAAGTAGTACACTGTAACATTGGTAAAACTAATACTAAGAAAATTAAGTTTTCGAGATTTAATACGGACTTGATTAACATCTTCAAATATGATCACATTATGAGTCAATACCCAGTAATAGAAGAAGTAAAACGTACAACACGCTCAAAAGTTGAACGTAAAAAACCAATGTATCACAATGTTTATAAAACGTTCAATCTTGAAGAGTTCGACATCGAGGTGGGTGAATGGTATGAATATATTGATGTTTTTGATAAAGATTCAGAAACAAAATACGAAGTTCAATTCTTTTTTGTTGATCAAAGATTGAATAAAATCTACGCCAACTTCTCCGACGAAAAGAAGTCAATATGTTCACTTTTTATTCAAATGTTCCTTATTAATAATGTTGAAAATTTGATTCGTTTCAATACTCAAACAATCAAAGAAAAACAAAATGAAATTATAAAAGATTTAAAGGACCGCGGCTTTTCGGAATCATTTATGGATGCTGTCTTTAAAGAAAAAAAGAAAGAATTTACTAGAAGTGAGTTAGAAGCCTTACTAACAGCTGTAAAAGTAAACACAAATACCAAAGAACTAAAAAAATTAAGATCTTGGAATAGGGGTACGGATAAAAGAAGTTTGTGGCATTATACAACTCCGAAAGAAAATGCAAATTCACTTGGTGTTATATTTAAACACAATAGAGAAAATGGTAGATACCAGCTACGAATTGAAGAAAACATGTGGAAAAATACAAAAAAAAATAATAATAGAAGTAAGTCTTCAAAACTTGAAAATAGTCTAAGAAATTGTGAATATAGTAATGCCTTTTTTTCTTTGCTATTTAATGATTATGGTGAAGAGGTGTCCGTAGATAACTTTTCAATTACCTTTAAAGATCTAAAAACAAAATGTGTCGATGATCAAAATACACTAAATATGTTTTTAAAAGACCAAGGATCTAACTTGAATCGGTACGGTGTTAATTTCTTGAGAAAAGTCGAAAACAAAGACAACAGCAAAATATATGTAATTGATGAAAAATTCAAAAAGGAAATAAAAGAAATTCAGAAGGAACAAAATGTTAACTTATCCGACTCTATTGAAGAGTTACAAACGATACCAGAAAATGTGGGGGAATACGAGTTGTTAACGGAGAATCCATTATATATCGATTTCAATGATAAACATACTAAAGATATATTAAGTGGACAAGTAAAAAAGAAAAATGAAACACGAACTGTAGGACCATATTTAAAAAAAAATCATGATTTTTTTAAAAATCAGAATGTGACTGTGTCATACGTTTATGGCGATAAAGCTACTGAAAAGAAACATTATGATGACAGCAATTGCTTAAAAAATTTGATAAAAAGAACTGGTAAAAGATCAACATATAAAGTAGGGAAAATAGTTACAGGTGAAAATACAAAAGGAAAGATGACAGGAAAGTCAAAAGTAGTAAAGTGGACAAAAGATTGGTTAGCAAAAGTAAGATCAAATAAAAATACAAAATTTGCTATCGATACTACTGATGACAAAAGATTGTATTATCGTAAGACCCTTCAGAAAAATAAGAAAACAGAAGAAGATGTTTTACGTGATCAATTAAGTAGTATGTTTGAAGATAAAGACCTTAAATATGTGAAAGCTTTAAAAAATGTATTA